TGCAGCCCAGGGGCTCCACAGGTTGAGAGCCTTGGGCTTGGGCGCAATCACGGGCTCCTCAATGCTCTCCGGCACCTCGACGTCAACGTGGTAATGCTTCTTAGACTCGGTCTTCTCAGGCACCTCGGTCTTCTCAGGCACCTCGGTCTTCTCAGGCACCTCGGTCTTCTCAGGCACCTCGGTCTTCTCAGGCACCTCGGTCTTCTCAGGCACCTCGGCCTTCTCGACCTTGGCATTGTACAGCATCGCGTGCTCGGAGAAGAACTGCTTGATCGAAACCATGGTAAATGCTTGGGTATGTGTTTGTTTGTTAATTGTGATTGGTGGGTAAATGTTTTGTAAGAAGATACTTGATGTGTCGCGGGTCTCCCTTTTATGCACCCGCGCGTCGATATACACATTCCAGGGACAAACGACAATGTTCTTTGAGAACCAGGGACAAATGACAGATTTCTGGGTGTCTCGCCACGGCTTGTCGTGGTCAAATGACACTTAAATTTTCGTACCTGGCATGATTTCAAAAGAAATATCAAATGTTGCCATAGTTGCCAACAGGTCATCAATAAGTTTTACATTGCCCGTTGCAATTGTGCTATCAGAGGGCATTTTTCCTGTTGTCAGTACCTCAAATATCTGACTCTTTGTACCCTTGAGCGTAAGGTCTGGATTTTTAACAATGTACCCCTGTATGTTTGTAAGAGATTCGTTACTACATTCGAGAATATACGATTTATTTTCATCTGTAACTATGATATTTATCTTAAAATTCTTATCTTTCAAGCTTCCCGGTATCATTCTTATACCAATGTAATCAAGGAACATGCCAGTTGGCATATTTTCTATAAGATCCTTGCTCGCGGCATCAATAGTAGTTTTTTTTATTCCCGACCGGAGTTCTGAGGCAGCAGCAAGGAACACATTTCTGTCGCTTGTGCTCTCAAGAGAGTATCCTACCTGCTCAAAACAGTTAGCAAGCATATTCTTTGCATTTTTGTTGGAAGGTTCTGCATACACCAGTTTGTTAAGAATTTCAATAGCTTCCTTGTACTGGCCCTTATCATAAAGTTCCTGTGAATAATTGAGTATTTTTGTAGACCCACCCATCATTTTCACATACAAAGGGGCGGACTCCCTCGGAGACAGAGGAGCCAGAGTTGCAGGGTTTGAATCCCAGTATCCGATGTAGTGGTCTACCACTGCCCTGCTGTTATGTACTTCTGAGCCATGGTAGCTCCTTGCAGCCCACTTATTTGCCAATACTTCGGGGAGTTTGTACACATTATGGATCTCATTGATGGTAGTGCCATTGTTTACATGGAATAATACGGTATTGTTAAGATGAGCATATGCATCTCTCTGGGTTGACATAACTTCTCTGATTCGCGCGTTTCCAAACCTTGGCCACGTGTGTGCTGTGAACATGACCTGTGCCTTTTTCCCATATTTGTACAGCGATTCATTTATGTACTTGCTCCACAAGAGTGCATCGCGTACAAGAGCTCCTCTGAGAGTATATATATTATGGATGGTAGTACATATATTTTCTGCAGCCCAGAAGGCATTCCATTTCGGGAACCAGCAGTTCATCTCTGCGGGAGCTTCCGTACCTGGAGTTAACTGAAACTCTATCTTGACCCCATCCACCACATGTGTCTCATAAGGTTTTTTTATCAACATTGTAGGTTTTATGAGACTGACTGTACCATCAGACACATCCTTACCTATTGCCTGATCCACGTGACCAAATTCATCTCTTGGCAGTGTTGTACCATATTGATATACAGTACGTCTTGACATTGCAGTTCCCGCATATACATTTTCGGAAATTGCATATTTCAAGAACCCATTCGGCGCTATTACCTTGACCTTTCCAGATTTTACATCTTTCTCATCCACCACACCTCGCACCCCTCCAAAGTGATCCACGTGTGTATGGGAGAATATGACGGCGGACACAGGTCGTTTGCCAAGCGTCTGGTTCACAAGCTCCAATGCAGCTTTAGCAGTTTCCACTGATGTCAACACATCCATTAAGATCCAGCCAGACTTACCACGCACAATGGTCATATTTGCAAGGTCAAACCCCCTCACCTGGTAAATATGGTTGCCCAACACTCTGTATAGACCATAGTTCATGTTAAGGATGGCCTGTCTCTGCAGAGAGGGATGTATGCTTTGAAAATCCTCCCCCTTCAACAACCACTCGAATTGACCCATGTCCCACACCACCTTTCCATTTGCATCCTTTATCTGTTTGTAGGCAGGGATTGCAATGAGCCCCTGTCTGGATTCCTCATAGTCTCTTGTGTCATAGAATGGCAGTATACTCCTATTGTACTTCCACTTATCCACGGTGAATTTGCTGGGCATTTTTACATCACTTGTAGTGTAAATGGTACGCGCTGACATGTAAATCAAACACACAGCTAATAAAATAAGCAGTACTAATACAATATCTTTTGTATGGAGCATAGTATATCATTACACGACGTATTTATTTAACTATTGACAGGGTCAAATGAAAATTCCTTTTCCTCGTTTTTTAAAATATGTTTCTTGCGATAAAATAAAATCTTTGTCTACCAACCCAAAGAGTTATCTATAGCAGCGCGTCGTGCAAGCTTAGCAGCTTTCTCAAGCATTTCAACATCACCGCGTTCAATGACAGTAGCAAGAAGCCCCTCGGAAGATGCCGTGTCGATGTTGACATACGTCCCGCCCTCTTCCAACTTTTGTTTCTTTTTTGCGTAAAACACGTGCTGAACATCTGGATTCTGTAATTGTACAGACCATGCCACTCCATTTTTTATATTTTTCACCCGAAGATATGCAGGATTTTTGTGGATCAATAATCCGCCCCAAATATACCTTATTTTTCCACCTTTATTTTGCTTATATCTTAAAAAGTCTCCCACTTCTAGTTTTTCCACTGGGCATTTTGCATACCCTTCCAGGATATCCTCAAATGTTTCGCGCGTGAGAACATTCTTTGTATATTTCGGTTTATTGATATCCGCTTCTTCTATGATTTTCTCTGCCTTTTCCTTCGGTACCGAACCCTTTGCATTTTGTATGTTTCTTTTTAGTTTCTGAATCCTTTCTGTAATTCCGCTGAAATCCATTTATATGATATTTACATTATTCTTTAAATTCTTATACAGTCAGAACAAGTGCTGTTGTTTTCTCCAGAAAGCAATCGATAGTATCAATGCAAGAAGAGATGTCCAGAACTTCAAAACATTCGTGGCAAGAAGCAAGCTCATCGAACATATCAAGAGCAAAAATGATTTTTTTCATAGCATCTCCTGTCCTTGGCGAGTCGTTGATAATGCCAGAGATTTTCCGCAGCTCACATGACACATCAAATTCATAGTTGAGAGCCGCCAGCATCGTGTAAATCGAATATGTAACTTCTGCCATATAGGTCCCACAAGACACGGCATTCATATGCCTTCCCGCGGTCTTCAAGCTCTCGCCGCTGAAAGAAACATGCTTATGTAGACTCCGCATCAGCTTCTTGGTCGTCATAGATTTGTCGGGTTTCTCATGAAACATCGACTCGTACTTGTTGCGCAGCATGCTCTTGAGCGACTTCCTGAAAGTGACAAATGTCAGGATGTTGGTCTCCATGTCATTTGACACGTTTAGGAAGACTGGTGCAAACATTGTTACTTGCTTGCTTGATAGTTGTAAATGTTTTAGTGAAGAAATACAGAATTACGGTCTCTTTTTATGCTCAGCGGTAATCCTGGGTCAAATGACAATCTGGCTTTTCCAATATGACATGAGTATCTTTCGAATATCCCAAACTCGAGTAGAGAACTCCTCGTACATCTTCTCAAGATACTCTGGTGTCACCTCTTTCCAGTCATCAATGAACAGAATAGGAAGTTCAGAGAATTGCTCCAAAGCCACGGAACGCTTGCAAATGGGAATGGAACCGAGGTAGATACATTCTAGCATCCGGTGAGTATCAACACCATTGCCACGAGGGCATATGCAGAACTTGTGGTCTCTGATTTCCTCTAGATACTTGCGGTGTCCATACTCGCTCAAGTCTATTGAGCTTTCGGTTACCCAATCAAGACCAGAGAACATCTGCTTGACGACTGAACGCTCTGCAGGGAATGTATCGACCTTGAAGTTCATGTAAGCAAGATTTTTTTTGATATGTTGAGCAGTGGCGACTTCGTGGAGACGACGTGTGTTTCCGTAGATGGGAAAATCCACTTCATTTGGCAGACCGAGGGGTACTGCAATGAGCTTTGGGTGGCGAATCCCAACATTGTTTGCAAACCACTTCTCTAATACGGGTTGCTCTAAAATGTCCAACTCATGTCCATCTATTGAGAAGTCCGAGTATCCAGTGACCAATGTTTTTGTGTTTCTCAGTTCGCATATGTCATAAAATCCATTCCACCCGTGATTCGACACCACCAAATAACCATACTTTATTGGGTCTGGCTTTATGTAGTGGATCCCCCTTTCTCTGCAGTGTTCTACAATTCGCTGGCACGTTACATATTCTTCCTCGGGGATGGTGTGAATGTCTTTGAAAAGCATTTATTGTTATAGAAACATTAAAATTTGTTAAATTAAACAGATATCTGGTCCCGCACGGCGACATACTAGATATCAGATATCTGTTTAACAGATATTCACTTCTTATTGAATACGTTCCATAACTATAGATCCTCCAACCGAAGAATATACTATGGTCTTGATTCCATGCTGCTTGAGCGCTGACATACACATAACGCATGGACGCGAATTTCCGAGTCGCCCTGTTGGAGATGACCGTATGATAATCGCCTTCAGGTTGTCATATAGATCTGTGTTGTTTATCCGCCAAATGGCATCAATCTCTGCATGCACACTACTTGTGCCAATCTGTTGGCGGACATGATTGTTTCCGCGTGCGATAATCTTCTTCCCGGACATTATGAAACAAGAATGTTTAAAAGGACCGTCAGATCTCAAGGCATACTTGGCAGCTTCATCAATAGCTTCGTGGAGACGCGTCATTGCAAGCACTTTGTTAGAAAACAGTGTGCTTAAAATGTTTATACTCTTAGAATATTTATACTCTTTTATTACCAGGGTCAAATGACACTTACACAGATACACCTGTGCCGGCTAGAGTGGTTGTTATGAGAGTTGCAGCAGTAGAAGTATCAGAAGTCTGAGGGCGGTACTTTAGAATCTTGGTCACGACGGAAGTATCAAATGGTTTAAAAACAAGCAAAACGCCGAGTGTCACGGCGCTGGAAATATACACAATTGCCTTTACCAAATCCATTTTGTCCTCTGGATTTCTTGCTTTTAACGTCCGTATGAAGTGTACGACGGACAATCCAACTAGAAACAGAGTTACTGCCCAGAAGAATGTGAGTAGATAAGAATTCATTATAATATTATATGTATATATTAAAAATGAAACTAGATACGATCCTGGTCATAGTCATTTCTGTCACAGTGTTGTATGCGGCATTCAAGTATGAACGTGAAGACCTTGGTTGCGAGTCCTGTTGGGATACTTCTGTCCAGGCATGCAGCGACTATAACTCGGTATATGTAAAAGACACAGAATACATCAAGGGTGATACCGCTCTGACCATTAAGAACAAACTGAAAAAACTGATAAGTTTTGATGAAGCTGCTGGTAACTGGAAGAGATGCGTCCTCTGGGGGTTCCTGCTCACAGTTCTTGCGTATGCGATTTATGCCAAGGGCGGGAGCATCGATGGCACCAACATCAACAAAGACTGGTTGTTCATTATTTCGTGGATAGTATTCACAACAATTTTGTACGCAATGAAGAGTTTCGAGTCCGTACATATTTATAGAATCATCAAGGATAACGGGGTCAAACTATGCGAACAAATGTATAACTTTACCAAATAGTATATCGACACATCAAATAACTTAAACATTTTCTGAATCGTACACTTCAGAAAATGTCTTCTACCGAGAGCAAGCCCCTTTTCCACATCCGCACCGTCCAGGGCAGCGTCATCAAGTCTCTTTTCGACACCCTCAAGGAAATTCTACACGATGTGTCTATCACCTTTGACCCAACTGGTGTCAAAATCAGCGCAATGGACGGCTCCAAGGTGTCCCTGGTCCACATGAAACTGAATGCCGAGTCATTCGAGGAGTATGATTGCCCCAAGTCGTATGAGATTGGAATCAACGTGGCAAACATGTTCAAGCTTCTCCGCTCTGCTGGAAGTCATGATAGCATCCTCTTCCGCTACATGGAGGAGAACCCTCACGTCCTGGAAATCACAATCCAGAACTTTGAGAAAAACTCCCTCACCAAGTTTGAAATGAAGCTCATTGAGATTGACTCTGCATACATAGAGATCAGCGATCTTGAGTTCGATACAATCATTAGTATCCCATCTAACTATTTCCAGAGACTGTGTAGGGATATGTCTGAGCTCACAGACTTCCTGTGGATTGAGAAGAAGAGTGGAGTTGTCAGTTTCTGCTCTGATTATCTATCCGCCACTGACTTTGCTTCTCAGCGTACCGTTCTGGGCGATTCCGAAACCGGAAAAATCACCACGATGGAAGAGGCAGATTACTCTAACAAATTCTCTCTCAAGTATCTCATTGGCTTTGCCAAGGCATCTGGCCTGTCGCCAGTTGTGGAGCTCTACCTGAAGAGTGGATTTCCTCTCGTGCTCCGCTACAGTATCGGGAGCATCGGAAACCTCAAGTTCGTCATTGCCCCCGCCTTTCAGTAGTAATTAACGTCGGCGTTTAATCATACGGGGGGCAGGTTTCCTCATCTTTTGCTGCTGCTGGATTTTACGCTTTTGCTGCATCTTCCGTTGCTGATCAATCTGCTGTTTTTTCTGCGCCTCAAATTTGCGTTTCTGTTCCATTTGTCTGCGTTTCTGCTCATCTATCTTAGGTGATGGCATCTTAGGTGAGGGCATTTTTTGACTAGGGGTTTTAATAGAAGGCGAGGGCAATTTTGGTGAGGGCATCTTGGATGATTTTAGTGGCGACAAAACAGATGATGCCATAGCAGAGGGATTTGCTTTCATTCTTTCCAGCTGACTCAATTGGGAAGCAATTTGTTGCTGAGCCGTACGAGCTCTGCCCAGATTTTGCTTGCGTTTTTCTGCCGCCCTGCTGAACTTTGCCACCTTTGCGGTGTCTCTTCTCTGAGTTGCCACGGCAATTTCCTTCTGGAACTTTTCAACGTTTGCCATTGCTTTCTTGGCACTGGAACCTACACTCTGTAACTTTCTCTTAGTCTGAATAATTCTGGCATCGATACTTTTCTTCTTCTCGAGCTCAATCTTCTTTTGTCTCGCGATTTCGGATTCGCGTTTCTTCTTATCCTCCTCTATCTTAGAAGAAAGTGCCTTAGAAGAAACTTGAGTTTTGCGAATTGCGTAGGCCTTGTTGAGAGCCTGAGAAAGCTCTACACGCTTCTTGGCAACTGCTGCGCTCTTGCGTTTCTTGTATTCTCTGTCAACATTTTCGAGAGTCTTGCCGGGAAGGAGAACTGCGGGTGGCACATCTCTCACGCTTTGGAACTTCTTACTGGGTTTTACACTTGGAGAAGGAGATGGTGACTTTCCACCAACTTGACTTTTACGGGTTACGTATGCTTTGTTAAGCGCCTGAACATAGTCCGTGCGTTTCTTGGCAACTGCTGCGCTTCTCTTTTGCTTGTAAGCCTTGTCGACGTTTTCAAGAGTCTTTCCAGGAAGCAACATCTCGGGTGGCACATTTCTCACGCTCTGGAACTTCTTCCCAGTCTTTGTTGGTACGGGAGATGGTGACTTTCCACCAACTTGGCTTTTACGGGTTACATACGCCTTGTTGAGCGCCTGAACATAGTCCGTACGTTTCTTTGCAACTGCAGCACTTCTCTTTTGCTTGTAAGCCCTATTCACATTTTCAAGAGTCTTTCCAGGAAGCAGCATCTCGGGTGGCACATTTCTCACGCTCTGGAACTTCTTCCCAGTCTTTGTTGGTACGGGAGATGGCAACCTGTCAGTCTTGGCACTCGGCGACGGTGACTTTCCACCAAACTGTTTCCTGCGGACAATGATGGCGCGATCAAGGGCCGTGACAAGGGCAGCGCGCTTCTTTTGCTGAGCCACAGCGCGTCTTTCTTTGTACGTCTTCTCAACATCAGCAAAGGTGGACCCTGGGAGTAGTCTTTCCGGCGGGACTTTCATCACATTAGCACCCTGAGACTTGATGCGTTGGAGTCTCACAGGAAGAGCGCGGTTCAACCGGTCAGCGAGCGCCTTGTCTCCCTTCTTCAAAGCAGCGGCTTTCCTCTCGGCATGAACCTTCTTGACGGCCTCCTCTGTCTTGGCTGGGAGCAAAACTTCAGCATTTCTCTCCGGCGTAGAAGGAGAAGGAGTCTTACCAGTCGGTGACCTCGCCATAGATGGCGATGGCGACTTGCCGCCGAGTTGTTTCCTGCGGACAATGATGGCGCGATCAAGTGCCGCGACAAGAGCAGCACGTTTCTTTTGTTGAGCCATTGCGCGTCTTTCCTTGTATGTCTTCTCCACTCCCTCAAGAGTTGTCCCTGGAAGAAGACGCTCCGGTGGGACTTTCATCACATTGGCACCCTGGGACTTGATGCGCTGGAGTCTCACAGGGAGAGCGCGGTCCAAACGGTCAGCAAGCGCCTTGTCGCCCTTCTTCAGAGCAGCGGCTTTCCTATTGGAGTAAATCTTCTTAACAGCTTCCTCAGTCTTACCAGGGAGCAAAAACTCTGCGTTTCTCTCCGGCGTAGAAGGAGGGGGAGTCTTTCCAGTTGGAGTAAAGCCAGAGGGTTTTTGCGAAGACTTTTGTGAAGACATTTGAGGTGTAGCGCCAAATTGTTTCCTGCGAATAATGATGGCGCGATCAAGCGCTGTCACAAACTGCATCTTTCCTGCTGCGATTGCCTTTGCCTTCTTCCTCTTGTACAAAGCTTCTACCTCTTGCAAAGTTTTCCCAGGTAGGAGCTGTTCTGGTTTTAGGTTAAGAGCGGTGATAGACAGCCTGGGGTCTGATTTGGCATCTGCTATAGCTGCGTCAAAACTCTTTGCCTTGGTAGGACTTCTTTGCTTCTTCTTGCGGAGGGCTTTCACAACAAAAATTATGTTCATCCCAGGTTTGTATGCCTGGCCAAGAGCACGCTCCCAGAGCCGCCCCTTCCCAACTTCCGGAAGTGTCCCAGACCTTGTGACAGGACCCTGAACAATCCGAGAAGGACGCGTGCCAGATTGGGTCACAGGACCCTCAACATTGTCATTGTTATAATCATTTTGTTGAGACATCCGAGAAGGACGCGTGCCAGATTGGGTCACAGGACCCTCGACATTGCCATTGTCATAATTATTCTGTTGAGACATCCGAGATGGCCGGGGACCAGAACGAGTAGCAGGACCCTCGGCATTGCCATTGTCATAATTATTCTGTTGAGACATACGAGATGGACGAGTGCCAGAACGAGTAGCGGGACCGGCGGGGGCCGAGTAGTTCATCCTATTGTTAAATGGTCTGTTCTGAAACCCTCCCATATCCTGACTTGGTAACGGACCAATGGGAGCATTGTAATCCCGGTTCCTGTTGAAAGACATACCCATTCCGGGTCCCTGAGCGGGACCGGCGGGGACCGAGTAGTTCATCCTATTGTTAAATGGCCTGTTCTGAAACCCTCCCATACCCTGACTTGGCAACGGACCAATGGGAGCACTGTAATCCCGGTTCCTGTTGAAAGACATACCCATTCCGGGTCCCTGAGCAGGACCTATTGGGGCCGAGTAGTTCATCCTATTGTTAAATGGTCTGTCTTGAAACCCTCCCATACTCTGACTTGGCAACGGGCCAATGGGAGCACTGTAATCCCGGTTCCTGTTGAAAGACATACCCATTCCGGGTCCTTGTGTGGGTCCGATTGGGGCCGAGTAGTTCATCCTATTGTTAAATGGTCTGTCTTGAAACCCTCCCATACTCTGACTTGGCAACGGGCCAATGGGCGCGCTGTAATCCCGGTTCCGGTTGAAAGACATACCAAGACCAGGTCCTTGTGTGGGTCCGATTGGGGCCGAGTAGTTCATCCTATTGTTAAATGCCTTTGTCCCAGACTTTGTCTCAGGGCCAATAGGTGCTGTGTAATCTATGCGATTGTTAAATGCCTTTGTCCCAGACTTTGTCTCAGGGCCAATAGATGCTGTGTAATCTATGCGATTGTTAAATGCCTTTGTCCCAGACTTTGTCTCAGGGCCAACAATGGGAGTTGTTCCAACGAGCTCATCTGCTTTCTCAGTTGACAATACCGAGGTAGGCGACACATAAGATGTCGGTGTGCCAGATAATACAGACGACGGTGTCTTGCCCACCTTTGCAAGATTATCTACAAGCTTGTTCCGCTGCTTCTTTATGGCCTTTACTTCCTCTGCAAGGGCTGCCGATTTATATGCTTCCTTTATCTCCGCTCGTGCAAGGGCCCGTGCCTCGGCCTCGGGAGACCGTTTCCTTCTTGTGTCTGGTATAAAAACTGATACACGCTGCTGTCCTCCAGACCCCTGAACATTGACTAGCTTTGTATAACCAGCTCTATTTGCTCTATTTTCAGTGTCTGGAGAAGATGACATATTTACATTATGATGATATTTTTTATTGACATTCAAAGCTTCAGAGTCTTGGGTTTGAAAAATGAAGTTATCTCAATTTGATTGTTTGCCTTGTTCTTCTTGACACGTTTGGTGTCCTTGAGTTCTGCCTTGTGGCGTGTAGCCAGAGCTACAATCTTTCCTACAACATCCACGTGTCCAAAGAGTTCCTTTTCTGGGTGGTCCACAAGAGGCTCAAACAGAGATGTTAGTGGTTTGAGTAGTTGATGATTGATGTAAAATAACCTGTCTACAATGAGACCATTATCCATCGCATACTTGGGGTCTTCTGCTCGCATCGACTGCTTGGCATCAATGTTGTCCTTGTCCTCAACATAGACAAAGGGAACGCGAGCACCAGAAGGGACGGGAAAACCTGTGCGGTCAAAGATCTTGTTAGCAACGATCAGATGCGGTTGCATCTCATTCTTGTAACCGGTCTTGAGAGTCTTAGACATCACAAACTTTTCCATAGGATACTCGTTATCAAGAACCTTGCGGATCTTCTCGCGAGTATCCTTTACTGCCGTTGGCGTGTCCTTTGCGAACAAAATCGTATCAAGAGATTCCTTGAGAATCTCTCGTGTAATAGGCGAGAAATCACGCCGAACCAGAGCAAGACCCTTCACGTCAACCTTGCCCTTTTCTTCAGGATCCTCATACTTGATTGCCGCATACCTCTTTTTGGAGTACAAAATGTAAGGGTAATAGATCTTCTCAAACTCCAAATCGTTGGGCGCCCGATACTCCTTTGTAATCTCACCTGCCAACCACTTTGCAACCTCAAAGTGGTCATTGATGTCTTCTTGGTTCTTCCCCTCCGGAAGCTTCATCTTTACCATGATACTATCAGTATCGCCGTATATGACTTCCGAACCAGGGAGAAGCTCAATTGCCCTACGAGATGCCACATCAATCATGTTGCGACCAGTTGCCGTGACTGATGCCGCAATTGGAACACATGGCAAGAATCCCTTACTTGCTCCAAGGAAACCGTACACCGAGTTCATGACAACCTTGTATGAACGCTGACTTGCATCATACAGAGCCTCCTTGAAATCATCACCCTCCTTGTGCGCTGCCGCCATGAGCTTCTTGGCATTCTTCCTGAACTTTGCCAAGTCATCAAGAAGCGCTGGCACAACACCCTGGCTTTGCTGAGAATACCGAAAAGTGCCAATACCGGTGCCAATCTCATAGTATTCAACACCAGGCAAGTTCTTGTAACGAGCATCCATCACCAGAGTCTCCGGAGACATGTTGTGAGCACGAATGATGCTCGGGTAAAGTGATGCGAAATCTAGAGCTGCGATTGGCGTGAAGTATGCTCCCTTCTTTGGTTCCAACACAGTAGCACCCTCAAACTTACCTTCAGCAGCCCATGCCTTGTCATCGGGAATTGCGTAGTTCATCTCACGAGCCTTGCCAAACAAACAACTGAAAGCGCGCACCTGCTGCCCGCGGAACCCAATCCAGTCAACTGGAACCTTCACTGCGTTTGCCATCTCTGTGATGTCCTCAAAGATGGCAAGCTTGGACAAAAGCTTCAGAGGAAGCAGAGTATCCTGAGCTGCATACTTGGCAATCACCGCGCGATCTTCAGGCCCGCCCTCAAACTTCTCAAAGATCTGCATGGCAGGAAGGTCATCCTTCTGATCGCCAAGATACAGCTTGGACACGTTGTTTAGAGAATAACTCTCCAAGTTCCGGTTCTTCCGCATCCACTGGAGGAGATCCAGCTGAATGACGCCGGGAGTGTCAAGATAGTAAAAGAAGTTCTGGCCGAATGCATTGCTGGCAAGCTCGCGTTCTACAACAGCACCTCCGCCCTCAAGCAGACGACCAAGAGTATCTACAAACACTGTATCATCTGCAGAAGCGTCGTCCACCAGCATCTGCGCTCTGCCAGAGACATACTTCCAATCATACTGGAACACATTGTACCCAATGAGAACGTCTGTCTTTTCCTCAGACACAATGGTCATCCAAGCATTTATCATATCCTGCTCCTCGGAACAACTCACGATTTCCACACCATCAACCTTGCCTGTGTCCTTGAAACACACAACAACCCTGCGATACGGTTCTTCCTCACCATATCGCTGGAATGATGTTGCGATCTGTGTGACGTAGTCGGTTGGGTTGGAAGACAGAGGAAACTTGCGCTCCTTTGAGTATGTCTCAATATCCCAACTGGCAATCACAAGCGGTGGAGGAGTGGTTAGTTCACTAACACTCACAGTGGTAAAGTTGCAGTCTACCTCAATGTCCGACCGCGAAATGCGAGTCATGACTGGATAAGACTGCTTAATTTGAACCCAGCCAGCCGGGTTGATCTTCCTGATATGGAAGAGACGGACGATGGGGTCGACATTCGATTCGTAAATCTGATAATCCCGCTTCAGTCCGTACTTTGCCTTCCTCATCTTTTCGAGAGTCGGAAAAGCAAACTGCGCCAAGTTCCGCATCACACCGCCATCAAAACCCCACATCGACTTCTTCTTCACGGGAAGGCACATATCTTTTATGGCACCATATTTGATGGCGGTCTCCGTGATGAAGAGCTTCTGCCTGGAGGGACTCCATGCTGCCGGCAACTCAAGAAGAAACACCGGGGTGAACCGAATGCGGATGCAGGCTGTCTTTCCGTCGGGCGTCTTTCCAAACAAATTGATGCGAAACTGTTCGCCCTCATCACCGCTCCTCCAGTCGGTGGGAAACACAGTGAGCGATGTCATGTCTGATGATAGATTATAGTATTGTATATTGTGAAATTTTGTATCACATGCTCTTTTTGTCGATATGATACCGGGGTCAAATGACATAAAATTACTTACTTTATATAGACAAAACTGTAATATTACTTTAGTTGTGTTTCAGTTTATACATAAATGAAAAACTATAATATCCCATATTACATTTGCGGTTGCGGGTATGAAACAAGTAACCCTGGCAATGCTTCTCGACACAAGAAAGTTGAGTGTGGTTGTGAAATGTTAAAATCTTTTAAGGAGTTTGTTCTCAAGGAAGACTATGAACGCCAAGAAATAACAACACACACAGTATCAAGTGAACAATTTGAAAAAATGTCCGCACTTGTTTCTACAAAGGATGGTGAGATTGACAAACTCAATAAAATTATACAACAACAACGGAAAACAATACTGAAAATCTCTGAAACATATGAACCAGAGATTGATGATGAAGATAATGAGGACGGTGTTGGTATAATTTATTACATCACAGATAAGGACTTGTCATCACGCGGTAAGATTGGTCGCACCAAGAATACGGATTTGAAAAAGTTAAAAAGTCGTTATTCTACGTTTTCAAAACCTGGAATAATGTGCTTTTATTCCACAGACATCAAGAAGGACGAAAATGACCTTAAAACCATATTGAAAGAAAAGGGATATATGGACACCAGTATTGGAAAAGAGACCGTAGTAAATTGTGCTGAGACACGGGCAGTGTTTCATGACTTTGCCAGTCGTTAACCATGTAAACATTTCAGTAGAAAACTATTTCAAAAAAAAAAAAAAAAATAAGAGACAACTAAGCGTATCTAAAAACTACTGTACCATGTGAGTATGGTAAGTGTAGTAAGCGTAGTAAATAACTTAATAAAATATCTGATGATATGTCAGAATGAAAATCTTTCAAATACCTTACTATACTTGTGGTTGTGGTTATGGAACATCTAATAGCGGAAATGCTGGAAAACATAAGAAAGTTATCTGTGGTCACACTATAGTTCTGGAGACAAAGGAGTTTGTTCTCAAGGAAGACTATGACCGCAAGGAAGTTGTTCCGCAAACCGTTTACAACGGCAATGTTGGTTCTGTTATTAATGATAGCAGTATCAATCTTAACATTACACTTGCGGTGCCAGATAGATCGGCGGTAGAGGCGGTGTATGACGTGTTCAAGAAACCGGAGTTCATCAGTGAAATACGCGGGGCGGATCCTCAACAGATACCCGCCATTTTGTTCAGGTATACTCGCGGCATATGCGCCGACCAAAAGTTCATCAAATACGATTCCGATAAGAATGTCGTTGTCCACAAGGATCCTGTCACCGGCAAAGACACCATAAAAGACTTGAAGAAATACAGAAATGAGTATCTGAAGGAGAGCGCAAATTTATTTGACGATGACTACCACATACCATACGCCCCCCAGAATATACAAAGAGCGTTAAAGGATATGACGGCGCCTTCTTTTGACACCGGTAAGAAGAAAGAGAAACCTATATCTGGTGCTCAAGTTATAAAGATGTGCGCCACCGGTGACCACAGGATGTACAAATTCCCGATTGAAACCAAGGAGTTTTACAATGATGTTGCCAAGAATGTTGATGTAGAGATAAAGTCTACTGATAAATTATAACTTGAAACGCGTTATCAGTTTATTGAACACTGCATATACTTGATGTGAATAATACCCATTATGTTCATTGTATACTATGATCGAAAAAGAACCTCTTGATGTTTCGATTATAATTTCCGTCGAGTTGTATTCTGTCTCAGAATCTCGTATGTCCTTGCCCCAAATAACATTGGTGATAACCGCACCAATGAAATCCGTCTTGGTTGTATTGATTGGGTATTCGCAATATACACCAAATTTTTCACAACATCGACGCCCTGCATCTATAGCAACAATAATAGGGTCTTCTGTTGTATACATTATCAACCCATTGAAACAATATTCCTTTGGATCAACATCTGCTCCGAGTGATATAAGAGCATCATTTACGCTTCCCATTTTTTTTAGAATATTATTGTCATTTTCATAATCATCATCTCTGTAATCACATTCAAAATCATCAGAAATATCACTGATACGCAGTTTGTTATCATCAAGATGATGACGGGAATAATCCATAAAGTTCTGTGAGTCTTGTCCTTGTGTATCCTTATATGTCGATATATTTACATTGATTTAGAATAGCTTGGTATCAGAATGCTGGTTGTTGCAAGCTCTTTACTGAAATTACTTCCTTTGCGATTTAAATCCATGTAAACACATCATTTAAAAGGTCAGATTCAAAGTAATTACAGGCCAATTTTAGGGGCAAAGTACGACACAATCGCAATAATGAGCGCGAGAGGGAGATCGCGTCTCATGAACCATATAATTGCAGCAAGAATAGCTGACTTGATCATTCCTCTGTCAAAGTTCATTCTGTGTATAGTATATGTTTACATTTTAATTTAATCAAAACTATGTGCTACAATGTGTGCAAACAAAGTCTTGGGAATAGGAGTGCGATTCAATATCATCAATATCTTTCTAATGCGCTTGCGTTCGCTGAAAGAACACGCGACAACGCACTGACTTAATACGAGTAGTGACGGGTCAGAACAGTATGCGGTGCTCATGACATTGCGCGCAAGATAGGGATGTACAAAGTCACAGAATATTGTACCATCATCACCGCTTGGAACACATATGTCCCGAGCATTCAACAATATTTTGACGCATTCTGGGAATTTGCGAGACGTTGCAATGTGGAGTGGAAGATTTCCATGTTTATTTTTCAAATCTGTTCGCGCTCCAACATGCAACAAATATTCTAAAAGTTGAGGATTGTCGCGCCGTGCCGCTTCATGAACTATAGTATTTCCATCATACAGCACTCTATTTATGTCTACATTTTTGTAGCAATACTCCACAATGTCAGACATTTCTCTGATGTATAGTATGGCAAGTTTAGACATCATCAGATCCTCGTTTTCTTCATCATTATTTGTATATGCCATAAACGGATCTGCTCCATGTTTCATAAACACGCGCGAATAATCTGCAAATTTTTTCAATTCTGGAGTGATATATTTTTCGTAAAATTCTTCTTCGTCTTCTGTGTCCGAATCATAACGATCTCTAAGATAAGGTCTCGCGAGATCCCAAGCAGTTCTATCATATATACTTACGGCATTAATGTCATTTATATGATAGCATAACACGTCAAGTAACTCCGCATCAAATCTGTTTACAGCCACATGGAGAAGAGTATAACCTGTCTCATCTTTAATATTGAGATCAACTCCAATATCTACAAAGAACAATATGACATCATGCGACATGCCATCAAAGGAAGAACGTATAGCATGATAAAAATTTCTAGAGTGGTGTTGTGATAATGTAGAAATATCAATAATACTAAACAAAAAACGAGTCAGATTAATATTACTGAAAATATATTTGAAAGCATTATCATTTTCATATTGAAAAATGTGTGACATTGAATGCAGACGTTTTATGACAAGTTTTTGCCAAGAGGCAATTGCCAAGTTTTCATCTTGAGTTTGTTTTATTATTTCTGTTATAAGAAAAGGCACTTCAATAAAATCTGGGCATTTTGGAAAAATCACTTGCAGAGCATTGAGCAATGAGTGACGTACATTTGGATTTTCCCACGAATTGTCTGTCATATAATATGACAAATCTGTGTAATTATTGTCTATCAAGAATTCGAGCAATTTCTTTTTTTTGTTAGAAAAGTTAAGAATGACATTTTTGAACATTTTTTTATTGTTCACAATTGCTCCATTCTCTATCAAACATTGTACAAGTTCAAATTTATCCGGTGTATAATGTTTGCATACTGTGTTTAATATACTCTTGTGGGAATAACCAAATTCACGATTAACGTTTGCACCATTTGTGATCAAACATTTAACAAGACCCAATTTATCCGGTGTATACTCTTCACACACTCTGAATAATATACTCTTTGAGGGATAACCAAATCCACGATTGACGTCCGCACCATTTGTTATCAAACATTGTACAAGTTCAAATTTATCAGAAGTGTAATTTTCACAGATATCAGCTAAGAGTTCTGTAAGATTGTCAGTCATGTTCTTTTGTATTTACAGATTTTATGTAATTATATTTGACGTGTGTCGATATGCATCAAATGACATTTACTTCCATTCAAGAGCATCGGCAGTGACTGGGAACTGATATTTGAAGATGTCCTTGCAGGCAATGGCAATGCCCATGTGTTCCTTCTGCGTGCCATTGGAAGCGCGCAGGTCAATATAGTGAATCCAAGAGCGAACAGTTCCGGTCATGTAAAGTGTGGTGGGAGACGACATTGGCAGAACCATACGAGCAGACTCCTTTGCGATGCCACGAGCAATGGCTTCTTCATACAACTTTACGTTGGCATCATAAATGACACTTTGCTCTGCTTCCCACCACTCCTTTAGTTCGGTGTCATCGGTGATAATAGAGTTCTGACGATTTTTCTGGTCTTGTAGACGGGCCTCTTGAGGCACTGGCTTCTCAGCCACCTCCGCGTAACGCTGGGAGAATTCCTGGAAAGTGAAGGTCCGGTGACGCAGGATCTGAGCAGAAATCGCACGAGTGGTTTTGATCTCGATGGTCATGCTGGCCTGCTCGAAGATGGACCAATGTTTGTGTTTGATGCAATACCCGATGAGACGGTTAGATGTCTGCATCTGTTGGGCAGGATTACTGACACGTGCCGCATAAGAAATCAGATCCTCGGCAGTGCGCACACCGGGAATGACGGGCTGAGTGACAGCAATGAGACGAGCAGCCATGATTATTGGTTCTGAAATGAGTTTTTGTTCACGCGTTTATAAGTCGAGGAGTGTCAATATGCATTGTCATTTGTTATATATCGACAAACCGAATTATAAGACGCGCGTTGGTGTAATATTGTTAATACACATCATGTGTGGAATTTTTGGTATCGTGTCCAACAGTTCGGCAATACCCCTATCCCTCGATGGCATTCAAAAACTTGAATATCGTGGTTACGATTCTTGCGGAATTGCATTTCCAGATGCCGACGGTCTAAAGAGAATAAGAAGCATCAATGGAATTGCCGATCTTCGTCGTCAGTCCATTGGTTCTTCCTCGAGCATTGTCATTGCCCATTCGAGGTGGAGCACCACTGGTATCCCCAGTGTGATGAATGCACACCCGCATTTCTCAGTTCGAGATGACATCAATATTGCTGTCGTCCACAATGGTATCATTGAGAACTATCGGGACCTGCGCACCCATTTGATTGGTCAGGGGTTTGTGTTTGAGAGTCAGACTGATACAGAAGTTGTTGCCCACCTCATCCGTTTGTTCTACAATGGCAATCTGCTCGAGGCGGTTCAGATTGTCGTGAAACAGCTTCGTGGGTCGTATGCACTTGGCGTGATTTGCAACAAGGAACCCAATGTCCTTGTGATTGCCAAAAACAAAAGCCCTCTTGTCATTGGTAAGAATGATGACAATTCTATCTGCGTTGCTTCGGACCCTATAGCAGCGCCTACTAACAAAATCATGTATGTTGAGGATGGGGCGACAGGTAAAATTTCCCCCGGAGAGGTTTGCCTGTTTGATTCGAACAATGACACTATTCCCACTAGTTTTGAAATTCTAGATGATTTTGAGGTTATGCCGGCAAATGGTGCTTTTGAACACCACATGCTCAGGGAGATCTATGAGCAACCTCTGAGCATCAAGAACACCATAAAGAACATTGTATTTGAACCAGACACATTTGGAGACATCGCGCCGGCAATCTTTGGTAAGGTCAGCAATGTTATCATCCTTGCTTGCGGTACCAGTTACAATGCTGGTCTTGTTGCAAAGAACTGGATTGAAACAATTGCCCACAAACATTGCGATGTATATATTGCGAGCGAGTACGAACCTTTTATTTCGAATCCCAACACGCTCGTGGTGACTATTTCTCAGTCTGGTGAAACTGCTGATACAATCTCCGCTCTCCATAAAGCCAAGAAAGCAGGTATGCTATATACGCTGACAATCTGCAACTCTGCAAAGAGCACGATTGTGCGTGAGAGCATTATGAAATTTATCACCAAGTGCGGGCCCGAGGTGTCTGTGGCCTCCACAAAGGCCTTTACATCACAGCTCGCGGCACTGTATGTCCTGGCCAATGTGCTTGGCAACAAACAGGATTCGTCAATGCTGGATGAGATGCCTGATGCCGTGGAACGCACCCTGAGCCTTGTCAAAGATAGTATGCTAGAGTGGGCCGATGACATCTATGAGTCGCAATCAGCACTCTTCCTTGGTCGCGGGCTCCATGCACCGGTTGCCTACGAAGGCGCCCTCAAGCTCAAGGAGATCAGTTACATCCACGCAGAGGGTATTTCGGCAGGCGAACTTAAGCACGGGCCTCTTGCTCTTCTCAACAAGCCTGTTCCGGTTGTAGTGTCTCTGGCAGACCACAGTTGCCTGGATAAGCTAAAGTCAAACATCGACGAAGTGCTTGCCCGTGGAGCACGTGTATTTGTTATCACCGAACAACATATTGACCTTGAACACCACGAAAATCTCAAAGTCGTAAAGGTGCCATATGTAGACAAAATACTCTCGCCAATCATCCACACCATCCCCATGCAGTTGCTGAGCTACTTTGTAGCCGTCCGCCTTGGTCGCAATGTCGATCGCCCTACTGGTCTAGCAAAAAGCGTGACCGTTGAGTGAATGTTTAAGTTAAATTATTAAATTATTTGTATAGACTATAGTAATGTCGTCTGCGCAGTTTAGGACGTATATTAATAAGCTTGCCGGAATAAACACAGAAACTGGAGACTACAACATCTTTGGAAACGTCATAGTGGAAGGCAATGGGTCGGTCATCAGAGGAGCATCAAACTTGTCTCCTATTTCTACTACTGACATATCAGGAAACCTTATTGGCAATTTTATTTTGGTATCAGGAAATGTTGAGACGCGCAGTGGGGTGTTCATTGGAAACGGTGCTCTGTTGACTGGAACTGCCTCGGCGTCTTTGCCAAAGACAATCGTTGCAGACATAATGGGTAATATATACGGAAACTCTGCCGCGATGACTGGCAACATTTCTGCAAGTTACTTTTTTGGAGACGGTTCCGGCCTGACGGGCTTGGTCACATTCATACCACGCTCTGGAAACATCAATATTCAAGGTAACATTTTTGCTACTGGCAATGTTGATGCTTCAAACATATCAACTGGACTACTGAGAGCTCAAGGAAATTTGATAATAACGGATAGCCTGTCTGCAACTGGAAACCTGTCCGCCTTGTACCTCACAGGCATTGGATCAAACATAATCGGGATAAATGCATCCCCACCACCTTCTGCAAACTTGGACATAACTGGAAATGTACTATCGCGCGGTAATGTTGATGCTGCCAATGTGACAGTTGCAACCTCGGCAATCATAGGAAACATGTTTGTCTCCGGGTCAATTGCAGCTTCTGGAAATATTTCGGCAGCATATTTGTTTGGCAATGCATCAAACGTCAGGACAACCTTGATCCCAAATACAATTTCTACCGATGTTATAGGAAATGTAACTGCAAATGGCAACGTGCGCGCCAACTACTTCATAGGAAATGCGTTCAACATGTTTTTTTCTGGAAACCTTATCACAATTCAAGGAAATGTAGCAAACCAAGCTGCAAGACTTGCTCTCACTGGAGTCCCACTCGGCGGTTTGGTAACACAGACAGATGACAATTCTCAATATTTACTTGCATACCAACCACCATCAGCAAATGCCAGTTGGGTCCCTCTTGCCGGGACAAACTTCCCTGTGACATCAGCATTTGGCAGACAGGGAGCTGTGGTTCTCATTTCGGGCGTAGATGTAAAAACACTGGGCGGGACTCCTATAGTCGGTAATGGGGACATACGCTCTGCAAACATTGACATCATTCGTGGTAATGTGATTGGTAATATCCAGACAACTTTGTTGAGCGCCGGAAATGTCGTGGGAAACATATTAACGGTCACCGGTCAGGTGTCAGCTCCCACGGCAAACTTAATTTCAAATGTCTTTATTGGCAATGGGTTTTATCTAGTAGGAACGCCCGCGAGCATTCCTGCAACTGGAAACATTGACATCCAGGGAAATGTCGTGTCGTACGGGACGGTGAATGCTTCTAACATATCTACGGGGACGCTTAGAATAACAAATGGAAATCTAAATATAGCAAACCAGGTCACTGTTGGCGGCAATGTGTCTGCAAATTTCTTCTACGGAAATGGCTCTTTTCTGGTAAATGCAAACGTTGGCAATGCTTCTGGAATTATTGCCACAAACATAATTGGAAACGTGTCTGCTGCCGCAAATGTTGATGCTGCAAATGTATTTGTAGATTTACTCAGGGTAAATGCAAACACGCACATTTTAGGTCAGCTTCAAACAACTGGTAACATTGCGGCATTGTTTTTGGTAGGAAACGGATTCACCATCAGTGGGATTACAACTGCTTCTGGAACCCAGAATGTCAACATAACCGGAAATGTGTTTGCCACTGGAAATGTGGACGCGTCCAATGTGAGTGCAAATTCCATAGTTAGAGTTAATGGCAATGTGATATTTGGAGGTCAGGTAAATGTCATTGGAAACGTGGTTGCCACTTCATTCATTGGAGATGGCTCTAATTTGTCAGGATTACGTGCCTCTGGTTTACAAAGATGCAATCTCTCTGGCAACGTGTCCGCAACAGGCAATGTTGACTCGGCAAACATAGTTACAAATGTGGTCAGTGTAGCCAATGTTGTTGTGTCTGGTCAAGTTAATGTAACAGGAGGAAATGTGTCTGCTCTTGGATTCATAGGAAACGGTCTGAATTTGACGGGAGTTATTGCAACGCTCACTGGAACTAGGAATATCAATATTTCCGGTAACGTATCTGCACCTGGTAACGTGGACGCGTCCAACGTGAGTGCCAATCTCATGAGAGTCAATGCAAACGCAGATGTTTATGGCCAAGTCGTAATCACAGGAAATGCAATAGCAAATTACTTCATAGGAAATGGATTAGGAGTAACTAATACCATTGTAACAGGATTGCAAAATATAAACATCAGAGGAAATGTGTTATCAACGGGCAACGTAGAGGCTTCTAATATTTCTGCAAATCTCACGAGTATCAATGGAAATGTTCAGGTGTCAGGTCAGGTAAACACAACAAACAGAGTCACGGCAAGCTATCTATTAGGAAACGGTTTTGGAATAACAAACGTTGTAGCTTCATCCGGAGTCCCAGCAAGCTTTGTGCAACCCAGCTCTGGATTTTTAAGTAATACACCAGGAGTTGCTTTATATGGTTTCTTGCCCAACGCATGGCTGATAACCTTGTCAGTGTCGACTCCAAGATTTATTACCATTCTAACACCAACTCTGCCACCAAATACACTTTCTCCATTCACAACATTACCAACTGGCGTAACTCCAACACTTGCAAATGCATGGGTGTTCACCAATGGAACATGGCAGGGGACATACAGAATGAATGCAACAACTGTATTGTCAGAAGTGAGTAACAACTTTATATTCAATTACCACACCTCATATGGGGCAATCAATACTCAATCTTCAGAAACATTCTGTAGGGTTGTGGCATAAACTTAAATAAATAACATTGTGTATACACACTGGTATAATGTCGTACAATAATTTTAAATACAATATGCAAAAATATGCACACATCGATCCGGACACAAGAAACTTTGTTGTTCCGGGAAACCTTTATGTAGACGGCTCTGCAAACATACCAGGACTTCAGCCTGCGGATATCTCCCCAATATCGTCAACAGACATCATAGGGAACATTCTATCAGGAGTGTATGTGTCGGTGTCTGGAAATGTAAAGGCAAAAAATCTCCTCGGAAATGGAGCTTTCTTAAATAATCTAACTGTGGAAGTCCCTGGCAACATATCTGCGGACGTTCTAGGAAATATTACAGGACCCAGTATAACACTCATTGCCAATGTAGTCACTCGATCGCTCATTGGCAATGCTTCAAAGCTCGCAGGCGTCATTGTAGGATTCCCATCCACTGGCATCGCAGACATCCGAGGGAATGTATACGCCCCAGGGAATGTCAATGCAGCAAATGTTTCTGCAAATTCCCTCATTGTGTATGGAAACTCTTTTGCAAATTCTGTGGTTGCCACTGGAAATGTATATGCCAATTACTTCTTGGGAAACGGCTTCTTTCTTACAGATGTTACACAGACCTTTCCATCTGCGGCTGCTATCGATATTGTAGGAAACGTATCAGCACCGGGTAATGTTGACACACTTCTATTGACAGCAGGAAACATTGTAATAGGCAATGCAATCGCAAACTTGATAAGTATCATAGGAAATATATCTGCATTGTATTTTTCGGGGAATGCTTCAAATGTCACTGGGGCCATTCCAAAGACTCTGAACACTGAAATATTTGGCAATGTATTTGCATATGGTAATGTATCGGCTTCATATCTCATAGGAAATGGAACATCAATAATTCTGAATGGCTATACAATCGTACCAAGAGGGACCGTTGCAAACATAACCGCAAGATTAGCACTCTCAAATGCTCTTCCAGGAAGCATTGTTTTCCAAACGGACGCTAATGTCACGTACATGTTACTAGGAACGCCGGCGTCAACTACATCTAATTGGTTGCAGTTCACGGGCGCAAACTTTCCCGTAACAAGCGTCATGGGACGCACGGGCAATGTGTTGTTGTTATCGAATGTCGACGTGAAAACAATCGGAGGAGCAAACATCGCAGCACCCGGAAGTCTGACATCTGCAAACATCAATGTCATCGGAAACGTTATGGGACAATATGTGGCAGCAAATGTGATTGTTTCTGGTGGGATGACTACCAATGTCCTGAGAGCAAATACACTCATTGCCACGGGCAACGTGATAGCCAATTACCTCACGGGAAATGGCATGCTTTTAGAGGCCGTGCAACTGACGATACCTCGTACGGCAAACATTGACATCACTGGTAACGTTACCGCTCCCGCAAATGTTGACACGCAAACTATCATAACGTCCGTTGTAAGAGCGGGAAATGTATCTGTGAACGGTCAAGTGAATGTCATTGGAAATGTTTCTGCAGTATATTTTGTGGGCAATGGATCAACGATGACAGGAATCCCAGCATCTGGATTACAACCCATTGGCATCATAGGAAATGTATCAGCGCCCGGAAATGTTAATGCTTCAAACGTGACCACAGACAATATACGGATCGGAAATGCCATCGCTTTGGGACAAGTAAACATCCTTGGAAATGTAGCGACGGATGGGTTCTTCACGGGGAGTGGTTCTCGGCTGACAAATGTTCCCGCAATTGTATCGGGTACGCAGGCCATGAACATCTCTGGAAATGTCGTCGCGAGCGGAAATGTTGATGCCTCTAATGTGTTGACGAGTGTTCTCAGGGCACCAAATGTGATTGTAACGGGCCAGGTGAATTCATCTGGAGGGGGGAATATGTCCTCATTAGGTTTCTTCATAGGAAGCGGAATGCAGTTGACTGGTGTAACGGCAACATTGGGAGGTACACAATCATTAGATATCATTGGTAATGTGGTAGCGAGCGGAAATGTTGATGCAACTAATGTATCCACACGGTTGCTAAGAGTAACAGGAAATGTCAATGTTCGTGGCCAAGTAAATGTCACCGGCAATGTGATCGCCTTGAACTTCTTCGGAAGTGGTGCAGGATTAACGGGAGTGTCAGCATCTGCCACAGGAAACCAAAGCATCAACATTGTTGGTAATGTTGTTGCGAGCGCAAACGTTGATGCTTCTAATGTGTCTGCTAACATTCTGCGAGTGCTCGGAAATGTTGTAGTTGGTGGTCAGGTAACTGTTACAGGCAATGTAACAAGTAACAGACTCATCGGAAATGGTATCCTTCTTCAGGGCATCATTGCGTCTGGAAACCTAAATGTTGACATAATTGGCAATGTGTCTGCAAGTGGTAACATAAACACCCAGAATGTTATTACATCATTGCTACAAACTTCAAATTGCGTGATCACTGGTCAGGCAAATGTCATTGGGAATGTTGTTGCCGGTAGCTTTGCGGGAGATGGTTCGTTGTTGCAGGGTATCATATTAGGTGCTGGTGGTTCTCCCTTACCATCGTTTGTCCCTCCTACGACTGGATTTACGGCAAATGTTGCAAATACCATATTATATTCCAACACCACAGGGTGGACAATACAGTTACAACAATACACATCAACTGCTGTGAACATAACAACATACAACATGCCTGTGAACCCAGATGCTCCTTTTGTGAACCTTCCGGGAAATGTTACCCAACGTTTGAACACCCCTTGGTCATTTTCCAATGGCGTGTGGTCTGGAAATGTGAATGTGTTTTCCACAGACTTGTTTGTTTCTCGTCCCATTTCGATGGGATACAATAGCAGTTATGGCATTCTTGGTGGAAATTCTAGTGTTACAAATGGAGTGGGATCTCGCATCCCATCATTAAATGGGGCATTCAAGGCATTTTTCAGCGCACCTTCTTGGGAAACTGACCTTTTTGTACATCCTATTACTCAAAATATATGGGGGGCTTATATCCCAGACACCTCATCCATGGTTGTGCTGGGCCAAACATTTGCTCCTGGAGTATTATATATGCTAGAATTCACTACCAACTTTGAGTACCTGGTTTCATGGCACGCGGTGACTTCGGGCCCAACCGTTCAAGTTCCAGTAGCAGTGGCATCATGTGTCATCCGTTTTGTGAGCGAAGCGGATGCATACTTATGTCTCCAACCGCTCACAATAGGTCAAGGTGTAAGCATATACGACAAAACTGCGGTTGGTCCTGCTGCCGCTTCTGTATCATATTATTTCATAGCAAGAGTAAATCTCACCGCAAGAACATGCTCTTGGATAACGCCCATATCATGCCGCAGTGCAACATCCACATCAAGAGCCCTCATAGCTATTAATCCTCAAAGAGACATATTGTTTTTCAGCACGACATTCGTTGGGAATGGTGTGAGCGATGTCTTGAATGTGGGAAATTTGACAGGAACCGTGAACAGTATGTTACTGCCTCCGGGCCCTACTTGGCATGGGGCAGGTATGGGATTATACCCAGCAAACGGAAGCTATATATCAACTACTTTGTTTGACATGTATGGCACTGCTTCATCATTATCTCCATATACATCAGCATTAAGCACGGACAGGTGGAGTCCAGATGGCAGGGTGACATATATGTATATCGGTTCTTATGCAGCAACCCAATACAATCTGGGCACATGGAACTCTGTCGGTAACACATGGACTGTACAATCTGCTATAATTCCACAACAAACAGTGTATCAGGGATCACCAGCTCAACCGATTATTTTCAGGATTCCCATTGGAAATACATCATCTGCTTGGACTGCTGCAACGATCACAACAAGTCCTTACAATAATTTGGATGGTGGTGCATCTACACCATATCCTTCGACTATAACTGCACTTGCAGATGGAAATATCATATTGACAGCAGCAAGAATAGGAAATGTCACACCAGTGACATACACATTTGGAACTACAACGGTGTCATACACTGGGTGCACGTCTACACAAATGCTCGTATTCAAATTCCAGGATACAAATGGGTCATTTTCAAATTATAATGGGATGATATCTTCTTCACCAGCTTCCAGCGGGTACATAGGCTACAATTTTTTTTCAACATATGCCGCGGCCAGATCACCAAGCAATGCAAATGCAGCGAGAATAATTGGGACCACAAACCTGGCATCCGTTACCTTAAACGGCGTAACATGCTCAAACTCATCAACGACAGCATTGCCGTTCACAATGGATATCACAAGTACTTTGGCGGTGTCAAATTTCAAAGCTCAGAATACCAATGTAAATTCTGCTCTTGCAATATCAGATTTCCTGGGTGCGTCTATCACACAGGGACCAGGGAACACTTATAATCTCACAAGTGACCGAAATTTTGGTTGTATAAAAATTTAAACTTAAAATATTTGTTAAACTTAAGGGAGTATACTGACATCATGTCATACAATAACTTCAAGTACAACTTACAGAAATATGCATTCATCAATCCGGTCACAAGAAACCTTGTAGTTCCGGGAAACCTCTACGTAGACGGCTCTGCGAACATACCCGGACTTCAGCCAGCTGATATCGCCCCAATATCGTCAACGGACATCATAGGAAACATCCTATCAGGGGTGTATGTGTCGGTGTCTGGAAATGTAAAAGCGAACCAATTCATAGGAAATGGAACATTCTTAGAAAATCTTACCGTGGAAGTCCCAGGGAACATTTCTGCAGATGTCCTGGGAAACATTTCAGGGCCTAAAATCACACTCGCTGGTAATGTGGTAGCGACAACACTTGTAGGCAATGCTTCAAGGCTCGCAGGTGTCATAGTGGGATTCCCATCTACTGGCATCGCAGACATCAGAGGGAATGTTTACGCCCCAGGGAATGTCAATGCAGCAAATGTTTCTGCGAATTCCCTCATCGTGTATGGAAATGCATTTGCAAATTCTGTGGTTGCCACTGGAAATGTATATGCCAATTACTTCTCGGGAAACGGCTTCTTCCTCACGGACGTCACACAGACCTTTCCATCTGCGGCAGCCATTGATATTGTAGGAAATGTATCAGCACCAGGGAACGTTGATACACTTCTATTGACAGCAGGGAATGTTGTAGCAGGAAACATAATCGCAAACTCTGTGGTCATCTCAGGAAACATCTCTGCATCATATTTTTCGGGGAATGCCTCAAATGTCATGGGAGTTGTTCCGAATATTCTTAACACAGAAATATTTGGAAATGTCTTCGCGTCTGGTAATGTGTCAGCATCATATCTCATAGGAAATGGAACATCGGTGACACTCGGTGGATATACAATCGTGCCAAGAGGAACCGTAGCAAACCAAACTGCAAGACTGGCACTCTCAAATGCCCTTCCAGGAAGCATCGTCTTCCAAACGGATGCTAATGTCACGTACATGCTATTAGGAACACCAGCATCATCTGTATCTAACTGGTTGCAGTTCACGGGCGCAAACTTCCCAGTAACAAGCGTCATGGGTCGCACGGGCAACGTGTTGTTGTTATCGAACGTCGACGTAAAAACGATTGGAGGGGCAAACATCGCAGCACCCGGAAGTCTGACATCTGCAAATGTCAATGTCATCGGAAATATCACGGGGCAATTCGTGGCTGCAAATGTGATTGTTTCTAGTGATGTAACCACCAATGTCCTGAGAGCAAATACAATTACCGTTGCAGGCAACGTGATAGCCAATTACCTCACAGGAAATGGAATGCTCTTAGAGGCCGTGCAGCTGACGATACCCCGTACTGCAAACATCGACATCACTGGTAATGTTCTTGCTCCTGCAAATGTTGATACACAATCTATCATAACATCTGTTGTAAGAGCGGGGAATGTATCTGTGAACGGTCAGGTGAATGTCATTGGAAATGTTTCTGCCGCGTATTTTGTGGGCAATGGGTCAACAATGACGGGAATCCCTGCCTCTGGATTACAACCCATTGGCATCATAGGAAATGTATCAGCGCCTGGTAATGTGAACGCTTCGAATGTGACCACGGATAATATACGGATCGGAAATGCCATTGCTCTGGGGCAAGTAAACGTCCTTGGAAACATTGTGACAGATGGTTTCTTCACAGGAAGTGGTTCTCGCCTGACAAATGTTCCTGCGATCGTTTCGGGTACTCAGGCCATGAACATCTCTGGAAATGTTTCTGCTAGCGGAAATGTTGATGCCTCTAATGTGTTGACGAGTGTTCTCAGAGCCCCGAATGTGATTGTTACCGGACAAGTGAATTCCTCTGGAGGAAACGTGTCTTCTTTGGGGTTCTTCATAGGTAGCGGAGCACAGTTGACTGGTGTCACGGCAACACTGGGGGGTACACAATCTCTGGACATCATTGGTAATGTAGTAGCAAGCGGAAATGTTGATGCAGCTAATGTATCCACACGGTTGCTGAGAGTAACAGGAAATGTCAATGTTCGTGGTCAAGTTAATGTCACCGGCAACGTGGTCGCCTTGAACTTCTTTGGGAGCGGCGCAGGATTAACGGGAGTGACAGCGACTGCCACTGGAAACCAAAGCATCAACATCGTTGGCAATGTTGTTGCGAGCGCAAATGTTGACGCATCCAACGTGTCTGCTAACATTCTGCGAGTATTGGGGAACATTGTTGTTGGTGGCCAGGTAACTGTTACAGGCAATGTATCGGCTAATCGGTTGATTGGCAATGGTATATTCCTTCAAGGCATCATTGCAACAGGGAACCTGAACGTTGACATAATTGGCAATGTTACTGCAGCCGGTAATGTAAACACCCAGAACATTATTACATCGTTGCTACGAACGTCAAATTGTATAGTTACCGGTCAGGCAAATGTCATTGGGAATGTTGTTGCTGGCAGTTTTGCAGGTGATGGTTCGTTGTTGCAGGGTATCATATTAGGTGCCGGGGGTTCTCCATTGCCGTCGTTTGTCCCTCCTACGACCGGTTTCACTTCTGATGTTGCAAATACCATCTCATATTCGAACACTGCAGGTTGGACGATACAGTTGCAACAATACCAGACCACAAACATTGCCATCACAACATACAACATGCCAACCAATCCCGATGCTCCATTTGTGAATCTCCCTGGAAATATTACCCAAAAATTGAACACACCTTGGTCATTTTCCAATGGCGTGTGGTCAGGTAATGTTAATGTGTTTTCTACGACTACATTTGCTTCTCAACCCGTGAGCATGGGATACAATAGCGGGTATGGTGTCCTCGGTGGTAACTCTAGCGTTACGAATGGTGTTGGTATACAGATGATATCTATAAATGGGACATCAAATGCAGGGTTTTTCCAAGGAGGTGGTGGTGGTTGGCTGAGCGATTTATGGCCACACCCCACATCTGGGAGCATATGGGCAATGATAATTCCAGGCGTAAATTGCACTCTATTAGGACAATCTTTTGCATCGGGACAGTTGTATTTTCTCGAACTCACGAAGAACCTTAATTATATCATATCTTGGCATAGAGTAACACAGAATACTAATTTGTCATTTAATTTTGGGTCATATCAACGGACTATTCCTTATTTTGTGAGCGAGACAGAAGTGTATGTTAATATACAAGCATTGGCGTCAGGTATAAGTCCAATCATATATGACAAAACGTGCACCTTGGCGAGTGGGTCTTTTGGTGCAATATATCTTGCAAGAATAAATCCTATAACAAGGACATGCCAATGGATTACATCAGTCATGGCTTCTGGGGCGTATCTTGGCAGTTCTATCACAATGAATCCTCAAGGGACATTGATGCATTATCAAGTAACTGCGACGACAGCTGGTCCAGGGAACATAACAATAGGAAATGAATTTGGACTCGTGAGAATCATTAATTATCCTACCAGTCAGATCAGGCGATGGTTGGGATTCGGGATGTTTCCTGGAAATGGTTCAGTTATTTTTGATTCTGTATACTCTGGTTATACTCCTACTTTGAGTTTTAATGATATTGGCTGGCCCATAACGAATAGCGATCGTTGGGACGCATCTGGGCAAGTAGCATATTCTGGTTATTTATACTATGACTCTGCTGTGCTTGGTTTGTATACATTTTCGTCCACTGCAAACACATGGACCCAGAGGTCGACTATAACTCCCATTAAAACAGATGCTGGTAATCAAGTTGGAACTCAGCCTGTTGTGTTCAGGCTTCCAATTGGAAATATAGCATCCACATGGAATGCAATCACGATAGTCCCTTCGGCTATTGGAGGAAGACCGTGTTATATATCTTCTGTCACACCATCCAGAGATGGAAATGTATTTCTTGTCGGAATGGCTCCTGGAAGTAATTCAACGGCAATCACATACACTTGGGGTTCTTCAACAATTACTACTCCCACAAATTCTGATTTTGCAATCACGGTGTTCAAAGTGCAGGACACGAATGGGACGTATAGTAACTACAGCTCTATCATAAGTTCAAAGACTGGTGCGGCTGCAGAATATGGTTCTTTCAGCTATGATACGTTCGGAATCACTGCTGGGAAACTCCCTGGAAGTAACACTACTATCCGCACATATAGCTTGACAAATGCTACAAATGTCACTCTGGCCGGAGTCTCGGCATCAAATTTGAAAGCTACCGGGAATAACGTGTGCACTCCAGTTATATTCGATATAAACTCATCTATGGCAGTCAGTAATTTCAGAGGCCAGTTGCCGATCAGCAATGGAGGAAATGCGATCACAACCCCCCTACCGATGTCCGCTACCATACAGTATGGACCTGCCTCGGATGGTGTGTATAATATTGTTGGTATAAATGAGTATGGAGGTCAAAAGATGGGCAATGTGTAAGTATCGATGGTTGCATGTAAATGTCAGTCGTATTGAATAATCATAAAATACAACTGGCAGTACGTAATTAAACTTAAAAAAATTTATTGGTTAAACTTAAGGGAGTACACTAGCATCATGTCATACAATAACTTCAAGTACAACTTACAGAAATATGCATTCATCAATCCGGTCACAAGAAACCTTGTAGTTCCGGGAAACCTTTACGTAGATGGCTCTGCAAATATTCCCGGACTTCAGCCAGCTGATATTGCCCCAATATCGTCAACGGACATCATAGGAAACATTCTATCGGGGGTGTATGTGTCGGTGTCTGGAAATGTAAAAGCGAACCAATTCATAGGAAATGGAACATTCTTAGAAAATCTTACCGTGGAAGTCCCAGGGAACATTTCTGCAGATGTCCTGGGAAACATTTCAGGGCCTAAAATCACACTCACTGGTAATGTGGTAGCGACAACACTTGTAGGCAATGCTTCAAGGCTCACAGGTGTCATAGTGGGATTCCCGTCCACTGGTATCGCGGACATCAGAGGAAATGTATACGCTCCAGGGAATGTCAATGCAGCAAATGTTTCTGCGAATTCTCTCATTGTCTACGGAAACACATTCGCAAATGTGGTGACTGTCACAGGAAATGTATATGCCAATTACTTCTCGGGAAACGGCTTCTTCCTCACGGACGTCACACAGACCTTTCCATCTGCAGCAGCCATTGATATTGTAGGAAATGTATCAGCACCAGGAAACGTTGATACACTTCTATTGACAGCAGGGAATGTTGTAGCAGGAAACATAATCGCAAACTCTGTGGTCATCTCAGGAAACATCTCTGCATCATATTTTTCGGGGAATGCCTCAAATGTCATGGGAGTTGTTCCGAATATTCTTAACACAGAAATATTTGGAAATGTCTTTGCGTCTGGGAATATATCAGCGTCATATCTCATAGGAAATGGAACATCGGTGACACTCGGTGGTTATACAATCGTGCCAAGAGGAACCGTAGCAAACCAAACTGCAAGACTGGCACTCTCAAATGCCCTTCCGGGAAGCATTGTTTTCCAAACGGACGCTAATGTCACATACATGCTATTAGGAACACCAGCATTATCTGCATCTAACTGGTTGCAGTTTACGGGCGCAAACTTCCCAGTAACAAGCGTCATGGGTCGCACGGGCAACGTGTTGTTGTTATCGAACGTCGACGTAAAAACGATTGGAGGGGCAAACATCGCAGCACCCGGAAGTCTGACATCTGCAAATGTCAATGTCATCGGAAATATCACGGGGCAATTCGTGGCTGCGAATGTGATTGTTTCTGGTGATATAACCACCAATGTCCTGAGAGCAAATACAATTACCGTTGCAGGCAACGTGATAGCCAATTACCTCACAGGAAATGGAATGCTCTTAGAGGCCGTGCAGCTGACGATACCTCGCACAGCAAACATCGACATCACTGGTAATGTTCTTGCCCCTGCAAATGTTGATACGCAATCTATCATAACATCTGTTGTAAGAGCGGGGAATGTATCTGTGAACGGTCAGGTGAATGTCATTGGAAATGTTTCTGCCGCGTATTTTGTGGGCAACGGGTCGACAATGACGGGAATCCCTGCCTCTGGAACACAACCCATTGGCATCATAGGAAATGTATCAGCGCCTGGTAATGTAAATGCTTCGAATGTGACCACAGATAATATACGGATCGGAAATGCCATTGCATTGGGACAAGTAAATGTCCTCGGAAACGTAGTGACGGATGGTTTCTTTACAGGAAGTGGTTCTCGCTTGACAAATGTTCCTGCGATCGTTTCGGGTACTCAGGCCATGAACATCTCTGGAAATGTTTCTGCTAGCGGAAATGTTGATGCCTCTAATGTGTTGACGAGTGTTCTCAGAGCCCCGAATGTGATTGTTACCGGACAAGTGAATTCCTCTGGAGGAAACGTGTCTTCTTTGGGGTTCTTCATAGGTAGCGGAGCACAGTTGACTGGTGTCACGGCAACACTGGGGGGTACACAATCTTTGGACATAATTGGTAATGTGGTAGCAAGCGGAAACGTTGATGCAACTAATGTGTCTACAAGATTGTTGAGAGTAACAGGAAATGTCAATGTTCGTGGTCAAGTTAATGTCACCGGCAACGTGGTCGCCTTGAACTTCTTCGGAAGTGGTGCAGGGTTGACGGGAGTGTCAGCAACTGCCACTGGGAACCAAAGCATCAACATCGTTGGTAACGTCGTTGCAAGCGCAAATGTTGATGCTTCTAATGTGTCTGCTAACATATTGCGAGTACTGGGGAACATTGTTGTTGGTGGCCAGGTAACTGTTACAGGCAATGTATCGGCTAATCGGTTGATTGGCAATGGTATATTCCTTCAAGGCATCATTGCGACTGGAAATCTGAATGTTGACATAATTGGCAATGTGTCTGCGAGTGGTAATGTAAACACCCAGAACATTATTACATCATTGCTACAAACATCGAATTGCGTGATTACCGGTCAGGCAAATGTCATCGGGAATGTTGTTGCTGGCAGTTTTGCTGGCGATGGTTCTTTGTTGCAGGGTATCATATTGGGCGCCGGCGGTTCTCCACTGCCATCATTTGTCCCTCCATCAACAGGTTTCACTTCTGATGTTGCAAATACTGTGTTGTATTCCAACACTGCAGGTTGGACGATACAGTTGCAACAATACACATCAACAAACATTGGGATCACAACATACAACATGCCAACCAATCCCGATGCTCCATTTGTGAATCTCCCTGGAAATATTACCCAAAAATTGAACACACCTTGGTCATTTTCCAATGGCGTATGGTCAGGTAACGTGAATGTGTTTTCTACGGCTACATTTGCTTCTCAGCCCATTTCGATGGGATACAATAGCGGGTATGGTGTACTTGGTGGTAACTCTAGTGTTACAAATGGCGTTGGCATCCCAATGGTATCTACAAATGGTTTTTTCCTTGTAAATAATAATGGTGGATGGAAAGGCGATGTGTGGCCAAATCCTGCTACAGGATCTTTGTGGACATTTTTTTTACCATCCAGTGATACAACATTATTAGGTCAGACATTCCCAGCGGGACAACTATATTTCTTGGAGATGACTAAAAATATGAATTACTTAATCTCGTGGCATCAAGTGTCTAGTACAGTTTTCGGAACTGGTAGTGTTCAAGTTGCCAGCTCGAGTCAAATAACCAATCATTATATAGTAAGCGCTACTGAGGCATATTTGATGTTTGGATTCACTAGTCCAAATACGAACATTCAGATATATGACACCGTATGTATACCAGGTATACGATCATTCACTCCAATATTCATTGCAAGAGTAAATCCTACTGCAAGAACGTGTCAATGGGCAAACTATTTACAATCTTACAATGGTGCAAGTTTTAATTTCACGAATACGTTCACTGTGAATCCTCAGAGAACTATATTGTATTTACAAAGCTTGCTGAACACCGGGGGGAATAACCCATGTACTGTTGGTATAGGAAATTCAATTGGTGCAAATACAACAGTTTTCTCAATTCCTACATTTGGATCTATTCGGTTAGGGATAGGGATGGCATTCTTCCCTGGAAACGGGATATATATCCCAAACACTATGTCGGGAGTGTATACTACTGTATATGATGCTTTGGGTACCTTTAGAATGGTACTAAACAGTGACATATGGTCGGCAGATGGACAAGTAGCATACACGTGTTGGAGCTATACCGGTTCACAAACAGTAAGTTTAGGAACTTGGAATGCGGCCAGCAACACATTTATAATACGTTCTAACATAACACCTCAACAAGTTGCTGGAACAGGTGGTTTCTCTTCACAACCTTTCATATACAGACTTCCCGTGGGAAATGTCAACTCTACATGGTCGGGGGCAACAATCACAACCTCAAGGGACATTTTTGGTTCTGATGGAAGACAACCTCAGGTGATGTCTATAACACCTGCTAACAATGGTAATGTGTTCATTGTTGCTTCAAGCCCCACCACGAATGTTGCTGTACAAGCAACATCTACTTGGGGAACGGCTTCGACAAATGTTCCTGCTGGTACCCTTTATTCACCTCCGCAAATTTTTAGCTTCCAAGATACCAATGGAACATTCAGTAATTATGGCGCTATAACTGGTACGAGTACCGCAACTCTAGATAGAAGATACGGAGGAACCAATCAGTGGACTGGAGCCACTTCCGTCAAAACCCCAGGGAGTAACACTTCTGTACGAGTGATGTCCACTACTAACTTTCCAGATCTCACATTGAATGGCGTTGCTGCTAGCAACTTGAACCCTGCAAATACCCAAGTGGTTCCTGTTGTGTTTGATATCAATAGCAGTCTCACTGTGAGCAATTTCAGGGGTCAACTGCCATATACAGTAGGTAATTCATCAATTACCGTGCCATTGACAACGTCTCCTACGTTGTATTTTGGTCCCACTGCAGATAACAACTACAACATCCTGGGTATGAACGCTTTTGGTGCCGGGAAGATGGGCAATGTGTAGTTCATAGGTTTTGTCGATATACATGTATATCGACGTTTTCATCAAAGAACAAAGTAGCGGATTTCAAAGACTTTGTGTTTTTTAACTTAAAAAATTATATCTTTAAGTTATAAAGCATGTTCAATAGTTCAACATTTAGAAAGAACATTCTCAAATACGCGGGTATTAATTTTGACACAGGCGATGTCACTATAAGAAACAAACTCACTGTCGTGGCAAACACATCATTCATAGGCAATTACACAGGTTTACCAGCTGTGAGCAGAAGCGATATCAATGGAAATCTCATGGGAAACTTTGTTGATGTCTCTGGAAATATCACTACAGGATTCTTCTTTGGTGACGGCTCGCAGATCACGGGAATTAATAATGGCCCTTTGCCATCGACGATCAGAACGGACGTGCAAGGAAACCTCACTGGAACAAATGCGAACGTGACAGGGACCATGTCAACGAACTCTTTTTTTCTGGGAAATGGGACTTTTATAAGCAACGTGGTAACTGTTCTTCCTAAAAATGCCAATGCTGATATCCTTAGAGGCAATGTCACTGCGGCGGGCAATGTGGACGCTTCTAATGCCACCGCAAGGATTTTGAGGGTATCCGGAAGCACTTTTGTAACAGGACAAGTCAATGTAACCGGGAACATTTCAGCAAATTACTTGTTTGGCAATGGAGCATTCTTGACTGGCGTAAACGCAGACCTCCCAGACCTGGCAAATATGAACATTGTCGGAAATGTCATCGGATCTAATGTCGTAGCATCGAACGTGTCCACGGAGATCCTCAGACTCAAAGGCCCTGCAACCGTAAATGGACAAGTAACGGTTGTTGGCAATGTCTCTGGGAATTTATCGGGCAATGGAGCATTTTTGACCAGCGTTTTCACAGGTAATCTGTCGAGAGATGTCATAGGTAATGTCTCAGCGCCTGGCAATATCTCTGCAGGTCTTTTTGTAGGCAATGGTACTTTCCTGCAGCTGAATGGATCTACAATTCAACCACAGGGAAATGTGCTTGATCAGGCACAGCGTCTGGCGCTCAATGCATCTATTGGAACGGTTGTCACACAAGATGACATTAATCGTCAGTTTATGTTGACAAGTCTGCCTCCGTCATCTAATGCCAACTGGTTGCAATTCTCCGGGAACAACTTCCCGGTCACTTCTCTATTTGGAAGACTCGGAGATGTTGTGCTCATCAGCGGTACAGATATTCAGAGCATTCAGGGCCAGTCGATATCTGGTTCAGGAGACATCACCAGTGCGAACATCGACATTCGAGGCAATGTTTTGGCTCCTGCAAATGTCATTGTAACAAATGTGAGCACGATCACGCTTACTGCTGGCAATGCAGCTGTCACTGGCCAAGTGAACATCTCTGGCAACACGTCCGCTCTGTACTATTTCGGAGATGCTTCGGGCATCACTGACGCGGCGTATGTTCTCCCCAGAAGAGGAAACATCGATATCCAGGGAAATGTTATTTCAAATGGAAACGTGAATGCGGCAAACGTGTCTGCAAACATCGGAGTGATAAATGGAAACTTGGTCGTTGCCGGTCAAGTCACCGTGAATGGGGGAAATGTGAGCAGCGCAGGCTATTTCTTAGGAGATGGTTCTCGGCTTCACGGAGTCATTCCAACCTTTCCTGCAACGTCCGCAATAAACATCATCGGAAATGTGAAGGCTCCAGGGAATGTGATTGCCGCGAATGTTGTGGCAAATATTCTAAGAGTATCTGGAAATGCAGTTGTCACTGGCCAAGTTGATGCAACATCAAATATATCTGCCAACTATTTCATAGGTAATGGGTCGCTTTTAACTGGTGTCAATGTCGTTCTTATAAATAGTCAAGTCGTGAACATTAATGGAAACGTCCGATCCTTTGGAAATGTAGACGCGACAAATGTCATGGCGAACAATATGAGAATAAGCGGAAATGTGTTTGTAGCTGGCCAAGTAAATGTCACTGGAAACGTGGCTGCTCCGTTCTTTTACGGAAACGGACTGACTTTGACTGGTATCACGGCTACTCTAACGGCTGGTCAAGTGATGAACATTAACGGAAACGTGACTGCTAATGCCAATGTCAATGCAGAAAGCGTATCTGCAAATTCCATATTAATAGTAACTGGAAATGCTATCATCACCAGTCAAGTAAATGTCATAGGAAATGTTGTTTCAAGTGGTTTCTTTTTTGGCAGTGGTTCTGCACTTACAAATGTTCCAGCAACTGTCACGGCAGGACAAGCCATAAATATTTTTGGTAACGTTGTTGCTCCCGGAAACGTGAATGCTGAAAACGTGGTTGCCAATGTTTTGATAGTAAATGGAAATGTTGTTGTCGGGGGTCAGGTGAACATCACTGGGAATATAGTGGCCAACACCTTCACGGGAATTGGCAACTTATTGAGCAATATACGTCTATTCGGAACGCAGAATGTGAACATATCCGGAAATGTGTTTTCTGCCGGAAATGTGGATGCTTCCAACATTTTTGCAAACTCATTGGTGGTTCGTGGAAATGCAATCATGGGGGAATTAAACATCTCGGGAAATATCAGCGCTCCATTTTACTTTGGTGATGGGTCTCGGATCACAAACATACCCGCGTGCACTGCTCCCACAAGCATATGCTTCGTCCAACCTTCAACGGGTTTCACGTCAAATACGTTCTGCCTAGACTACGCTCCTACAAACGGATGGTCTTTTGTATTGCCATCAAATGGCGCTCCATCCACAATTGGAATTCAGACATACTCACTACCCCTTGACCCATCTCGTCCATTTTCGAGTCTCCCTGCCAATGTGACACAAACCGTGTCTACTCCCTGGGCTTTCTCCAACGGTATTTGGACATCGAATGTGACGCTCACGTCAAATGGTCAGTTTGGACCTAATACTTTCAATATGGGTTTTAGCAACTTCTTTGGAAGATATCTTGGAAACTCAAGCAACACGGTCATATCTTCAATATCAATACCAAATCAATTGGGATACACAAACATTGACAACACAATTCCTATAACTTTTATTGCATCATACATTGATCCTGCTAGCGGGAATGTTTCTTTATGCTTCCAGGGAAAAGGGCAATCCTTCTTGGGACGCGTGTGGGATCCCCTGATGATATTCTATGCAAAAACAAATAAAAATTTCTCATCCCTTCTTGACTGGAACAGAATAACATATGATAAGTTTACAGGCGGCGGAGCAGAAATATCAAATACAGCACGTGCAACTGGCACTAACTCCGGGTATTTTGTAAGTGAAACGGAGTTGTATTTTTCTTTTTTAAATGCCAGCCCAACAATAGCTTATGCTCCAATTTATAACACTTATTTGATTGCAGATCAATTCGTACCAAGACCATACGTAGCACGAGTAAATCCTGTTGCACAAATAGCGACATGGTGTTATTCTATAGATACATTATCGGGTAATGTACTTCCCGATGTGAGAGTGTCTGTGTCACCAGACAGAACAAAAATATTCACTACATCTCAATATACTTTTCCATCGTATGCAAATGCAAACATATACAGTCAAAGTATGTATATTAGAGTAAAACCAAGCGGTGGGTCGGAAACCACTATAATGATCGCAAATATTGCCCCAATAGGTGCATTGCTAAATCACGGAATTGGATTAGGGTCTTGGGCCGCAAATGGAATGCCAATCCAAAATTCTTTGTGCGACATTTACCCTAACGTGTCGTGGACGTCTGCTCTACCTATGAGCATACAAACGTATTCTGATGCTTGGTCAGATGACTCGAATACCGCTTATTATACTGTTGGTTCATTTGAACCAGCTAACATCGGATACACATGGCGTACTTTCAATGGACAGAGCAGCGGAACGTGGACAACTAGAGCCACCATATCAACAGGAAGCAATGCGCAATTCAACAACCAGGCATTCTCTATGCTTCGCGTGCCTTTCAACAACCTTTCAAATGGAGCTTGGGTAGCCAATGCGATTGCAGTCGGAAATGCATTCACGCCATCATACTTCCTGCGTCCTGGATCTATGGCATATTCCGGAGATGGAAATCTGTGGTTTGCAGCCACCATTTACAAAAACACAAGCTACACTGGTAACAGTGCTTTCACATTTGCAGGAAACACTATAACGACTCCGACTATTAACACATCTGGATTGGGTTTCATGGGTCTGTGGAAGATCCAAGATTCAAATGGTTCGTATTCAAGTTTGACATTGTTGTCAAACTCGTCGGAAACCGCAAACACGAGTAAGTATTTTGCCTGTGCAGTGACGCAGTCAATCTCTATAGGTAGAAACAATGCTAAGGGCACAGGAGTAATGCAGATTTCCTCCGTGAGCAACATATCCAACCTCAGTTTTGCAACACCAGCTGGAAACGTTTTCTGTGCGGGTCTAACCAACATCTCGAACACTAGAGTGACCAGCTTTGATATCTACCCTAACCTGTGGGTTGACGGGTTCAGTGCAGTGTCCAATGTTATTCTAGCAAATGCATGCAATGGAGAACGCATTATTTTTGGTAATGTAATTGATTACAACTATAGTCTTCAGTCTCTTCTGCCAGCTTTCCTCAAACTGAACATTGACAACATTGTATAAAACTAGCGGTGGACGTTGATTGTTTAAGTTTAAATTTTAAATATATTATATAGTAAATAGTATATAATGTCTAGTGGAGGTGGTCTTATGCAACTGATCGCCGTGGGCGCACAGGACGTATATCTTTCAGGAGAACCTGCAAAGACTATATGGAAATCAGCTCATCGCAAGACAAAGCCCTTTGCTGTGGAATCTATCATACAGACCCTAGAAGGAGACGTAAACTACGGAGGCCAAGCGACCGTGAAGCTGTCTCGTTCTGGAGATTTGATATGCGGGATGATGTTCCAAGTCACATTACAGCGTGGACCCTCTGGGGCTCAAGATCCCATCCCCTTCTTTCCCGTGGAGCATTTGTTTCACAGCATAGAACTGCGCATCGGTGGTCAGCGCATCGACTGGATTCCTCACAACTGGCTGCGCGTGTACGCACAAATGTACTTTAATAGCAAACAGACTGCCGCCTATACCGATATGGCTGATTTTGGAAATGAGAATGAAGGGCAACAGCGCACCTTCTTCCTCCCCATACCATTCTTCTTCAATCAATGGGACTGGGGTCGGGCGTTACCCCTGATTGCCCTCCAGTATCACGAAGTAGAACTGTGGATCAACTTTACACCTGCCAGCGAAATTGTGGGCATTGATCCCAATTTCTACCCCCAGATAAGCTTGTTCGTTGATTATGCTTTCATAGACTCCCCCGAGCGCATATGGTTTGCTCAAAATCCCCACGAGTATCTCGTCACACAGCTCCAGTACCAGAAGCAATCTATCGTTGTTGATGCTCTGACGCGCGATTACAAGATCCCCGTCAACTTCAACCATCCCTGCAAGTTCCTGGCATGGAATTTCAGCCCTGGCACACAGACACACGGCCAGTTTACATATCTCCAGGGAGAGACAGATGACAACACGGCGGCCCCGCTATACCAGGCGGATATATATTTGAACGGCCGCGAGCGTTTCAGAGTTCGCCCCGGAAAATACTTCAAGGACGCAAACCCTTGGTTGTCTCAGTACGGAGGCTATTTCACGTCGGGTCTGTATGTTTACAACTTTGGCCTCAATAACTGTCTGGGAAAGGGCCCCGCCGGGACGCTCAACTTCTCTCGCATAGATAACTCCATTCTTCGCCTGGTGACCAAACAAGCCGTGCTCACGGGAGCAGAAACAACTACCACGGAAGCGCAAACCAACGTGGAGAACAATGTGCTGCAACTTGTGGAGCTATACGCCCTCAACTACAACGTATTACGTGTCATGAGTGGAATGGGCGGATTGGCATATGCAAACTAGTTTTTGTTTACAGTTATTTCAAAACTCTCAATCAGACTTTTGAATATATTAAATGCGAATTTGTGTGAGTTGTAAATGAAGTCTCATAAAATACTATCCTACATTCTATAGAATAAAGATGTAGACTTCTCTTTCCAAGATTGTAAGAAACGTCGATATAAATGTATATCGACGTTTTTGATAAACAGTAAAAACCCTCTTAACTTAACATATGTGATATTTTTCTCTAATATCTTGATATACATTTGTAAAATACCATTTTACAAATGTCATTTGACCCAGAGAATGTCATTTGACCCAGAGAATTAAATAACATGTAAGACAAGTTTTTATAGTAAATGTTAACATCTCCTCGCCACCAACCATCTGCCCATAAGAACACACAGACCCCAAACACCCAACGCAAACGCAAGCCAAATAAACTCAGACTTTTTCCTCGGGCCAAAAAAAAAATATTTTGTATATATATCAAACAACAAAGATGTACCCATTCCAAAGCAGAGGAAAACAAGTTTATCGTTCAGACGCACCAAAGAAAAAGGCAAAGACGACCGGTACAACCGGGACTGCGCGCACACGCGAACGCCTTGTCTGGCAAAAGAAGCATCTGCAACAGGCCGAGGAACAGGCAAAGTCGGCTGCAGGAACTCAGAAAATGCTCCTGGAAGACGCAAAGAGGGCAGATGCCACGGCTGCAGATTTTCAACAGAAAACAAAACCATTTATGAAGGCAATTACAAATGCACGTTATTACGGCGGGAGCGGGAACATAGGAACACTTATGAGGCAGCGCGAGGCTGTCCAGGCAAACGCCGAGAAATACAGAAAACTTGCATCCGACAAACGGAGACAAGCCGCGGCGTTCGCCAAGCGGGCTGCTAAGTGGGAGAAAGAGGCGACCAAGATGCGGGCACATGTCCGCAAGAACACCAATGTTCTAGCGAAGAAGCTGAACACGCTTTCCAAGCAGGGCAGGACCGGCTGATGTGACAAGTCTGGGATTATGGGCGGTTTTTGTTAAAGGACTGTGAAAGTTGTCATTTGCCTTACTTCTTAGGTGTTGGCGGGACCAACTTTGTCCTCCAGAAGCCCAGCCCAACTGCGAATATTGTGATCACTGTTGCTGCCACCCATGGCCCTCCCTTTGCAAATCTGTAAAAAACTCCTCCTTCCGCAAACAGAGACTGGATAGCAGTGTTCCAGGAGAGAGCAGCCACAATACCAGCAGCAGTGACGATCAAGTCAGCAAAACGTATAGTGAGATCAGCCGTTGCCTTCTTGGCAGTTGATGTAACTTTGTCAACAGTACTTGTTGTTGTTGCCAATAGACTCATTTAATTACTCAAACATTCTTTTTGCGGTTAATTGTATCCAAAAAGATGTTTTGTTAAATCATTGTTACAATGACACTGTCTACACCAGCTCCGGTGTGTGGGGTGTTGACGGAGAGCCATTCTTCTACAATAGTGGTATAAAGATAATTGTCCATCTGGTTTGGTTTGGAATTCTACTACAAACTCATGCAACTGGCCAAGAAAGTGATAGTATATCGACACATACGTTAATTTAACTTAATAAAAATCATACAAAGTATAACAATGACCTCATTCTTTGACGACGTTGTGAAGACCACCAAGTCTGCTCTGGACAGCAATGTTCAGCTTGAGAAGGACGCGGAAGTTCTTGCCAAGAACTTGGAGCGCAAGGTGAAGCAGCTCATCAAGTCTTGCGCATCTACAGGCGCTACCACCGCTACTTATGATATGAAGACTTTCCATGTTGATTTCATGTCCAAGTACTCTCTGAGCGATCTGTTGTATACAAAGATCACACCAACATATGTACCAGTTGTCCAACGCATTTTCTTTACAAACTATACCCCTCTGAAGGGGTTTGCCATTACCGAAATTGACACGAATGTGTTCAAGGTATGTTGGACTCATGGCATTGTGAAAACTGAACCTACACCTCAAGACGTCCCCAGGAACATTTCTCCGGGTTTGCCTTGGTATGTACCCCAACCTGCTCCTCGGGCTGCTCCCCGGCCCACCCCTCGGCTGGTTCCTCAGCCTGCTTCCAATGCTATTCCACATAACTATACAAACACACCTCCTATCACTGACAAGGAAATACAAGACTTTCTAATTGACCTTTTTCCATATCTGCAAAGCAATGACATGAATGTGTAAAAATTCTATCAGCAAAATATTTCCAACTGTAAATGAGCACTCAAGGAAACGTGGGAGAGAATATGCTAGCTAACTTTTCTCGCGGACCATTTGACGAATATAAGGAAGATGGTGAGTTCTCACCCGTCGACGGGGTCGTAGAAGAAATTCTAGGCCGTCTAGGATGTCTGCGCAGAAATCAGCGCATTGTGGATGTGAGTAGTAGAGTCGGCGATCTAGAGTTGATGCACTCTTTGCGTCTCATGCGCGACCATGACATGTGCGTTCTGAATGTTACACGCGTTGGCGATCTCCTCAAGGATTTTGAAAAGGAATTCAGGAACCTCACAGTTAAAATTACAATTGATGAATCACTAGATGATATGCTGAAAGCCTCCGGGTTCCCAAAGGAGTTTGCTCTGTTGAGCATTGACTCTTCTATGGTGGAAACCGAGTTTCGCCCATATGTCATAGTTTCCACTATTAACCCATCTATCCCTCCCACCGCGACTGAAGTGGATGGTTTCAATGCGACTAATGTATTCTGGAGTGCCAAGGGATATAGTCCTGTTGCTATGGCTGATGATAGTGTTGTATATATCAGGAGCGACCTAACTACAAGTGCCGGGGTACGGGGTGTGGTGTTGCGCAACCCCGACATGCTATTTGACTGGAGCAAACACAACATGTAATAATCTAAGAACAGAACAGCAATATATTTCATTTTGTCAATGTTTTGATATATTGACAAAACGATAAAGATAGTATTTTACGAGAAAAACATATAACCAAGAAGAGCGGCAATACCAACACCACCGGCAACATACACGGATTGAGATGCCCCGTGTGTTTCTTTGAAATCGCGAGAATATTCTAGTTTTTGCATACGTTTTTGATGCCTCAATTCTTGTTGCTGAGTCTGCATAGCAAGTTTATGAGATTTTGCCTCTGCTTGTAATCTCCTCCGCTCTACCTTGGCTTCTCTACGGCCAATATCCTGCGAAGTTCTTGGGGAGAATCTGCCTCCATTTGTATATCCGGTTTGGCGACGAGACGATGACCTCTGGGGCGACGATGACCTCTGGGGCGACGATGACCTCTGGGGCGAAGCAGATTGTTTGATATAGATATCCCTTTGTGGAGATGATGTCTTCCTAGCAGAACTTGATTTCTTAGCGGAATCTCCTCTCCACTTTACCATACCAGATGACATTTAATAATAGATATATTTTTAATTATTTTCGTTGTGTATACTATATGGAGATAACTAGCGAGAACAGAAACCAGATTCGCGACGACTTTGTGAAGAGAATGTTGAAAATTGCCGAGGATGAACTGAACGCAGTTGGCAGAAAGTACAGGGGTCTTGGTCCTAACCGCAGACAGCAATTCAAGAGCGCACTTGCCAAGGAGTTGGAACTACCTGTACCTGATATCCCACCGCCAGTTCTTGAAACACCAAAAACTCCTGATAATGTCGACACACATATCCCCGCAGAGATTGTAAGTCAATTGGCACCTCTTGGTTTCACAGAAAGCCAGGCAGACACTGTCCTTTCCTTGATATCTCTCCCAGAGAACTCAACTCTGGATTGGTGGAAGAACTACAACTTTGCCAAACGTCTTGGTGATGGGAGAGGGTGGACAGTCACTATTTATGGTGCTTGCAGTGGCACTGGCGATCTGCTGATGGTTCTACAAGAATTGCAGAAGATAAACCCAAATCACAAACTCGTTAAGTACATAGCACCGATGACCAAGACAAAGGGAGAAGATGTCAAAGGTCTTGAAAATCTTGGTAAAGACATAAACAGCCTTGGCGATGACAAGGAGTGGCAGCAATCGGTCTGGAAGATTTACATCAAGCTGTATTGGTCATTTGCCCGGAACTTTGCTGACAAACTTGTCAATCGCCCCGGTGCTAAATTAACATCACCTCTCACACGGGGTTTTATGGTAGACACCGCTCTGAATCATGGTTCAGACATGAGTTCTTTCAATCCTATTTTGAAAGCAATGAAAAACAAGGACGAGATGGATGAAGCAACATGGTTCCTTGATTTCTGTAATTCGCGTAGAAAATTGCTGAAATCAAGATTCCAAGATCTAGATACCAGTGGCACAGGTGATCGTTGCACGCTGTGGTCAGATCTGTTCAAGACGGGCAATGTCAATCTCACCCGTCCCATGAAATTGTTCAAAGGGTATTGGACATCTAAAGATCCAGTACTAAAGTGATATATTGACAATCAGATGTATATATTAGTTTTGAATAACATTATATCAAGATGTCTGTATATAAGACACATACTTTTTTCATATGTGCCTTCACGATTTTCAATTCTTCTTTCGCGATTTTCAGTTCTGCCACCATGTACAAGAGGATGTTGAACCACTCAATGCCCGCGGAATTTAATGATTGTGCTAAAGTGATATAATCAAAATGATGTGTAAGCATGAGCGGGTTTGGTTTGCATATGTTTTAGTTGTATGCGTTTATTGACTATATCCTCGTCATACAGAAACTTATGATCATTGCCGTGAGGTTCTAATTTAACTTTATTTATCTTCCCCTGTGTGAACCATATAGGACCAAAGAACAACTTTATATCCCAAGAGTATTGACCACCGGGAACCTTTACGGAATCGTTCATGTGAGATCCAATTTGCTGCGTAATGCTCCACCGGTTGACTTCCTCAAACTCATTGTAATGTACCTTGGGAGGAAACATCACAGCACCTTTGGGCCACTTGGTGAGTATGACTCCCATCGATGTTTCAGGACTACTCGCAATCACGAATCCTCCGTTAGGATATGTTGCGGCCTTCATGACTTCCCACCCCCCTTTATGTCTCACCAATTGGATCATGATGTTGTTGATAAAAGTGGCAGACAAGACTTCAATGACGCCCCATGTGTAATTTGCAGGGATGTTTAGAGAAACTTTATAGTCTACGATGCCCGGGGCAACATTGTGTATCCGCTTGGTGTGAACTATGTCTGACACAAGCGTGTCATTGAGATTCATTATACCGTTTCTGATTTCACTTGGAGATGATTCTGATGCCAACTTAGTGGTTATCAGTAGTGTTTTTTCGTCAACTGCAACATCAGAAATCTCATCTTTCATAATGACATCTTCGCACCCTCTCTCGGTGTATTTCTTCTGCACCGCCCGTTGACCAGCATGCAAGTCAAAGACTGCCGAAGTGTTCATCCCGCCGAGGGGTGACAAAGAAGGCGCGGCAAAGTTGGTTCCGTTGAATGAAATCTTATACACCGACCCGTTCGTGTGTTCTGCCAGATCAATGGTAGCCGCTCCTGCATCTGTGGGAGCTACAAAACTGCAGATGTTGCATAGATAAATTGTGTTTCCTTCCTGAACATACTTCCGTTGGAAAGCGTCTTTCTTTTTTATTGTAATTGGTGGGCGGGAAAGCTTGGGGCCTGGAGTGGAGACAACCCTTATCACATTAAAGTTACCTCCCTGATTCACATTGAAGAACTCGTCACTCATATTTAAATTACTCTTTTATTTTTTATACGATAAAGTATATGACGCATTTAGATTATTCTTTTATTTCCTACAATGAAGACGGCATGATAAAAGCAATCGCTGTGCTTGTTGGGTCTGTTTCAGGAACTGTTAGATTTGAAGAGGAAGGTTCCAAAGTAAAGATCTCGGTAGACATGGCAGGATTAACTCCAAACAAGGAACACGGGTTTCATGTTCACGAGGCGGGTGATATGACCGATAAATGCACAAGCGCGTGTGCACACTTCAACCCGTACAAGAGGTATCATGGTGGACCAGATTCCAAAGAACGTCACGTGGGTGACCTTGGAAATGTGAAGGCAGACAAGAATGGGAAGGCAAAATATTCATTCTACGATTCCATGATAAAACTGAGGGGAAAGTGTTCCATTCTGGGTCGTTCTATAGTCATACATGCCGAGACCGATGACTGTGGCAAGGGCGGAAACAATGAGAGCCTCAAGACTGGAAACGCTGGTAAAAGACTTTCGTGTGGAGTGATAGGCTATGCCAAAGAAAATTTCTGTTAAAGTCAGAGAGCTCTCCAAAATGACAATTTGCGTGATAGGATGATCCAAGGATAATTTTGGATTGTGTATTCCTGTCGCAGTGGGTGCAGATATACAGATGGTGATTTATATTCTATGTCAAATGTCAGGAAACTCTTGAACTCATTGTTCTCGATTTTCCACAGAATATTGTACTGTTTGGTGTCTTCATCGTTTGTTATCGGAGTATCGTTCCAATTCAATACTGGGAAACCGAGCTCTCGAGCAATGTTGACAATGTAGTGATGTTCCCAGCACACAAGAACCACAGAGTTGCGAGGCAGGTCGAGTATATAGTTTACGAGCTCTTTTACTTCTTCTCTCTTAAATTCTACATGTAATGTCATTCGAAAGTCCCGCATCATGGGAATGAGAGTGTCTACGCAGCGCCGAGAAGATGAGGGTTTATTTGGTTTCATTGAGATCAGGTGTGTTGGTAATGGGACTCCCTTGGGGCGGTGTTTGAGAAAATATTCTGGAAGATACTCGGCGCGTATGCACCCCTCTTCAGAAAGTTCATTATCTAATTTTTCTCCATGACGCATGAGGAGAATTATGGTCATTTTTTTTTTCATTTTAAATAATATTTTTTTAAGTTAAACATGTGCAGTGGCATTCGCTTCATTTCAAAGGATGGAACAGTGGTTGTGGGTCGCACAATGGAATTTGGTCAGAACATTATAAAGTTCAAGAAATTCAAGACGACTGCCATAAAGGGAACATCTACCCCGGATAACAAGATACTGGACGGAATGAATTTGTCCGGTCTGGTTGTGTTTGTGTTTTACTTTCCCAAGTGCGCTACGTACGCTCCCGTGACAATGACCAAGATAAATGTCAAACCAACAGATCTTGCAATGATGATATTGGAGAGATGTGAAACATGTGATGATGTTGAGTTCTTGGCACCCACGGTGAATATGATAGACGAAATTTATCCACCTTTTGAAAAAACCCCTGGAATGCACTGGTTTGTAACAGATGCGACGGGAACATCATTGGTTCTAGAGCCAGCAAATGGGAGACTAAATGTGTATCGCAATGACATTGGGGTTTTCACAAACTCCCCTTCGTTCCCAGAACATTTGGACGAGGCGGAAAAGGTGCTTGCCAATGTATCACAATATAGCAACCCCAATGCTGATTCCCAGGGGTCCGGTGCCATAGGCCTCCCGGGTGACTTCACCAGCAAGAGTCGTTTTGCGAGATTGGCATTTTTTGCCGACACTGTAGTCAAACCAAACAATGGCGAAGAAGCAATCAACTCGCTCATACACGTTCTGAATAACTTTGATATACCCAAGGGAGCAGTAGTCTCAAGAGATCCCAAAACAAGAAAGGATAATTATGAGACAACAATATACACTGCGTATTATAACATTTCAAAGCGTCAAGTTCTGTTCAAGGATTATGAGAATCAACAGATTCGAATTTTACAATGATTGATGTGTCAAGTTCACAGACGTTATAAACAGAGCAGTAGACGCCAATTGAAATACAGAGCGAACTATGCGCTCTCGTTCCAGTTCCTTGGTCATTTGGCGTATGCGCTCCTGAGCAATATCTCTTTCCTGTCTGAGTTTCTTGTTGCCGAACATTTACATATACTATGACATTTTTATTTAAATAACAAGACGATTGTACAGTTCAGGGCGACGATCGCGAAGCAGTCCCCAACCAGCGCGGAACATATCATTTTCTTCAGTGTCAATGGTAATTTTGATATGCCCCTTCATATATACGGGTTCTGGATCTACACCCCCATTCTTCTGTGGTTCACCGCCGACCTGAGCAACAACCTCGCCCTTGTTGTTGGTTGCGAAGGACCCGCCGTAGAAGTCGATCTTTGTCTTGCCGAAACGCTCGCGACCAATGCGATTGGCAACAATCACAGGAATACCACTTGCTGCCGAGTTTCCTTGAATAGTGCGCGCCCAGTGCATATATGACTCACCATCAGGGAAAGCGGGCTCCGAACCAATGGCAGTGGGGTACACAATGAAGTCAGCACCATCAAGAGCCAGACAGCGTGCTGCCTCTGGATTCCATTGATCCCAGCAGATCAAGACGCCCATCACACCAAACTTGGTATTGAAAACCCCATACCCATTGTTCCCCGGAGTAAAGTAATACTTTTCGTTGTAGCAATCCCCCTGAGGGATGTGTGTTTTGCGGTAAGTTCCAAGAATAGACCCATCGGCGTCTGCAACCGCAACCGAATTGTAATAATTATTACGATCACGCTCAAAAAAGGAAATTGGAATGACCACGCCAAGTTCTCCTGCCAGTTTTGCAAATCTGCGTACGATATGACTTTCCTCAACAGTCTCAGCAAGTGCAAACCATTTCTGCTTTTGCTCCTGGCAAAAATAGCGGGCCTGAAAGAGCTCAGGAAGCACGATGACATTGGCACCGTTGGCCGCCGCGTTCCTCACCATGCGCTCTGCGGTGCGCAGGTTATCCTCGGCATTCTTGGATACGGAAAACTGGAGAGCGGCGACTGTGGTCTTCATTGTGTCTACGCTTCAAGTTCCAGAGATGGTAATATCTAAGTTTTGTCGATATACATGAAAGCTTGGTACAATAATATTGCGCTATCTTTACATGAAAAAAAAAGTGGAGTAATAAAGATGACTCTGAAAGAAGATCTAGAAAGTGTATCACGTAACATATGTTATCTATATGCGCCTGGTAGTCATCATACCACAACACGTATTATCCCAGCAGCAAGATTATTTCAAACAGGTCATAGGAATAGACTGTCGCACGGAAAATCCGTTTTGAAAAGAAAAATCAATGAGTTGCAGAAAACCAAGAAAATGTTATTCAAAGAACACATGCCGAGGAGCAAGAATATGAAATTATTGGACGTGCGTCTCAAGTATAATCTCCCATACTTACATAGACGAGAACTGAAAGTACACGACACTTTGATGGCGCAAGAATTTACAAAAATTGAGTCGGTGATAGTTTGGAATTTTAGGTCTATCTTGGACAGGATAGGAGAACTGGATAGACCGGGGTCATTCATGGACATATATATAAAAAATGGCCCTATCTGCTCTACAAAACCAATGGAGTTACAAAGAGGTGAGTCTAAGGAAAAACAAATTTTATATCGTGAAGAAAAGAACAGATGGTTGAAAGATAATAAAAAAGGATTTGCAGCTTTGAAAAATCTAGTGACCCATATCCATCAGATATACTTTACATCAAAACAAATGGATGAATTATTCCATGTCTACCAGGCATATTTAGATTTGCATGGTCAGAAGATTTCTGGTAAATTTGACGCTATCCGTAGAATATCAAAATGGATATATGATAGATATTCTATGTTAGAACAACATCTCAAAATTGCCATAAAATGCAATGCAACAGAAAATGCAATGTTTCATATGTCATTGCAAAATTGGAGAACAAACACAAATTACAAACTCTTGAAAACATTCCTTCTAAAAAAGTATGTAGGATTCTATAACAAAAAAGAACAACTTCGATATCTTGATCAAATAAACTTGACCAACAAACACTTGTAACAATCATATAAAATCTCTATGACCAGTGACAACTCAGTTTTGTCAATATACATGTCATTTGACCACGGACACTAAAAAGGTATAAAATAAATAAATCAGTGTCATAAGTCAAATGGCAACTAAGTGGGACATCTATCGCAATTCCGCATACATCAAAACACCAACCGCCAGAACTATTTACGTAGTTCCTCCTCCTTCTCTCTTTCTCAAGTTGAAGCGGTGGTCTATCGAGCACCAGAAGCTGTATCTCAAGAAGGTGAAACCTATCACAAAGTAGCATATCAGTCAGTTTCAGTTTTCGTCGATATACATATATATCGACAAATTCTAATTGTATCACAAACCGTGATTATAGACAAAATGGTTCGACTTGTCATGAAAACAGAGCCTGACATCAACGTTGGTTCAGTGGTGGATGATACATCCGCGCTTGTTCATCACATAAAGTCATTGATGACATCTCACCCTGTTGTTGAAATGATGGATGATATTCCAAAGTGCATTGTCATGGATGACGACAAGTGGTTTTCGTACAAGAAACATATGGCGCGTATCGCCAAAGAACGCTCACAGGCCAAGAAGAAGCCTTCTATAACAGTTGCCAGGGCCAAAGTGCGGAACCAGCGAGACACGAATTTTGAAGCCATTGAAGTTGCTGGAACTATCGTCAGATTTTGTGAGACAAAGTTTTGTTACACAAAGTTTTCTTCTGTCAAGTCAATCACGACGGACCCAGTAGAACGCTCAAATATTTATGCCGCTTTGCGCGATGGCGTTAGTTATGACGGTTATTTTTGGGTTGTCATTTAATGTATATCGACACTTGTAAAGATATAATGGAAATTTTACTATAATTAACCAAATGGGCTTCATTTACAGGCTCACTTTTCCATCAAAAAAGAGTTACATTGGGCAAACTATTCGTGACATACATAAACGTTTGGAAGAGCACCAATATGCTAGTAGCAGTTGCGTGGCAGTAAGCAATGCCATCAAAAAGTATGGATGGGAAAAAGTAGAAAAGGAATGGTATGAGGTTCCGGATGAGGACCTTAATTTCTATGAGGAGATGCTGGTGGCCTTGTTGGGAACCCTTTCTCCTGGTGGATATAATCTAAAGGAAGGCGGTGGTAATGGAAAATCAAGTGAAGAAACCAAGAAAAAATTGAGCAACGCAAAGTCCGGTGAAAAGCATCCTATGTATGGGATGACCGGTGAGAAGAGTCATATGTATGGGAAGACTCTGAGTGAGGAAACCAAGCGGAAGATGAGCGAAGCAAAGTCCGGTGAAAAGCATCCCATGTATGGAAAGGAACATACCGAGGAGACCAAGCAAAAAATGAGCGACGCAAATTTTGGAAAAACACACACAGAAGAAGCCAAGCAAAATATGAGCGAAGCAAAATTTGGGGAGAAGTGTTATATGTTTGGAAAGGAACACACCGAGGAGTCTAAGAAAAAAATGAGCGACGCAAAGTCCGGGAGGAAGCATCCTATGTATGGGAAGAAACACACCGAGGAGACCAAGCAAAAAATGAGCGACGCAAAGTTAGGAAAGATGCTGAGTGATGAACACAAGAAAAAATTGAGCAAAGCACGAACCGGTGAGAAGAATCATGCATCCAAGAGAGTGTATCAGTATACTCTTGATGGTATGTATGTTGACTCTTTTGGTTCAATCGAGAAAGCAGCACAGTCTCTTGGAAAGACTAATACGTCTGATATAAGTAGATGTGCTAATCCTAATTGCAAACGCAAATCAGCGTATGGGTTCAAGTGGTCATTCACGGAGTTGTAATCAGTTTCCCGGTGAAATCTTACATTGCTTACTTCCAAGAGCCCCATCGTTCCATGAAAACCCTGTGTCTGTAGATCCCACAGGGCAACTCCATGCGTTACCATCCCAGACCCGTGTGGTAAACGAAGCATCGTCCCCAGTCTTACATTGTTGCTGAGCAGAGTAGTAATCGGAATTTTCCCAAGTTTTTCCCGTGTCGACCTCGGTATCATAGCATTTCCAAATGCCGTTAATCAGCTTTCTCTGACTGAACCCCCTTGCACATTTTTGGTTCCAGTCTCCTGTGTTTACAAGTGAAGTTCCGTTGGGGCAAGACCAACCCCATGTGCCATCTGATGTCGCGCGCCATATTTGAGGGCCATACGCACTGGTAAGGCATTGGCGTGCTTCATCTCCCATGTCTACAGTCCCTTCAGGGCATGCCCACAAATTTTTGTAAAAATTTCTTTGTGTGTACGTAGGCTGGTACGAGTTTGGTGCCACGACATTCTTGGCCGCGTTGAACCCGTCCTTGGCGACCTCACCAACCTTCTTTCCAACATTCTTTACCGTCTTGAAGATGTCTCCAAAACTAAAGTTCTCCTTTTTAGTTGGCTTCTTGAGAAGCATTGTAATCACAATCAAGACAATAACCAGAGCCAGGGCAGACGCAAGGATCATTTGCATATGTGTTAGGCGCATTTTACTTATATTAAATATTTTTATTTAAAGCTTACCACCTAATTGTATGTATGCGTTGTCAAGAGTTTCGAAATGTTTTGAAGCCGATGTACAGAAACCATGAATGTTGCTAACCTTGGATTCGAAAGCGTCAAATGAAGTGAGCAGTCCCTTCGCCAGAAATTTAAGACCTGCCTGAGAAAACTTGCCCGATTTCATTTGCGACTCCATTGGTTTCTTTGGTTTGATGTTGCGCACCGCCATTGGTGTCCTGGTCTCCCTGAGAGATGGTTTGATGTTGTGGATGAACGCCAGGGCATGGAGCAAACTATCAGCCAAGTCATCTTTCTTCTTGGACTTGTCAAAAAGCTCGATGAACTCTTGGTCTTGGTCGGTGGTCTTCAAGTACTCTTTCACGGTTTCCACGGACAGTTCTTGCGTTCATTGTAGTTCCAGTTTGTGATGTCTCGCTGCGGCCACCATTCGGTGGTAGAAGCGTAACTCAGTTTGTGTTTTGGATCGATGCAATACATGCGCCCATCATTGCTTGCTGCATACATTTCAATGTAATGCTGAATTCTGACCGCCCGAGGGTTCTTTGATGGTTGGCGTTCTACTACAACGTCAGTTGACTCCTTTACCCATTCGGAGAACTTTATCTTTTCCAGGCCTTCGTAGATACCCTTGGGGTCCGGACTGATAGAAATGACGTCCCAATGAACAACTTTTCCTTCTGGGGTTATAGCGCATAGAGCAAGGTTCTTGGTTCCGGGATCGATAGCAATCACGGACATTCTGCTTACATCAAATATTCTTTTACAGCGGGATTAACGACGTTGTCATTTGATCCTGGGTTCCAGAAGTCTATAAAGTCACTGTTTTTGTAGTCATTTTTAACACAAACGATACACACAAGATGTCTGAAACAGGAGTTGTCACCATTGAGCAGGAGGAGAAAATCCTGGAGCTTGGGAGAAAGAATATCAGAGGATGGTCTCTTGTGATTCTATCCCTTGCATCTCTTGGAGTTGTGTTTGGAGACATTGGCACATCTCCTTTGTATGTCTTGCCAGCAATATTTGGTGAACTCCGTCACCAACCAACCGAGAACTTCATTCTTGGTGTCTTTTCCACCATTTTTTGGACGATTACACTTATGGTCTTGGTGAAATATGTGTGGTTCACTCTTGCCATTGACGATCATGGAGAAGGAGGTGTGTTTGCTTTGTATTCCATAATTCGCCGAGCAATCACATCCAAACCATCAGACTTTGGTGTGGATACCCAAGAAGAAAAGATTCCCTCCAAGACAAAGGATTTCCTTGAGAACAACAAATGGGCACGCAAGGTGATTATGGGCATTGTTATCACATGTGCTTCTCTAACGATGGCAGATGGCATCCTAACTCCCTCCATCAGTGTCATATCTGCCACCGAGGGTATCCAGTTCCACACTGGGATTTCCCATGATACTGTGATATTTATCACCATTGGTATTCTGGTTGGTTTGTTCTCTATCCAGTTTCTCGGGACGGGTAAGGTTGGTGTTATTTTCGGTCCGACCATGCTTGTTTGGTTTGTGTTTAATTTATCTGTGGGTGTGTACAATGTCACCAAGATGCCCGGTGTGTTCAGGGCCTTTTCGCCGCATTATATGTATTACTTCTGGGAGGAATTTGGGTCTTGGGAGGCATTCAAGCTGTTGGGCGAAGTGTTCCTTGCTATAACTGGTGTAGAGGCTCTGTATGCGGATATGGGGCATCTAAACGCCATGTCTATCAGGATATCATTCTCTGCCATCGTATACCCATCGCTCGTGATGAACTACCTTGGCCAGACAGCGGTTGTGCTGTTGGATTACAACACATCATCTTCTTTGTACTGGTCAAGCATCCCGGCAAAACTTGCGTGGCCTTCTCTTGCCATTGCCGCATCTGCAGCAGTCATTGCTTCCCAAGCTCTCATAACTGGTACTTTCACCATTGTGCAGCAAGCAATGCATGCCAATGTTTTTCCCAGGGTTGCCATTTTCCAGACCAACAAGAAACACGCTGGTCAGATTTACATCCCCGTGGTAAACTTTGCTCTACTTGTTGGGAGTATCTCGGTCGTGCTCATTTTCCAGAGCAGTTCTAAAATTGTGAGCGCATATGGTTTTGCCGTGTCAATTGTGGTGGTCCTAACTCACATCTTTTTTTGCATTGTCTTACATATCCAAGGTAGGAACAAGTTGTTTTCCTTTGTATTCTCCAGTTTCTTCGGTGTTATTTCTATTGCTTTTGCTGCAAGTCTGACAATCAAGATTCCCAAAGGTGCGTGGTTCTCTGCTGCCATTGGAAGTGCTTTGATCTTTGTATCCTTGGTATGGCACAGGGGGCATCGGATGAAGGTGCGGTATATCAAGATCAATCGTCTGTCTGCCCGCCAGGTATTTTCAAAGCCATCTAACAATTCTAAGAATATTGTTTTCTACAATGAGTTGACCGACGGAATTGTGCCTGCATACAATCAGCTTGAAAACCTGATTACAATTTCTGGTACGAACAACATTGTTCTGAGCGTGCGCAAGATGACCATCCCGCGGGTTCGTGAGGATCAACGTTTCTTGATAACTGGCTATGATGGGGTGTATCATGTTGTAGCCAGATACGGATATGCAGAAATAATTGATCACGGCAATTGCTTTGCCCGCAAGCTTTGCCAAGCAGTTAATGCTGAATCATCTGATGTTGTATTTGTGATGGGGAGAACCAAACTGCTAACCACAAATACTTCTTTTTACAATAAGGCCGTCATTGCCATGTATTCTTTGCTGGTAAAGTTGTCCTCTTGGACAACCGACACCTTCAACACTCCTACTAGCAAGCTTATCATATTTGAGGCATCCTATGAAATTTGAACCATGTAATCATTCACCATCATCAGAGTCGGCCAGCATTTTGTCAATCATTCTCTTGGTATTCTCGTCAATTACCTGCGGGGGTTCGTTTGAGAGTTTCTCCTTGAAAAACCCGGTGAAAATGTCAATTGTGTCATTTGCATTCTTGACCATGTTGTTTGCGAGCAACAGATCATTTTCCTTCAGCTTTCTTAGAATGAGAAGTTCATCGCGCACGACATTGATTGAATAGAAAGCAATGATAGAGGGAAGTCTCATTGACTGGATGTTGTCGTATAGTTTTTTTATATCAGTATCTGTGCTGTAGCCAATTTTGGCAATGTTAGATTTGTATGTTTCTGCAACAAAAAATACAATGCCTTCACTCATAACTCACACAGATTTTAAGTATGTTTAAGTTATTTTTGCAACCATGTGAAAAAATAATTGCATAATTATAGACAAATGAATGCCTCTATGAAGACCGTTGTAAAAACAGTTAAGCATCCTGTTGTGTTGGCGCTTCTAGCGGCTGTAATTCTGTATGTCTGTTATGTGGCATTCAAGAAATTCTTCAAAAATGGCGGAAGCAAACTTCCTGATATAATGCAGCCCATCTACAATCCTGAAGACAACAAGCCAATCCAGCTTCCATGGATTCCAGAAGACAACACTCCAACCCAGCTTCCAGCGTGCCCTAGCTGTGCCAAACCGACTCAGCTTCCAGCGTGCCCTGATTGCGCCAAGCCAACCCAGCTTCCTTGGATTCCCGATGACATTTAATCTATGTTCTTAGTATATGGCGCCAGCAAAGAAAGTTTTGTGGGCAAATAATGCAGGAAAACCTTTGACATCCGTAAAACATATCCCTGCCGAGGGCCGCGGCCATCCCGTGACAAAGACTGTGAGACACTCGCCACGTGCTGAAAAGAAAGACATTCCCAAGAAGTATTTCGATGCTCTCAACAGATCCCACGATCGCGTGAAGCGTATCGAGAAGAAGATGGAAGATTTGAAGAAAGAGAGAAATGCTGTTCAGAAGGCTGAAAATGAAATAAAGAAAAAATTTAACAATGAGACCAAGCTCACTCTTAAATTGAGTATGAAAAACAAGATGAACATTTTGAAAAAGGAGAAAAAACTGATAAATCTAAAGACTGAAAATGTGCAAATTAACTTGAATATTGCCAAGAGTAGGTTACGGTCCCAGCGCAAGGCAGGCTAATCTTTTAGTTCCTGCAAGCAAGAGTATCAATACTGTGCCAATCGCAATCATACTGTAAAAATAATGTGTGTTCCTGGCTTCCTGTGTGTTCTTGGCTTCTGTGTCGCTGTCAACTGTTACAAAAATGTCTCCAGACATCTTTTGTAATATTGTATCTTGCGTTTTTACATATATATGAGATTGTTGATATATCATGCTGTGGAACCGGAGACACGAACATAGTCTACTTTCATAATGGCAGGGAAGATGTCATTTGAAGGCACGCCGCCCCAGAAGGACCCGATTGCCGTATTCAGGATGAGGTATGCCGATTTGTTATATGGTGATACAGGGTCCGAGGCGTTGCACCTACCCTCCCAGGTAGACCGTCCAGTTGTAAAAACAGGATTGACACTGTCTACAAAATATGTAATATACTCCTGGTTCCACTCGATGGCATAAGTGACATACTCCAAACAAAACTTGTCATAGTCTGCAGATACACTGTTTCCATGCTTTGAACGACCCAGTCCAGCAGTTTCATTGGCATACCACAGGCCATATGTAGTATATGTGCAGTCAGGCGTCTCGAACAAGTCAATTTCCATATCACATACATAGTCTGTTGTGAGCATCCAGAAAGCTCCGACAACCCCAGGTCCACGGGGCGCCTTCAGCCGTGCCTCGATACGAATGGTGTTCCAGACAGTGCCATTAAGTTCCATGCCAGGATACCACTGACCTCCCCTGCCCTTGGTGTTTATACGTGCTGATGTATAGTATGTTTCGTTGTAGTTGGGGTATGACTCATTATACACAACCTTACCAGGGTTATCTGCGATGATGTGAAGGGAACCGTTTGCCACGGTCACAGTAGTTGGCGAGTCAATGTAATGCTGGATTTGCCTGTTTCCACCATAATAATCTACCACATCAGGCTGTACGTGCCACTTTTCGCGATCAAGTTCCACTCCGTTAAACTCATCCCACCACAGGGGTGTAAATCCTTCCTTTGGCTCGAAGGGGGTGGGGTCAGAGAGAATGGGGCCCGATGGCTGTGGGGGCATCGGTGTAGGCCTGCTCAACAGAATGCCGAGTGGTATGGCAATAGCAATAGAAATCAAAAGAACTATTCCTACTGCCAGAATATTGTACATCAACTTCCTACTTTTCAGAACAACCGGATTCATCGGAAGTGTGTTTTCAACACGATCGGCATTTGCCTCCAAGTCTACCGTTTGAAATGCGGGAGAAGCCATGTTTGAGGTGAGAGAATTTAATTATCTCGCCAGATGTGTCTATTTATGCTTCTTGGCAATACCAGGGTCAAATAATACTTTGGTTCTGTTTTGTCTTTTGACCCTGGTACTTCTAAAGAACATATAAGCATATTTTTGTACAATCTTGGTAAATACACAACAACATGACTTCCTGGCGCACAATTGTCAGTGCCAATCTGTTTGCAGTTGGAGGGGCTCTTCTAATGTTAGCCCCTGCAATTGCGGGATATGTCTTTCAATGGAACATTGGGGTGTCTGCAGTATGGGGCATTAGTGTCTATGGTGTTTTTGTTCTTGGTTTCTACATTGCGCAAATTGTGTTCTCTGAATTCAACAGAATGCGGCTGGTCGATTGGATTTCTCTCCGACCAGATAATTGGAACGCCACCCGGGTGGCAGTCATAATTGCTGGCTATCGCGAGGACCCTTTTATGTTTAAAAAGTGCCTGGAGAGCGTGCGCGACTCTGAGTATGGCAACATCGCCAGGCTCATCTGTGTCATCGATGGTGATGAGGAGGAAGACTTGAAGATGGCTGAAATCTACAAGCAGGTCTATAATGATAATGTGAAAATGCCGGGTGTTGTTTTGTGCGAGAACGAGAACAAGAATGGTTCCACGATCGACCCCGATTTTTCTAAAAACATCTGTATCCTCCAGCCCCATCGTGGTAAGCGGGAGAGTCTTTACACAGGTTTTCAGATGGCTGGGATGGACCCGAGTGTTCACGCTGTCGTCCTGATTGATAGCGACACCATTCTTGAAAAGAATGCCATCCTAGAAGTCGTGTATCCTCTGTCTTGCGACCCCAACACCAAGGCGGTGGCAGGCGAGTGCAAGATTTGGAATACCAATACCCTTCTCAGCATGCTTGTATCGTGGCGCTATTTCTCTGCTTTCAACATTGAGCGTGGTGCCCAGTCTCTGTGGAAGACCGTTCAGTGCGTCGGCGGCCCCCTTGGTGCCTACACCATTGACATCATCAATGAGATCAAGGACCCGTGGATCACTCAGACTTTCCTGGGCAACAAGTGCACATATGGAGATGATCGCCGCCTCACCAATGAGGTTTTGATGCGTGGTAAGAAGATCGTGTACACGCCATTTGCTGTTGGTTGGAGCGACTCACCAACGAATGTTATGCGGTACATTGTGCAGCAAACTCGTTGGTCTAAGAGTTGGTGCCGCGAGATCTGGTATACTCTTGGCTCTGCTTGGAAGCATGGTTTTAGTGGCATCTACCTGGCCTTTGAGTGTATGTATCAGATCATGTATTTCTTCATTGTCATGTATCTTTTCTCATACATTGCCATCAAGGCCGACATCCGTGCCCAGGCAGCAACTGTGCTCGTTTCTACGCTGGTGGCCGTCATCAAGTCCTCTTATCTCGCTCTGCGTGCCAAGAACCTCAAAGCTCTTTACTTCGTTTTGTATACCTATGTTTATTTCTTCTGCATGATTCCTGCTCGCATCACAGCAATGTTCACCATGTTTGACATTGCTTGGGGCACTCGTGGCGGCGACGCCAAGATGACCATTGGTGCTCGCGTTTGGTTGTGGGCTAAGCAGTTCCTCATCACATACATGTGGTGGGCTGGTGTGCTGGCCGCGGGTGTTTACAGCATTGTTGATAATTGGTATTTCAATTGGGCCGATATTCAATATCGTTTTGCCCTTGTTGGTATTTGCTCATATTTGGGTTTTGTTTCTATCATGTTGGTGTTCTATCTCATCGGCAAGATTACCACTTGGAATTACACTCCGCTGCAGAAAGAACTTATCAAGGAACGCCTGCATGCTGCCAATGCCACCAAAGTTTAATGCTTGATTATCACACCATGTAAACAATTATCAAATACACAAGAGACATCAATCAGGATAACGTGAAATCAGGATAATAGGATATCAAATCTTGCATTTCACGCACAAGTGTCATTTGACCCTGGATAAGAAAAGTCTATATAAAGCTTAAAAAAAAGCATTTCCATACCAACCAACAAACAAACAACAATGATCTCCACTGAACGCTCCAGCATTGTCGTCAATGGCACGACCATCAAGCTCCACAAAGTCACCGGCAATGCATCTGTTGATGTGATCGCCGAGATGAAGCGTTTGTCAATGGACGACCACCCAAGGAACCGTCTCCCTGGTCCAAACCCCGTCAGCCTTGAGCGCTCCGAGATGTACAAGCTGAAGTCGGGTTATGTGGTGGCCGAGAAGACCGATGGTATTCGTTTTATGCTGTGCTGCATGCGCCTGTATGACATCAAGCTATGTGTCATCATTGACCGCGCGATGACTGTTTATCTCCTGCCCCTCCAGTGTATCCCACGTGTGCTTTTCCAGGGGAGCATTTTTGACGGCGAGATTACAGTGGACAAGTCCGGGACCCCGGTCTTTGTTTTCTTTGATGCCGTTGTCGTGTCTGGGATCACGGTGTCTCAGCTGCCTTTGGATGGTCGTATCATTGCGATGCAGCGGTCGATGAAGTCTTTCCGCGCACACCCCAATGACCCCGTTAAAATTATGTTCAAGAAGTGGATCCCCCTGGATGCTCCCGACGTCCGCGAGCGTCTTGCCAAGACAGAGTCTACATATCACTGCGACGGTGTTGTTCTGGTTCCTGTGGCTGACCCTGTGGTATACGGCAGGCACTTTCATTTTTACAAGCTGAAGCCCGAAGGCACCCACACTGTGGACTTCATCATTCTGGATGGTCGCGGAACCATCGGGATCTACGACCCTGAAATTGGCAAAAATTGCCCCGTGGGCAAAATCAACATGTCCAAGAAGCTGTTTCTGGTTGGAACGATTGTGGAGTGTGCGTACGAGAATGGCAATTGGAATGCTCTGCATGACCGGCCAGATAAGCTGCAGGCTAATGATATGCTGACTTTCAAGAAGACCCGTGCCAACATTGATGAGAATATCAAGTTTGAGGAAATAATTAAATTTGTGCGCCCGTAATTACATGTAATCAATCACAAATCAGAAATCATTGAACAGGTGCTCAGCAGAATCATTGCGGACAATTGTGTGCGGGCAATCGTTTGAGACAAGACCAAGTTGCACAGCACGGCTCCGGAGCCGAGTGAACTCCATGTCACAGTTGTAATAATATTGGAACTTGACTTCATGGCCTGCAAATGTGGCAAGTAGCTTTTCCTCAGACTCATACCACTTGCCAAACGAAGAGGTCTTTCCACTCTTGGAAAAGTAAATGAGACCCCCAGCCCCCTCATACTCAGACTTGAATTCAGTTGCTTGGCAAAGCTTGTGGTTGTGGAACCCTGCGTATTCCTTGTTCTTGGTGCTGTACCCACAGTGGCACTTGTAATACGAAGTCATTGTGTATATGTTATGGTTACATGAGTTTCTTAAAACATCAAAAGTGTCGATATATCAGTTAGTTTTCTTGAACAGCAACATGATTGCATCTCGTTGGATGAGCGCATTGATGTCTGTAATGCTTGTAACTTTTTCATCATCAAACAGATTCCAACCAGAGGGTCCCTTGGCAAGAGTCACCCAATGAGAGTTGTTCACGTGAAGAAGGATGGAAAAGAGATCATAGTTTGCAGACTCAAGTTGCAGGGTAGTATTGTAATCAACAAAACTTCTTTCCTCGCTCCTCTGAAAGATTACTGGGAGAATTAAAGGAAACTTTGTGACATTCCTGACGATACCAGTGTCTGGGTCATTCAAAAACTCGCCAATACCCTTTTCAATGGTGGAGTGTTGGCCTGACACCGTGATGCCTGTGAAATGATTGAATGTTGTAGACCCATCAGAGAGTTGTTGTTTTGCCTGACCGAGGAAAATATCCGAGATGAAAGTGGGTGCAAAATCGCCAGTGTAGGACAACCACTCCTCGGTGTCACATGTGTCTGGCAGTGGGGCGGGCGGTTTAGGAACAAAAGCCATTTCGAGAGTTTCGATTATCTTCAAGAAACATTCTGTGGCGTCATATTGTTTCTTCCCGGCAAAGTTGCGGTTTATCTTGGTGAATATTTCCAACAGTGCTGAAATATCTGCAGAGTTCTCGTGCTCAAAGGAATCCCAATAGGTCTTAGTAAGCTTTGACAGTTCGTCTGCAAATGTTGCTGCATTTTTCCTCTTTGTGAATAGCATCTTCTGGTAAATACTCTCTCGCATTATGTTTGCCAGCTGTGGAACATGCAGGATTGCCTGGATAGCCGCGTTGAACCAGCAACGGTTTGAGGTGTTGATAAAGGTGAGCATTCTTTCTTACACATGATAATTTTAGTTAAGTTATTACAAGATGCGACGATATCAGAACTCGATATTATAGGTTTTAGACAGGTCCTTTGCTCCTGAAGAAATAGATGAGTGGCAGATCTGCATGACATCAGCAATCTCACGCATGTCAAGAGGAACGTCGCTGCGAAAAACGTTAATCATGATGAGCGAAGCAATGATCGTCCGTGGCTTGCGTCCAGAGTCGAAGATACCCGTGTGCTGGTCTGCCATGTTGAGGACCAACTTACGAAGTGTCTTCTTGTGCTCCTCTGAGATGCTGAACTTGGCAATAGTTGCCGAAATCAGAGCATCATGAGGGTTGTTCTTTTCAACGAGATGCTCGCCAATATACTGGCGGAAAGTCTTGACTGCAAAGTTGAGGTTCTTGATTTCAACTGAGCACACTGTGTGGAATGACCGAAGTTCCCGTTTTGCGTGGTTGAGGCTGCATGCAAAGTAAACCGCGACTGCATAGCAGGCATACCTCTTCTTTCCACATATCTTTACCTTTTCACGCAGCATTGAAGAAAGTTCAATCGCCGTATCCCTGATGACATTAGGGGATGGGATGTGGAAAGCATCGCAAATGGTGTGAATTGTTTTCTTCATTTCGCTTGACTCCACATCTGCGGAAGTCATCGTGGTTTTCTGAATTTTGTTTGTGAGCGCGTTATTGGTCTGGATAACAACTCCGGAGAAAGAGGATGCATATGAAATGTCAGTCCCGTTCTCATCATAGCCATACTCTGGCGACTCGTCGAGCACGCTTTCCAACACTACACCACAGGCAGCGCAAATTTCAGTGCCCATTTGCGAGTCATAAATGATAGTTGGCACCTCGCAGAAGCAGCCATTTGCCGATGTGTCAGCGGGGCGGTTATAGAGGAACATTTTGATTGTTTGATTGTTTGATAGACGAAAGACACAAACCTTCCTATTTATATATTTATGATTTCCTGGGTCAAATGACATTTAATCTTCTAGGCGTTCCGCGGCAATCTTCCTAATATCTTTTTCGATTTGGTGGATTTCAGATCTGCTCATGAAATTATGTGGCACCTTTCCACGTACAAATTCATCGAGAAAGTATGGGGCACTTGCATCTGCTGTACGGCACCACCAACTGCCTCGGACATTTGGAAATCCGAAGATGCTTGCATATTCAAGGAACCGTTCCTTCTCCGCACCTGGCTGGGCATCATATGTTATTTCAAGAATGCGCCTGACGGGACCGTGCTTCTTCACCCATGCAGCCGAACTGGGACTGAGCTCTATATGAGCAAGTAGCCGGGAGTAGATGTTATCGGTATCGCCGACATAAATTTTATCGTTCTTGCCTCCATTTTCAAGGAGGAGAACATATGTAAAATATCTGGAACCATTCTGATTGTAAGACCGTCCTGCTTTCTTGAACTCATTTCCCACGTGGATTTGAGAAAGGGCAGCTTCGCGCAGGCGTTGGAGGAGATCGTTGTTCATTGGTATGAGTGATATCAATGAAGCACCTTTTTCTTTAAGTTATTTATTTAAGCCTTGGGTGTGAAAAGTTTTTTAACATACACCTTTTTGGGACCATTCATCACATGTGTGCGTCCTTTGGAATTCTTAAATACTTTCCTCTTTTTGGCATCAACCTTGCCAGTGTTTATCTTTGGACTCTTTTTGTCTTCCTTGATAACTTTAACTTCCTTAACTTCCTTAATATCTCCCTGTGGAGTGAACAATTTCTTAACATACACTTTCTTATTTGCTTGCTTCACATACGTACGCCCCTTGGAGTTTTTAAACACTTTACGTTTCTTAGCATCTATCTTGCCCGTATCGATCATCGGGCTTGTAAGATGCTTCTGATCAGCAATCTTTGGCGTGAATAGTTTCTTTACATACACCTTCTTTCCATTTTGCTCCACATACGTGCGCCCCATTATGTCCCGGAACACTTTCCGACCTTTGGAATTAACTTTGTCAAGGGATGTCGCGTTTGGAGCAGGTTCCTTCTTTGAAACAGGAGCTGGGGGTGGAGTGCGTTCCTTCAATGAAATTGGCACAGTTGCCTTCGAGTATGGACTTGGACTTGGGGTTCGTTCCTTCAATGAAATTGGCACAGTTGCCTTTGAGTATGGACTTGGACTTGGGGTTCGTTCCTTCTTTGAAACAGGAGCTGGTGATCTTTTAGATACAGGAGTAGGACTTCTGGCAGATTTGGCACTTGCATAACTAGAGGGAGATTCTTCATCTTCTTCATCTGCCCAGTATTTACCATTGCGAGGTTTCCACGGAGTTTTCTTCTTCACTGGTGTAACTCTGATTTCTCCACTCTCAAGGCTATTTGTTGGACTCATTTTTACATCTTTGATGGCTATGCCCCACTTGTCAGAACGCAGTTGTGGCAGCTTTGCTCTGTCATCTGCTGGGATCTGATTCCACAGAGTCTGGAGAACTTTGTAATCTGGGTTGTACCAGGGGAAACTACGCTGCTTGATGATTCTGTTAGAATAATCTACCAGAGTTTGCTTGCCATTGATTTGTTTCTCCGTCCATATCTCAGCAAATGACCTGTTTGACCCCTCTGACACCATGTCAGATACATCCTTGCCAATTTGAGCAGGGAAGTTGTCTGGCATTCTTATCGCAAAGCCAAAGTCAATCAATTTTGCCCTTCCTGTAGAAGAATCTATCATAATGTTTTCGCGGTGCAAATCGCCATGTACATAACCCGCAAGCCATAGAGAACACACAATTTGCTCCACGTTCACATAAAGTCTTGCCATATATGACTTGTTTGGCAACATGGTTAAGAACTTAGCAAGGCTGACTGTTCCGGCCGGGTCCATCACGGTTATCGCAGTGTGCTGTGCTAATTTCCCCCCTTTGATAATATAACTCAGGTAGAATTTTGGAACATTATCTGATATGCATGCTGGCTTTGTAGCACCAGGGATTCTGGCACACGATGGTGCGTCGGTGAGATTCTTGTGAACCGTGTTTTCACGGATTGCTTCGGATATGAAGCGCCCGTCGTTCATCCGTCCTTGCTGCTTCACTTCTTTGATTATGACTATCGAGCCAACTTTGGGGAACTCATAGAACACCTTCCCACCGCCATACTGCATGCCTTCTTTCAACTTGCTGATGAGTTGTGGAGTAACCTTTGCTGCATATACCTTCCCATTAACTCCACCTCCAATGCGTTTTCCATACTTTGAAACTACAAACGTTAGGTCATCTCTTGTTGTCTTTGTCTTACGTGCAAAATTCTCTCCAGGGATTGGCAGATTCTCTCTTGGACTGAGACGTCCTTTTGGCAATGCATGACTCTCTAAACCACCTGCCAGTTTCGGTGACATCTTGTATGGGGACGTTTTTACAGGATGCGTCTTCATTTATCTTAACCGAACATTATTTATATCGACACATGATAATATGTAATGCAACTAAACCACTGTATGTGAATGACAATTTGCAAACACCCAGAGTGTAAGAAAAATGCATTATACAATACTGGAGGTTCAAAAGCCAAGTGGTGTAAAGAACACAAGACGCTGGAGATGATTAATGTAAAAAACAAGAGATGTCCTTGTGGGAAAAATCCGATATATAATCTTCCTGGAGAAAACATTGGAATTTGTTGCAAGGACTGCAAGACTGATGAGATGGTTGATGTTAAGAACAAGAAATGTCCATGCGGGAAGCAACCGGTATATAATCTTCCAGGAGAACTTGCTGGTGTGTATTGCAAGGACTGCAAGACTGATGAGATGGTTGATGTTAAGAACAAGAAATGCGCCTGCAGAAAGCGACCGGTGTATAATCTTCCTGGAGAACTCACTGGGATTTGTTGTTCAGAGTGCAAGACTCCGGGGATGTTTGATGTTGTTAGCAAAAGATGTCCATGTGGAAAGCAACCAATGTTTAATATTCCAGGAGAATCTATTGGTATATGTTGCAAAGAGTGCAAGACATCAGAGATGATTAATGTTAGAGGTAAGAGATGCCCTGGATATAATGGTGAGAAATGCCCAGTAGGATATCGTCTCGTTTCTGGATGCAAGTATTGTCTCTCTTGCGACCCGGATGACTCACGACGGGATAAGTTCAAGAAATACGAGAATGCATTCTTTAAATATGTCAAAGGAAAGATTGATGTTAAACGCAGGGAATTTGTCGTCAAATATGACCCCCAAGAGACGTCCAAAAAATGGGCGCGTATGGATGGCATTGTGTTTGGCAATGGTATCATTGTGTGCTTGGAAGTCGATGAGAATGGACACGAAATTTATGAGTGCGACAAGACTCGAATGCACATGGTTACCGCCGAGCTTCTCAAGAAGTACCCACATACTGACGTGTGTTGGGTTCGCGTGAATCCCACCACGAAACACAAGAACCCTTGGGGCGTCGCTGCCAAACGAGTTCGTGCTGAACGATTTGATGCTGTTATCAAAGCCGTGAACAATGTTTTGAAGAATAAGACAACTGATATTATTTACATAGGTTTTGATGTTTAGGCACGAAAGCACTTTGTGATAGACTTGATTACCATTGAATAAAAGCTTGACTTTTCTATGCTTGAGTTTGCCGTGTCTTCTGTATCACCATCGCCAGATGTGATAGTTGCGTCTGCCGGGTGGTAATTTGATACAGAAGCAAGGAAGTCTTTAATATCATAAGAGTCCGACCGATAAAACGGAGCAGATGACTTCTTGGGCGCATCGGGAACCATGATGTCAATGGGGTGGGAGCGGGGAGGAGTGTTCATCTTGAACAGTAAGCAACTTGTTGGCATTCATATATACTTGTCAAAACCTGGGTCAAATGACAAGTATATCGACATAATCAACTTAAAATAATCTGCGCAGTGTTTATCATAGATATGGCTTCTCTCTTTGTGGTCACCCAAATTACAAACACCAAAAACATGGCAGGAATCCCTCATAATCACGCAATTGCTAACATTGACGGAGCCGCCATCTTCGGGTTCAGAAAGCTTCCTCTTGCAGCAAAATTTGCAAAGGCAATAGATCACCGCATTATTACAAACGCTGAGTATGTTTTCTGCGAAGACCTTGTAGAGCCATTTTCCAACTTGTCAAGGGGTCAGGTTCTCAGTTTCAAGTATCCCTATGCAATCACCAGGGATGTCAGGTTTGACAACGTAATCATTGGTCGTGTAAAAGAGAGCGAACTGGTGGCTTATTGTTCTGCTCTGCAAGTTTCCACCGTGATGCTAAACGAGACATCTGATAGACTGTATGTAGAGGACATTCTCAGCCCTGCTCGTTCCCTGCAGTATAGCGCAGGGTTCCTAGACTATCTCTACAACATTGAAGAAAGTGACCTTGAATAATTAAATATTGCGTAAACTTAAACAAAAACATGGTGGTAGAACTCATTAAACTGAAATCAGGTCCAAAGAAATTCAAGGCAGTGTTCTTGGATGACAAGACAAAGAAAAAAGTGAAAACGGTTTACTTTGGCGCCAGAGGATATGAAGACTATACCATACACAAGGATCCTGCGCGCATGAAAAAGTATGTAATCAGACATCAGAAAAGAGAAGACTGGACGAGAGCCGGGAAGTACACGCCGGGGTTCTGGAGCAAACATTTGCTATGGAGCAAACCTTCTTTTACAGATGCTTTGAAGTTGACGCAGTCTAAAGTCGGAGAGAGAATTGTATATAAAAAATAAAAAAACATATTATCTAATCTTAAAGGAAAGTACCATGAGTTATTTTCTAACTCCATGGAATAATAATTTTGATGAGATATATGCTTCTGGAAACATTATTACAGAACAATATTTTGTTGGAAACGGAGCTTTTCTAACTGGCGCGACTTTTACTCCACCATCAGTTTCATCATCTGACATCCGCGGTAACATCATTGGGTCGTATGCCAACGTCTCAAATATTATTGCAAATGTAGGAGGCAACATTGCTAATGTTCGCTTCACAGTGGATGGAAATGTTACAACGTCCGCATACGTAAGAGCAGGGTTCTTTGTTGGCGACGGTAGTGGACTTACGGGCATCACTTCTACACCAGCAGCAATTTCAACCACCGATGTTCGTGGCAATATCATCGGGTCGTATGCAAACGTTTCTAACATTATTGCAAACGTCGGGGGCAACATTGCTAATGTTCGCTTCACAGTGGATGGAAATGTTACAACGTCCGCATATGTAAGAGCAGGGTTCTTTGTGGGAGATGGCAGTGGGCTCACGGGTATCACATCTACTCTGCCAGCAATTGCTTCTACTGATGTTCGCGGTAACATCATCGGGTCGTACGCAAACGTTTCTAACATTATCTCCAATGTCGGGGGCAACATCGGCAATGTGGTGTTCCTTGGAGGTAATGTCGCAGCCAGCGGACAGATCAATGTCCTTGGCAACGTGGTGTCGTCCTTCATGATTGGCGACAACAGAGGCAACATCATCGGGTCGTATGCCAATGTCTCTAACATTATCTCAAACGTCGGGGGCAACATCGGCAACGTGGTGTTCCTCGGGGGTAATGTCGCGGCCAGCGGGCAGATCAATGTCCGTGGCAATGTGGTATCGTCCTTCATGATTGGCGACAACAGAGGCAACATCATTGGTTCATATGCGAATGTCTCTAACATTATCTCAAACGTCGGGGGCAACATCGGCAACGTGGTGTTCCTCGGGGGTAATGTCGCGGCCAGCGGGCAGATCAATGTCCTTGGCAACGTGGTGTCATCCTTCATGATTGGCGACAACAGAGGCAACATCATTGGTTCATATGCCAATGTCTCTAACATTATCTCAAACGTCGGGGGCAACATCGGCAACGTGGTGTTCCTTGGGGGTAATATCGCAGCCAGCGGACAGATCAATGTCCTTGGCAACGTGGTGTCATCCTTCATGATTGGCGACAACAGAGGCAACATCATCGGGTCGTATGCGAATGTCTCTAACATTATTTCAAACGTCGGGGGCAACATTGCTAACGTTCGCTTCACAATGGATGGAAACGTCACGACGTCCGCATACGTAAGAGCAGGGTTCTTTGTGGGAGACGGTAGTGGACTTACGGGTATCACTTCCACACCAGCAGCAATTGCTTCCATCGATGTTCGTGGCAACATCATCGGGTCGTATGCCAATGTCTCAAATATTATTGCAAACGTCGGAGGCAACATTGCTAATGTTCGCTTCACAGTGGATGGAAACGTAACGACGTCCGCATACATAAACGCAGGGTTCTTTGTGGGAGACGGTAGTGGACTTACGGGCATCACTTCTACACCAGCAGCAATTGCATCCATCGATGTTCGTGGCAACATCATCGGGTCGTACGCCAATGTATCTAACATTATTGCAAATGTCGGGGGCAACATTGCTAATGTTCGCTTCACAGTGGATGGAAATGTTACAACATCCGCATATGTAAGAGCAGGGTTCTTTGTGGGAGACGGTAGTGGACTTACGGGTATCACATCTACTCTGCCAGCAATTGCTTCTACTGATGTTCGCGGAAACATCATTGGTTCATATGCCAATGTCTCTAACATTATTTCAAACGTTGGAGGCAACATTGGCAACGTGGTGTTCCTTGGGGGTAATGTCGCGGCCAGCGGACAGATCAATGTCCTTGGCAATGTGGTATCGTCCTTCATGATTGGCGACAACAGAGGCAACATCATCGGGTCATATGCCAATGTCTCTAACATTATTGCAAACGTCGGGGGCAACATTGGCAACGTGGTGTTCCTTGGGGGTAATGTCGCGGCCAGCGGACAGATCAATGTCCTTGGCAATGTGGTATCGTCCTTCATGATTGGTGACAACAGAGGCAACATCATCGGGTCGTATGCCAATGTCTCTAACATTATCTCAAACGTTGGGGGCAACATTGGCAATGTGGTGTTCCTCGGGGGTAATGTCGCAGCCAGTGGTCAGATCAATGTCCGTGGCAATGTGGTATCGTCCTTCATGATTGGCGACAACAGAGGCAACATCGTTGGGTCGTATGCAAATGTTTCTAACATTATTGCAAATGTAGGGGGCAACATTGCTAATGTCCTCTTTGCGATGGACGGAAATGTTACAACATCCGCATACATAAGAGCAGGGTTCTTTGTTGGTGATGGTAGTGGGCTCACGGGTATCACATCTACTCTGCCAGCAATTGCTTCCACTGACGTCCGCGGTAACATCATCGGGTCGTACGCAAATGTTTCTAACATTATTTCAAATGTCGGGGGCAATATTGCTAATGTTCGCTTTACGACTGATGGAAACGTCACGACATCCGCGTACATAAGAGCAGGGTTCTTTGTGGGAGATGGTAGCGGGCTCACGGGTGTCACCTCTACTCTGCCAGCAATTTCAACCACCGATGTTCGTGGCAATATCATTGGGTCGTACGCAAATGTCTCTAACATTATCTCAAATGTTGGGGGCAACATTGCTAATGTGGTGTTCCTCGGTGGTAATGTCGCAGTCAGTGGACAGATCAATGTCCTTGGCAACGTGGTGTCATCCTTCATGATTGGAGACAACAGGGGTAATATCATAGGGTCGTATGCCAATGTCTCAAATATTATTTCAAATGTCGGAGGCAACATCGGCAACGTGATGTTCCTCGGGGGTAATGTTGCAGCCAGCGGACAGATCAATGTCCTTGGCAATGTGGTATCGTCCTTCATGATTGGTGACAACAGAGGTAACATTATTGGGTCGTACGCAAATGTCTCTAACATTATCTCAAACGTTGGAGGCAACATTGGCAACGTGGTGTTCCTCGGGGGTAATGTTGCGGTCAGTGGTCAAATAAATGTCCGTGGCAATGTGGTATCGTCCTTCATGATTGGCGACATTCGTGGCAACGTCATTGGTTCGTATGCAAATGTCTCGAATGTTTTTGCCAATGTGAGCATCAATGTATTTGATGACGTTGGAAGTTTATCAACCACAGCAAATTTGTTTAATAGCGTGTCAATCTCGGCAGTTGTACCAAATGGATGGAAACATATGTCTTGCGTGACACGTGGAAATACGGTGTTCCAACTTACGGGCGATGGTTCTGTTGCATCCAATGTGTCATCTAACGTTAATTTGATGAATCTGTATTCGACAAACGTGGGATATCAGAGCGTGATGCTTCAATTGCTCACAAATCGTGCACAAAATCCTAATTATTCTTTCATAGAATGTGACAACAGTGATGGTGCCACGATAATAGCACCATTTTCCGTGAATGGCCAAGGAAATGTAGACAGTACATCAAGTATCAGCGTGTTGGATGGGACAACTGGTGCCATTAGATGGAGGGCGGCAAACACTGGTACTATGCGAGCAAATGTATCTCTGAACACGTTCAATTTAATGAACTTACATTCCATAGGAGCAACATTTTCATCTACAATTGTAAATCTTCAAACCACCAGAACCACCAGCAGTGCATTTGATTTCATAGATTGCTTAACAAATGATGGTGCTACACCAGTGTTTATTGTGAACGGCGTTGGTAATGTCACTGCGAATGGGGCGTTGACTGTGGACACGGCAAGTTCATATGGCGCTGCACCACTTGCCAACAACATCAATTCGGTATCGACTTCAGGGACGACATCTGGTCACGGACACATTTCTTGTGTCACTCGAGGGAACACGGTGTTCCGAGTGGACGTCTCTGGAACGATTACCGCTAATGTTCCGCAAAATAGAGAAGTTGCAAATCTGTATTCTACCGCTGGTAGTCTTACATCGTCAGTGTTATCTCTTCAGACGATCCGTGGTAACAGCACAGCATTTAACTTTATCAGGTGTGCTGCAAATGATGGCGCCGATCCGACATTAGCCATTAATGGTTTGGGAGGTATAAGAGCCACGACTGCGGTCGGATCTGGCATAGACGATATCCATAGATTTACAAACACGAATAACGCATTCAGGGGAGCACTGACTAGAATGAACTTGAACGGTCCAGGATATACGGGTATGCAGTTTATTACTTGCACTAATGATAGTACAAGTAACGTGTTCAGAGTCAGAGGTGATGGAGTTGTGTATGGAACAGGAGCATATAATTCGTCTGGTGCAGATTATGCAGAAATGTTCGAGTGGGAAGATGGAAATCCTATGTCTGAAGATAGACGATGCAAGACGGTTACATTACTAGATGGTGGAAAAATTAGATTATCCAGGCCTGAAGATGATTCAATGGAGATATTTGGCATTGTATCAGCACGTCCAACAATTGTCGGAGATGCAGCTTGGGATGAATGGTCCGGAAAATACATCAGAAACAAGTTTGGTGATAAGACAATATTAAATCCAGAATATGACCCTAATTCTGGATATATTTCAAGAGAAGAACGCAAAGAATGGGATCCTATTGGTCTTGTCGGAAAGCTTCGTGTTCTTCCTGACCAGAAAGTTAACCCTTCTTGGCGCTTCATGAGAAACATAACAAGTGATGATGGCGTAGTCCATGAGTATCTTCTCACGAGCGGAGTGAACTTGGGTGTAATGACGGAACTAAATTCTCTTAAAAGCGAACTTTCAACAATCAAAGCACATCTGGGGATTTAAATGTGTAGTTATTAAAAATGAACAATTCCATACCAACGGGCACTGTGAACGCCAAGAAACGACCAGTGTTTAAGGACTCAAAAGGAAGAACATTTGTAAAAGAAGGTTCTAAGAAGGTGTATGTGAAGAAATTGTTCATGCCGACAACTAACATTGCAAAAAGTCCTATGATTGAAACGGGCAAAATAGATGCCAAGAAACGCAAGGTGTTCAAGAATTCCAAGGGACGTACATATGTAAAAGAAGGTTCTAAAAAGGTATATGTGAAGAAACTTTTTACTCCAGAGAGGCCCGTTACTCCTGTGATTTTGAAAAGTCCAGTTGCGGATACCGGTAAGATAAACTCAAAGGAACGCAGGGTTCTAAAAGACACAAAAGGGAGAACATATGTGAAGGAAGGAGACAAAAAGGTATATGTTAAAAAGTTATTCACGCCAAAGATAAATAGGATTGCACCAGTGGTCCGTGATGAGTCAAGAACACTCAAGACCAAAGAGCCAAGAAAACTTTTGGTCTTTACAAAGAAAGTTGCGACGATACCCGCTGTAGATTGGAGGTCGACGCTTCCAGAGAAGTTCTTATGCGCGTCTCGTGGTCTCAGACAAAAAACAAGTACTTGCTGGTTCAACAGCGCGCTTAACGGACTTGTGCTATCGTCAGCATCGTCCAAGTTGCTTCTCGAAGATATGCGGAAGAATCTTAGTAAAGAAGAAATACGAGAATTGTCCGACATGAAGGTATCTGATGTCTGTCCAAAGGAACTCTCCAAGAAATTTGTGTACGCCTATGCTCTCAAGATTCACGATGAGTTTTTACAGAACAAGAACAAAAATGAGTCAAAGAACCTCGTCGACAAGATGTTCACTCCAAAAGCCCTTCCCACTCCCGTAGCACAAGGCGAAAAAGGATATTACGCAATAGATGCCATTCACCAATTGCTGAGACGCGTCTTTCCTAACAAGGGAAGAGCCACGATAGGTATGCTCGAAGAAGCAAAACGTATTTCGAACGACACTGAGTTTCTTGTATACGACACGGTTATCACAAAACTTCACGACATCCCCCCTACGATTGCAGGAAAATTCAGACTATCGCACATATCGTACATTGTGAATCTTGAAAGAACGGGTGAATTCCACGCAGTAACTGCATATATTTGCGGAAGGCAAAAAAGCATCTATGACTCGAATAGAATGGGTCGCTTAGATATAAATTGGGAGGTTGCAAGAAACAGGAAATCAATACTCCAGTATTCTGGAGCACGGAAATTGCATAGCATTGCGTACGCGTTGTACATCAAGGAATGATTACTGCTTCCAGCGACTTCCACACGTATGGCACTTTGCAAATACGGTCATAGGCTCATCCGCGCTGCGGGTCTGCATCTCATAATAGCTTGTCTTGCGGCTCTTGCATTTACCACACGTCAACATCCCATCTGGCATGTTCTCAGGATCCATGCTCGAGGCATCAGAAAACCTCAGTGTTTTTCGTGCTGCTGCCTCGAAAGCATCCGTCCATTTATCAGAACAAATTTCCCACGGTTTTGCATTGACAAACCACCTGATGGAGCAGTCTCCAGTTTTCATCTTGTCCATCAAATCGGGTCTTAGTTTCAGATTGTACCGCACGCCAAGAATCTTTTGAGTGTAGGCGTTCCTAAATGCCAAGTTGTCCCAGTTGAGTGCCTGATCTTTATTTGTGCAAAAGTCTACCGCGTGGTTCCAAGTTGCCTTCTCAAGAAAGTTGGAAATTTTCATATCTTGAACCAAGATATCTATCATGTTTCTTGCCTTCTCCCTGATGTCTTCGGGGGCACTTACAGGTTTATAAACTGGTTTGGGAGCCATGACTACTTTAAGTAGTCTGCTTTTTTATTAATCTCACTTTTGTCGATATAGTTGTATATCGACAAATGCCATAGCGCACATAATTAAAATGATTGCGTAAGTAAATGAGTAAAAAGATTCTTCCGCTATCAGGTTCCGAGGAAAACTTTACAGACTTTGTTTATGGAAGTAGCCGTTGGGGCAAGAAGAACAACAATTGCTATGCCTTTGCTCTTGACTGGTTTCGCGCAGGAGGACAAAACAAACTGCAACCAGGGCAGTTATCAAAAACCCTAAAATCTGATGATGACCTTACTGACCCAAAAACACTCAAGGCTCGCGTGATTGCCGATCTTGCCACAAAGAAGGACGGGGGGTACATTTCTTCACCCTGTGTAAAATGCAAGGAAGGGTATTACAAAGTGATGGCTGTCGTTGATAAAGGCGTGGATTATCATTGGTATAGACAGATGGGAGACATGGTGATAGACACTAATGGAAAAAATACCAACACGCTTGCCAGAAACATGGGCATTGACAAATCTCAGATAGATATTCCCACAAACTCAAACAAGGCGCTCATAAAGAAAGGGGGTCTCTTTGCCCATAAGCGGGGTCTGGCAGACCTGACCGTTCTTGATGCGTCAGGAAAGTTCATAACAGATCCCAGAACCGCCAACAGAAACTATGGCGATACCAATTACAGCACATATGTCGCCACCTACTGCATAAACAAGAATTTTGGCAAAGGGGGTAACTTTTCATGCACAAACAAGAAAAATGCATAATCACGTGGACTTTATCTCTACATCTACATTCTTTGCAACATCATTGTAAAAATCTTTCGTCTCTACGGGAAATTTGTACATTCTATGGTCGCCAGCAGCACACATCCTTATGACTTGGGCGCCAGATATAGGTTTCTCTTTCTTCTTTCCAGTGTCGAAAGAAGGCGCCGTCATGTCCTTTAATGCTCTTTGTATGTTCTGAGGAGCGTATGGTATGTGGTAGTCATCATCAAATAAATTAGCGCTCTCTTTTAGATACTCATTTCGGTATTTCTTCAAATCCTTTGTTATCTCCTGACCAGTGACCGGGTCTTTGTGAATGACAGAGTCTTTACCGGAGTCATACTTTACAAACTTCTGGTCAGCACATATCCCACGCGTATACCTGAACAAAATAGCAGGTATTTGTTGAGGATCCGCACCGCGTATTTCGCTTATGAACTCTGGTTTGTTAAATATGGCATACACCGCCTCTACCGCAGATTTATCTGGGATTGCAAGGGTGATGTTGATGTTGTTAGTGTTGTTAGTGATGCTATGATCATTAACTACATTCTTGACAACACCTGTATTTCCGTTTATGATGTTATTTGTTGTATTGACCGTCGCTAAGTGTTCTTCCTCGGACACAAACCGCATCTCCTTCTTGTTCATGACATTATGCATACATTTCTTGGTTTTGGAATGAGCTACTGAGTTGGTTGACGATAGTGTCTCATAACCACAGCTACATGAATAAAGGATTCCGCTGATGAACTTTACCATTCTGATATTCTATCAGATAAATATTTAAGTTAATAAAAAAACTGATATCATGATATTATAAAACACTGTTGCGATATTTATAATATCATGGTATCAGTTTTATTTTTTTTTTTTTTTTTTGAAATTAGTTTCATGTGAAAAATACACATAAATAATGTTCTTGACAAGAATGGATAGTTCTCTTGGTTGTGTTGTCGGTGCTTTCATTGGTGATAGCATTGGTTCTTTGTTAGAATTTCAGAATCTTGTGACGAAGGAAGAAGTAGAGAAAGCGCTTACGATGCCTGGTGGAGGACCTTTTTATCTTGTCCCTGGTCAGGTCACGGACGATTCCGAGCTTGCCATCGCCCTTGCTCGTGCCCTTTGCGATATGAAAGATGGTGTTTTTGATGTCGAAACAGTTGCAACTCATTACATAAGCTGGTTGAAATCGGGTCCCTTCGATAAAGGCAAAACTGTATCCAATGCTCTGTGGGGGTCGTCAGATGCCACCGAATGTTACAAAAATGCAATGAGAACAAAAAGTTCCGAGTCAAACGGAGGTCTGATGAGAATAACTCCACTTGCGGTGTATTGTTCTCTTTTTGACGATGATGAACAAGTTGAAAGTGTTGTTCGTGCGGAACAGGCTCTCACACACGCGAATAAAACAGTTCAAGATGCAGCTGTTGCATATGTTCTTACCATTCGCAGTTTGATACGTAATGGAACGTCGGATATGAGCATTCTTGAAAAGTTTGATAGTTTGAGCAAGTACATATCTGCAATTAATGACAGAATACCTGGGAACAAGAACATAGGACATGCCAGGATTGCATGGTCATACGCGTTTTATCACCTACAAAGAGGGTCTACATATCTCGAAGCAATGCGAGATGTGCTATCACAAGGCGGTGATACTGATACGAATTGTGCAATTGTCGGGGGATTGATTGGTGCTTCTCTTGGATTACAAAGAATTCAGGAAGAGATACCAGAGCAATTTCACACTTTCTTGGAATGTAGACCCAGACGTCCATATGTTCCTTTCAGCATCATACAACTTGTTAAAACAATATGGTCAAAAAAATAATAATATACATACCAATGCAGACCATTCGCGTATATCGTACTCCTGTGGTATTCCGTCGCCCATCTGTCCGGGCAAGGTCTGGTGTGATTCCTGAAATGCACACTATTTTGCAAACATATGTGTGCCCGATGGTAAATCAGTGCACAGATATCTTCATAGGAACAGAAGAACATCAACAGCTTGTTCTCTCAAAGCTCCACGCGATTGCCAACAAGTACGACATTGCGCAGTCCGAAGTGTATGTCATTCGCGCGCTTCTCCTTGACGATGATAAACTCGCGGTATCAATTGCTGATGCTACTGACATTTTTCACAGAAGCATTGATTTAGTCAGACAGAACATTTCAAAACTTCCAAGCATCCACACTTTGCCACATGTGTAATCACATGGAGGGCATAGAATAACTGGAACTAGGGAATGTAGTGGCAATTGGAGCATGGATAATTTCTTCCTGAGCATGCACGGGGACCTCAGGGGCAGGCACGGGGACCTCGGGGGCAGGCACGGGGACCTCGGGGGCAGGCACGGGGACCTCAGGGGCAGGCACGGGGACCTCAGGGGCAGGCACGGGGACCTCAGGGGCAGGCACGGGGACCTCAGGGGCAGGCACGGGGACCTCAGGGGCAGGCACGGGGATCTCAGGGACGGGCACGGGGGCTTCTGGGGCAGGCACGGGGACCTCAGGGGCAGGCACGGGGATCTCAGGGACGGGCACGGGGGCTTCTGGGGCAGGGGTGGACATGTTGTAGTTATGATATAACTACAGATATTTTTTGTTAAATTGTCACGCGTATGTTGAAATTTTATCGTATGTTATTATATAAATGTTCTTTATTGCTCACAGAGGCAACATCAACGGACCCAGTGAAGAAGAAAACTCGCCACTCCATATAGATAAAGCACTGTCGCTAGGTTATGATGCTGAAGTAGATGTTTGGATCAACGATACTGGTCTCATATTTCTGGGTCACGACAAGCCCGAATACATAATAGATGCTCAGTTCTTAGAAGAACGGCATAAGGTGTTGTGGTGCCATGCAAAGAATGTATACGCTCTGAAATGGCTTGTAGACAACAATTTCAATACGTTTTTTCATGATACTGATGATTACGTGCTCACATCAAAGGGATACATATGGTGCTATCCAGGGAAAAATCTTGTTCAAGGGAGCATTTGCGTGATGCCTGAGATGGCCAAGGATCCAGAGTATTTGGAAAACAACAAGCACCTGGCGCACGCTGTGTGTTCTGACTACTTGCCAGAGTTCTTGAAATGAAGAAGATAGTACTCGAGATCCTCCGGAGTTCCGATACCCCACATTTTTGGGCACATGTGTGTTTTTACGACACCTCCCTCCAGAATAACTTCATTGTAAATAGGACAATTGTAAAACTCATTGTTAGTGCGAATGTTCTTGGAAATCATAGAGTCAGCACAGCGGACAAACTGAGACCCTTTGCCAAAATAGTACAGACCTGTGGTTGCCAAGTTTGAAATCACTTTCTTCTCGGCAACTTCCACTATGTTACCACTGCCATCCACCTTGGCATATGACCATTTTGGGTGGTCAGCCTCGAAGCAAGAAATAACCCCGTCAACGCCACAGGAGTTGACCAGGAACTCATATGGGTCCCACTCGAGATATTGATCGCTGTTTGCCAGCATCATCGGATTGTCATTGTCAATGATGTCCCTGACCTTGAGAACAGTACATGCGGACCCCTCGGTTAGTTCATCAATAGTACGAATTGTATAGTTATCGCAGGTGACCTCCTTGATGATTTTTTCAAGTTCGTACTTTTCGGCATGCTCCTTCATGGCAATGAAGACATAATGAGCATTGAGATTGATGTTCTCAACTACTACCTTGATCATGGGCTTGCCATCAACATCAATCAGTGGTTTTGGAAGCTTATATCCCACATTGGCAAAGCGAGACCCCAGGCCCGCCATGGGGATTACCACATTAATTTTCTTGGTATCTCCTCCATTGTTGATGTATGTGATGTAGTTCATGATGCGTTCCAGTAGCACGTCGTCTGGATTCCGCACTGGAAACACGTGACAACCGCTGGCATTTGCAGCAGTCTTTCCTACGAAAGAGTCTTCGACAATAATACACTCTCGCGGTAGGACGGCCAGCTTGTTGACGGCCATATTGTAGATGTCAGGATGTGGCTTAGGAGATGTGACATCCTCGTTAGAGAGATAGAAGTCCACATACTCTGTTAGCTCTTTCTTGGTTAGGACTTCCTTCACGGTGTCTCTGATAGAGTTTGAAGCAACTACGATCTTGTACCCAAGATTTTTAAGTTGAGTCATGACACGTATCTTCTGATCGTCCCTTGTCATTGAAGAAATGCTTTCCAGGAAGTAATTCTGTTTTTGCTTCCAGACGATGTCATGAAACTCAGTGGGAAGGCCGCGTTCCTCTGTTAGTTTTTGAAGTTTAGTCCTCGTTGGACTACCATTGAACTCGTGCTCGTTCTCTGGCAAAATCACGTATTTAGAATCCAGTGCTGCAAGTGCCTTGTTTAAGGACTTGAAGTGAAGATCCACACCATCAAACAGAACGCCATCAAGATCAAAGATGATTGCTTTCACGGTCATTTTGTTATAATGAAACATACATTACATTAAGTTTATATTATGTCGATATAAACATCACATGGAGGGTCTGGAATAATTGGAACTAGGGAAGGTTGATGAAATATGAGCATGACAAGTAGTATGATGATGGCACGTATCTGGTATTGAAGCAGGTTCCGAGACCAAGATGTCCGATTTGTCATCATGGTCCGGGGTGCAAATCAAGTCGGGTTCACTCTCAATAGCTTCTTGCGTTGGGGTGAGTTCAATTTCGACTATATCATCATGATTTATTGTATGTCTTTCTGGGTTTAAGACAGTGGACATCGGAAAACGTTGAATGTTCAACCCCATGGTATTTACGTGATGCAATAGAGTTGTTTCCGGATGGAAGCATTCTCCCAAAATCGGGAGATAATCGTCAAGGTTGTCATACACCCTCGAGAATTTGTACATTGCCTTCTGAGTGCCAAACGCAAACCTGTCATTGATTCCTCCATGATCTTCTCCTTGTGGAATAAGGACAGTATTGTCATCACCTGGTATATCCAAAAACAAATCCTGTTCAAACAATGTATCTGTCCGTGCATACATCACGGCGTCGTATTCATCTGCTGGGATGAGCTCAAATGCCTTTTTGATATTATAAAACATGGACTTGCGATTGCCCAGTTCTGTTTTTTCAAAGTTATATTTCTTGACTTGGAACAATTTGACAAATTTCTTGTAATACTCTGTGAGTTCTGAATTTATAGAGCAGTAGAAATCGACATCATACTTCTTGGTCAGGGCTTTGAATATGGGGTGAGAATGCTCATAACAGTATGCCCTTCCCGCAAAAAAAACTGCTAGTTTTGGGTTTTTGACGACCGGTGTGGGAAGAGGAGCAATCCTGCTGAAGAATACATTGACTTCATTTTGCTGGGAGTCATTAGACTCTACCCTTTCAACACAAAACCCATGTGTTTCTAGGAAAGCGCGAGCATCGGTTTCTAGGTATTTCTGGTCTTTATACAACTTGGTGTCGTGCCTCGTGGGCATCTCGATGACCCCGCTTTTGATCTTAGAGAGATGATCTCCCATACCAATTAGAACTTCCAGGTCCTTGCCTTGAGTGTCGCAATGGAAGAACTCAATTTCTTCGATGTTGTGTTCCTCTATGAACCCGTCTAGACGGATTACGTCTACTTCTACCTGGTCAGTTACCTTGAAGTCGGATCTCCCGGGCCACGTTTCTTCCAGGTTATCGTTAAACGTGTTCAAAGATGAGCAACCCCAGTCAGCATTTCCAGAGATGAAAAATGTAGATTTGCCATTGTAGTCTGCAACTGCCTTTTCTATCAAATGATAGTTTTCCATGCCACGCGACCTTTCCTTGATGATGTCTATCATCCTGGGGGTTGGTTCAAAGGCATATACAATGCCATCGCTGGCATGATGCATCATTGACTCTCCAGAGTTGGCACCAACATCAAAGTAGACTTTCATCCTTTGTTCTAATGTATTTTTTTTTATTAAGTTATATACATCACATGGATGGTATAGAATAACTAGAACTAGGAATTGACGATGAAATTTGGGCATGAAATTTACGATGCTGTTGGCGATGCTGGTGGCGCAAAGGATGTCTTTTTGGGTTCAAGACAGTGGACATCGGAAAACGTTGAATGTTCAACCCCATGGTATTTACGTGATGCAATAGCAATGTTTCAGGGCGAAGTTCTTCCCCCGATGCCAATGCATACTCATCAAGGTTTTCATACACTCTTGTGAATTTGTACATTGCATTCTGAGTGCCAAACGCAAACCTGTCATTGATTCCTTCATAATCTTCTCCATCTGGAATAAAGACAGTATTGTCATCACTGGGTATAATCAACGTGAATTCTTGTTCCAACATTATATCCGTCCGTGCATACATCACGGCATCGTATTCGCCTGCTGGGATGAGCTCAAATGCCTTTTTGATATTATAAAACATGGACAGTCGATTGTTCAGGTCTGTTTTTTCAAAGTTATATTTCTTGACTTGGAACAATTTGACAAATTTCTTGTAATACTCTGTGAGTTCTGAATTTATAGAGCAGTAGAAATCGACATCATACTTCTTGGTCAGGGCTTGGAACCAGGAGTGAGAATGCTCGTAACAGGATGCCCTTCCCGCAAAAAGAACTGCTAGTTTTGGTTTCATACTTTGTGTTGTAGTGATCGATATTTGTTAAACTATTTTTTGTTTACACGCATGTTGAACATTACTTTATACGGGATTCCGGCCAATTTGAAAAAAGCAATTCTGTGCGAAGCAGGGACCATGGAAAAGGCAAGAATATTGATGGGGATCCAATATGAGGACCCTTCTACCATAGAAGGTACCATTGATGTCTTTATTTTATTGCTTATGAGATGTGTTTTTTGTTGAAATGCAAGGTTCCAGGCGATGGCGCAAGACAAATTTATTGGAGCAAAGACAAATTGATTGGTGAGTGTCTTGTTGATGACCGACTGCAAGGTCTTCTTGTGAAAAATACGATCGATGGCATTGAAGTAGCTCGCTTGTGGGTATGTGCTTAAGGCAGAAAATGATACGATGCGTGCGGTTTGTTTGAAATCAATCCGTTTACTTTTCATCCACTGAAGTGTAACATCCACTCCGCAAGCAATTCCTCCCGCCAGCATTGCGTTTTGATGGACTTTCCATGGGATGTTCATTTGTAATGAACAAAGTTGACTGAGTATAAGATGTTATTTTGTCGATATATCAACGTAGTATAAAAAAAATCATCTCTTCGCGCGTCACCGTTGATGTCCTTTTGAAGTAATTCACGATGTGTTCAAGCATTACCATATACAATAGCCAAATAGTAAAGTTGATATTTTGTCGATATAAAATAATATCGACAAACTTCACTTCGATGGCATCCGCAACCAGGGCCTCTTGTCCTCCTTCTTCTTGGGAGTTTTTGGGAGCAGACACTCAATCTTCTTTTTTTTAGTGTATTCTTTGTTGGCAAATTGTGCAAAAATGTTTACTTTTGGAGTAACAGGTACATATGGTTCCAATCCCTGATCTATTGGTATTTTTTGAACATGATTGTACTTTATATTATACCCATTTTTGATGGAATCATACTGATCGATATATTTATTCTCAAAGAAATCAAGATATTCTACCGGTATGTTGTCCTTCAGGATTTCCATCGTACATTCTTCATGCCCGTATTTGTTGAACGCATTCTTCAATTTTATACAACCTGACGATTGACGCAGATGCTCGGCACCACGCAAAAATATGTTTCTATTTGTCTGCCCGATGTACACCTTATCGTTTAAAAATCTGATTTTGTAAATCAGACCCTTTTTTTCTGCAAGAATCTTCATTTCTACCAAAAAACAACATTTTTTTAGTTAAATTAAATCACAACTTCTGCCATGTGCGACCGTATGCGATGTTGCTTTCGTATTTATCGGAGAGTGCCATACTTATATTACTTTGTCTTACTTTAGAATATCCTCTTTTTTTAAGATAGTCAGCAGCGTCCGCAAGGCTGGTGTAATCATCTTTCTCGAGCGTGTCGTTGATGTATGACGCGCACTTCTTCCGTGCGGTCTTTGTGCCATCATACTTTCCATTGTCATAAGCGTCCTTATGATTTTCAGAAGCGGTACCGAGCCTGAGTTTGTGAGGCCGAAAGTCTTCCCTGTCGTCATCTTCGTGTAGGACCATCTCTTCCGGCTCCTTTGCTTTCCACAAGTCAGGATGAAATGCCGCAAATGCCAGGATGTGACAATAACACTGCTTCCCGTTGATGCCGACGGCAGGATAACCACCACGCCACCCCAAGCGATTGCCCCAGAGGACATTCTCCGTGCCGATACTCGTAATATACTTCACGCGATTCATGTTTGAGATCTTCCAACAGTCTCCTCGTTTGGTTTTTGAATCTTTGATCTCCTTCCACTTCTCTCCCTCGATATCCGGGTATTCCTTGTATGCGAATCCGCGAGTCTTCGTTTGGGCATAATATTTGATCATGCCATCGGTGATCTCGCGTTCTTCTAGAGTCCTATTGGCATTCATGTAAGCAACCCACTCGTTTATGGTATTCTCGATGTCATCCTTGACGACGATAAATGCTGATTTCTGAGTCTCTGGCATTATACGATTATTGACCTGACCCTTTTTGCACAACCACCGGATGTTCGACAACGCGTCGTTCTTCTTTTGTTTGCTCTCAATGTGGTCGGCGGTGTGCTCATTTGTCGGTGGCTTCCCTAAGAATGTTGATGCGACCGCGCGAGCTACTCGTATCTTGCGTTGTTCCCCTTCGTCATCATACACACCACACATATTGTACTTTCCTTTTCCGTAACTCGGTGTCTTTCCTGACTTTTTGTTCTTGATGATACCGAGCGTGTTGATCGTATATTTTTCGAAGATGATATGCGTTTCATCTTCGAAATAGTACTCTAGCGTCTCTTCCATATATCCTTTATTACAAGATACTAGTTCTTTATAATCATAGTTTTGTCGATATGTATCCAGGGTAAAATGACATTTAATAAAATAATGCGTGTGAGTATATCATGTGTTTCCGTCAGAAAAATGCTGTTAAGGTTCATCAGAGCATGACGTATGAAGAATTTTATGAAAAATTTCATACCAGCCTGATGCCTTACTGCTCCCTCCACAGGTTCCTCCGGAACAACAGGTATCGCAGACTTTTTTGCGGAAACATCATACGCCCCGGCAACTGGGTACACATCCCAAGAAAGTAAATCAGGAAATGTTTGTAAGAATTTTGTTGAATGGCAAACCGTATTTACATTCAAGATTTTTCTTCACCTCGGGTGTTATTTCAACCAAATGCCCGCTGAGCCAAATGGTGTTGCAACCTATGTTGTTGGGTTTGCGACATCTCAGACCTGCCTTTGCTCCCGTGCCCCAGTAGGGGAATTTTTTGACGAACTTGGGATCCTCTGCCACCTGATCATAGTATATTTTCATAAAGTCATTGTTGCCTGGGTATTCTGAAAAATTTTCACGGCGGCGAATTACAAAGAACGCTGCGACAAGAGCAATGAAGACAAGAATTGCCAGGGTAATTACAAGATGTGTGCTCATTTAACTTAATCAAAGATTTTATTATGTGTGACAATATGAGCTCATATCGTTGCAAATGTAGCTTAAATGACATTATTGTCATTCACAATAGAAAATGTCTTCCAGCGATATCGAGTCGATGGGTTACGAGCCCCTGCTGGGCAATACAATCCTTGATGACAATATTATCCTACCAAGTCCGCCCACCGCATACGAAAAGTATCTATATGTCAAGTCCGGTAGGTGGATGATCAACACATTCGGCCTCGTGTCGTCTTCGAGCCTGATGCTCGGGATGTGGTTATTCGTGATTGCGACCGGGACATACTGGTTCTCTGTGTTTCTGGCAGTCACCACAGTATACTTTTTTTCTTCGTATCTCATGGTCAACTGCGTCGGCAAGGATTTCAATCTGAAATTTCACAAGAACATGAAACAACTTCATTCTGGAGAAACACCAGCGGTTGACATTTTCCTTCCTGTGTGTGGTGAGGATCTTCTCATTATCAACAACACTTGGAACTACGTGTCTAAGCTGGACTGGCCCAATCTACGCGTTCACGTCCTTGACGACGGAAAGAGCGATGAAGTCAAGCAGCTGGCAGGTCGCTTTGGTTTCAATTACTCTACTCGTTCTACCAACTACATGAAGAAGGCCGGCAATCTTCGCGATGCTTTTGCCAAGACGAGCGCACCATTCTTTGTCATCTTCGATGCTGACTTCTGCCCGCGCAAGGACTTCATCACGGAAATTATGCCATACTTCAACTATGACAAATCCATCGCCATCGTCCAGACCCCCCAGTTCTTTGAGGTGCGTCCAGACCAGACTTGGGTAGAGCGTGCTGCAGGTTCTGTCCAGGAACTGTTCTACCGCTTCATCCAGGTGTCTCGCGAATCATTTGGCGCTGCAGTGTGCGTGGGTACTTGTGCTATGTATCGTCGCGAGGCCCTGGTGCCATTTGGCGGCACTGCTGAAATCGGTTTCAGCGAGGATGTCCACACCGGTTTCTCTGTTGTTGACGCTGGGTGGAAGCTGAAGTATGTGCCTCTGAACCTGGCCAAGGGTGTCTGTCCCTACGAGCTGAAATCATTCTTTAGCCAACAGTATCGCTGGGCCCTTGGCTCTACAACCCTTTGCTTCAATCCCCATTTCTGGAAGTCTGCCCTGTCTCTGCGCCAAAAAGTATGCTTCCTTTCCGGCATGCTCTACTTCCAGACCACTGCAGTTGCCACTATTCTCAGCTCCATCCCAGGCATTATCATGCTCAAGAACTTTCCCGACCACATCCTAGTGTTCAACATCACCTTTGCCATCCCCTCCATTCTTTTTGGCTATATCCTGATGCCTCTGTGGTCTGCCCAGGACTACCCCTGGACGGTCAACCAGATAAAGGTGGCCCAGAGCTACTCTCATCTGTTTGCCATCAAGGACAAGCTGTTCGGTAGCGTGATGACCTGGGTTCCCACGGGCGGAGCTGTTGGTGTGGCAACCAGTCGCTTCAACCAGGCGCGCATCCTCTGCGGCTCTTGGACGACATTCGTGGTTGGCTTCACATACCTGATGTCTGCTTTCCGGGTGTATCAGGGTTATAATTACATCAACTTTCTTCCTGGCATTACTCTTGCCACCATCAATCTATTCACTGCCCTGCCTTTCATTATCAACAGGAAGTAAATGTACTGTTATACCTTGAAATGTAATACACAAAATATAAAATAAAATAATATGATATACAAATAAGATGTCATCCGAGGAAACAGCAAGATCAGTTGGAGGTCCCTTCCCAATGAACGGGACCATTCGTGATGTATTCGAGGAAGATGAATACACCCCTTTCGACGACGCGGAGCTTCGTCTTGCCCCTAGTGCAGCTGCTGGTGGCGACCCTAATGTTAAGAGGTGTTTCACAGAGGCTGAGCTTGCCCAGAAGTGCCCAACTCTACTGTACACACCAAAGCCCCCTCCTAAGATTCCTGACCAGTGCATTCCTTACACCGAAGTGAGCTGGGGCGATGGGTACGAAAAAGACTATGGCGACACCGATAAAGGCGATGGTTTTGCTCCCATGATCCCCGATTCCAAGATAGAGAAATACAATGTAACTTCCTGCCCTGCTCAGGAAAGTCTTCCCCTCAAGGATAATGACACGACTACCATTCGGAGTAATGGGGTTGTAATCACCCTCCTGCCCCGTGTGGCACAGGCAGTCTACAGCATCAAGTACAATGGTACAGAGATTCTAAACACCCCTAAAGGAACCATGTTCAGCACGGCCGCCCTCAACGTGCCCAAAGGAGCGAGTGACAAGATGGCTCGCGTGGACGAAGCAGGGTCGCGGAACCCCGCGAAGACGACTTCAAAGGTGGTGAAGGTGGCTGCATCTACAAATTCAGCATACACGCTTGTACAAGCAAGTTATGCCATGCCCCCTGGGACCATAGTGAATGGTAAGCGCGTGTCGGCAGAAGGAACTCTGTCTACCACCAACATTGAAAAAAGAGTGAGCATCGCAGAGAACCGTGTCGTTCGATATCAGACAACCATCGAGGTTGCCAATCCATTCGTCAGCGGTCGTTTCAACACTCCCATCTTTTCTCTGAAGCCCGAGTTTAAGAAAATTTATGTCTATAAGAAATCTACTAATGCGTGGTCTGTCCCCACCGAAGCAAGTCTGAAACTTGACAGCGATGTTCTTGCTTACATTTTCACTACCACCAACCATAAGACTGCAATGGGTGTTCGTGTTGTCAATTTCCCCAAACCCAAGAATTTTGCTTCTACGTTCCCCAACGCATTTCACACCAACATTACTCGTGGCTCTGCTTCTGTTGCAGTTGCCTCTACGCTCACCGTGGGCACGCGTGGTGGCAACCCTAATGGGATTTATGCCCCCGGAGGTAAGTACTGTGTTACTCAGGACTTCGTGTTTGGATCTCTGGAATATGTTCAGAACCTGTTGAACAAAGTACTGGGCGCAACCTCTGGGTCTTGCCCCAAGCTAGAGTGTCCCAAGGCCCCTGCCGGAACTAAGACCATCCCTGGTAAAATCGCAAGCGTGACTGATGCAAATGTCTTCATGGTCACTTACAACAACAAGGCGGGCAAATCGATTACGACAAAGGTCACCAAGAACAAACACGCGTTCAAGGCAGGAGAGCTGGTGAATGTCACAGTTGCCACAGATACTTGGGCAGTGAAGAACGTGACCAAGCGTGGCGTTGGGCCGATGCCATCTACTAAGACACGGGTTGTTACCGGCAGTGTCATCAAGGTCGTGGGCCCCAACAAGGTTCAAGTGAGCTATAACAAGCCAGGAGGTCTCAAGGTATCCCCTGTAGTTAACAAGAAAGCGCATGGCATGAAAGTTGGTGACCAGGTAGATGTTACTATTGCCTATGACGCTCCTTACTTGTTCAAATCAATTGCCAAGAGGGCAGCAGGTGCTAACAGGATTGTACTCGGCACTGTCATCAAGGTTGTGGATGCCAACAAGGTTCAGGTGCGCTACACCAAGCCAGGAGGTGCTGTTGTAACACCCACGGTCACAAAGGCTAAACACGGATTGAAAATGGATCAACTGGTTGACGTCACTCTGAAACCAACTTCTCCCTTTGCGCTGGTATCCATTAAGGCACGTGATACCGGTACTCATTTGACTCTCAAGGGCAAGGTTACAAAGGTGGTTAATGCCAACAGCGTGGCAATAGAATACAAGAACCCTGGTGGCAAGAAGATGACGCCAACGGTTACCAAGAATGCTCACGATTTAAAGGTAAACGATAAGATAGTCGTTGTTGTTTCTGAGAATGTTCCATATAAGATTATCCTGATTTCAAAGGACACTGACACGACACCTACACCCGCTCCCAAGCCCGCTCCCAAGCCCGCTCCCAAGCCCGCTCCCAAGCCCGCACCAAAGAATGTGCTAAAGAATGGCAAGGTTACAAAGGTGCTGTCCAAGGACAAGGTAGAGGTCAGCTACACATCCGCGGGCAAACTCGTAAAGAAGGTCGTGAACAAGAAGGCGCACAACATGAAAGTGGGCGAAGTGATCATAGTAGAAGAAACTGCTCCTCCCGGGCACAAGTTTGTCTCTATCCGTAAGAAAACAGCCCCAAAGCCTGCTCCTAAGCCTGCCCCAAAGCCCGCCGCAAAGAATGTACTAAAGAATGGCAAGGTTACTAGGGTGCTGTCCAAGGACAAGGTAGAGGTCAGCTACACATCTGCGGGCAAACTCGTAAAGAAGGTTGTGAACAAGAAGGCGCACAACATGAAAGTGGGTGAAGTGATCACGGTAGAAGAGACTGCTCCTCCCGGGCACAAGTTTGTCTCTATCCGTAAGAAAACAGCCCCCAAGCCAGCACCCAAGCCGGCACCCAAGCCGGCACCCAAGCCGGCACCCAAGCCCGCCCCGGGAACAGGTGTTGTCACCAAGGTAGTAGATGCCAACAAGGTTCAGGTACGGTACACCAAGCCAGGTGGTGCTGTCATAACCCCTACAGTCATCAAAGCCAACCATGGAATGAAGCTGAATGAAGTCATTAATGTCACACTTAAGAAGACGGCGCCATACGCACTTATATCAATCTCTAAGAAAAATGTCCCTGCACCCAAGCCTGCGCCCAAGCCAGCCCCTAAACCCGCCCCTAAACCCGCCCCTAAACCCGCCCCTAAACCAGCCCCTAAACCAGCCCCTAAACCAGCCCCTAAACCAGCCCCTAAACCAGCCCCTAAACCTGCGCCAGGTACAGGTGTTGTCACCAAGGTAGTTGATGCCAACAAAGTGCAGGTACGGTACGCAAAGCCAGGTGGTGCTGTCATAATCCCTACAGTCATCAAAGCCAACCATGGAATGAAGCTGAATGAAGTCATTAATGTCACACTTAAGAAGACGGCGCCATACGCACTTATATCCATCTCTAAGAAAAATTGAGTTCTTTACATTGATATGAGCAAATGACAACAAATGACATTTCAGGATGAAATTTTACTTTCAAGAGTTGAGATAATTTCTACTTCCATTTTTTCAAGGATATCCCTGACCTGTGCGCGGTACCTTGAAATGATGTCATCAGTGTCTACAGTCTTCTGTTTAGGATTGAAGACATTTCCATTTCGCTGACAATACACACAATCGATCGTATTCTGCTCAGATGGAGTATGAGAATGAATAACACCAGGAACCAACATTGCTAGTTGAAGATGGTTCAGCTTCCTCTTGAGAGCAAATTCGCTAATGACATGGACGGCTGCCTCGGAGCAAGAGATCTCTGCAAAGGTGTTCATGTTTTCTACTTCTCAAATAATGAGAGTGATTATATCTTGGTTCCGACGATATGCTGCCATATCGTCATTTTGTTAGTGTAGTAAAATGTATGTCTCATTAAAATATGATGCGCATCACCAGAAAAGGAGCATCAATCCCTATTTCTGATGTCACGGCAGATGAAAAGAGGTTGATAAATCGTGAACTGATTGTGTCCCCAGTTACTCTTAATGACGCATTTCCAAAGAAATTCAGGGTGTTTCGCACGGATGACAAGAACATCTATCTTCCGCGGTTCTGGGCGCTTGAGAATATTAAACGCAAGGTGATAAATGAATTTGGAGACGTTCAACCGATGAATCCAAACGCAAAGTTTGAAGGAACTCTTCGGAAGGAGCTTCAGCAAGACAAGGCAACAGATTCTTTGTTGAAAGCACTTCGCGAAAAGGGCGGAGGCGTGCTGTCATTAGACACTGGGTACGGCAAGACAATTAGTAGCATATACACGGCGGCAACACTTGGGGTAAAAACGCTTATTTTGGTTCACAAGGAGTTTTTGGCAGAGCAGTTTGAAGAAAGCATCAATCGCTTTGTTCCAAACGCGACAGTCTCGAGAATCCGAGGACCCGTTTGCGACACTTCTGGAGATTTTGTCATATGTATGATCCAAACACTTCTTAGCCGGAAGTACGATTCTTTTGATGGTTTTGGAACGCTGATATTGGATGAAGCGCACCATGTGGCAGCTGAATCATTCACCTCGGCAATGTTCTCAACTTCTTTCAGGCACGTCATTGCTTTGACAGCAACGCCTACACGGAAAGATGGTCTCACGCGCGTACTTTACTGGCTCTTTGGAGACCTCGCGTACGAAGCTCGACGCACCAACCAACAGGGGGTCACTGTGAAACTTCTTCCGTTCACGCATCAAGAATACAAAACACCCCCGCCTTTGAATAGACGTGGGGATATCTGTTATTCTTCGCTCATTTCCAAGATTTGTGACATCCGCGAACGCACGCAGTTTATTGCCGAGAAGGCCAAGAAGCTTGCGGATATGGGAAAGTTTGTTCTTGTGTTGTCACATAGACGGCAACATGCAACTGACATATGCGATGAGCTGAAGAGTTTGGGAGTAGACGCTGCTACATATCTTGGAGGTCAAAAGACTGAACCTGATTGCCAAGTAATTTGTGCTACCTATGCTTTGGCAAGCGAGGGATATGATAATCCGCGTCTCAGTGGTATTGTCCTTGCGACGCCCTCAAGTGATGTTGTGCAGGCAGTTGGTCGTGTTTTACGCGGGGGATCTGGGTCAGCCCCGATAATTTGCGACATTGTAGATCAATACTCATTGTTCCTCGGCCAGTTAGCCAAGCGACGCGCGTGGTATAAAAAAATTGGGTTTAAAATTCACGGAGCGCAGGAACCAGAACCAAAGAAAATAGAGGAACAGCTTGGTGCCATGTTTATAGATGATGAAGACTGATTTAAAATGACAGTGTAATCATTTAAAACCGTGTAATTAAGAGTTAATTATGCTCATTCGTAATCCTCGAAATCATCATCTGATTCTTCACCCATCAGAGGCTGCTCTTCAGGTGCCGTGGCGCCCACAACCTCGGTTTCAAGATCACCTAGTCCCTTCTGCACTTCCTGAGCGTAACCGGGTGTAAGAGTGCTCATCATGGGAGCATCTTCGCGGTCCAGACCCTGCTGTACGGACTGGGCAAACTGTGCGGCTGACTGGGCGCCCTTAAGCACCTCGTTCTCGGAGTCCTTGCTGCTGAACTTCTTCCACAGGAAGAAAGCGATTGCTGCTACTACAAGTACTGCAACACCTATGATCACTGGCTTTGGCACTGTAGAAATGAACTCCTGAATTTTCTCCATCATGATATGCTTGTTATATTTACATAATGTTTTATTTTAATCAGAATTTTACGCAAGCAGATTATTCGTCGTCGGTGTAGTAGTCGTCCTCATCGAAGAAGTCTTCATCCTCGGAGTTGCCGTATGCCATAGATGTCTGGTAGTCTTCAAATGCTTCCATCTCATCATCATATGTAATGTACTTCTCATTCAGTTCCTTCTGCAACTCCTCATTGTCACTGGGGCTCTCCTCAACAAACTCCTCGAACAGGTACTCCTCAGCGTGAGAGATGTAAGAAGGCATAGTTGTTTTTTTTTGGGTTTTTTGGGTTTTTGGGTTTTGGTTGTTTGTAGCTATGGTGAGTTGGGGAGGTGTGAGTAAGTGATTTGTATGTTGCAGAGTTGTCCTTTTATGCTTTCTTGGAGATACCGGGGTCAAATGACGCATCCTGGGACAAACAACACGTCTGTGGACAAATGACGTATATGAAATGTATGCTTTGCCAGGGTCAAATGACACTCATCAATAGTCTATAAGAGGTGCTCTTCGTGGTCTTTTATCTACCAACCAAACAACCAACAAAGCCCAAAGCCTCCAACAACCAAACAATCATGGCCAACATCGAGAGCTCCGTTGCTCGCTTCTCTGCCTCTCTGGCAGAAATCAAGGCTGCCCAGAGGCACACTGTGGTCATTGACCTGCCCGTCCACAAGGCGGTCGCTGGAAAGACCACCAAGGTCTTTATCAAGAAGGCTCCTGTGGCAGAGGTACCCAAGCCCGCGTCCAAGACCTCCAAAAACACCGAGACCACTGAGCGCAAGGAATATGTGATGCCGGCAAAGAAGACTGTTAAGAAGACCAGCAAGCTTGGAAAGCTTGTGAGCGGCAAGAAAGTGTACGATTTTACTAAGTAAAAATATATAACCATATGTTACAATGTGGAAAATTCTTCTTCTTGTAATAATCTTGGCCCTTACATTTTGGTACATACAAAGAAAGGAGACAATCGAGAAAAGCAAAGGCAGGGACAGGACAGGAGAGCTCTTGGAAGACAAACACATAAAGGACACTTTTGGAAAGGACATCCTTGATTTAGAGTGCTCGAGGATAATGAAACAGCTTACCTGAAAATAACGCGGCTTAGAATGTTCACAGCGAGAACCATGCACACTGTATTGCGTGTTTTTTTGTTGAGGGTAGTCATTTCGCGTTCAAACGATTCGCGCATCAGCTGCATCTCGCGCGTGAGATTGTCCCCGTGGAATTTCATTTCCTTGTTGATGTTGGACCCCTGGTCGTCAATCACCATACTGGCTACCTCGATTTCCTTTGCAATGCTCTTGCCATGTTTGTCAATCTCGCTTGGGATGCGACCAATTTGTGCCGGGAACCCAATGATAGTGTTCATTTATCTATGTGTTTATTATTTTACTTATGTTTTCACGTATATGACTTTTGTCGATATAAATCTATATCGACGTTTTGGAGTTTGCAGCCTTGTTGTTATACTTGATATTGATGTCCGACAACTCTACAACAGATGATAGAGGCTTGCGCACACGTATCCGTTCTTCAGTGTTGAATATGCGATACGACAGCAGAAGGTCTGTGAGGTCTTCTCCGTCCGGAAGTTCATGAAGGACTTTCTGAATTCTCTTCTCGGTGAGAGGGGGGTCTAGTTCCCGCAATTTTTTATCAATCTTGTCACGAAGCTCCTTTGCATCAGCATTTGCGATTTCCTCAACATTCTTTGACAGCATCTTGGCAGGAGGCTTTTTTGAGTACTTCTTGATAAATGATGATGTCCCTGCAAACACCCTGTCGATGTCCTTTTTAGGGACGTGGTAATGCTCGAGCCAACTCTTAGCAAACTCAAAACATTTAGACACATTCCATGTATAATGGATTGCGGGTCTCAGTACCATTTATAGTATACACATCATTTTTTATATCGACAGACTCGCAATATAAATGAATTTACATATGTCATTTGTAATGTCTGTCATTCAACCTCCCTCAAACGTTGGTTCCATCCACGAGAAGGTGCTCAAACTTTATGAGCGGCCTCAATATGCTCAGCGAACGCCCGCGTGGTATGAGATCCGCCGCGGTCTTATCACTGCTTCAGAGGCTGCTGCTGCTTTGGGTATCAAACCCTTTGCGGGTTTCAAGGGATCGCCAAGGGAAGAGCTCATGCTTACCAAGCTGAACAAGCCTAAGAGCTTCTCTGGGATGGCAATGCAGCACGGTGTTCACTATGAGACCGAGGCATGTGATTATGCCATGAATATATTAGGGAAGACCAATCTGGAGTTTGGTCTCATCGTTCATCCTGAGCTTCCTTGGCTTGCTGCTTCTCCGGATGGCATCACGACCGATGGTTTGTGCGTGGAGATCAAATGCCCTCTCAGACGCAAGATTGTCCCTGGTGAGGTGCCGCACCACTATTTCCCACAGTTGCAGATTCAAATGGAGGTGTGTGATATTGACGAGACTTTATTTATTCAATACAAACCGAATCACATGACCGAAGGAGGAGATCCGTATGTGAATATCACAAGGGTAGCGCGCGACCGCGAGTGGTTTGCAAAGCACAAGGGTACTCTGCATACCTTCTGGAAGGAGATGGAAGAGCGAAGGAAGACGCACATCCAAGTCGACGGAAAGGCAGATGAGAATGTTATTGAAATTGTTGACAATTTGTATGACATTCCTCGAGAATACATTAGAGAGACTGAGGATCTCTCTGAAGAAGATGAGACATCTCCATGTGAAATTGCAGATAAACTATACGACACTCGGAAAACATACGTTCGTCAGTTTGATAATATTTAAAAAAAATATTTGTTATCGTTAAATGATAGATTTTAGCAATGCTGGTATCCGTGTCCTTGTTGGCGTCGTTGTCATCATTCTCGGGTTCATGCTTTTGAAATACATGTCTATAGATGGCGAGGAAACTATAACTGAGTATGCTGCCCCAGTACTCAAGCGCCCAATTGGCATCTCAAGAACCCAAACAAAGTGATAAAGAAGATTGAGATGAAGTCTTTGGATAACAAACAAACTTGGGCACCATCTCCCGTGGATGCAACAATGAGCCCGCACGGGGAATGGGATACCAACCGGTTCCCGGATACGTTTGTGACCAACGTGGCAAGCGGGTTTCCTGAGAATGACGAGGGTGCAAGCGCAGCTCGTCCCACCAAGTGGACCCCACCAACCCCTTCTAACTTTTCGGTGCCAGACCTGACCATGAAAGGTGAGCTAGGTCCTATGGCAGGACCTCCTATCGGTTATGAAGACACTTTCAGCGGAGAACCTGGTTTTGCTGAGTTTTAATCATTCTTTTTCAGGTAATTTAGCATTGCGTTATAACCAACTTTAAAACTTTTTTTTAGTTTCCTCGGGTTTCTAAAATCAAGCACAGACAAGTCACCAACATCTATAGAAAACACATTGGCATCTTTTGAGTACTTATCCCTTGTTGACACCGCAATCAAGGATGTAAAAAATTTGTCCAGACCAGTTATCTCCATAGGCGTTTTGTATTCAGAGGAATTGTATCTAATCCCAAGAACATTTTTGCTTAATGTCATAACATGGTTTATGGGGAACGCATCTGTAAGAGCCCCGTCGACATACAATTCGTCCTTGTGACGCACGGCATTGAAAAATATAGGAAGACTGCAAGACATGCGGATAGCGATGCGCACTGACATGTCAGGGTGTGTTTCTGGTGAAAAATACACGGCGCTTGATGTGCTCAAATTAGTGGCGCACACGATGAGAGTGATTCCTGTCTTGTCATAGATGCTCTTGAATGTGTGTTGTTCTTCCCCCAGAACTATGTCAATCCACTGAAACAAGTTTTCGCCAGAGTCTATCCCAAAGGCGTTTCCAAAGTTCTTTATGTCCAAGTCTGGGCGGTATGTATTTTCCGTGAATTTCTTCACCATGATAATAGGGTCTCTGTTGAGGGCAATTCCTGCTGCCACAATGGCCCCGGCTGAAGTTCCCGCGACTATCTTGAGTTTGTTTAGCTGACCTGCCTTCTTTAGCACGTGTATGGCACCAAGTGCGCTCATTGATTTTGCTCCTCCGCCTGCCAGAACAAGAGATTCTGGTTGATTTATTTTCACTCGCGACATTTGAGTCAGCATTTTACAAGATGTAATATTTTAAAACATAGAATTTTTCACAAAGTCATGAGCCAAGACTTCATCAATAGTAAAGCGCTGTACAGGATTGGGATCAAGCATTCCATACAACAGATCCTTCAAACACTCGCTGCGATCAAGATCATCAATAAGGGGCATCATATCGACATCCACAACTTTCTGCATCTCCCAAACAGAGCTATTTTTCACACTAGGAATAGCATGCATCTTTGTAATGGCCAAGTACAAGAGCTGACCAAGAGCATATACATCAATGGGTTTTCCAACAACAAAAGAACTTCTCTCAGGCTTAAAGAACCCCGTCACAATCTCTGGGGCCATGAATTTCGTGGTACCGATGAGACGAGTAAGAGTAATCTTATCAACGTGTTCGGCCGCGCCAAAATCACCGACAATACAGCAACCATCACCACCAATCATGATATTCTCTGGCTTGATATCACGATGGACAATGTCTTTATCGTGAAGAATCTTAATGCCAGAAGCAATTTCACGAACAATCTTCCTCAAGAGCGAGTCATCAAAGTACTCAATAGTTTCAATAGATGTAAACAGATCATTATCATACAGTTCCATAACCATGAAAGTAAGGCTTTTGGTGTAATAAAAGCACAGTGGCTTCAAAACATTGGGAGAGTCAAAATTCTTATACATCACAAACTCCTTCACAAGCTCGTCGCGCGTCTCTGGATCCTCTAGAGATGCCTTTATCGCCACTGTCATCCCAGAAGATTTTTCAGTGGCCATCCACACCTCAGAATTGCCACCGCGGCCAATCCTCTTGATAAAATCATAGTCAACAAACACATTGGACTCTTTCCAGTGAGGCTTTTCGACAACAATTCCAGTTGTCTGGAAGACACTGACATCGCCATCATAAATTGAAGAGAAGCAGGAGCCCATTGTGTTTTGTTTGGTTTTTGCTTTGTTTGGTGGTTGTTGATTGGCTGTGAAAGCAAATATAGACCAAGAGAGCCCAGGGTCAAACAACACTCATACATACAAAGATTTGACAAGAATGCTATCACGGTTTATCTTGGTTAGGATATCCTCCAGCACATCCTTGATCGTGTTTTCCTTCTCCGGGACAACAGAGATGAGCTCCATCAGTGTGTTTTTGCACTGGATCATCATCTGGAAGAAATTGCCAGGCATAATACCGTACTCGTCGCAAATGCTGTCTAGAGTTTTCCCATTGTACCATTCTCCTGCCGAGCGAACCAGGTTCCAGTTGACACGCTTGGGGGTACCTGGGAAAGGAAGTTTTAGAGCTTTGCCAACTGTCTCGCTTGCCTCAGAAGGGAAAGTTGCGATTGCGTGGACAATGTCGATGTCCGTTGCATTCGTAATCAACTTGGTGCCAAGCACGGGACAGATGCTAGAAATGCCACACGCAAGTTTGCCAAGAGGAGTCACAATTCCATTGGCAATCAGCTTCTCATCTTCCAACCATGAGTGTATTTCCCTGCACTCTGACAACAGCCTGTCATTCAGCTCGGACAACTGGGTGTACTCCTGGATTTTGTCATACCTTTCGGGTCTGTCTACGCGAGGGGTTTTCTTGAGCTTGCCAATTTCAATCTGGGCATCCATGCTCTTCACCTTAATCTTGCCCAAGTTAACACCGAGGACTTCTATGATACCGCGTGAATACATCACTCCGTCAGACCCCATTATCTTATTCCGGTCATCCATAAGTTTGCCTCGCACACCACTGTCAAGGATGCATTCGTGCCCCTTGAAAAACCTCCAGAGCTCCTGGTGCGCCAGGAGTATTTGCCACGACCTTGTTTGATTTTCATATTTCCGCACCTGAGTAATTTCTTTGTCGGTAGGCACAAAGGCGTTGAAAGTCTCGAAGGATGATTGGATGATGTCTGTGAGATTTGTGTTGCGCTGGGTACATTGAAGAACAAGCTGGGGCGTCATGTACATCGATGACTGCAGTGCCTTTGGTTTTCCCTTGGTCAGTTTTCCAACGGTATCGCGTGGAATTTTAGGGTCGTGAAGAACGATGACCGTTCCCTGGATGTCAAACCCACGACGACCTGCCCTTCCCGCCATCTGGATGAACTCGTGAGGATGGAACATCCTGGTCTCATTGCCGTCAAACTTTTCCAAGGACTCGAACACCACACTTCTGGCGGGTCCATTCACACCCATCGCAAAAGTTTCCGTGGATACAAGAATGGGTAACTTTCCAGAACAAAACAGCTGCTCTATGATCTCCTTGCAATAAGGAAGCATGCCAGCGTGATGAACACCAACACCTTCTGATGCATATTCCCTGTACTTGATGTGAAATGTGTCGGTCGTCCCAACCTTTCGAAGGAGATCGTCAAATTCCTTCTTGATGGCATTAGACTGGTATGCCGTGACAATACCCCCCTGGCGAGAGAGTCGTAGGGCAACCGTCTCGACACGCTTCCGATTGCAACTGAAAACAATCGCAGGAGTGAGCTCCTTTTCGAGGAGGAGCTTTACCGTGGAGTTGTCTACAACTGTGGGTTCGTCTGCCTTGATGCTATCAAAGGACTCGATGTCGGAAATACCATCCTTAGATACTACGCTAAAGGTGAGGGGCACAATTCGTTTAGAAATAGAAAAGACGTCGACCGGATGCGAATGCATCCCAGAGTACCAGGACGCAAAGGCATCAGCATTTGGAACCGTCGCAGACAAAAACACACAGCGAATGTGATCTGGCATCAGAATGAGGCTTTCTTCCCACACTGTTCCGCGTTTTGCATCATTCATATAATGCACTTCGTCAAAGATAACCCAGTTGATTTCATTGATCCGTGGGTCTCCGACTCCAAGCATCTTACGGAGGATCTCAGTGGTCATTACGAGAATGTCCGCGGTCTCGTTTATCTGGATGTCGCCTGTGATGAGGCCGACGCTCGAAAACTTCTTAGAAAAATCGTGATATTTTTGGTTTGAGATGGCCTTCAGAGGAGCCGTGTAGACTATTTTTTTAGAAATGAATGCTGCGTACTCCGCGAGTATTGTCTTGCCACTGCCCGTGGGAACGGCAGCAAAGACAGAGTGGCCGAGATCCATAGACGCGATCGCATCATTTTGCCATTGATCAAGCGGGTGAGACAACGATTCCTGGAAAGAAGAAGTCATTTCTGTTTACATTTTTGTTGGAGCATTTGTATCTGTTTTGTCGATATACAATTATATCGACAAATGTAAAAAACTTGACAAAAGAACATTTGATACGTGTATATAAAATGAAAACTGTTTCTTTCAGTAAAACCGTGAAAATCAGGTACATTGAACCAGAAGGCTCTGCCAACAAAGTTGTGAAATACAAATCGGACAACTTCTCATATGCCAATGTGCATACAGAAATTTTCAATAGAAGGAAAGATGCTATTGAAAGGGCAAAGGAAAATATAGCAACTCTTCGTCACAATATCAAGATATATAATACGATTATGAAAGATCTGCCCAGGAATCACCCTGATTTTGAGCATTTTGTGGGACTCAAGGAGGATGCCTGGTGTAATTTGAAGTCATGGTCATACAAGCTACGGCATTATAAATGAGTTGTTAGACCGGGGTATCAGATTGTGACTGGCGGAGAAACTAAGAAGCGTTGGAATATGAAGTTCTTCTCTTTCTTATATTTTGCAGGAAGTCCCTTTGTGTTTGGTTCCCACACCACGGGCTTGCTGATCCATTTTCCGAGGTATGGCTTGATGAACTTGTCCATAATGTATTGTGAATTCATATCTTCGGGGAAAATAGGAGAAATGTTTGGGTTCTGGAGCGCATAAATAATACCAGCAATAACAGATGGCGACACCTGTACCACGGTAGCATTCTGATGGGGGATGAGCTTACGGGAAGTCTCAATGTCAAGGTCACTCCCCGTCCACCACTTACCATACTTGGGGCTCATAAAAAGGACGCCTAGAGTATCTGAACCCGATATGATGTCATCCTTGATAACGCGTTCGTTCTTGAGCACATCAGGCATACCATTTGCCTGGTACTCCACAAGAGACGCGATAGCCACATCGGGCAACATATATGCATAATGAACAGTGGGACGGTACACTGCCTTGCCACCCCTCTTAACGGTAAGGAAATAAGACAATGAATTAGCCTCTTCGTGAGGAATCACCATCCCAAGGACCTCGCTTCCTGGAACATAAGACTTAACCGTGGTGTTCATGGCAATAGTATCCATGTACACTTCGTTTCCAGGACCAGACTTGAAGTGCTTGATGTACTCCTTCATGTTCTCGTGGGTACCCCATCCCATCTCAGCAGGAAGAGCACCCTCCTCGATAAGTCCGGTGGGACTCCAGGTGCACAGGAACTCGCCAACCTTCTTTGGCATACTTGTGATCTGGGTATCGCGTTCGCTGATGTGCATCACCTGGATGTTCAGGTATTTTGCTGCCTCGTTATACTTACCACTGGCAATGGCTGCCACTGCCTTCTTTATTGTGGGGTCGCTAGAGTTCTTCTTGGACAGATGCTGGACCCAATCAGCAATGCCTATCTTGGCAGCGTGACTTATCCATCCAGGATTGGCACCATGACCAACAACAGCAGTCGCTCCCTTGTTACCCCACTTGTCTGCCATCTTGCGGACATAATGCTGGTGGCGATATAGCGTCTCGCATTCTGCAGTCTTCAAGTTACAGTCATTAGAGTCAAACCACTGTTCGATTGCCGTGTTTGTGAAATGAATACCCTTATCGTGACACAACTCCAAGAGATCGTTGGTTCCGATGTACCATGCAAGGTCCACAAAAACATCACCCTTTTTCAAATACTTGTCAACGATGCCCTTGAAGTTGCTCTTGGACATCTCCATATTTACAAAGTTAATGGTTGGGAATTTCTTCTTGAGGGCATCCAGCCTGTCTTTGTCCTTGTCCATAATCGTGATGTTGCCAGGACGAAACTTGAAATGTTTTACATAAAGGTATGGCATAGAAGAACCAACGCCACCGCACCCCACCTGGAGAATGCTCCTGTTTTCAAGATCCACAGAGAAGTTTGCCTTGTTAACATTGTTCTTATTAACATTGTTCTTATTGTTCTTGTTAGTCACTTTATTCATTTATGTACGCAAATATTTTTTAATGAGTCGTCGTCATTTCTATAAGATTGTCCTCTTCAGTTTCCACAATGCGCGTGATACTTCCGGCAAAGTTGCCAGGACCCGCCTTGTACATAGCTTCAACTCCGGCCCTGTATATGTCTATCCACCGAGGGCCTTCTATCGGCACAAAGATTTTGCGCGCCTGGGTGTTAAAAAGCAGCATCGTGGCACCAAAGGGGTGGAACTCAAACATATCAACGTCCCTGTTCAGAACCTCCCACGTCACGTGGGTGTTGATAATCTTGCGCGCTTCCTCGTGACTTTGGTACGCCATATACGCCATACGAGTTATGTCGTGTTTATATATAGCGGGATAAAATTCAAACAAAATGACAAAAAATGACATCTGTCGGCTTTTTTAACAAAAAAATGACATCTGTCGGCCTTTTTAACAAAAAAATGACATCTGTCGGTCTTTTTAAACAAAAAAATGACATCTGTCGGCCTTTTTAACAAAAAAATGACATCTGTTGTTTTTTGTTTGAATAGGCAATAAATACATTGTCAGAGCTTGTAAAATATCCAAATTTATTTTATTGTTTAAGATAAATGTTTACCATTAAACATTACTCTAACTATGTCCACAACGGTACTGATGTATTTGCCAAGGAACGCCTGTTTCCTCTTGTTCCAGTTGCACACAAAGTTAAGAAGTACAAACAGTACTTCATGACCAGCGATGATGGGATTGTTTCCTTTGTAAGCTTCAAGGACATCCTCAAGTATACAAATGTTGAAAGCCCCGTTTCTGGAAGCCCTAGCGGCAAAGGTCGTGGTAAGAGAGTCTTTCACCGGTCCTCTGGCAAGACATTTGGTTCAATGAAGGCCGCATGCGATGCCCACAATATTAAGATCTCACAGCTAAAGTCTTCTCCCGACTTTGTCATTGTTTGAGACCCCAGTGAGTCATAAAATTGAAGTAGTCGCGCATCTGTGACAGAATAGTATTTGTGTAATACTCATGCAGTTCTGTGTTTGTCATTTTGTGAAAGTTTGGGTAACTCCTAACACGATCCTTATCTACGGACCATGTTATGCGTTTTTCACTATTGTATTGAAATGTGAATATAAGTCTTTCGAAAGAATAGTCTACTTCAAAGTTTAGGTACTTGCGCCGCCCCCTGTATGGTATCTTAGGTTTCTCCTTCTCTTTCATTTTCTTACATAATCATTTAATTCAGAAATCTCCATCGGTGCTAAATATATTGTCCTTTTCTGTCAACATTTTATCAAGCTCTGTAAATCCTCCAACCAGACTCTTATCACAGAAAATCTGAGGAAATGTCTTAATAGAGTCAGTGTCTACTATGCCCTTTAGGTGATCTTTCATCTCGTCAATATTCTTGCACTTCACGATGATGAAATTCTCATTTCTATTATAAAGCAATTCTAGGGCATACTTGCAGTATCTGCATCCGTCTTTTGAGTAGACAGTATACATTGATTTATAACATTAAAAATATTTTAAGCTCTTAAAACGAGTTGTATATTGTCTCTATTCTTTGTGGTGTAAGAAGTTCTTTCAGGAATATCAAGAAAGCAGGAACGCGGGACTTCTTGTCAGTTACAAAATCCCTCATCTGCAGAGAAAGTCGTATGAATAGAACAAGAGCTATGGCTATGGTCAATTGCATTCCTGCCTGTCCTTTCTTTATATATCCAGTCCCTATCGCCGCGGCTATAGACAAGAATATGATGATCTTGGTACTCGTATCAAGAGCACCAACAAGATTTCCTGCAGCGACAATGATATTTCTATATTGTACGGCAAGGAGACCAAGCGAGATATAGGTTGTCCACTGTATTACCTTGACAATGAGACCGGAATGCTCTTTGCTCACGAGAGCCAGGATGACAAAAGCCAGGATGATGTACTGGACAACGATGTTGATTAATGAAATGGTTCTGTCTATTTGAGATGCCTGGCATTCGAATGATTCGCCTTGAGCAATTGTCTTTTTGATTTTTACACTTATGTTGTTCACACCCGCATCAATTTCTTTCTGGGTTTGCGGATCTAGAATCTTTTCAATACTGCAAGACATAATTTATATATATGGATATATTAAATGGAGGAGGCGTTTTGCTCAAACAGACTTGTTAGTTACGGGATACTATCGATCATAATTGGCATTTTTGTCAACACAATTGGAAAGCGCACCATGGACCATTACGATGTCACCAAAGAAGATGTGTATAAGTATGTGTCGATTGCCATATTTTCAGTAGGAGTTGTTCTTGTTGCATACGGTCTGGCAAACATATTCCTGCGCGATAGCGTACCAATGTGCGCATTATCAATTTAAACGTTATTATAGTGTATACAATGAACAACTCAAATTCAAACAACTCTGCCGCAGGAAGAATGGTCTTATTTTTGTTCGAACTCCAGCTGGGCACCAAGATGTATCACTGGCAGACAACAAGTTACGCAAATCACAAGGCAACGGACAAACTTCTCGGAAAGCTGGCGGACCTCGTGGACAGTTTCCTGGAGAAGTATTTTGGACTCTTTGGCCGCCCCGTGCTTCGTTCAGGTTCCAACATTCCAGTGGAGAACATGAACAAGGCAAAGTTCTTGAAGTTGGTAAATGCGGCAGACGAATACTTCAGAGGCCCTATGGGAAAGCTCATTTCCAAGAACTCCGAATTGATGAACATCCGTGATGAGATGCTCGCCGAACTTGACCAGACAAAGTATCTGCTCACATTGAATTAAATACAACTTGTTGAATTTTGAAAATATTGTCTGTTATTTTCAAAAAAGTTCTAGAATCATAAATTAGAATCCGACAAATGCTGATAAGGCGCTAATCTGTCCTGCTAGATATGCAAGCGCTGCGGATACGGAATTTCCAGTCTGCACTGGTCCAACATTGGCCGATAGTTCGATGTAGTCATCGAAGTAGTCACCGAACGAGGATTGGACATCTCCCACGCGTCCAAATACAGTGTTCACTGGGAAGTTCAAGCCTGTGAATACAAACCAGTTGATATCCACGTTTGACGGAGTCGTAGATAACATATAAGATACATTGCTGTCCACTTGGCGAACCAGAGAGCCAACTGGAAGACCACCTCCACCCAGTGCAAGACGAGTAGCCGTGTTTGCTGTGTATCCCTGGGGCACAACAAGGAAACCGTCGAGGTCGGTTTGAGCAATCTTTCCTTCGCCGTTGAGAGCCACAATTCCACCGAGCTGTGACCCGTCGCCGAGGAATACATTGGCCGTGACTGCATTGCCTACTATCAGACTCGTGTCAATCTGTGCCCTCAGTGCGTTAAGATTGGAGGTTTCGATATTTGTCAACGCGTTCACATTGTTCACGTTGAGATCCAGAGGAATCTCGTGGAGAACATCAGTGAGATACACACCATTACCGAAGAAATAGTTTGTCGCGGTGACATTAGAAGCAAAAGACTCCGTAGCGTATGATGAATTTGATGCCTTAATATCAAATGTTAGTATGCCATTATCAACAGTCATGTCTGGAGCTGTAACATATCCAGTAGCTGTGAGGCTTGTAACCGTGAGATCAGCAGGGATCTCGTGAAGCACGTTGGTGAGTAACGAACCATCACCGATGAAACTGACGGCGTGCGCGGCGTTCGACACAAAGATGTCTGCGGTTGTGATAGCATTGGACGCAAAAACATCAACAACGTCAAGGTCGGCGGGGATAGCATGGAGGACACCAGTAAGGGCTGAGCCATTGCCGATGAAGTGATCAGCGGATACATTGCCGCTTGCTACCATGGAATCAACTGTCAGGTTTCCGCTAACGTCAGTTACTATGCCAGTAAGGAGTGCACCATTACCAATGAAGTAACTTGCAGTTACATTGCCAGTAGCAACCACATTTGAGGTCGTGATCGTGTTGGCTACAACAGCATATGTCGTAACACTATTCGTAGAACTCAAGTAATCTGTGTTGATCTCAAAAGCACCGATAGCTTGCGAGACACCAAGATTTGTCACGTTGAGATCTGCGGGAATCACATCGGTGAGCAGTGAACCATTACCTATCAAATACTCGGCAGTCACATTCCCAGTAGCAACCAAGGAATCGACCGTGAGGTTTCCGCTGACGTCTGTTACTATGCCAGTAAGGAGCGCACCATTACCGATGAAGTAATCGGAAGATACATTGCCAGCAACAACCACTTTGGGAGCATATACTGCATTGGATGCAATGACATCGTATGATGTGATGGTATTTGTTGCATACACAGTGACTACATTCAAGTCATCTGGGATTTCGTGGAGGACACCAGTCAGGGCTGAGCCATCACCGCTGAATGTGGATGCGGTGACGCTGGTGACATTCAGGTCTGCAGGGATTTCATGGAGGACACCAGTCAGGGCTGAGCCATCACCGCTGAATGTGGATGCGGTGACGCTGGTGACATTCAGGTCTGCAGGGATTTCATGGAGGACACCAGTCAGGGCTGAGCCATCACCGCTGAATGTGGATGCGGTGACGCTGGTGACATTCAGGTCTGCAGGGATTTCATGGAGGACACCAGTCAGGGCTGAGCCATCACCGCTGAATGTGGATGCGGTGACGCTGGTGACATTCAGGTCTGCAGGGATTTCATGAAGGACACCAGTCAGGGCTGAGCCATCACCACTGAATGTGGATGCGGTGACGCTGGTGACATTCAGGTCTGCAGGGATTTCATGGAGGACACCAGTAAGGGCTGAGCCATCGCCGCTAAATGTGGATGCGGTGACGCTGGTGACGTTCAGGTCTGCAGGGATTTCGTGGAGAACGCCAGTCAGCTCAGAACCATTGCCAAGGAAGTTATCAGCAGATACGTTGCCACTTGCTACAATGGAATCGACCGTCAAGTTTCCGCTGATGTCTGTTACTATGCCAGTAAGGAGCGCGCCATTACCAATGAAGTAATCCGCAGATACATTACCGGTAGCAACAACCTTGGCAACAGTCACGGCATTAGACACAAAGATGTCCACAGTTGTGATGGCATTTGATGCCAAAACATCAACGACATCAAGGTCTGTGGGGATAGCATGGAGGACACCAGACAGCGCAGAACCATTGCCAAGGAAGTGATCAGCAGATACATTGCCACTTGCTACTACAGAATCGACCGTGAGGTTTCCGCTGACGTCTGTTACTATGCCAGTAAGGAGCGCACCATTACCAATGAAGTAATCTGCTTCTACATTGCCAGCAGCAAACACCTCGGGGGCATATACCGCATTGGATGCGATGATGTCATATGATGTGATGGTATTTGTTGCATATACAGTGACTACGTTCAGGTCATCTGGAATTGCATGGAGTACGCCGGTCAGCGCAGACCCATCACCACTGAATGTAGATGCGGTGACGCTGGTGACACTCAGATCATCAGGAATCGAGTGGAGCACACCGGTCAGATTGGAACCATCACCAATGAAAGTAGACGCGGTTACCGCATTGCTCACAGTAACGTCTGTTCCTGTCACATTTCCTATGATGTCTATGTTTCCAACTGAGGGAAGTGTAGCCTGTGGAAGGCCAGTTAACATTGCACCATTACCTACAAAAAATGTTGCTTGAACGTTAGACGATGTATAAAACCCTCCGTTGACGATAACATTACCTATTACTTCGTTTGTGTATAATGTTGTACGCAGAAAGGTCGGGGGCAGTGTTGGCATGGGTGTTGTGATACTAGTGTATTATATTTAACTTAAACAAAGTACAGTCTTACCATTAACGCTGAGCAATTGTAAGGACACCATTTACAGTACACGTGTCTTCGCTATTAACTATTGCAAGAATCTCTACAAATTCGCCATTTGGAATAAACACGGGGCATGATATAGAATGAACATGTGATGATGAATTCGATTCTGCAAGTCTGTTTTCCGTGCTTGTATTTCCATTTAAAGCCAAAATAACAGTTGAATTTGATGGCGATACATTACCAAATGTCACTCTTGTAGAGATCGTGAAAATGTCAGCGTTACCTGAATTTGTAAAGCGTGCGTTCAAATTCATAGGTACAATAGCCACGTTTGCAGCGCCTGTATTGTGAAATAATTCGTACGATATTGGCACTGCTGACGAATTTGAAATAATTTGAGTTTCGTTGGCAGACCATTTAGAGTACCGTACAACATTGTCTTGTTTTGTATTTTCCAACATCTGCAGTGCTTCTGAAACAGAGTTTCCTGCAGGAACAGAACCAACAGATTCAGAAAGCTCTATATAATTATCAAAATAATCCCCATACGCGGCAAAGACATCTCCATTTCTTCCGAAGACCGTGTTCACTGGAAATGTAACTCCGGTGAATGTCATCCAACTTGAGTCGATGTTTGATGGCGTATTTGTCAGGAGATACGAGTTTCCAGTATCAGTCTGGCGCACAATGCTTCCTACGGGGAGGTCTCCGTCGCCCAATTCCAGTCTAACTGCTGCATTGGCAACATACCCTTCTGGAATTATAAGATAACCATCAAGAGCTTGTTGGGATATTTTTCCCAAAGAATCAAGCGCCGCCAACATTCCTGGAGTATTAACTGCATTAGCCCCAAGATGTATAGTAGTTTCTACAACATTTGCGTATAGATATTTATCTGTAGTCATGCTTACACTTGTTGACACTCCTGTAAGTTGAGTTCCATTGCCTATGAAATAGTTTGCCACTACATTACCCACTGCCTCAACTTGACCAGAGACATACACATCACCGGCATTCATCACCCCAACATTCGCAGATCCCGTAAGCTGAGTTCCATTGCCTATGAAATGGTTTGCAATCACATTTCCTAGGGCATCCACTATACCGCTAACGTATACGTTTCCAGATGTTAAATAATCAATATCTCCCAATTTTGCCACAATGGTGTCAACTGTCAGTGATTTGATATTGCCAATGTTGGCAGTTGAGGTGAGATTTCCCGTGACCAGAAGGTTGTGAATAACTCCCTCGTCTATTTCAAAGCTCTGGGCTGAACCAGACGATATCGTAGGATTGGCTGCAATGAAACTGGACATTCTAACTTAAACTTTTTTTTTTATTTCAATTAATTTGCAAACATAACCCCGCCCATTCCATCCTGTATTCTAAGCACGTTCATTGATCTTGCAATCACCGTGAATGTTGTCAAGTTTGCTGCGGAATTTACAGATGTTTGTTCGTCAAACACATCTGCAATAGTCGCCGCACTAGCAGCCTTTGTAGTTACCAAGAGTTTCACTGTGTCGAGTGCAGAGAAGTTCAGAGTTCCAGATGCCGCGTGAACATTCAATGGCGCTTTCGAGAAAAAATACGAATATATGCCCGCCGGAGGCACGCACTGCATTGTTCTGTATGGTTCAATAAGTCTGAAATATGATCCGGTTTGCTCTTCGAATCTGTCCACGCCATTTATCTGCAGTTTTGCGCTCTGCAAAGGTGTGTACTTGTCATCCGCAGAAAGCCCAACCGTTGTATCTCCGGAATATATGCCAAATACATTTTGATTTCTGAAAACAAATAATAAATATTTTACAGGAAGATTGAACGGCAAGGTGTAAAGCGTTGTCCTGCTACTGGTGGTTGATATTCTTGAAGGAAAATCCTGAGTTTGCGTTTGCTCAAATATATACTTGTGTGGAGTTTTTACAAACAATACTCTTTCTTCAGAAGGCAAAAATGCGTATTCTCCCCAAGCAGTAATAACAGGCAAAAAGGCAGGATCAATGCCTGGGATGTTATTTGGATCCTCAAAATCAAATTCAAGACGTATCTCGTGATACTGAAGAGCTATCATGGGAATTGCAAGCGACGTGGTATTGAACCAAAATGGCAAACTCAACCAAAGTGATCTTATCATACCATTTGCATCAGATGTCTCAAATTGTTCCATTGTAATGAGCGCATCTTTTTCAGTATTTGTTGTGAACAACGCATTTCTTATTCGCATGTAATTGTTGTCAAACTGCTCTATCAACTGCCCTCCAATATATAATCGCACCGATGATACAAGATTTTCTACTGGGAAGAACTGTGTACCGGTAGAGGACAGTTTTTTCATCTGAATTTGAAGGAATACATTTGTCAACATATCGCCTTTCCTGGGTATGATGAGAGAACCTTTTCCAGGAGTTGTGTATGATGTTAAATCCATCCGTATCATCTCTGTAGAATAAGGAACTCTGCACGAAAACCTGGATACAAATGCGTTTTTTCTTGGCGTTCCATATAAGAAACTATCTGCCGGAGAAGACGCTATAAGTTGCGTGATTGACATTCTAATTTATCACAATATATTTATTACGTAATATATTTCCATTTGATTGTTAGAGACCGTGATGATAGTTGAAATCATGTGAACATTTCAGTTGAAAACTAAATAAAGCCATCATTTGGGTTGACCAAAACAAATCACGCAAATCACGCAAATCACGTAATAATCTCATGCATCATATGAGGCGACTGAGATTTTTATATGTATATTGACAAATCTTTAATTTAAATATTTTTTTATTTCTATTATGGTAATAGAATGCTGCGGCAGGACATAAGCATTGCAAAACTTGAAACCATCATCAGCTATCCATTTGTTCGTCTGACACAAGATAATAATACCTTTGAAGACTTTGCCTGTCGGTGCGCAAAGGAGTTTGGCGGCAGTCCTGACGACTGGATGCGCAAGAATCGCAAGTTACTCGGTATGTTCGGGTCTAAAAACAAGAAACTTGCTAAAAATACAAGATTCCAGGTCCCTTCCAAACTTGTAGCAGATGCGAGCGACAGATTCTTCGAGACAGTTGGTCTTGCAAGGAAGCACAAGGTTGATGTGTCTCCCACAACTGTTCTCAACATATCAAACGAATCTACCCCAAACAGCTCTCCAGACCAAAACTCCTACAGCATTTCCCATACTCCGGATAGTTCTCCAGATATTGGAAGTGGAGTGTGATTTATGCTCTTTGTACTTTGGCACAGGTTTCTGGCCACCAAGACTCGTAAGTTGGAGTATAAAACCAGCACTGGCCCATCTTTGCCTGTTTTGCAGCAAGCACATCTCCGCATTTAGCAATTGGACGAGACTGACCTCCCCAATCTCCCACACGTCCTCCTGCAGTTCTGTTGACCTGTGTCAGTTCTTGGCCAGAACCTGCTGGGCCATTACAAGAGGAATTGAATCCTGATTTGCTAAAAACACCAATGAATATGTCAATATTAGGATATTTCTGCCCTTTGTAATTCTGGAAGCAGTAACCATCGTCTCCATGGTCTCCGCAGAAATCATCTACTCTCACCAGACCATTGTGTTTTTGACCATTTGGCATTGTACGGCCTTTTAGGAAATCAATTAAGAGTATGTCTCCATATTTTACAGAACCATTCTTGAGATATCTTGATGGCAATGCCACAGAAACATATGGCACAAGTTCTTTTCCTTGTGATGACAAGTTGCTATTCGGAGGAGTGTTATCTTCTGTGGAATACCATGTCAGCACATAAAACCCAATGTTCTCGCCCAACTGATAATCTGATGATGGTGCGGGAGCAGGCGCGGGTGCAGGCGCAGGTGCAGGTGGTGCGGGTCTCTTCTCGGGTTGAGGGCATCTGGGAGTGCGGCATTGTTTTGTCCCACCATCGACATCGCCCCAATCAAGACCGGTGTCTATGAAACCAGCGGGACACTTCCATCCAGAAGGAGTTGCCACGCGCTTAGCATACTGGCAGGGTCCAAGAGGAGGGGCAGGTGCTGGTGCCGGTTTAGGCGCTGGTGCTGGGTTAGGGGCAGGAGCTGGTGGGTCATCCGGCGTGTTTCCACAAGGCCCTATTTTACACTGAAAATCACTTGCCTGGCCCCTGCCGGTGTCTGTGTACCCAAGGGGGCATTCGTACTTTCCATTTTTAGAAACACGTCTAGTATACCCGCACGCATTTGGTTTGAGAGCAGCGCAGGGTCCCCTTGTACATTGGATTTCTCCATCAACATCCCCCCAATTTCTTCCAGTGTCTTTGAACCCATCTGGACATGCCCACTTTCCATCGATGTTTATGCGTGAAATTGTTTCGCATTTTGTCGGGTTCTTATATTCTTTTGCAGCTGTTAGTAGGTCATCCGAATCCTTTTGTGTCACGGTGTATAGCTCTGCAAGTTGTTTTATAGCAGCCTGTCCAGATGGTGCTGTCACAACCAGTTGAACTGCCGCATCCCATATAGTGCGTATATTAGGTTTGTTTGACACTGTGGGAGGTATGATACTTGGGTTGTTTACCTGCTGAGCCATGGCAACTGCCTTTTTCTGCAAGTTTGTCCTAAACTCCTTCAAAGCCTCTTGTTGCTTCTTGAGGTCATCTGTCACAGATTGTATACCTGATACAGTGGCATTTTTTATCTTGTTCTTTGTGTTCTGAAAGAAGGAAAGGTCCTTCTTGGATATTTCAAGAGCTTCATTTGCCTTATCAAGATTGTCCAGTGCTTTTTGTTGTTGTTTTGCGGCATTAGTAGCTATAACTGCTGCCGCAAGGGATTTTTGCAAGTCCTCCATCTCCTGTTTTGAATCAGCAAGTTCGGTGAATGCAAGGTCTTGTTCATTTCCCACACCTTCTATTGTATTCTGAACAGCAGATTCAATATTGTCAACTGTGTTTATTTGTTGTTGGAGGACATTAGCCACTGTGGCCTCATCAGCTATGCTTTTTGCATATTGTTCACTTGATCTTGATTTTTCCCTCTTTTTGAGGAAGAGTATCACAATTATTACTCCCGTGGCAACTGCCGCCAGAACTGTGGTAACAATCGTAATCAGAATCCACGTTTTCATAGCTTCTTTAAAGTATGAGTATATTTTTATAAAAATATTATAAACTCTTACTAGAAAGAATGGACGACATTCCTATAAATGTGATACCGCCCACCGACCTGGGAAATGATAACCTCGGTGACATTTTTAACAATGACAACCTTGGCAATAATGGCGATAGCGGTGGGATGTCTCGTTGGCTTTTTTGGACCATAATTACAGTCGTTGTGGTTCTCGTCGTCGGCCTCACTGTGTTTCTGGTCAGGTATTTTAATAGGAGGTCTCGTGAATCTGGTTCAATTGTGAAAGACGTTGCCGAGTCTATCTCCACCGGTACCGAGCAGAAAGTTGCTAATCAGCTGCTTGATGTTGCAATTCGCTCAGCTACCGACTCTGCCCAACTTGAGGCAAACACTAAAACCGCTGAAAGTTTGTATGCTACAGGCGAAGCATCGCAAGCCGATGTAAAAAAGGCTATAATCGCGTCTGAACTTTCAAAAACAGGTACATATCAGAAAAATCTGGAGGCAGCACAGGCGCTCGAGGAGCTCAGAAAGAAACAACTTGCTCATGCAGATCGCTGCAGTTCTGGCAGCAACTCAGGAGAAGTCAAAGTTATCAGCAGACTACCAGAACTTGTCGAATGACATAATTTGCCCAGAAGATGAAAGAGGCAGAGGCAGTTCTGCTTGAAGTTACTTCAAAACGTCAGGCAGCAGATCAGGAATTCAATTCCAGCGTAGCTCTCCGTATACAGGCAGAGAAGGCTGCTCAGCAGAAAGTCGATGAAGGGGCAACTCAAAAGCACGGTATTATCGCTTCTGCAAATGCCAAGTTGCGTGATATGGTTGCCAAGGTGAATGCCTCTAAGAAAGCCACAGCAGAGTTTATTAAGAAAAAACAGGCAGATGCCAGAGCTCCAAAACAACCTAAACCGACACCAGCGCCTAAGCCCGCTCCTGCTCCTGCGCCTAAACCCGCAGATGGGCCTTGTCAGTATGCTAAGCGCGTGTCAACTCCTTCTGGATGGAAGTGTCCTGCTGGTTTCATAGACACTGGGCTGGATTGGGGTGATGTCGACGGTGGAACAAGGCAATGTCGCACCCCCAGGTGTCCCCAGCCCGAGAAGAGACCCGCACCACCACCAAAGCCCGCTCCCGCGCCGAGACCTGTACCAGGGCCTGCTCCTTCTGGAGGGAAGGGAACTGTTGTATTGCAAGGCGGGACAGTGAGGTTCCCAACAAACCAAGGGAACTATGCTGGCAGGGGGGGACAACGTGTGAACGTGACAAAACCAATTCCAAGAAATATGGAAAGGTCGTGCCTGTTAGAATGGGATGTGTTTTTTCCCAAGGGCTTTTTTGTTGGGTGTCAAGGGAAACTCGGAGGCCTGTTCTTGGCACCTCGTGGTGGAAGTGGAACTGCTTCTGGTTGTGCCGATAAAAAGGATAGAACAGGTGCCAGTTACCGCATTATGTTTGGCAAAACCCCAAGCGTGTATCAATACTTCTACTTCAATAACAGAACATCGCAGACAGGGGCAATGGCTAAGGAAGATCGTTGTGGCCTTGGAAACATGGTGGAAGACTTTAAAAATAATATTAAAGAAGGCGATTGGAACAGTTTGAAGATTGGACTCAAGTTAAATGACCTCGGTCAGAGGAATGGACTTGCGTACATCAATGTCAACGGGAAAGAAGCCACGCAGGGTGGTATAATGTGGACAGCAGATGCCAACTTTGTCATCACAGCAATGAGTTTCAATGCGTTTTACGGTGGTTGCACTGGCTCTCCTGCGGCAAATCGTCTTCCTTCGACGTATCTCGAAATGAGAAATATGAGGGTATCGCAGTGGATTTAATATTAATCAAATCCAATGTAAATTACAAATATCAGATGTCATGATTTAAATATACTTGTATTATAAATGAAGAAGCGGTACATTGCTTCTATAATCATTGCTGCGATCCTTGCTCTCGCTGGTGTGGGATTTCTTGTTTACAAGAATTGGTCTGATGTTCAATCTATATGGTTTTTCACAAAGACAAAGTTAAAGAATATCAAGATACCTTCGATTAAACCAAACCCTGTGAAACCCATGGATCCCGTGGTTATTATAGAAGCATCAAAGCCTGATGCTGGTCTTGAAAAGGAACGCAATGCCCTGGCTGCTAAGGCAGCGAGTATTTCCAATGACGCTGGTAAAATAAATCAGCAAGCAGTTAGTGTAGTGGCCACAGAAGCCACTGCTAAAGCTGCCCAGGCCGCCCCTGTCTCTGAAATTGTAGTGGAAAACACAAAACAGCGCGAAGTAAAGAATCAGTCGAATGCTTCCAAGGCATATACCGACCTCATCAAGAAAATAGAGATCGAGAAGGCAAAGTCTGCAGTGCTTCTCACGGCGATACGAACCGAAAAGGAAAAAATAGCAAAGATAAATGACCTGGACCTGGAGACTGAAGAAACCACAGTGGATGCTATGGATATGGAAATGGAATTGTTTTTAGAAAACAGACTTAGGAACTGGCGCGCCAGACGTCCTCTTTCCAAGAAAGGTGCCGAATACCTTGTTCGCAACTTGTGTATCTAAATTCCAGTGGATCCAAAATAATCAATATATTTCAAATATTCAGTATATTTCCTACTAAGTTTAAATATACCTGAGTTATTATACATTTTGGATAAAAAAATCATTGCATTAATTCCAGTATAAACAATAGCTCCATTATTTATACTGTTTTTAATTTTGCAAAAATCACTAATTTCAATCTTCATGTGTTGAGAAACCGAAGCAATGCTACATTCTCTGGTATGTCTATGTTCTTGGATCTTTCTTATACTTCCATCACCATCAAACAAACCTCGAATGAAATGCCATTTCAGATTATCTGGAATAGAAGTTGGAAATTTAACTGTATAAGATTTCTTCCCTGGTATAATATCTAACAAACCGCATACATCACTTACTATCTTATTAGACGAAATGCTTATTTTTACAGAGTTCATGGAACCATTGAACCTGTGAGAAATTGGGAGAGATTTGCAGATATTATCTCTAAGTATTTCTATAATATCGGTATCAATATCTTTTATCTCTATATTAATTGCTCCTTCTTTAATACTTCCATCACTTGCAATCCAACCAAGCAAGTATGCCTTAAAAACAGAGTCAATTAATGAGAAAAAATCATCATCTAAGTCTTTATACTTACAGTTTGGATTATTTCTCCCAGTGCTTTTTAATTTACGAGAACAGTAGATGCACATGTATTTTCCATCATTACGTTCTATTATATCCATAATATCTCTGTATTCCCTGCATACTTCTTTTGGACACTTGTCAGCAACTTGAAGTGCACATACAGCTCTAACTTTTTTATGTGATTGTCTTGTAAAATCATTTATTTCTTCTATGTAAGGAATATGTAATGACATTTGTGAAACTTTTTTTTACATTGATTTATGATAGCTAATGTGTCGATATATCTATCTGCCAGTAGAACCGAAACCACCAGTGCGAGATGTTTCATCAAGGTCATCGACAATTTCTATTTCTGGAGTAGAAATCTTTTCAAGAACAAGCTGTGCAATTCTATCACCCTTCTTGATGCTGTAATCAGTTTCAGAAGTATTATACAGGATAACAAGAACTTCATTGCGATAATCTTCGTCAATCACCCCGGCAAGAACGTCGATACCATATTTGTAGGCCAAACCGCTGCGAGGAGCAATTCGGCCATAAGTTCCAGATGGAACTCGCATTGCCAGACCTGTAGCAACCGCCACACGACCAAGAGCAGGGACCACAATATCTACCACGCTTGACAGGTCGTAACCAGCAGCACCATCAGAACCGCGAACAGGGGCAATTGCCTCGGGCACAAGCATCTTGATGAGGAAAGTCATTCTGGTGTATCACACTTTGCTCCCACTTTTGTCATCAATATGTCGATATAATTACGTACATCAACATGCTTATATCGACAAAATATATACTTAAACTATAAACGTGTTTATTTGATTTAAATGTTGTCTGTCTCTCGTCTGACAAAGGAGTTTGTCCGCACTTATGATGCCATTTCTCAGATTAAAACCGAACACATCAAGGCAAGCCCCCTTCACATTTCCACGCTCACCATTTCTGTTAAGTTTGATCGAGGAGATCTTCCTGTGAGTATTATTCGTGAGAGGTTGGCCGACGAGGATGGCGAACTCACTTTGGCAGTTCCCAAGGTGGTGAAACATCGCAAAACCACTGTTGTTGCCAATACGAACATGAAGAAATTTGATCACCAGGTGTCGTTTAAGATGGGTGGGTCATCATTGAAGATGTTCGGCAATGGTTCTGGGCACGGGACTGGGTTTTCTTCTTTCAAGGATTTTTTGGATATGACAAACAAGGTGGTAGAATTCATTCTTGACGTGACTGGTATTGAGCTGCAGATTGTTGATGTGGATATCAATATGATAAATGCATCCACATCAATTCTAGACAAAAACTTCATGCCTGTTCAGTTTCAAATGAAGCAGCTGTCCTCTATCTTTGCCCAGGAGGGATATCACACGGAATTTGATCCTGATATGCATCCTGCGGTAAAGGTTATTCTATTTGAGGACACGAAGAAGGTTTCTACATGTTTCATCTTCCCCACGGGTTCCATAACTATCTTTGGCTCAAAGGAGCCTCGTCATGTGGCTTCTATTTTTGAGATTGTTTTCAAAACTATGGACAAGGCGCATGCTCTGGCATCTCCTTGTCCTCCAAGGAAGACAACTGTCCGCAAGCCATTGGACATATCGTTTGGATACCCAACGTCTACTGTTAAACTGCTTAGTCCTTGTGAATGATACTCAATTGGCCCACATAATGCCTCCCATTCCATCCATTACTCTGAACACATTGTAATTAACAGCAAAAATAGCTATTGTGGTGAATTTTGTGAGAGCAGTATCCAGCGTAACACCAGGAGTAAGAATCTGAGCAATGGTGGAAGCAGATGCTGCCTTTGCCGTGAGTTGCAGGGTGACTGTGTCTAGTTGACTGAAGTTTAATGTTCCCGCAGAGTCTTGTTCATTTGCCATAACACCGAAGGAATACATGTAAATTCCTGCCGATGGTGCTTGGTTGACTGCTTGTGTCGGTTGCACTAGGTTAAAATAGGAACCTGGGCGCGTGGTGAATCGGTCTACACCATTGGCTTGAATTTTTGCACTATTCAGTGGCGCGTAGGCATCATTTGTTTCGAATGGTGTTTTTCCTGTGGTGTATATGCCATGAAGATTACTCTGATATACCCACATTATGTAGCGCACTGGGTGATTGAAGGGTAGAGTGACAGTTTGAGTTGTCGTGGTTGCATTTATGACGGGGTTTGCTTTAAAGATTTGCAGTTGCTCTATCATGTATTCGTGAGGAGCTTGTGCAAAGTGAGCACGTTCTGGGCGATCTAAGAATACATAATCGGCATAGAACCTTACTGTTGGTGTGTATGTAGCATCTATACCGGGAATATTGACTGGGTTATTGTATACCACACGAAGTTGAACTTCGTGATATTGCAGGGCAACGAGAGGCAGAGCAGTGGATAGGTATTTGGTGAAAAACAGAGGAAGGTCCAGATAGAATGTTCTTACGGACCCTGCTACGTCATCTGGCGCAAAGTTCAACATCCGCTGGTTTGCCGAACGTATTTCTACATCATTGAAAGTTTCATCGTGAATGCGCAGCCATGTTGCAGCATCCTCTATAATTTCAATGTCTTGCCCTCCTACGACCACTGTTATAGACTTTATGAACTGCTCCACTGGGTAAAATGAAGCTATGTTTGACTTCATCATGGTTATTTCTAGCACGCAACTCTTTACAAGGTCTCCTTTCCTTGCAATTGTTATCATGGTTGGTGTATCGTATGAAAGGGTCACGGTACTTTCTATTGATTCTATGGCAAAGTTGGTCCTTCTCACTGAATTTCTCTTCCACAGAGATCTCTGCGGGTCTCCTGTTAAAAACACATCCTGAACGCCAGTGGCAATGAGTTGGGTAAGACCTCCCATTTTATAACATAAACTTTTATTTTTTATCATTTTTACATGGGATTTACGATGACTTAAAGATGCTTTCCAACAGAGATTTGAAAGAAGAACTGTTCTTTTGCGCATTCAGAGATTTTTTAATGCGCTCATCTCCCAGGATATCTGCCGCTGCCCCAAACTTCTTTTGCTGCAGACCAATAATGGCATCGTCAATCGAATCATTGATGATGAGGCGCTTTACGATCACGGGTTTTGTCTGGCCAATACGGTGTGCTCGGGCAATAGCCTGCGTCTCGCTTGTTCCGTTCCAGTCAACGCCATTTATGTAAATACGAGATGCCGTCTGGAGGTTGAGGCCGACGCCGCCTGCTGCTATTTGAATTATGAAAAAGTTAGTTGCCGGGTCCTCGTTAAAATGCTTGATGGCCTTGACACGCTCGTCTCCTGACACATTACCATGGATAGAAACGCTCTTATGTCCATTGGACAGCAGCATATCCTTGATGGCGGTCATCTCCTTATGGAAATGGGCAAAGATCAGAGTCTTCTGGATCGGAGAAGCCTTGATGTCGTCTTCCAGCATCTTTAGCTTAGTTGACGTTCCTTCATAGAACTCGTCCTTGGAGTCATTTTTTGGCACCATTGTGATATTTGCCGTGCACTGTCTGAGCCGCAAAAGTGTTTTCAGCATTTCCATCCTACCTTCAGAGTCACCATATGCCTTGTATGCCTTAAGAGTGACAGACCCCTGGAACATGATGTCCTCATATGCATTTTTCTCCACATCTGTCTGGAAATCTCCCCGGAGGTCCTCGATGACCAGCTTGGGAAGGTCAAAGACATCCTCCTTAACCACGCGGTACAAGAACTCCTTTGCGGCATATACAAGATTTGTCTTGAAGATTCCAATGAACTCGAGCAGCGTTGAGAAATTCTTGTCATCCTTCACGATTGGCGTTCCTGTCAGGCACCACTTGACTTCTGCATCCATCTGGCAGATAAGCCTGTATGACTTGGTCCTCTTGTTCCGGATCAGATGAGCCTCATCAACAACTATCCTGCCAAAGTTGTATGTAAGGAGGAGATTGTCGTCATTGTTGCTCATTGCCGAGAACGCCGTGATGGGCATGACAATGACTGGGTTGGTATCAAGAAGTTCCTTTGTGATAAGTCCCTTGTTGGATGTCGTGGTATCAATCACCATAGGGGAATGATTGGTGAACTTCTCAAACTCTGACACCCACTGAGCCACAAGACTTGTTGGCACTACAATAAGCGTTTTCATTGGATTTTCTGCCATCACGGCCATGGTCAGAATAGTTTTGCCAAGACCCATGTCAAGACACAGAACGCCACCCGGCGCCTCCTTGGCACGCTCCCTCTTTGCCATCCAGCGCAGGCATTTCTTCTGATAGTCGTACAGGACAGAATCGAGAGAAGTCATTTTGAGTGCGTGTTTTGGGTGTGGGTTTTGGGGCACAGGCAGGTTATATAGATTTAAAGAACCAGGGTCAAATGACAAAAAATGACAAAATGACAAACAAATCGTTTGACCCTGGCATGTTCCTAGGAACATAAAAGAGATAGTTTTCCACAGTAATGTAACAACTATTCTCACAATGTCTTTCTCCAAGGTCCTCCTCGCCCTTGCCTTTGCGACCGTCGCCTCTGCGCGCGTCCTGAAGAGCGCCCCCGCTCCTGTGAAGTTCATCAATGACTGCGGTCTCATGACCAATGTCTACATCTTCAATGACAAGTGTGAGAGCATGCGCAAGGAGATGCGTGCTCGCGAGGTCATGGTGGACCTTTGGGACTCTGTCGCTCCCCAGTACTTTGAGTTCGAAGACAAGGTGTTTGATGCGTCTGGTTCCGAGGTGTCCTCTACCGACCTGTGCGGGAAGAAGCTCTATCCGGTTACCAATGGTGTCTACCTGTGCAAGGTTGATTATGCTGCAGAGGATGATGAAGCCAGTGTGGACCCTCCGTCTTCTCCCGCACCATCTCCTTCTTCCGAGGGTCTTGTTGTCGTGGTCAACAACTGCCAGGAAGATGTGATGATTGGTAACATGTTCTTCGCCCATGATCAGACATATGATGCTCGCTGCGCACCATACACCACTATCAAACACGGAGAGAGCATTTACCTGGACGTCTCCACCGAATCATCAGAACTCACTTACTTCTCGGCATATGGTATCACCAGTCAGACAAATGCACCGGTGTCTTCAGCCACTGATGCGACCATTGGTGTCAATGGGAGCTACTTTGGCATGTTGGCGGACATCTCAAAGGATCAGGTAGAATGCGATAACCAGAAGCTTGGCAACGACCTTTATTATGCATATTCATCAGCATCTGCTACAATTGCCCTTTGCTAAAACAAGTATATGATTTCCTGCAAGCTACTAATGTAAATTTCACAAAATATCATCAAATGTGAGCAAAAGGACGTACATTGTCAAATATCACGCAGTAGTTTCAAAAAAAAATATTTTTAATGAATATAACAACAAATGGCCCCTGCTCGTCGTGCCAAGAGCCCCAAGCGTGCCAAGAGCCCCAAGCGTGCCAAGAGCCCCAAGCGTGCCAAGAGCCCCAAGCGCGCCAAGAGCCCCAAGCGCGCTAAGTCTCCTCGTCGCACCAAGTCTCCTCGCCGCGCCAAGAGCCCCGCTCGCAAGCATTAAACTGTAGTGCGTTAAAATACAAAAAACCAAAAAAAATTAATTGAATTCACTTGTCATTTGAGTTCAAATAATATAAAACCATTGTAAAATGATACTGTCAAGATACAAAGACATCCTTGGCACTCCCCGAGTTGGTTTCCACGCAGCAAGAATTCCTGGTCTTGATTATGCTTTGTGGGACACAGTAGGAACCATTGCGATTACCCTGGTCTTAGTGTATTTCTTTGCAAAGGACAGGTCGTGGCAAAATACTTTGCGATGGGTTATCTTTGCCTTTTGTCTTGGCCTTATTTTACACGTGTTATTTGGCGTCCGCACGACAATGACTCAATCTATTGTCAGCGTTTAATTAGTTTAAGTTTAATCTTTGTCAATAGTACATGACGAACACATCCGAGCCCTTATCACACGTCATCATCGGAGGCGGGGTTGCCGGGTTGTATTGTAACATGCTATTGACAAAGAAGAAGAAAACATGCTTGGTACTTGAGAAGAATGAAGATGTGTTCGGTAGGGCGAGAGAGCATGACTTTCACGGGGCAAGAGTGAAATGTGGAGCAGGCATCGCAGTTCCAGAAAACAAGAGCACTGTGAAGCTTCTTAAGAAATTTAAGATGAGTACCGAGGTCCACAAGGGGCCGGGGATAGTGGACAAACGTCTTCCTCCTTTTGATATGAAGAATGCCGTGAAGCAAGTGAAGATTATGTACAAGAAAATGACCAAGAAGGACCTCGCTACGTTGACGTCGCGTGAGATTCTGTTCAAGTATTTCACAAAGGAGTTTGCGGAGGAGTTCATACACCATTCTGAGTTTCATGACTATCTCGATGGGTCATTTGAGTATCTCTTTAAATATTACGATATTGATGATTTAGATAATGCTCCCTTTGGAAAGATCTATGTGAACTGGACAGAATTTGTGGAGAAACTGAAGCTCCCTAACATCAGAACTAATTACCCCGTCACCAAGATAGAGAAAAGGGGTAAAATTTTTGTTGTAAATGACGAGATACAAGCAAAGGAGGTGGTGTTTGCTGTTACCCTTGGTGCATTAAAGACTATACAGTGCATCGGGTTCTCTATGCCAGACTTCTCACAGTATATTGGGTCAGTTCCTTTTTGCCGAGTGTATGCCTATTACAAAGATGGGTATGACATGAAAGATGATTATGTCATGGTAGATGGCCCCATTGACAAGATTATAAAGATTAACAAGAATGTTCTTATGGCTTCGTATGCCGATGGGGATAATGCTTTTTTCTGGGCAGATGTTAAAAAACTTCCCATGCCAGAGAGACGCAGAATAGTCCGCGATGAACTCAAGAAAGTTGGTTACGCCTTTGGTCTGCCAGATGATGTGTTTAGCGCAGACTGGACCGATGGCGACCATTTCGTACGACCATACAAAGGTTCATTTGATAAACTTCTGGACAAACTCTCTAAACCAGCAAAGGGAGTTACAATTATCGGAGAAATGTTGAGCAAACGCCAGGGGTATGTTGATGGGGCTTTAACGAGTGTCGAACGGGCATTCTTATAATTAAAATCGTTTGTTATAGTATATACCAATGGACGCAAATCAAAATTGGAATGATGTGTGCGCTTTGTACAATTCTACTCGCGACGGAGGCGTGTCGCACACCGAGGCCATCAAGGTGGTTCGAGGCAAATTTAGAGGTCTGGGTCCAGCAAATCAGAAGAGGCTGTCAGACCAGTACAAACCTTCATCAATTATCCCTAAAGCAGGAGAAAACTGGAAGGATGTGTGTACTTTGTACAATTCCCTGAGAAATAAGGGAGAGACACATGCCGATGCTATTAAAATTGTATCTTCAAAGTACAGCGATGTTGGTCCTGGAAACCAATCACGTCTGGAAAGGCAGTACAAACCCTCCACACCCGACCCATCCACACCTAGACCAGAAGATGTCATCAGTACACTGGATCTGAATCTGTTGACAAAGGGCGGTGGTGACTGGAAAATTGGAAAAGCTGTTAACATGAAAAACAGCAAAGTGGAGCAGTTTCAAGGGGAGACCGTGGTAAAGGCAGTATATGGGAAAAATTCTGGAACGAGTGGCGATCCCGGAGTGGGTGGTTTCAGTTTCAGCGCCGCTCCCATTGGTCTCAACAAGGATGCAATAACCTTTGCTTGGGAAGTATATTACCCACGAGGCTTCCAGTTTGCAAAAGGCGGAAAACATGGTGGTGCATTCATAGGTCATGGAGCAGCCTCTGGCTATCAACATTCACCAACTGGTTCTTCAAACAGAGTCATGTGGCAGAAGGATGGGGGTGTCATTGACTATATTTACCCACCCAGCGATTTAAAACAAAAAATTCCAGGACTGGATCCCGAAGGCCACGGCATTGGGTTTTTCAAAGATGATTTTGAAAAAGCGCTTAAATATGACATGTGGAACAAAGTAGAGATTGGGACCAAGATGAACACCTTCAAGAATGGAGTGCCACAACTTGATGGTGAATCATATGTTGTGGTCAACGGGAAGAAGCGTGTGTTGAAAGGCATCAATTGGTCTAGAAGTCCAGATCTGTTCATAAACAGATTCGACTGGAATAACTTCTTTGGAGGTCCCGATCCATCACCTGTGAACCAGATGTGCTTTTTCAAAAATTATCAGATGAAGAAGTACAATGCCTGATTGTGACTTTGACGATATATATGTATATCGATGTTTTACATGACGCAGCAGCATGGAGTAGACACATGATCAGTACTTGGTTCGTACTCAGGAACTGGCTTAGGCTTGTATGCGTATGCCCCAGGCGGCTTAGGCTTGTATCCATATGCCCCAGGTGGCTTGGGTTTGTATCCGTATGCTCCAGATGGTTTGGGCTTGTATGCTCCGGGTGCATTGACCTTGTGCGTTGCCTTGATCAACTTGGGGGCGGGTTTGTAGGCAGGCTTGGTCTCATGATAGTTCTTGATCAGCTGCGCCGACTTGTGTGTTTGCTTTCCGTGGTGGTCCAGGTCGTACTTGCTCGCGACGTACTTGAACATGTCACGGGTCGCCGTGTTGTTGCGCACAAGCTCATGCGTCAGATGCATGCCGTGCTTTCCAAAAGCTTCGAACAGACGTTTCTCCACGTGCTTCGAGTCGTTTACTCGGACAACATAAGCATCAAACGATGCGTAGTAGGTCTTGTAGCGCGCCCGCAGGGAGGCAATGTCTCGGTTGTGAAGGCCAACCTTGGCGGAGTCACTGTCGTGGTTCCGGATGAAGTAGACAAACTGATGCCCCTTCACATTGTAGTTGGGGTGCTTCCATTCGGCAGAGTCGCGGTTGAGTACCAGCATGGTGACAGGGGTGGTTGAGAGTGTGAGCTTTGTTTGGTGAAAAAATACGCACGAATGGTGATTTTATAGACATTTTTTGTCCTGGGTCAAATGACAATGGACAAGATGATGTGTATATCGACGACATGCAATATATAAGGTGGGCTGTTATCATCAACAGTACAATGGCAACTTTCATCAAGAACATTGAGCGCTATGTCGAGCTGCACAAGAACCTGGCAGAGGCTGCAAAGACCACCAAGGATATGCGCAAGGAAAAGACTATCCTTGGCAAGGAGCTCCTTGAGTACATGATGCAGCATCAGATTGCTGACCATGTTCATGACGGGTTTGAGATTATCAACAAGATTCGTGAGGTCAAGAACAAGCTCTCCGTGGAAATGATTGAAAATATGCTTGAAAACTTTGTCAACGAGAATCTTGACGCCGAAAAAATTGACCGCATCGTAACTGCCATTGTAGAGTCCGAAATGTCCGGCGACACCAAAAATGCTCTTGTCGTCAAGAAAGTAAAGGAACCCAAAAAGCCTCGTGGCAAGAAGGGTCAGGACACCGAAACTGAAGGCGACTATGGTCTTGAGTAAATTTTAATCATGTAAAAATGCTAAATCAAATGCCAGAACAGGGAAAAGTCCGTGATAAAAATAATTGATTAATTAAAGATGACAACAATTACTTATGAAACGGAATATCTACCTCCACCTCAACTCGTGTTACCAGACATCAATGAGGTTATGTCATCGGTTCAGACTCCTGCTGGAAATGATAATTTCCTAAACTTGCCATATGTCCCGGTTCCCAAGGCTTTTGAGAATGTCGGGTCATTTGAATTGAACAATCTTACGACTGCAAAGGATATTGCAACTCTTCAAAACAAGGTCAATAAAGATGCCGAAATGATGTATCAACAGTCTACTGTAAGGGGCATGACATTGCGCAACAGTGTTCAGGATATGAGAGAGGCAATAACGGGCATTTTCTCTGATCTGTATAAAAACAATATGAATGTCTCTGTTGGTGAGCTGTTCACCAAGGACAATAGACTGCGTGGCCTTGGCCTCCTGTTGGTTCTCGCGAGCTTGTCTTATATCCTTTTCATAACTTTTGGTTGATTGTTTACAAGTTGTCATTGAACTTCTCAGATTATAAGCAATGTTTAACCGGTCCTGCCAACAAAGCCAGCCCAGTCAATAGCCTCGTCATCGTCATCCTCATCCTCGTCATCCTCATCCTCGTCATCCTCATCCTCGTCATCCTCATCCTCATCCTCTGTGACGTACTCATACTCCTCTTCCTCATCATCTTCGGGCTCCTCGGCTGTCTCCTCCTCTGCCTCAAAAGCCTCCAGCAGCTCCTTCTCCAGGTCATCTTCGGGCTCCTCAATGGGCTCCTCAATGGGCTCCTCAATGGGCTCCTCAATGGGCTCCTCAATGGGCTCCTCAATGGGCTCCTCAATGGGCTTCATGATCTTGGTGATAGAACCAAAGCAAAGAGCGTCAAGCGCATTGCATACATCATCGGGAATGGCGGTGACATTGTCATCATCGCTGTCATCATCGCTGTCATCATCGCTGTCATCATCGCTGTCATCATTGCTGTCAATAGGTTCCTCCTTGATAAATACGCCAACCATCTCCAGTTCTTCCGTCTTGATTTCAACAATCTCCTCAATGTCCTCCTCATCGGGAAGATTGACCTTGACAGCCTTCTTCATGATGCGCTCCATATCACGCTTGGCCTTCTTCTCTGCCGCCTCGCGTGCCTTCTTTGCCTTGAGGATCATTGCCTTATGGATCCTCTCCACTTCCTTGGCAATCTTCTTGGCCCTGAGAGCCTTTTCTTTCTCCTCCTTCTCGACAGCCTTCAGGGCATTCTTGGTCGCGGCATTTGCCACCTTCTTGGCCAGACGGGTTTCCTCAGCATCGATCTTCTTGGCCTCCAAAAGACGCTGCTTCTCAATCATAGCAAGTGCCTTTTCAGCTGCCTTGGCAAATGCCTTGGCCTGCTTCTCAGCTTCCTTTGCCATCGCCTTGGCCTCCCGTGCCTCTGCTGCCTTGATTGCCCTCGCCTGGGCGTTAGCAAGCTTCTGGGCCTCGGAGAGCTTTGCCATTGTTGGTTGGTAGTTTGTTTTGTGTTTGGTTGTGTTTGAGTAAGTGATGAACATCACTTACTCAGAGTTTATATGTTCCTTGGCATCTCCTGGGTCAAATGACACCTCCTGGGTCAAATGACACTAGATATAGTAGATATCGTATTCGCCAAATCCATTGAAGGAAGTTACGAGGCAGTTGGTATATGCCCCCCACATGGGGAAGTAAATCCAATCGTCAATGTTGAGTTCTGGAATGTGCGTTTGCTTATTGATCACATCTACACCGTCGCAAGTGCACCCGTAAATGACGCTCATATGCTTTTCGTCATTCTCCCCCACGTCCTTTACGATGATGGGTTCTGGCACGGCTTTCTCATAGATGACATTGGAGAACCCTCCGTACGTGGACTCATTGACAAAGTATTCATAATATCCATCGCGCACACGCTTGCCCACCACTTGGCACGCCAGCACAGAGTAGTGCTGAGCAAAGAACCTCCCTGGCTCAGCGATGAATTTTACGTCAGTGTCGCTGAAAAAGTCCTTAATACCGTCCCTCACGTATTCGGCAACGCATGTTGATACAGTTCCATTATCCTCTATGTCGGCATACATCCCACCCCCAATGTCAATGATACCAACTTCGTGACCCATAGCGGTGGCAATGTCATATGCTTCGCGAGCAGACTTAAGAGCCTTCCAGTAGGCGTCTGGGTTGCGGGACCCAGATCCTACATGGAAAGAAATGCCATACACGGTAATGTGCAGTTTCTTGGCGTGCTCTAGTAGAGTTTCAATCTCATTGGACAGTGCTCCATACTTTTCAAGTTTTACGAGGGCGTGTGGGTCATCGCAGCGGATACGCAGAACCATTTTTGCTTCTGGGTGGTAATTCTTGATCTTATCAAGCTCGAAAGAACTGTCAAAAGTCATCAAGTTTACCCCGGCCTGTTTGGCAAATATTATGGAGTCTGGGGACTTCACGGTGTGCGCAAAAATAATTCTGGAAGGGTCCACACCAAGTTTGAGAACTTGTGTGATTTCATTCTTGGAAGCACAGTCAAAGTTAACACCATTGTCTGCTAGGACCTTCAATAGCACTTTGTCATTGTTGCACTTCACCGCATAAAAGGGTTGTACCAGGGGAAAGATGTCTGACCACACGCTTGTGAGATGTTCAACAAACTTGGGGTCAGAAACGTAAAAAGATTTCTCCTGCATTGAACGGTCAGTGAGAATTTTCTTTACTATATTTTGCATCTTAATATTTTAATGTATAGATACAATATTTAAATTATTATTTTTGTCGATATAATAGTTGTATTAGTCACATTTACAGACGAGCATCAGGAACCGGGGTCGACTTCTACAATATGTTTTGGAATTATGATTACACTGAGTTTTTAAAAGGCCGAAGAGGATTTTTGCGCTTTCCAGAGTTGGGAGAAATTACGAAGAGGCCTCCCTGCTTACCCTTGTAAATCTTCAGACCTTCGCGATCATACTTACCTGTGAATTCTAACGCCCCCTTGTTTGCCTTTGCCTTCAGTTTCTCGTTGACGTATGGTACTCTGGAACCCACGGTAGATAGCACATACTTGCCTCCTGCTTTGCCTATGTATATGATGCGGCCTCTTGAGTCCTTTTCTCCGGAGTTCATGCCATCAAACTTGTGGGCAAACTTCCTGTCTGGAGAAGCGATAAGAGCCGGAGGAGCCATTTTCCTCTTGGGATTGGTTGCACGCACTGCTTTGGGAGCTATCTTCCGCATGAGCTTTGCTGTCTTCTTGGCGGGCATGGTGTGCACGGGGCTCAAAAATCCAGTTTCACCGAAGAAGTCAAAGTTTATGTTTGGGCTCTTTTTACCTTGAGAAGGCGTCTTGGCAGGGGTCCCCCGTAGCATTTTCTCCAAGTTGCCGATGCTGTTCTTGCGACCAAGTGGAGTCTTACTAGGGGTTTTTGCACCACCACGCATCGCCCTTTCTATCATCTTTTCTATATTGTTATTATTGTTGCTGTTCATTTATTAGTAAAGTAATATTTTTTTTAGTTTGTCGATATATTAGTTATCCTTGTAAAGCTGTTCGAAGGATACAAAGTCGGTGACGAATGGCGAGAGTTCTATGTCATCCACGTTCATCACACCCTTGGGAGCATTATCATCCTTGGGCGTGGAAGCACCGTTGAATGACTCAAATTTCTTTATCCACAGCCTCCCGTTGGGGGCCAGAATTGCCACCAGAGACAGTTTCAGAGCATACGCTTTCACCGCGTCGTAAACTACAAACGAAATGTCATAATGAGCATTCTTGAGATTGTCCACGCCCTTTGCCGCGTATTCGACGGATACAAAGTTTAGTATGGGGGCATCTGGCCCTTTCACTCTAGATAGAGCTTTCTTAGCAATTGCCTCGACTTCCGAATCTGAGTATGGAGCGGCCTCTGGGAATTCTGCCCCCTTCACCAGGGAAGTGGGAGCAGTCTTGTCGGTGAAGCGCGACAGCACCCGGTCAAAGGAAGTTGCCGTGTCTCCTACAGGGTCGGCAAACACGAAAGTCAGGTTCACGGGTTCCAAAGCAAAGTTCTGAGTTGGGTTAGAAGGGATGGGCTCGGCAAACTTTCCTACCACAACACCGCCCTTGTTATCAAAAGTCTCTTTCTGTCTGTAGTAGATTATCGCAACGATGGCTATCAATACAAGTATTGCCAACCCTGTAAGTATCATTTTATAATGTAAATATTTTTAAAAAATAATATATACCGTCAATTAAATGAGTGCTTCTGGTCTTGTTGTCATCAGTAGCGAGTGCACAAACTGTTCCCGGCTTCTTGAAACCCTTAAACGCATTCCCAATCACGGTCTGGTGGTAGTCGATTATTCTACTCTCACTCCTATGCAGCGCGTGGGGCTCACCGCAGTTCCTACTCTCATTCAGAACAATGGCAAGCGCATAGTGGGCACCGAGGTGTTTGAGTTTGTAAATGCCAAGTATTACCAGACGATGGAAATAAACGGCGCAGACGTGTATGGTTCTGATGACCTAGCCTTCTCTAGCATTGGTGACCCTGTTGGCCAGGCAGATGTTGGTTCCTCATATGCTTTCCTGTGATCACTTCTTGTTCTTTGTATTTGAAGTATTTTTGTTAGTCTTCTTCTTGTCTTTTATTATGCCATTTGCTCTTAGTTGTTTCTCGTAGTTTGTAAGACTTGATTTGAAATTCATTGGTCTGAAGGTCTCTGGTTTCTTCTTGCGTATTGCCTCCATTGCTTCTTTTGCTGTCATTCCCTTGATTGTCATCAAATACCCTGCACAGGTTGTTGCTGACCGGTTCATACCCGCGTGGCAGTGTATCAGAACATTGCCATTGTACCTCGTCACGTCTCTTATGGCCGTTGCAGCAAGAGGTAGATATTTTCCTAATTTCTCAGCATCTGTAGGTGAATCATTTACAGGAATTCGTAACATCGGAACATCCGAGAACTTGGGGATGTCTTTGGAACAGTTTACCACGAGCTTGATATTGTTCTTTTTGATGAAAGCGGGATCTGCAGCAGTCGCCTGACTTCCCACCCACACGTGATTGGTTATTCTACGCGGTCTGTAATAAAGTTGTCCGCGCCACTCTATCAGATCTTTGGTGGGGGCTGGATATGCAGGAGGTGGCATTTCTTTATATACGAACTTATTTTTATATTAAATCATCATTTTCGCCGCAAATTGTTCGTGATCAAATGACACAATGTCCGCGTTTGAGCAACTCCTGCGCGATTTCTCTTACTGTTATCGGAAAAGATGTGTCGGGCCAAACTTCCTTGAGCACATTAATAATCACCAATTTCTTAATCTTCTTCCATTCGGGCAAAGCCATTAACAAAAGAATGGCTACTGCTCCGTGAGTGTTATTTTGGAATTTAACTTCGTACTTGTCGTCGGTAAACATATCGCGAGTGGTCGACATTTTACATTCTCTGTGTTGGAGAGTGCTTTTATACATTTTCCTCACCCTGGGTCAAATGACATTTCGTCGATATATGTGTATATCGACAAAAGTGATAAACGATAAATTAGTAAATCTCTTTTTATCCCATTTGAAGACTTAATTTAATCAACAGGCTGGTTTGCGACCGCTGCTATGAGTATAGCAGAAATCTACATAATCACTGAAGGTGCAATTGTCCAGGAGAGGCAGACCCTGGGAAGCAATCCACTCCTGGAGTACGTGGTAAGATGTGGCAATCTCCTCAGACATATAATCAAACCAAACCTCATCATCATCTTCGTACTCGTTGTATTCATCATACTCCTCGACATCATAAAACTCTTCTTGCTCGTTGGACTTGGCAAACTGCTTGTTCTGCTTCATTGTATTCTGGTATTACTTGACATTATTTTACAAGGAATTTTACGTAGTAAAAAAATCACTTGATCTTCTGCCACGTGCGGCCATATGCTGTTTTGCGTTTGCCTAAGAGTGACCAACTTAATCACTTCAGGGTCAAATGGCTCGAGATATAGTCTGTTTCGCCATCATCTTCATCATAAGACTGAACATCAACGTATTCAAAATCAACAACATCATTCTCGAAGTCTCTCATGGGTTCTGCTACCACAAGATCATTGCCACGCAATTCTATAGCGTTTACCCATTCTCCAAATCTGGCAATGGCAATGTTCAACACATCTTTCATGAGAAGCGCGTCACCTCGCTTTTCAAAACGCACAACATGATTTGCTTTACTATTCTTCACGTGCGTCATCATAAACTTTTCGCGTGCCAGCATCTTGTGGAATACACCGTATGACTTTGTCTGTGCCATTACCATTTTCAAAAGTTGTTTATACAAAACTTTGGAGGAGACGCCCTTTATAGTATCACATCGCCCAGGGTCAAATGACAATTATCAACGAGTCCCTCCCATCGTGCGCTGGGTCCTGCCAATTGTAGAGCCCCCACCATTGGCTATGTAATCACCGCAGTTCAACATGATCTGGTATGAGTGATTGTTGGAAAGAGTTGCCACGTTTCCATTGGCATATCGGAAAGATACATTAAACTTATCCAAGGTTGCTACTGGATTCTGGAGAGGAATTGCCAAGAAACTTGAGGTCAAGGAATCTAGATAGTATGTGTTTCCAATTGGAACTGATAGAGGGAGTTTGGCAAGGGCAAAGTTCACACCGGCGCCGGGGGCAGTGGAATCTATTGTAGATATCTTGTCAACGCATAGAAACACGTTTTTAAGTGTAGAGTCTGATGGTTCTGGAAGTGATATGTTCAAGAGTTGTGCCGACCATATGTTCCTGTATCTCTGAGGTAGATCAATCTGATATTGACCAGCGTTGGGATATGCTGCTCCATTTCTGTCTGCGCTGTCCACTGTAATGATGTGCTGTGTTAGAGATGCCATTTACATATCATAATATAAATTTATCAGTAAATAATCAAGCAAATCACAGGAACTTCAGGTTGTCCTCGTCCTCGTCGGACACAATCGCCAGCTCCTTAGGGACCTCCTCCTCGTCACCGTCCTCGGCAACAAAGGCAAAGGCATCGAGGCGGGCAGGTTTTGAGACAATCAGGATCTGCACGGCGCGGAAGGAGATGCCCCAGCTGGTGCCGGAGCCGATGAACCAGATGCTGGCGACCTCAGCGATCACCTTCACCTTGGCGCCCTTGGGGACGTCCTCGACGCTGATGGGCTTCTTGTCGGTGTCGAAAATCTGGACATTGGGCTTCCCATTGAGCATGGGGATCTTAAACTTCATCACGGGGGCATACTTACCGGAGGGATCGACCTTTGTCAGTTTGCGGTAGGTGTCCTCTAGGAGCTCGCGAGACTTCTTCTTTCCGAACCAAGAAACAGAGTTCTCAACAGCTGCATCGACCAGATGGGTGTCCAGCTCGTTGATCTTGTTAAAGAGAGTTGCCAGGTTCTCGTTGGTATCCATATCGCGGAAAGACAGGTCGGCGGAGTAGCTGGTGGGCTCGGCATCGGGGCGCTCGCGGTAACCGGAGATACCGAAGGGCAGATGCATTGCGGGGGTCTGGATGGTCAGGCGAGTCTTGGCCCCGTTGACATCAGCGAGAGGAACATACTTGCCACCGAGCTTGTTCTTCTCTACGGGAGCGAACTTGATGTTGGAGGGCTCAAAGGTCTTAGCGGTGAAGATTGCCATTCTGATGTAGGAGTTTTGTTTTTCCTTAGTTCTTTGGCAGTTGTTTGCTTTAGGGGTTTCGGGGGTATTTGTTTGTTTGTTCTTATGGGCAGATGGTTGGTGGTGAGGAGATGTTCTTTGTGAACAAAATGCTCCTTTTATGTTCTGGTGTGTCGATATAATCATTCCAGGGTCAAATGACACTTCTTTTGGTTTCCACAGATGGGGCAGGATTTGTAAAACACCAATTCAACTGTGAACAAAAGGAGCGCGGCCAGAAGAGCAATCATCACCACGCTTGCCAACATTGCCGGAAACACCCAATCCCGCGGAGGGCCTCTTGAGCCAATGACATTCAAGTTCTGTAATATAGGCCTCAAGATGTTTTCTATGCCTGCGCGATTCATATTACTGTTATCACATATTTTTACTTTCATCTGCAAAATAGAAAACGTCGATATATTTGTATATCGACAAAAGTATAAACGAACACTTTACTGATATTTTATGTTTCTGTATATAAATGTCCAGTTTTGTTTTGTTCTTGATTTTCACGGGAATAATCCTCGTCGTGACCAATGAGTTAACATATAACAGGCCTCGGGAGATTCAGTATAGGTACCTACCACGTGATCTTGATCAGTTCATAAGAACAGAGGAGTTCCCATCTGCCATATTTGGGTCCATGTGGGACGTTGACACACGGAGGGGTGGCGACGGAGGGCCCAATCCACCCGGTATCAGACAGTCGAACTGATATAGACATCTTTAGTACACATATCGTTCACAGTTTAATTTATAAAATACAATGTCATGCATTGCATGTCTGCTACTGATGACGATGCTCTCTCTCAATTTGCCCCTCAACATAGTAAAAATTATGGAGATGCTGAGAAAATATCTGAGGATATCTTTGATGAAGTGGACATAACTGAGATAGCAAGAAGTATTGGAAGTGTGGTAAACACTGTCCGACCGATGAATGTTCCGTATTCGATAACATACTCCTCCTCATCATCCTCCGACGATGGTGATTTTTTTTCTACAACGCACGTTGAGGTAGGAGTGCCAGAGTACTATCATCCAAATAGTGACAACAAACCTGATAGCAGTACTACATCACCATCAAGAGATACATGCCCCGCGTCCTGTTCGTCCGAACAAGCGATGGTATATGTGTCCCCGAGAGGCATAAGAATGCAAAGTCTCCGGCTCGTTCAGTTAGTATCTGGTGCGCTAAGTATCATTCAGCTATGTATAATTGGTGCTTTGTACATACGGACAACGATGCCAGTGAGCATATTGCTATCTACTGGCAATGATGTTGCCAAGATTGTGCTATTTGAAGTTTCAATAGATACCATTGTACTTGTGAGACTGAGTATTTCTGTCATATATAATTGCATAATAGCAGTTCCGTGCATATATAAAAATTATGCAATAGGTATCGTTGGCAAACACAACTATATGCGATGGTTGTGTTATTCTATATCATCCCCCCTATTCTTGATACTAGTTGCTATCGTGATGGGAGTTGCCGATGCTTTCACGCTCTTATACATTTTTGGTTTGTCCTGTTCGACTATATTCTTCGCTTTTTTACAGGAACGATATGAATTTCCAGGAACAGGGGGTTTCCTGCCAACGTTGTTTGGTTGGATCACGGGTTTGATTCCGTGGGTTGGTCTGGGAGTATATGCCTTAGTTATACGGAGTAATTATCACGAAGGGGTAGTCAACAAAAATACACTTTCTATGCTATTGTACTCCGTGGGTTTTTTTGGTTACCTGCTATATGGAACGATCCATGTTCTCCAATATACTCTTGTTTCCGTATTTTCAGATTATATGATAGGAGAACTGGCTTTTACACTTCTTGATATAATTATGAACTTAACAACGACATTTATTTCACACTTTGCTTTTGTCCCATGATTAAAAAATATTGCTTACTATTAAATGGTATCCAGATGGATTATAATCACGCTGTCAGCTATAATAATAGCATCCGCTCTTGTAATTGGAATCACATACTTTCTTCTAAAAAAATCAGACGAGGAAGAACGTGCAGCTGACGAAATATATTTGCGCAGTAAAGCGAGCATGCTAAAGGCCGCGGTTGATAATAGCATGCAGACAAACTCTGAATACATCAATGCTCAGAGCGGCAAAATATTAGAAAACGTAAACTCTTCCAACAAGACAGTGCAGAGATCAACTTCCAAGCTTTCTGGTTTGATAGCACGCCAGAAGGCCGCAATCGCAGAGTTAAAGAAGAAGTACTTGGCAGAAAGTGGTAAACTGAATAAATAAAAATAAAGTGTAATAATAAAATGATAAACCGTTTTGTAGTGTTATGCGTGGTCATATATGCTGCCATAAACATGATGAATGGAATGTTCATACAGTCTCTGGCAGATGTATCAGCTGCGTATGGTTTCCAGTGCGAAAGTTGTGACAAGGCAAAACCATTCTTTGCCATAGCAGCAGCGGCTAACTTGTACAACATGCGTTTCCTAGGCGTCATAGGTTTCTTGTTAGCAGCAGCAGGTCGCATGGATCTTGCCCAGGGCGTTTTGGCTTTACATTATTCACTGGTGGGCATAGACGACGATGAGCTGGCTCCGGCCGGCCGGATTGCCGCGGGTGCCGTGGGAGTTACACTCGCTCTTTGAACACGCTTGTGGTAAACGTCGATATACATATATATCGACAAAAGTGAAAAACTGTTTGAAACAATTTTAATACAAAATGCTTTCAAAAGTTGTGCACAAAAAATTTACCAGCGGAGTTCGGGACTCACCTGGGGTGCCTGTGGATAGTAAAAGAATTGTTCCTGTGGACGATATGACGGGATTGATTCTGGCTTTTTGCTAGATGAATCAAGCAGCAGAATAAGAATGAACAACATCGCGAGAATCACTAGCAACTTCTCCGGTGAAGAAAATATATCATCAAACCACTTTTTCGTGTTTACCATTGATGATTTGCATGCTGAAAGCAGTTTCTTCCGTATCCTTGGATCTATAAGTTCCCACACCTTTGACATCCCTTGCTTTGTATACATCTCAGAGATATACCGTTTGACTTCGAGAGATGTAATTTTCCGCTCCTCGGGTATCATCGTGGGTAACTCATCAGTATCACCGCTGTTGTCGTCACCAACGAGCTCGCTGGGAAACTTTACGCGCTCCACCTTTGCCGTTGCCTTTGGCGCGTCAGCCTGGGGCTTCTCAAGGCTGTCAACCCCAAATGCTTCCGATATGCTACAATAGTACATATTTAGTATTATTTATATATTTTATTATTTTTAAATCTCAATTACACGCGCGGGGGCAGCATTCTTCTTGGGGCGACCACGGGTTTTTTTGGGAGCAAGTTCGATCACCTTCTGCTCGGGACTTCCAAAGTCGCTGGGAGGAGGGCTCTCGAGATCGCTGGGAATGTCGCTGAGGCGCTCGGACTCGTCATCCCGGATTGAATCAAATGAGTGCTCTGGCTCAGGTTTTGACACGCGCCCTTGAGCTGGCATCATCCCCTGGAAATTGTTGAGACCCAGAGGAGGGAATGCAAAAGAAGGAGGTGCCATCTCCTTGCGTTGCGCAGGCGCGCTTGGTACGCTACTATGCTGTACGTTTTGCTGGAAGAACTGCTGCATGGGGTCCTGCTGTTGCTGCTGGAATTGAGCGGGGGCGGCAGGGCGAGCAGGTTCTGGAGTCTTCACCTGGGGGCCCGCGCCACCTCCACCAAACATTTTCATGATACCAGCCATCATGTCCCCGCCATCTCCGCCCTCAATGGTATGCTTAATCTTTTTAGACATCACGTTGCTCATGTGGAAAGTGAGAGCAGCGCCTCCGAATGTGAGGAGCAGACGAATCTCGGGTGGAGTTTGGATCTTGTTGCGATACTTGAAATACAACTCCTCGAGAATGCTATCATAGTCTTTCTGGCTGTACACGCTCTGGTGCATTTGGTCGCTGAAGCCTTCGAGCTCAAGGTCCAGGACGTCCACCTTGTCGTTCAGGAACTCAAAAGCTGCGGAAAGACCAACAAGGGCCTTGCGCGAAAACTTCAGACTACGGTCCAGCTCCAAGTGCGTCTTGATGCGAGACAACTCAGCGCGCATCTCGCGAATGTCATCACGAGCAGTGAACTTCCGTGGTTCAATGCCTTGGCGACGCAGGACTTCCAGACGGAAGAGGATATCGGCCTTCTCATCTGCAATGCTGAGGAATCCGGTAGAGGGTGTTTCCTCATAGAACTTTTGTTGTTTCTCTGACTCGGGGGAAGAGTCATACAGGTTTCCATCACCGTCATAGTCAATAGAGACACCGCTGCTACCACTGTCCGACTCGGTATCAGATTCATTCTTGAGCTTGTTAGGGTTGGCAATATCACGCATGAAATCCTTGAGGTCCGCATCATCTCCCCCAAAATCGCTCTCGGGTGACGCTGGGGATGCTACTGCCTGCTGACGCGCAGCAAACCTCTGTGGAAGTTGAATTCCAACCCCACCAGCATCGCGGCTAATGTTGACTGCCTGCTTTTCCATAAAGGGATTGAGAGAAACACTCATTTGGATTACATTGATATATAAAATGTTTAAATTTTACGCAAGCATGCTATCTATGGCATGGGAGGATATACTTTCCTGTTGTCTCCGGGGGGCTTGTTCCACTTGATTCAGGACTACTGTCACTCATTTTATACTCGGTGCACAATTTCCTCCAGGGTTCGGTCAGTATCCGCTTGATAGAATTCAAGTTATAGTTTATAGTGTTTGTGAACACCTGTCTCTTAGGTATGCGTAGAAGTTCATCCCAAGAACACCACATCAACTCTGTTTTCTCTATGTAGTTGTTCCCAATGTTCTTGTATTTCATAAAGTTCATCACCTTCTTGAATCTGCAGGGAAGGTCGTGGTAGTATGGAACCTCCATCACATACATCCTATAGATATGCTGGTTCTTTGTATAACCCAAAAGGCACATGGAAAGTTCCCGTACCCTTTTGCGAATGTCATATGGAGAATTGCAGAGAATGCCAAGTGTTTCCTCATAAAATTCCCTGGCAGCCGTATTCACCAAGTCTCCGCGGTCCACCGCCTCAATTTTCCCTCCAAAGTCGCTAAACACCGAGTCGCGGATATCTCTTCCAATGAGAAAAACTATTTCTCCCGTTTCATTTCTACTGAACGGTAATATGCCTGCCGAGTTCACCATTGTCACTACTACAAAACTTTTACATTTTAATGAGAGCATTTGAACGAGAGTTAAACAGAGAAAGAAACAAGCTTTTTACGATATGTCTGCTTCTCAAAATCTATGAACATGCCATTAAAGACAGGAACCGCCATATCACGCAACTTTTGAATAGATATTCCAGACAGAGACGAAAGCTCTTGCCAACTGACAAAGACGTAATATTCACCATCAAGTTTCACCCGGATGTGAAAACGTTCCCGCATTCGCACAGGACCGAGGAAGTAATACCGGTGGAATGGCACCATCGCATCCATGAGCCTTCGCTGAAGACTTCCCTTCGCCCCCCGTTTCAAAGCAGGACCCTCTCCCTCATACCGAAAACTACTGAACAAACCAATAGTCACGTAGGACTTCTGTCCTTTGTAAGACAACTCAAGACCTCCGAACATCTTTGCTCTGGCAGTCACCCCATCTATCATCGTGTAATACAATTTCAGACTGCTGTCGTTCGACCATGAAGAACCCAAAGATGCCTCAAAAACTTTTGTCATGTCAGCGTAACTCACATAGTTGTCCCACACAACCCCAGAGTCAGTAATGTGGCCAAAAGTCTTAGACTTCTCCAGCAAGGCATCATATGCCGCTTTGAAAACAGAGACAAACCCAGAGACTGGTGCGTATGAGTCCACGTCAATACGATGGCTCGCGTGGATGATATCAAAACAAAACTGCACCTTGTCTCCTGTCATAGCAGAGTGATGAGGGATGTGGAGGTTCACTGTGAACGAAACAACTTCGTCCAAGACGCGCGTAGACAAGTACAGTTTATTCCCACATATCTCAACAGTCCACCCCTTGAACGCGTTGATGAACTCCTCTCGCATTACGGAGTCCAACGCCCACACATCTGGGTCATTTTTGAACCAAAATCTGGTCTTAGAGTACACTTTGTGGAGGACCGCGAGACGCCCAAACCAGAAGTACCTCATTCTCTCCGCCAATAACAACTTGAACTCTATCAGTTTCCGATTCCTGATCAACTCATTATCGCATAGAGCAACGGACAAGTTTGCCACATCGCTGGAAGAGAGCATATTGGAGATTGTCTGTAAAATATCGGTATTCATAGTTTTATGAATATTTTATGGAATAATTTTTGATAAAAGTTTATAATACAGCGCTGGACGATATAGTTCTGTCATTTTTTGTCTTTTATTTGTTAACTTACGTGTTGTACGCGCTTTACACTCTGATGTCATTTGACCCAGGAATGGTTATATCGACACGCCAGAGCATAAAAGGAGCATTTTGTTCACAAAGAACATCTCCTCACCACCAACCATCTGCCCATAAGAACAAACAAACAAAGACCCCCGAAACCCCTAAAGCCAACACATCGCCAAAGAACTTAAGGAAAAACAAAACTCCTACATCAGAATGGCAATCTTCACCGCTAAGACCTTCGAGCCCTCCAACATCAAGTTCGCTCCCGTAGAGAAGAACAAGCTCGGTGGCAAGTATGTCCCTCTCGCCGATGTCAATGGTGTCAAGACCCGTCTGACCATCCAGACCCCCGCGATGCACCTGCCCTTCGGTATCTCCGGTTACCGTGAACGCCCCGATGCTGAGCCCACCAGCTACTCCGCCGACCTGTCCTTCCGTGATATGGACACCAATGAGAACCTGGCAACTCTCTTTAACAAGATCAACGAGCTGGACACCCATCTGGTCGACGCGGCCGTTGAGAACTCCGTTTCTTGGTTCGGCAAGAAGAAGTCTCGTGAGCTCCTAGAGGACACCTACCGCAAGCTGACAAAGGTCGATCCCTCCGGTAAGTATGCCCCCGTGATGAAGTTTAAGATCCCCATGCTCAACGGGAAGCCCAATGTCCAGATTTTTGACACCGACAAGAAGCCCATCAGCGTTGAGGACGTCCCCAAGGGTGCCAAGGTGAAGGTGATCGCTGAGGTCGCCAGCATCTGGTTCATCGGCTCCGGCACCAGCTGGGGCATCTCTTTCCGCGCCGTACAGATCCTTATTGTCTCAAAGCCCGCTCGCCTCGACGCCTTTGCCTTTGTTGCCGAGGACGGTGATGAGGAGGAGGCCCCCAAGGAGCTGGCGATCGTGTCCGACGAGGACGAGGACAACCTGAAGTTCCTGTGAGCTGTTAGCATTCGTTAAAATCTAAAAAAAATAGTATATATGTAAGTATATACTTCACCAGTTCGCGTAGCTCAATGGTCAGAGCACTGATCTTATGAGTCAGGGGTTGCCGGTTCGAGTCCGGTCGTGAACAATGCCGACGGGCTTTAAACGTAATGGCACGATTCCCAAGTCTGGTCAACGGGGCTGGTCTTAAGAACCAGTGCAATATGCTTCGTCGGTTCAAATCCGGCTCGTGCTACTGCCAAGTGGGCATTAAACGCATGTCTCTGTGGCGCAATGGACAGCGCGTTGGACTTCTAATCCAAAGGTTGCGGGTTCGACCCCCGCCAGAGACGCCAGGATGTGTGATGCAACGGTAGCATAACAGCCTTCCAAGCTGTAAACCTGGGTTCGACTCCCAGCACATTCAAGTCGGTGGACTTTAAACACATTGGCGTCCTAGCTCAGTCGGTTAGAGCGACAGGCTGTTAACCTGTAGGTCATCGGTTCGATTCCGATGGATGCCGAGTCGGCGGACTTTAAACGCATTGGCGTCCTAGCTCAGTCGGTTAGAGCAACAGGCTGTTAACCTGTAGGTCATCGGTTCGATTCCGATGGATGCCGAGTCGGCGGACTTTAAACGCACCTCGCCATAGCTCAATTGGAAGAGCGAAGGACTGTAATTGTTTATTTGTCATCCTTAGGTACCTGGATCGAAACCGGGTGGTGAGATAGCCCGGTTAGCTCAGTCGGTAGAGCGCTAGACTCTTAATCTAGTGGTCGTGGGTTCGAGCCCCACATCGGGCAGAAGTCGCCGTCTTTTGATGGCGCCGCCGGTGGGCGAAAACATACCAAAAAGATAAGTATCTATTTTTACGTAAGTAATTGCCATTTTACTTTTAAGGTACATTACTGACCACATATTTCCTTTCCCTGCAGGTACAGCCACGTGGGCTATAAACACAACTGCCGGTGTAGCTTAGTGGTAAAGCGCTTGCTTCGTAAGCAAGAGACCATGAGTTCAATCCTCATCACCGGCACTATACTTGATATATCTTTGTAAAGATGTATCAAAACCAATGTATTTGTTCAAGAGTCTAATATCCGTTCTAGTCTGTAAACAGAAATTTTCGTGGCCATCGCCAGATCCTCTATGATTTTGTCGCGCAATTGCATCTGTATCCATGCACGCGTGGGCCTTCTTTTGTTAACCAGAACAAGCTGTTCATTAAATTGTGAAACCAGAGAATCGACAACATGCAAAGCGAAAAAATTATCAGTCGTGCACTCATAGTCAGTTATAACATACACCCCGTCATTCTGTTTAATCTTCAGCACCGCGTTCACAGTCCTGTCCGCGAAATCCAATGTAACTATATGCCCCATCCCATATGTCCGTATGAAACCACATAGATTCCTCAAATTAAACACATCCGAATAAAATCCCACAGTCATACGCGCTGTTATGTTGGTTGAAATGTCAGTCAATATTTTATTGGCAACTTCACAAACTTTGCTGTTGTAGATATCCCTGTCTCTCAGATGAACTGCCATCCTGTAAACTGTCCTGAGAATATCATTCGGCATTTCCTGTTCAAAATTTGTGTCGAGCATATGCTTACATAATGTGATATTTTTTCCAGATTATGTGACTAAAATCAATACACGGTGCCATCTGTAAAGATGTGACCAAACACTTCGGCCACAATGTCTCCATACTTTCCTTGCTTGTCAACAACATACAAGGAATAGTCATTTTCTTCTTCATATTCGCCGTTGGGTGTAACATAGGTATGCTTGGTGAGCTCAAACTCATCAGAGTGAAGCCAGAAAGTAATCGTCAGAGTGATCATGCCACGGGAAGCGAGCTGCCTGTTCTCTTTAAACTGAGTGACGCAAAGATATTTTGCCGAGCCATCAAAAAGAGGGGTATCCACAAAATTGCTTTTCTCCGTGGCAGCAATCTCCATGATACGTGCCACATTATTCCTGATCTGGTCGAGCACATCCTCATTTTTCGCCTCAATGGCAATCTTGGTGATGTGGCGAGCAATGTCGTTGGGCAGAGCGGAGAACATGTTTGCTTGTTTTTTTTGGTGATTTACTAGGTCTCTATGCCTTCTTTTATGTTTCTTGGAAACACCAGGGTCAAATGACAATGCCAGGGTCAAATGACATTTACAGACGAGTATCCGACCAGGGTCAACTTCTAATTCACTTTTTTTTCTTGAGTTGTTGCTGCTTCCACAGAGGCAGATTCGATATGTCACCAGTACCAGCATTATTGGGAGTCCAAGCGGTGGGCTTAAATCTTTGTTGCGCCATAGGATCACCTGCAGAGAACTCGAGGGCCTGGGGTCTGGCGACATCGCGGTTGATACGGTTGTCGGCGAGCTGGTTGGAAGCGATATTTAGGCTGGCGGGGTTTCCCCACGGGTTTTCGACCCGGCTCTTTGTACCAAATCTGTCATCTTCGCCCTCCGCGGCCACACCAGTAAAGATTTGAGCATTGACATTCCGAGGCTGTGTGCGCTGGATGCCGTCGTAGGTGGGATGGTTCTTGAGACCGTAACTGCCCTGAGAGGCGGGGGCAAAGTTGTTGACACGGCCAGCACCAGGAGTGAAACCCATGTTCTGGGTGGTGCGCTTGGATGTACGCCCCTCTGGTTGCAGTTCCAATACGTCCATACGCTCGGCAAACTGGCCACCTGTTGCACCTGCAGGACCCGTGAAGTAAGCGTCCTCGTACTGTTCGCGAATAGTAGACTCTGGTACATACTCTGGGCGCGCCTCACCTGCAGACTGGACAACACCGGTGACGCCTGCGGGCATTAGATATCTGTTGATAAGGCCACGCTGCGAGTCCAGAGTGAATGACCCCTGCCCAGCCTCAGTCACATACCCTCCGACCGCACCACCAGCTACGGATGTTCCATTGATATTGATGATAGGGTCTGTTTGACCATCACCGGTGCGTGGGCGACCGCGAGTCTGATCCACATAACGACCCTGAGGAGCGGATACATCAGCCTCTCCAACACCACTATAACTTTCGAAGGGCTTGAGACCAGAGAAACCACGAGGCTCGTCACCATACTGTGTGGCGGCGAGGATTGCACCATTGGTCGTGGGAAGTGAAGGGCGTTCATCATAGGGCAGCACGAGAGCGCCAGGGTTGTGGTTGACACTCTGGATCTGCTGGACCTCTCCCTTTCCTCCTGCAAGAGCGGTTCCAGAACCAGGGACAAGACGACCTGGGAGCTGAGTGAGCTTGTAATCGTTGACGTTGAGAGGGAGCTGGCGATAGAACTGTTGGAAACCACCAGTTGCCGCAACCTCGGGTCCGACGCCAAGACCGGGACCAACGCGGAGCTGTTCGGCGGGCATGACATTGTTGTGCTGATGGGAGTTAACGGAACGTGCCTTAAGCAACTCAGTATCACCGGGCATATTACCGATGGTTCCGTCAGATCCAACGCGGCCTTGAGGAGTCATGCCAAAGAAGTTGTTAGCTTCCTGCTTGTGCTTATATGTTCCTGAGGTACTGAAACCGTCCAAGACCTGACCGGTATAGAGCTCCATCCTCCGCTGATTCATCTCAGGGTTGGTGTTCATCGTCTTCCCAGACGTAAAGAAAGGCATTACCTCCGAGGGTCTCTGGTTTGGGGTTATTATCCCGCTCTGCTTGGGAACCTGTGCCTCTTTCCACCGCTTCGAAGCCTTTTTGCGATAGTTCTTCACCATCTGGGTTGGCTTCGTGTCATACTCTTCGTCTACACCATTGCCACCGTCCATAATGTTGCGATATGTATTCCGATCTTGTCTGGGCTCTCGACCTTCTTGTGACGAGTATAGACCATACCCGATTATTCCAGCGAGCGCCAACAATTCCATAATATTACTTATACACTATAAATATTTTTAAAATAAAATTTACACAATGTGTCACTTGACCCCGGTATACCCAGAAAACATATAAGCATTTTTTTTGTCTCATTTTTCAGACAATGAAGCTCCTTGTGTTTTCCCTCCTCTTGGTCTTTGCCAATGCAAAGAGTCTTCCAACCACCAAAAATGTAGGGATGTCCACACTCAATTATGCCGATCCTGATGAACGAAGGAATCCAGGAGCCCTGCCATTCTCGGTTGCAATCGACAACGCCGGCCCTATGTCGCTGCGTTTTCCAGGAGGTCTGGAAGCGTCCTCGTATCTCTGGGCTACGGCTCCATTCTGGACACCGGAGACTCATAAACCCACTTTCGATACGACCGCCAGATGGCCAAACAGTGACAACACCATCATCAGCAATGGGTCGTTTGTCAACGCGCTAAACTTTGACCAGTTTATGGATGTTGCAGGAGACAGGGATGTATCCATCGTCGTAAACTTTGACAGCATGTATACAGACGACGGTCCTTCTAAGGAAACTCTCATCGAGACTGCACGCCAGTGGGTGCGATATGCTCATGAGAATTTCAACAACACTTTCTACTGGGAGATTGGCAATGAGAGCGACCTCAAGAAGGTTGCTTACAATGGTTCTCCTGACAATGGCACGCAGTATGGTACTGACTTCATCGACTTTGCCAACGCGATGCGAGAGGAAGACCCAGATGCTATCATTGGGTCTAACGGCATGTTGCCAGAGTTCATTACCGATGTGCTGAATGTTGCGGGAGAACACATTGACTTTGTTGCCATTCACCACTTCCCACTTCGCAAACTCAATAACAGGTATGAGGATTTTATCAATGGTAAGGGCAACTTTGACACAATGTATAACCACTTTTATAATGCTCTAAACCTCGCCAACATCTCCGCCGAGAAGAAACGCGACATTTTTGCAATGGTGACTGAGACGAGTGTTGTAGACTGGGCGGTTTTCCAGGCAGGCGGGCCTGTTCAACACAATGATGTAGGGTCTATGATTATGACATTTGACATCATTGGTCGTTTCCTCGAAAAACCCAAGGTCCTAGGCCCTCTCCTATGCTGGGGCACGCATTGGGTGACGCATGATGAGAACACTGAGATTTTCTCCCTCTTCAACCAGGACAACAAATTTGCTCCCACCGCATATGCCGTTCACCTATGGTCCTCCATGGGAGACATTGTTTCGCTGACGCGCGAGAATGTCACCGGTGTTATTACATACAATGTCAAAACCACCGATGGTTCGTATGTCCTGGTGGCAAACCTCCTAGACATTGATGTTGACATGGACGCATCTATCTCCTTCCATGGAGAAAATGTCCTGAGCAATATGGTCATCACCTCTACCAATGTGACAATGCTTCCTAAGTACTCAATTTCTCTTCTGTGATTTCGTCGATATAAATATATATCGACAAAAACTGTAAACAAAGTAATCTACATACTACTGTAGTTCTTGTTGTCCAAGCCCAAAAGGTACTGCTTCTGCTGTGAGGCAACGGTGTTGAATTTTGCCACGCGATTGTAATAAGAGTCATCAAGAATCCTCTGGTTGTAGTCGGGACCAGCAGCAGTCATGCGGGCGTTTGATTCGCCTTCAACCTTCAGGTTGCTCTTTGGCATCACTGGCGGCTTTATGTATACGGCGGTCAGCCGGCCAATCTTCTCCTCTACAGCTTTGGCATTTTTCTGGAGGTATGCGCGGTACTGAGAGTCCTCGGGAGTCTTGAACTGAGCCTCCAGGTAGTTGTTGTACAGACCGCTGGACACATAGTTGGTAAACGCACGGCCATCCGACATTGCAGGCATCAGACGGCTTCCCATTTTATTTATAACTTTACATAATATTTTTTTAATCATCATAAAACCATCTGTAACCACCTGCCTTCTGACCCTTTGTAAGACTTGTATAGTTATTTATCCAAAAATTCACGAGATTAATATACTTGCGTAAATAAATGTTATGGGAAGATGCAACTATGTGTGTACTGCTGGATCGCCTAGATTTATTCACACGTAAAAAAGAAGTTCTTGAGAAATACAACCAATACCGCGATGCATTAAACAGAAATGGCGTGACAGTTTCCGATGTAATAACCAAGAAGATGAAAGAACGTCCGATCGCATGGATGCGGAACGAGTACCCGTACGATGTTGATAACACCAGGCACTACCTCATATGGAGCACATACCAACTGAGCAAAGAAAAGATAAAAGAAATTGCGACACGGCATGCACAAGGTCGCAAGTTCATTTGTTTTGTAAATCCTGAGTATTTACGGAGCGTGAAGAATATATGGCACGCTCATGTCATAATCAATGAGACAAATATCCAGGCTCATAGCCCATCAACCACATTATCCAATCAGCATTCATATACCAATTCTTATTACCCCCCTCAGAAAAACCAACACACGCCGACAACATATTAGACACGCGCTTAGTGAGTGTCCTCGGGCACTTGGCAGAGTTCATACAGTTATACACAGGAGTTGCCCAATACTTCTTCACCACGGGCTTTGTGAGAACCTTCTTGGGATCGCAAATCTTGGCAAACGACGCCTCGTTTTCCCTGGGTGTTAAAACAATGTTAAGGGGCTTTCTCGTGGGATGCCTCACGACAAACGTGTAAATCCTGCCATCAATAGAATACCCGTCGGTGTTGCTAGGACCCAATACTTTGTTCTCTAGAGTGCTGAGCAGAGTCATTGCATATCGTACTTGGTCTGGAACCACCGCGTTGCCCATGAAACCAATGCGGAGTTTGTTTGTCTTGTTGTTCTTCTCTATCTGCCTTGGTGGCTCGTTGTTTTCCCAGTTGAACTTATCGATTACTGGGATTTCAAAATCAATACCTGCTCCTTTCTTCACGACCAGGCAGAACCATCTGTAGCGCTGGTGAGGGGCGCCCACGCAAGTCGCACGGCACGAGGTCCACCGGCAGTCGTACCCCATATCGTCAAAGGCCTTCACGATGACATTGATGTTCTCATATGCTGCTAGTGTGTGAGAATTTTCCAGGAACAGATACTTGGGCTGACACTCCTTGGTGATGCGCACGACCTCGGTGAACAGACCAGATGCCTCGTGTTCAAATCCAGTTCCCTTGCCCGCGGTGGAGAAACCGGTACAGGGCCACCCGCCGGTGATGATGTCCACCTTTCCAAGATAGGGAGTGGCGTCAAAGGTACACACGTCGTCAAATACAGGAACATTGGGGTGCTTCTGCGCTAGGAACCCTCTGGCATCATCATTCTTTTCCACGTAGGCAACGGGCTCCACGATGCCACGCAGACCGTGAGTGATGCCACCGATGCCAGAGAAGAGATCAATAGCGTGCAGCATTTAACTTAAAGGACATTATTTTATCGACAATTTGACGAACTGACGTGGCCTATATATTGACATATGTGTTTGCTAGGTTTTACATTCTGTGTGACTTGAAATGTCATTTTATATGAGATTTCAAAGATGTTTATCGACAAATCACGATACAAGTATAGACACAAGTTTTTGTATCTAATGTTTAACCGAACAGGGGTTTAGCATAGATGTTAGGGTCGATGCTTGATTGTTGCCAGGGTCCTATGTCTGCCTTGGGGATGATGGGATCGGCACGGAGGTCGTAGTTGGCGTTCTTCAGGGAAGAGCCCTGAGTGTTGACACCAATCCACTGGGTGGCGGTCAGGAAGTTCTGCGCCTGCAGGTTCTTGGGGGCCCACATGTCAAAGTCGGCTGCCTCGGGAGAAGGCTTGGGCAGCAGCTGAGAAGAGGGGGTGAGCATGGGCATCATGGGCTGCATCACCTTGGGCACGGAAGTCTCGGCATCGGCAATGTCACTGCCCTCGAGATTCACGGTGTCGTAAGTCTCAGCATCGGCCATGTCATCACCCTCCTCCACGTACACATCATCGTCCTCGCCATCGAACATGTCATCACCCTCGAGGTTCACGATGTCATCATCCTCCTCATCACTCTCGGGATAGTAGATCTCATCATCGTTTTCCATATCGTACTCGGCACCCTCGGCACTGTTCATGTAGAACTCTGCCTTCTTGTAAGGGTTGGGGATGACGATCTTCTTGCCAGAGAAGTTTTCCCACACCTTGTAAAGCACAAACACAATAGCAAGTGCGGCCAAAACCTTTATAATCATGTTGTGCGAGTCCATTGCTTCTTTATATGTTAATATATATTATTTTTTTTTTGACTCAAAAAATTTACGCAAATCGCATTTTTTGCGTGAGTTCGCGGGTCAAGTCACAACTACTCAAAGTAAGTGGTCACAGGTTTCTTGAACTTTGTGATCTTGCACTTAGGAGGTTTCACGAGCTGAATCTGGACAAGAGAGAAAATTACGCCAAACTCTAGCTGACCAAAGTTAATCTCAGAGGCTTCAAGGATACAACGTACACCAACGGGGGTTTCGAAATCATTGCCAATGAGACGCTCTTCCTCGTCAAAAGAAGCAAGGTCCTTGTCAACTTTCACCTTGAGAATGTTCCCGTCCAGGAAAGACTTGAACCCACCTTCTATGGTAGCATCGTCAAGGTCCTTCTTGAACCACAAGCTCTTGTTTACCTTGGTAGCGGTTAGAATACTTTTTTCTACACCATCAACAAACTTGGCAAACTTGGAAGAAACTTTAAGGGAAGCAATATTTGTCAGAGGCTCGTTAAGCACAACAACCGGTGTCTGGATCACAAGAGGTTTAGAAAATGGCACAATATACATACCATTCTCCTTGCGCATTAGTGAGAAATGTTCTACCACAGGAGAAACATCCTCGTAATACCGAATGGAATTGTCTTCCTCATGAGACAAATCATGCGAAACCTCAAATACAGCATCCTCCTTAACTTCCTCATCTTCCTGAACTTCCTCATCTTCCTTAACCTCCTCATCTTCCTTAACCTCCTCATCTTCCTCGACTTCCTTATCTTCCTCGACTTCCTCATCTTCCTTATCTTCCTCGACTTCCTCATCTTCCTTGACTTCCTTATCTTCCTCGACTTCCTTATCTTCCTCGACTTCCTTATCTTCCTCATCTTCCTCATTATCAGGGAGAACAATTTCATCAATGGCCTCGATACCCACATCATCACCATCGCTCTCACTGTCCTCCTCTTCATCAATGATGGTTTCCAAGTCGACATCGGTCTCAAGGTCCACCTTGATTTGACGAGGGAAGTGCTTGCTCAAGGGGCCTGGGGATTCAGCAATGCGATGCATTTATTTCTTCGCACATAAAACTTTAATCCTTTTTACGCAAATTAGGCGATCCAGTCAAACTCTTCCTCGCCAAAAGCATCGGCCTCATCATAGCTATCAAACTTTTGAATGCAAAAGTCAGGCTTCTCCTCCTTATCAAGAGTGCCGTTCTCCTGTGCGATCACAATATAATGACTTGCATTGATACTACTGAGTATGTCCGTATAAAGCTGGCGGAGCATCGCAAGCTCGGCGACCATCCGCTGCTCATACTCAAACAATTCCTTATGCATCGCAAACATCTTCTTGAGGAATGCCACGTCACTCTTGGGAAGATGATCATCAAAAGTCCTGACAAACATGTTGTCACCGGACATGTAACCGACGGGGATAATGCTCCTCATGTATTCGGTATAAGAGATCTCCTCAATAGCTTTGTCCATAAGGTAGCGAAGGTCGCTCAGGCGAATGTTAGCGCTGGGAAAAGAGCGATGAGCCATGTTTGTTGGTTGTTTGCTGAGGGCTTTGGTTGTTGGGAGCTTTGGTTGTTGGGAGCTTTTTGGTTGGTAAAGATACAAGAGCAACTGATGTGTTTTATGCCTTCCTGGGGCACCGGGGTCAAATGACATTTGCCGGGAACAAATGACATTCTCCTGGGACAAATGACAAGGAAACATATCACGCACAGCATATCATATCAACACATTTAAGATAATTGTATTTATTTGTAAAAATCATATAAATGGGTTTCATTTACAAGCTTACGCTCAAGAAGGAGTCCAGAAAAGCATACATTGGGCAAACTATTCGTGATATAGAAGAACGCTTGAAGGAACACCAGTTGCCGAGTAGTGGGTGTAGGGCAATATACAATGCCATCAAGAAACACGGATGGGAGAACTTTGACAAAGAGTGGTATGAGATTCCAGATGAGGACCTCAATTTCTATGAGGAAATGCTGGTAGCATTGCTTGGAACTCTCTCACCCGGTGGGTACAATCTCAAGGAAGGCGGTGGTTCCACTGGAAAGCCAAGTGAAGAGACCAAACAAAAAATCAGCGAAGCAAATATTGGAAAGACCTGTACAGAAGAGACCAAACAAAAAATGAGCAAAGCAAAATCCGGTAAGAAGCATTACATGTATGGGAAGGAACACACTGAGGAAACCAAGAAAAAAATGAAGGAAGCACATACTGGAAATACCCGTACAGAAGAAACCAAGAAAAAAATAAGCGACGCAACTTCTGGTGAGAAGAATCACAATTCCAAGAAAATGTATCAATATACTCTTGATGGCACGTATGTCGACTCTTATGGTTCATGTGGGGACGCAGCACGAGCTCTTGGAAAGAGCAGTGGTCCATGCATAAGCAAGTGTGCTCGTGGAGATCGCAGGTCTGCATATGGTTTCAAGTGGTCGTACACAGAGTTGTAATTATATAAAATATTACCATATGTAAATATGTCATCAAGTAAGAAAGCAAGTCCTATATATTCAAAAAAGAAAGGAGGGCTCTTACCTCTCCCACCCAGAAGAAAATTCCGGAAGTCTCCGCCTGCTATGACACCTTCCAAAGCCACCGACAGAACAGAAATTGCTCAGCCACCCGATCACAAGTACGCGTTAGGAGAGATAGTTCACATATACTTTGACGACCGTGCTACAAAAATAGTAGGTGTGCGTCCGTGGTCTTACACTGGGAAACCCTTGACGAAAGTTTCAACTGAGGGAAAAATTATCCAAGCGTCGAACGAAAAAGCTACCGTGGCATATACAAAACCTTCTGGGTCGTTCTCTGCTAGACTAAAAGGCGCGACGCCTATGAGCGTTAACGGGGGAGTTCCATTGTTTGCTCTTATGAATTCCGACTTCATCGCGGACAACGTTCAGACATATGCCACAAAGAGCAATCGCAAAGTGGGCGACTTGATAACAGTTTACCTTGATCCAATCAGCGGTCAACCTGTGGAAGAAAAGACAATATACAGCATTCAGGGAAGGATCACGAAGCCTGGAACGATTGAAATTCCAAAGACGAAGATAAAAACAGTCGTTGTAAAAGGAAGTCTCCCCCTTGGTAAGCGCATCGAATTGTTTGTGAATGGCGAGAAGACTTCCCTAAAGAAGATGAGCGAAGCATCCGTGCGTGTGCCAGGGACGGTGGTGGATACAAAGGATGGTGTATCCACTCTCAGTTTCAAGATGCCTTCAAAACAAACTGGGCAGTATGTTTCACGATTCTCGCCTACAAATGTGACTGGTCAGTATGTCACCGATCCAAGATTCATTCGTCAAAGATCTCCAGAACAACAGCGTGCAATAGCTGCCTTCAAGCCCCCAGTCCCCCCTCTATGCGTGGCAGAACAGTTCAACCCACGGGCATCCAACAACTGTTTTGTCCAAGGTATGGAAAAGCGTTTGGAGCCAATAAAACAGGCAAAACGCCGGCTAAAAGGAACGGCAGGTGCAAATGAGTTCTGTGATTTCAGTAACCCAAAGATCCAAGCTCATCAACTGGCAGTTTTTGAGTATGCTCGTATTCTAGCCAGCAGGTCTCCTAAGGAAATCGGAGGAATCCGTGGCATGCTGTGCTATCATAGCGTGGGCAGTGGAAAGACAGTAACCAGTCTTGGCATTGCTCTTGCTTTCTGGAAGACTCAGAGAAACATCATCCTTGCAACAACTCCAAACAACATGAAGGATAATAGTCCCGCTGTATACACAGAGAACTTGTTCAAGTTCTATCCGGAATATGTAAAGATGGTGTACAAGGATAAGCCACTTCCAGAATTCACAAGAGGACCGTTCAATAGAACAGTGCTGTACAAAGGAGTAACCATGACTGCTGATAAGGCCCTGAAGGCATGGTGCAATGAAAAACCAAACATAAAACCCATGAGCGATCGCATTAGAACATATAGTTTCGTCACCTTTGCAAGTTTCCTAGGATTTAAGGGCAAGGGAGTACTGGGAAGAGCAGCGGCAGAAGGAGATGCTTTACTATTAGGTTCTCACAGCACACAAAGGCTACCCGGGACCAAACCATCTACCCTCAAAGCCACAGGGTCGGTCCTTATAATGGACGAAGTGCAGTCAATGTTCAAACCGGGAGGAGGAGGAGAGGACTATGTAAACTCCGTAAAGTGGCTGCGGTCCGAGCTCACCAAGTCAAAGTATGCCAAGAGAATGTATGTGTTCGCCCTCACGGGAACTCCAGGTGGGACGGTGAAGGACATCCTCTCTGTGGTAAACTTTGTCCGTCCTCTGAATGTACCAAAAATACGCCCCCAGGACCTTAACACTCACCCAGAGTGGCTAAAGGGATACATTTCTTACGTTGAATTGCGTAATGACACCTCGGTGTATGGCGTAAAGAATGTTAAAAATGTGTTTGCGCAGATGGACCCCAAGTATTACGCTGGGTATCTCAGAATAATTGCAGGTGGCAAGACAACAACTGTCGAAGGAAAGGAAAAGGATGATGTGAAGCTCAAGAAGAAGATCACATTCTCAGAAAGTCTTCGCGAGGACAAGAAACCAGGGTATATGGGCCTTGCAATCGGGGCCGGCGACGCATTGACAACAAAGTCTGCTATAACTGGTATATACTCCAAAGAAGAACTGGACAACCTTATGCGCCGAGACATGACGGGGGGTATACCGGCAGCGATAATGTTCCAGGGAAAACCAATTGTTTTGTCTCCAAAAATACGCGACTGTATAAAGAATGTTCTATCGCTAAAGGGAAAACAGTACATCTACGCCATCAATAAGCCCACGGTGTATACCATAATGGCGGCACTCATTGCTCTGGGATATACGGGAGTCACTCCAAGAAATCTCAAAGAGAGCTCGGCAAGTCCCGGTAAGAGATTCTTGTATTATAAGTCAGGGTCCTACACCTTCGGCGGCAAGATAATAAAGATTGGCGAAACTGGTGAGGGGTCCATCAAGCAAATGAAGGACGCTATGGAGAATCCCAAAAACATCAATGGAGATTACATCAAGATAATCATTGCCTCCGACACATATTACCAAGGTCTGAGTATCAATGGTCTCACGGGTGTGCACATTTTGGATCCTCTCCATGATGTTGCCGCGGACATCCAGGCACTCGGAAGAGCACTTCGACTTTGCGGTCACTCCAAATCATCATCAAAGAATGTCACAATTTACAGATATTTCTCCACAGTGCCACGGACTTTTGCTCGCGATGGTGTCACCAAGAAACAACTGCCCGAACTTGAAAAGATAGACAAGGAAATCAGACGCCTGAACACCGAAGCAGATTTCACATTGACAAATGGCAGACCCCAAGATCGCAGACTCCCAGAGGGCATAAACACGTTCGTTTTTGCCGACGCTGTAAGAATGAACAAGGCAGTGGCACAGACAGAGCAGTTGCTAAAAGCAATGGCAGTAGATTGTCCGATATATAAGGACTTGTTCCACTCAAGTGAAAACTTCAAATGCGGTGTTCCAACACGGGTAGACGTTGAAGCATCAAAATCTCCTCGAACGGCACAGAAAATGACACCAGGAGGAGGTCTTATCCAGCTATCACCTCTGACCCCTCGGTCGTCTAGCTCCAAGAGATCTTCAAGCTCAAGAAGATCTTCAAGCCCTACACGCCGTCTTACTGGTGTTAGATCATCCAGTCCACGTAGAACATCGATGAAGCGGGCAACATCACAACGTCGCGCTCTGACTGCTCCAAATTTTTCGCGAACATCTCCCACTTCTCGTTCGCCGACAAGTTCTAGGTCTTCGGGGTCTTTTGGGTCGTCATCTCCATCAGGAGTTATTCGCCAAAGCTCTACGTCTTCTCGCAAGTGAAAACGTTGATATATGCGTATATCGACAGTTAAAACTTAAATACTAAATATCATTTTCATATACAAATGCTTGTTACATATAAAGATGATGATTATTTCCCATATGACATCACTATGTTCTGGGAATTTTTTCGATGGGAACGATACAAACTTGGACATATCTATCTCCAATGCTTCAAAAATGGCAAACTATATGCCGGACAGTCTATTCAAATTATAGAAAGAATGAGAAAATATAGTAGTGGTAAAGGATCCAACCCACATCATACAAACGCCATTGAAAAACACGGATGGTGGAGTGTGGATGTGTTGACAATCAAATGTCCTTGGTATATGCTTGACACGATCGAGAAGTTTCTTATTGAGTATTATGACCTAACGGATCCCAAGAAAGGATATAATAAAACAACCGGGGGGCGCAAGATTTGGACACATTCCAAGGAAACGCGTGCCAAGATGTCGGAGAGATTGTTGGGTGAGAAGAATCCTATGTACGGGAAGACTCACACTGAGGAAAGCAAGCAAAAAATGAGAGAAGCACAAACCGGAGCGAAGAATCCTATGTATGGACATACTTGGGCAAAAACTCCAGAACAGATTGCCAAGACATCTGGACAGAACAATGGTATGTTTGCTAAAACAGGAATAGAACATTACTTGTTTAATAAGTTTGACGCAGAACATCCTGCCTTTGGCACAAAAAGAACTCCTGAACAAATTGTCAATATTTCTGGCAAAAATAATCACAATTCAAAACCCATATGCGTCTTTGGCAAAGCGTTTCCAGCCGCAAGTGTCGCAAGCAATGCCCTTCGAGCTGAACACGCACCTAAAAGCAATCGTAATTTCATCAACGATTGGACTCGTAATAAACAGCATAAACCATACACTTTTTACATTACAAAGGAGTTTTACAAATATGCCACAGAAAACAATCTTGAGAACATCACCCGTGATTTTTATGATAAATGGTTGATTTTGTAATTATGTATACAAACATCTCCCACTTCTCGTTCCTCAACAAGTTCAAGTTCTAGATCTTCAGGTTCCGTTGGCTCGAGTTCTCCTGTTGGTGTGATTCGCCAAAGCTCTAGTTCTTCTCGCAAGTGATTCTGAATGTTTACATGAACTTTTCGACATTCTTGTTCCTGACCCACTTGATACGAGAAAACATGCACAGGAAACTGGTCTTCACAGGCAAACGAGTCATTGCAACATTTCCATTCTGCCTAGCATTCCAAGCGTAATTAAATTTTCCAAGGAATCGAGTCTCGGTCTGTTCGGCAACAACAGCTGCGAGCTCAATCTGATTGCTTGGAAGGTTAGCGCTGGGGATGATGTATCGCACGCGCCGCATGATAAACAGCCCGCTCTCCACCGCAGCTGACATAAAGTGAGCAATGTGATCGCCATTGCGGAGGTAGTCACCATGGCGGTTCTTGAGGTTCTTGGTTGTGCCAATGTAGGTCTTGAAACGCTTGCCGTTTGGAGTTTTCGCCACAGCAAATTCGTACACCGCTGGGACCTCCCACAGACCCTCGTTCACTTTATAGCGCCGGGACTCGGTCAGTGAGTCCTCGAGACTGTGGGCAGGGCCGGCAAAGACATGCCACTTGGTACCGCGGAAGAACTTCTTGTAGCCAGAGAAGTAGCCAGGGTGGGTCTTCTCACGGCGTACAAAGTTGAAGTCTGCCTTGGAGTAGTTGATGATGTTGGCGGGGTTGGTAGAAGCCATGATTGCTTTGGTTTTTGTTTGGTGAAGAAATAACTTTTTTCACCAACTTATGTAGACTTTTTGATCCCCAGGGTCAAATGACAATAAAACATAGCACACACAGCATATAATATCGACACATTAAATATAATGGTATTTATTTGTAAAAAATCACACATAAATGGGTTTCATTTACAAGCTCACGCTCAAGAAGGAGTCCAGAAAAGCGTACATTGGGCAAACAATTCGTGATATACATAAACGTTTGGAAGAACATCAACAGCTGAGGAGTAGTGGGTGTAGGGCAATATACAATGCCATCAAGAAGCACGGGTGGGAAAACTTTGATGTGGAGTGGTACGAGGTCCCCGACGAGGAACTTAATTTCTACGAGGAGATGCTGGTGGCGTTGCTGGGAACTCTTGCGCCGAACGGATACAATCTCATGGAAGGCGGTGGTTCCACTGGCAAGCGAAGCGAGGAAACCAAGAAAAAAATCAGCGAAGCACAAACCGGTGAGAATAATAATATGTTTGGGAAGGAACACACCGAGGAAACCAAGCAAAAAATGAGCGAAGCAAAAACCGGCGAGAAAGCTTATTGGTATGGAAAGACACTGAGTGATGAGACCAAGCAAAAAATGAGCGAAGCACGAACCGGTGAGAAGTGTTATATGTATGGGAAAACATTGAGTGATGAACACAAGAAAAAAATAAGCGAATTAATGTCCGAGAAGACCGGTGAAAAGAATCCTAATTCCAAGAAAGTGTATCAGTATACTCTTGACGGCACGTATGTTGACTCCTATGGTTCGGGTGGAGAAGCAGCACGAGCTCTTGGAAAGACTGATGGATCTCCGATAAACATGTGTGCTCGTGGCGATTGCAAAACTGCATATGGATTCAAGTGGTCCCGTGAAAAATTGTAATATGTTTTTTCGTATCATAAAAAATATTTGTAATCAACAGAGTTATGCAGATCATCCAGAATGAGCCAAGCGACATGCCTATCAGTGATGAAAGTGTGATGGTATATGCCAAGCCTGAAGGCGTGAAAATAGATAACATCAAACGGTTCTCAAACACCACCTTACAACCAAGAAAAATGATTTTTGACAATTTGTATGCTCCGCCTGCGGGAAATCTTGACATACAACCTGTAAAAGATAACGAAGTTCCTCTGGAAAAAAGAGTCACTGGAACAGCAAATGAAGGAACATTTTATCAATTGGTATCTCGTGGCCCTCAGGACGTCTTTTTAACATACAACCCTCAAATGACTTTCTTCAAACAAGTATATCGCAGATACACAAATTTTGCTGTCCAAGCAACAGAGGAAAAGTTCAGCACCACCGTGAGGTTTGGGACCAAGAACATCTGCCAGCTGTCTAAAAATGGAGATCTCATTGGACAAATGAACTTGAGAATTCTCCTTCCAAATCTGAACATTACAGGCGGTACGTGGGTAAACACCATTGGATACAATTGTCTGGCACTAGTGAGGCTGCGCATAGGAGATGTTGTGGTGCAAGCCCATGAGGGTGTTTACATGGACATCGATGACAAACTGTTCTGCCCAAGTGAGAAATACGAGGGAATATCTAGACTGGTGCGCCGTGATCAAGTGCTCAGTACTGATCAGGCACATGAAATCATAGTGCCACTGAAGTTCTTCAACTGCTGGAGACCTGCAACAAAACAACAACATATACCAATACTCAACCTTAACATAAACACAGAAGTGTTCCTGGAGTTTGTTTTGAAACCGCTTACTACATTGGTAAATTTGCCCGCAGGTTCATCTATACCAGATATACCAAATGTCGAGGCAGGTGTCATAACGGACTATGTGTACCTGGACGACTATGAGAAGTACAGGTTTGCGCAAAACCCAGTCACATACCTGATAGAACAAACCCCCATCATAGACACACCGACGTACCTCACTTCGAATGGAGGGGAAACAATACAACAAGACAAGGTCGATGTCCAGCTGCGAGAACTGAACAAACCATGCAAGTTCCTGAGCGTGGTCGCACTGGGGGCAAATGATTTCTCAAGCTTCACATACTATGATATCATCAAAAAGGGAACTTTTTACATAAATAGCGACGAGCAATTTGAATCGCGCAGCGGAGAATACTGGAAACTTGTCCAGACATACCAACACTTTACAAGATCAATACCTACAAACAACATTTTCACATACAGTTTTGCGTTAGATGCATCTTCATTCCAACCCAATGGTTTATTGAATTTTGCCCCATATGTGAGAACCATGCTATCGTTTGAAATCATAAAACAGACAACTCCTATGCGGTTGAAAACAACAGCCGTTTGTTTGAATTGGTTGACATTTGACTCTGGCACCGCACATTTGAAATTCAATTAAATAATTCATCATATCATTGTGAGATCGGTGACCTTGTAAGAGTCGCGTCCGAGTTTCATCGTTCTATCTCTACCGGTTACCTTGAACTGACAGCCTGGCAATACTATTTCATACTCGCCGTGTGGGTCAAACATATTAAAGGGGGCAACATACAACATGTGTTTCCCAGGGGGGACTCGTATCCGTTGCAGATATTTATCTTTCCCCTTGCCAACATATCTAGTGGCTTGCTTTGGATTGTATGACGTTGACGAAAAGTATGGGGATTGTACGACAGAACTCTTCTGCTCGGCAAACACGCTTTTAGTAATACCACGATATACGACCATGTCGCGTATCACGGGAGGGGAGGCAAATATTATTCTATTCAGATCTTTTATATACATTTTCACTGCGAGTTCTATCGCCTTTTGGCTGAACATGCTGGTGCTTGCCAACACCGTGTAGAACATGTACCTTTCTGCGAGATCTTTGGTATTCTTGAATTGGACAAACGTGGGATTTTTGGGATTCTCGGTATCCCTTAACATGGGTTCGTACCCGGAATCAACGAGTGCAACAAACTGTGGAAATAGAGGAACTGGCATATCCGACCTGAATCTTGGTAAATATTCCAGCTTCCCCGTCCTCTGATATTTTCCAACCCACTCCTGACTGAAATGAGTGTATGCAGCCACTGTCCATATGTCATAATCTGACAATTTTTTCAGGTACTCTACCTGTGCTTGAAACCACGTGGGATCAATGTTGTTTTTTCTCATGTTGATAATATCTCTGGAATTCACGGCCCCGCCCTTTCTGAATGTAAGAGGAATTTCGATGATTTTTTCAGATCTTTTTAATGCCCTAGAATTGTTCAGTAATCTGATGGCGGGCATTTTTAATCTTAACGATTCCTTCTCAATTCCTTCCTTGGATGGTTTGAGTCTTGCGTCAACTTTTGATTTCCATACTTTTGCAATCGTATCTATATCCATCTTTCCATCGCGTCTCTTGCCGGCGTTGCTGGTTGTCATGGACTTTGGCGTGAACACCCGACGTTTTTTGGTGTCAATCTTGCCCGTGATCGAAACGGGGCTGCTATTGGTGGACGACTTTGGTGTGATCAACTTTCTGACGTTCGTCTTCTTGTCACCGTATCCTTTCGCGTCTATAGACACCTCAGGACGTTTATTGGTATCGATCTTGTCCGTGTTCAAAACGGGGCTGCTTCTGCCACCGACGGCGATGACGGGAGACGACTTTGGCGTGAACAGCTTTTTGACGTACACCTTCTTACCGCCATCTCCTTTCACGTATGTGCGGCCCTTTGTGTCCGTGAACACCCGGCGTTTTTTGCTGTTGACCTTGCCCGTGTTCGAAACAGGGCTGCTTTTGCCACCAACGGCATTGACGGGGGACGACTTTGGTGTGAACAGCTTTTTGACGTACGCCTTCTTGCCGCCGTCTCCTTTCACATACGTACGGCCTTTTGTGTCCGTGAATACCCGGCGTTTTTTGCTGTTGACCTTGCCCGTGTTCGAAACAGGGCTGCTTTTGCCACCATCGGCAATGACGGGGGACGACTTTGGTGCGAACAGCTTTTTGACGTACACCTTCTTGCCACCATCTCCTTTCACGTATGTGCGGCCCTTTGTGTCCGTGAACGCCCGCCGACCCTTTGCATTAACCTTGCCTGTATCTATATCCATAGTATATGATACTAAAATATTTATTTTAAAAAACAGCTATTTGTTTTAATTGGATCACATTCACCTCTGGATCTGTATGTGTAAAATGTCAAGTTATTTAATATAGTTAAATACAAAATGATTGCAAAGACGTACACAGATCATGTTAAGAATGCTTTTAAAAATGCAGATAGAATGGTGACAAAGATATCGGAAGATATATTGAAGTTGGAAGGAATGTCTGGTTTCAAGACTCGTGCCTTTTACAACAACATTTCTTCAGCTTGGGGTGTGCAATATCTCGAGATTGGTTCTTGGAAAGGTAGTTCAGCATGTTCAGCAATGTTTGGTAATAGTATGGATATTACAACAATTGATAACTGGAGCCAGTTTAACGGGCCACAGGAAGATTTTCAGAATAATGTTAATACATTTTGCGGCGAAAATAGGGTAACCACTATAAACAAAGATTCCTTCGAAGTTTCAATGGATGAGCTGCCTTACAAGTATAATGTGTATCTTTATGATGGCGACCATTCCACAGAAGCTCACGAAAAAGCACTCACGCACTATATAGACGCAATGGATGACACATTCATATTCATGATAGACGATTGGATGTTCGAGGGAGTGCGCAAGGGCACCTATGATGCAATCGAAAAGCTAAACCTAAAAATAGAATACTACGAGGAGCGCAGAAAGATGTTGTCTTTTGAAGATGATAATGGACCAGGGGGGTCAAGACAATGGTGGGTAACTGACGACGATGGTAGTCTTCGTATTGTTCAGTCAGAGCCTCAAGAATATTGGAATGGGATTGGCGTCTTTGTCCTTACCAAAAAATAGATGTCATTTGACCCAGAAATGTGGTAAATGTATAACAATCGATGCAAGGATCAAACTTTAAAAATTGCCACACATCTCACGAAATGTCGCTTGCAGACTTTGTGACAGAGTTCCTTGGAAATGACAAGTTCTGGTTTTCCAAGAATAATGAATATGATGAATATCTAGCTGAGAAATATCAGCACCTGCTAGACGACCAATGTGGTGACAATTATCTGGGTCTCACTATCTTGTATGATCAACTCCCTCGGCACGTTTTCAGGAGCTGTCAAAGCTCTCATATTGTAGAGTATTTTCTACGCAAGTCGCTGAGAAACTATGCCAAGATAGATCTTTCTCAGTTCACCGATGTCGAGTGGTGCTTTGCTCACCTCCCCGTGCGTCATACCAACAACCCCGTGTTGATCACTCTCACGGCAAAGAAGGCTTGGGAAAGGGTGGTCCATGGACACGACCCTTTCCTCATCCGCTTCCTGAAGGCCACGTATGAAAGGTGTCCAATCTTGTCTCAAAGCAAATTCATCACCAAAATAGAAGGCAATACATTTACGCCACAACTGCATGAACAAACATTGCATTTCACACCAACTGGTCCTGTGCTACCAATGAACCCGAAGAATCATGTGGTGAAGGAAGTGATGAGTGCCCTGGTATCTCAGCGACCAACAAAGCTGATAATGAGCATCTCAGGTGGTTCTGATTCGATGGTTGCTTTCCACATCATTCACGGCTTGAAAGAAGCCTTCGGATATGACATCGATGTCGTCATGGTAAACTATACTAACCGAGATAGTGCATATGCTGAGGAGGCATTTGTTGCAGACTGGGTAAACTCTTTCGGATATCCTCTCCATGTGCGGAGGATCGATGAGATAAAGAGGAAGCAGTGTGCCAACAATCAGCTGAGAACCGTATATGAAAAGTATACTCGGGATGTTAGGTATGCCACATATAAGACACTGGGCCCACACCCAGTTGTCATGGGACATAATAAGGATGACTGCTTGGAAAACATTCTGCAAAACATTGGAAGTTGCCAAAAGTATGATAATCTTTCCGGGATGGACACGCTCGTGGTCCAGGATGGCATTCCATTCTTCAGACCCTTGCTTGATGTGTCAAAGAATGACATTGTAGCATATGCCAGAGAGCATCAAATCCCCTTCCTCCCCAACTCTACACCCCCAACCATGAAGAGAGGGCAGATACGGAACAAGGTGGCACCTGTGCTTAACGATTGGAATGAACTCTTTGTCCCTGGTTTGTTTCAGTTGAAGAAAACCATGGCGGACATGCACAAGGTTGTAGAAAAAAGCGTAGAGATGTTTGTGGGAAATTTTGATGCAAACCGTGTCGCGTGCGTGGACAAGTCATTCTTGACAATGGGGGAAAACTTCTGGAAACTGTCGCTGAAGAAACTGTTCCCAACCGAAAACATCAGCAACAAGATGATAGTATCGCTGATGGAAACATTCACCAAGTGCGGTGATTTCTCAAAGTTTGAAATAAATAAAAACATACAGCTTATCATCAAAAGTGCTTCTTCAAAAGTTACAATTGAATTCAAACTTCGCAACATGTAAACATCTACTTGAACCAAGGGAATTTGCCAGAGAATGCCCACACGAAGAGAATGTACAGTACAAAGGCACCTACCACAAAGGAAATAAGACCCTTCAGCAATTCTGCTCCCATTCCTTTATTCAAAAGGAAAGTAATAACTATGGCCGCGGCAATAAGAGCCGTAACAACCGCGAGGTTGTTGTACACTCCCATTATGAAATTTTCCCACCCAATCATATTGCCAAGTATCAAAGTAATCACGACAAGGGAAATTATAACAGGGAGTATCATCTTAATAAACCAACATATTCTTTTTCATGTGAACATTTCAGTAGAAAACTATTTCAAATGACAACTTATATATCGACAAAATTGTAATATTAGTCAAAACATATTTCAGTTTTTTATAGAAACTCATTATGGTTAAATTATTTAGTGGAACCGTGTATAATTGCGAATGTGGTTATGAAACATTATCGGTAACCGGTGCTTCTACGCATTCAAGAACCAAAAAATGTAAGGATAGAGTCATGAACAAGAAAGAGATGCGATTTGTGTCAAAGGGGGACTATGATCGCATTGAAGTTGAACCACAACTTGTTCACTTTGAACAAATTGAAACATTATCCGCACTTGTTTCTACAAAAGATGATGAAATTGACAAACTCAATAAAATTATACGAGAACAAAGAGAAACAATAATGAAAATTTCTGAAAAGATTCCACTTGACAAAGATGAGGAGGATGAAATTGGAAGTGGTATCATTTATTATATCACTGACAAAGATATGCCATCTCGTGGAAAGATTGGAAGAACTAAGAACACAGACATAAAAAAACTAAAATGTCGCTACTCAACTTTCTCTAAACCTTGTGTGTTCTGCTTCTACTCAACAGACATCAAAAAGGATGAAAATGACCTGAAGATGGTGCTGAAAGAGAATGAGTGTATGGATGCTACCATTGGCAAAGAAACTGTTCACAACTCGCCAGATACAATGAGGATTTTTCATGAGTTTGCCAACAGATGAAAAATCATATGAAATTTCAGTATACAACTAATTTCAAAAAAAAAAAAAAAAAAAATAAAGGGACTGTAACACTAGTGTACCGTGTGGGATGTGTTACCCCTATGTGTTACACCTTCCTATTAACTTAAATATTATGATATTACAGACTTGTAATGACCAAGGTCTACGAATTCATTGTATTTGAGTGCGAGTGTGGTTATTATACAACCAATAAAGCACATGCTCAAAAACATGCTAAGACTATTTCTTGTAGAGACAAGACAATGACATCAGAGACACAGAAATTTGTCAAGGAAAGTGCTGTTGGCAACAGTGTATCCAATAGCAAGACAATAAACACTTCGGTATACATCGAGGACAATAAGGTCATTAATGATAACAAGGTCATCAACAACAACAGTATCAACATCACGCTTGCCGTGCCAGACAAGTCGGCAGTGTCGGCGGTGTATGACATATTCAATAAACCAGAGTTCATCAGTGAAATACGCGGGGCGGATCCTCAACAGATACCTGCTATTTTGTTTAGGCACACGCGTGGAATATGTGCCGATCAGAAGTTTGTCAAATACGATTCTGACAAGAATGTCGTTGTCCACAAGGACCCTGTCACTGGAAAGGACACTATCAAGGACCTGAAGAAATACCGAAATGAATACTTGAAAGAGAGTGCGAATTTATTTGACGACGATTACCACATCCCATACGCTCCTCAAAATATCCAGAGGGCATTGAAAGACATGACAAAACCAACCTTTGACACTGGGAAGAGGAAAGAGACTCCTATTTCCGGCGCTCAGGTGATAAAGATGTGTGCTTCTGGCGACCATCGGATGTATAAATTTCCTGTTGAGACCAAGGATTTCTATGACGACGTTGCCAAGAATGTTGACGTTGAAATAAAGTCCACCTGATTGAGTGATTGTTTTGTTTGTGTTTACATGGTGATGTTTTGGGCAAGAGCAATTCCTTCCGCAATGACAAGATTCAGTTCTTTCTCAAAGAGATATCCAGTGTCTTTGAGCTCGACTTCTATTTCATAGGTTTCCTCTACATCGTCCTTGTTTGGGATGGTCTCCACTCGTGTGAAATCAATCTGCCACGGTCCCTTGGGGAAAGATGTCCTGTGCTTCGTCCGCTGAAGCACGTAGCTGTTTGGTGGGGCGCCCTTTTCCTTTGTTTCCAGAGCCAGACTTGTCCGAATGGCAAACTTTCCCGGCGTCACATCGTTTGACACCTTTTGCTTGTGTTCCCAGTACATGGCACCGCCTGCTTGAACGTGCCGCGACGAGCAGCTGCCCCTGGTAGATACATATTTGTCCACAATGACAACTTCCTTGCCCTTTCCTAGTTTTTCCATTGCCTGGGTCCATGCAATCTTGGGCAAGCTTGCATGAAATCCGCGAGACGTTTGGATGCCAACGCGGAACTCCAGTTCAACTGTGCGGAAGTCATGGTGCAGTAGGGTATCGGCAAGAGTCTTTTCCATGATTGTTTTTGTTGGTTTGGTGAATGTTTAATGTGTTAAGCTCTTATGTAGACTTTTTATATCCAGGATCAAATGACAATAAAAATATATCAAGATATCAAATGGAAAAATCCGAGTATATTCTTGCAATACTTGCGGTACTAGCAATTCTCATCCTGATGAGATTAGATACTCTGTGGAAGAGTCTGCCACCCAATGGTCCTCACCTCATACGGTTGCCAAACTTTTTGACATCATATGAGTGCGACTCTCTTGTCAAGGTGGGTAACAAAGCAGGTTTGATAGATTCTGAGGTTTCTGGAAACACGGATGACAAACCCGCGTATCTGGACACTGAAGCGCGAAAGAGCAAACAGACTTGGTTTGCAACAGGAAAGCACCCGATGTCTGATATGATACAAAATAAGACGAGGGACTTTCTGAGGTCCAGAGGTATGGACGACGATTCATATGTGTTTGAGGACATCCAGCTTGCAAAATACACCAAGGATGGATTTTACAAGCATCATTTTGATGGTGAAGACTGTTCTACCGTGTCTTGTCCCAAAGACCAGAGACTTGGAACGATGATTGTGTACCTCCAGGAACCAGTTGCCGGTGGAGAGACAGACTTCCCAACTCTCAAGACGAGCGTGAAACCGGTGAAAGGCAATGCTGCTTTCTTCTGGGTTGCCGATCCGCGCACGAAACAATTGTTCAAGGAAACTCTTCACGCCGGTCAGCCTGTTAAATCTGGCACCAAGGTAATAGCCACTCAATGGATTCGAGCTATGTAATTCGTTAATGCATTAAAAAAAATATAAAGGCGTAATATTATGGCTCCAGATAGTTTTCAAGGATTTGCCACATTCAAAAGAAATCTGAAGACACCCTGCATTCTTTTCTGCAAGTGGGACAACTGCGGCCATTGTCACCGCATGGCTCCTGAAATGAAGAAGGCTCAGACTGCTCTGCGTGGCAAGATGCCCGTGTACATAGTCGATGCCGAGGAGCACTCCAAGGTGTGTGAGCAGCTTAAGGTTAACGGTTTCCCTACTATTTTTGTTCTTGGGAAGGACCGTGTGGCTCGTAAATACCCTGGCGGTCCCAGTGCGCAGAACATAGTTGCTTTTGCCAAAAGCCACTCTAACAAGTAATCTAATCAAAAACACATTTTGTTGATATATATGTATATCGACAATCGTATTTTAATAATCAAAAAAATATTGATAAAGTTAAATGTTGAAGGTATCGCCAAACAGCGTCTCTCATATTAGATATGCTCAACGGGGCGTGGAGATTGCCCGGTATTGTTTCAAAACATATAAGAATATACAAAAAATCCAGAAAGAGGGCCCCAAGAGCCCGGCGGCGGATGAACTTGTGCGCGACACGACAGAAATAGGAGTCATAGCGCTCAAAATGGCTCAATTCTTGTCCGCCCGTGGTGATGTCATCGATGCAAGCACACTGTCGGTAATCGAGCGGTTTCAAAACGAAGTGCCTAGCGAAGTTTCGCCCCTCCCAGATTTTAGCTTTTACGAGTTTGATAAGGTTCCGATAGCGACTGCTTCTATCGCATCTGTTTTCAAGGGCAAACGCAAGACGGACAATAGCGATGTGGTCGTTAAGGTTATCAAGCCTGGGGTAAAACAGCGCATTATGGAGGACCTCCCCCTGTTCATTTATGTCTTGCAGGCGGCAAAGTTCTTCAACATTGCCGGCGCCGAGAACATGCTTGAAATTGTCAGCGAGTGTCAACCAATGCTTATTGGGGAACTTGACTTGCGTTCAGAGGCCAAGTCTCAGAGTTTATTCCGGAAGAAGTTTTCTAGCGTGGAGTGGTTGTCAATTCCCCAGGTTTACGAGGCCGGAGAGCAGTACATAATTTCAGAGTTTGTGCCGTCCAGGAAGATCACTTCGGCGCATCCTAACACATTTCTTGCCTCAAGGATGTTTGAACTGTATCTGCGGTCTGTCATTGAGATTGGTCTCGTGCAGGTGGATCCTCACGCGGGGAACATCGGTGTGCGCGCCGACGGTTCCTTTGTACTATATGATTTTGGGGCCGTTGTCGATGTCCGTGACCTGAGACCTAACATTGCCAAGTGTCTCAAAAACATTGTCCTAGAAGATAGCGATGGTGTCATACGTTCTCTGGAGGAGCTTGGCATTGTGAAGTCGGGAGCATCTGCTGCCCGCCTGAAGAAGATTGTACCAAAGATTAAGAAGATCATGAGCTCTGACAACTTTAACATAGAGCTCGGGAAGATTCCAGAGTTCACTGCCAACGAGCAGCGCGTTTTTGAGCTCACAACGAAGTACATTTACCTCATACGCTCTCTGACCATCTGCGAAGGCATAATCAAGTATCATGACCCTGAGTTCAGTCTGAACCAGTACATTAAACGATATGATGATCTCATCGAAGACCTGGTGGACGTCCCCGTGTTTGATATCGTCCAAGACATTGCGGGGGATTTCCTGAGCACACCAGCGTCTCTCAAGAACATGAACGACATCATATTCGATATGAATCAGCGAATGAACACCGAGATTATCGAGGCAAAGCAGCTTGTAAAATATTCCATCATTGCCTTTGTTCTTATAGAACTACTCAAACTTGTATAAATATGTATAAAACTTGTATAATATGTAAAATTAACTTAAAAAAAATATTTTTGTAAAATATCACAAATGTATACTCTGGCATTGATCCGCACCCCTACTCGCATGTCTTCTGATAGCTTTGACAAGACATTTACCAAGCGTGTAAAGAAAGACACCGCAAAGATTAACAAGGCATTCCAGAAGCTCAACAAGGAGTCTGAGGAGCGCCGCGCAAAACTGGATAAGGAGCGTGATGAAAGATTCAAGAAACTCAGTGGCACGTTTGACGATCTTGTCAAGAAGCTTGACGAAACCGCTCGCGCCGACGTAGAGAAACTGCAGAATATCTTTGCTGAGGACTCTGAGGAAACCGTGGATATTGACGACTTTGTGGAGGTCGAAGGCATTGTTACTTTCAAAGACAAGTAAATGTATTTCAAAAGACAGGTGTAAGTATGTGATTTCAAATTTATTGATATAGACTTGAAACACTTAAACAAATTTTTATTACCTTATACAAATGAGCGGGGCACTGATTCAACTCATGGCAAGCGAGACATATGAAAACAAACTAGAAAGACGTCTAACTTATGTAGGTGTATTGCTTTTTATGAGTATATGTGTATTTTGGTTGTGGAAACTTCAAAAAAACTGAAATGATGATTTTTATTGTATAATGTATACGTATGTAAATGGCTGATAACACCATTAATATCCTTAACAATAATTTTGATGTACTTAGCAACAATAACATAGGTAAAAAAACTTGGTTGATGTATGCCGTTGTAGTGGTTGTTCTGGGGGGTGTGTTTTGGTATATAAAGTCATTGCTAGCAACGCCAACGCCAACGCCAACGCCAACGCCAACGCCAACACCAATGCCAATGCCAACACCAATGCCAATGCCAACACCAATGCCAATGCCAATGCCAACACCAATGCCAATGCCAACACCAATGCCAATGCCAACACCAAAGCCAACACCAAAGCCAACACCAAAGCCAACACCAAAGCCAACACCAAAGCCAACACCAAAGCCAACACCAAAGCCAACACCAAAGCCAACACCAAAGCCAACACCAAAGCCAACACCAAAGCCAACACCAAAGCCAATGCCAATGCCAACGCCAACGCCAACGCCAACGCCAAAGCCAAAGCCAACGCCAAAGCCAACGCCAACGCCAAAGCCAAAGCCAACGCCAAAGCCAAAGCCAAAACCAACACCAACACCAACAGCAAAACCAAAACCAACACCAACACCAAAACCAACACCAACACCAACACCAACACCAAAGCCAGTGTCAGGGTCGGGGACAATGTCAGGGTCGGGGACGATGTCAGGGTCGGGGACGATGTCAGGGTCGGGGACCGTTTGCAATGAGCGTATCATCTATACCAAATGTGGTGCAGGGTATGCTTGGGATGCGTATTTATCCAAGTGTGTCAAACAAAAAACAAAATCACCGCGTGCCATTAAAGTGAATTGGCCCCAAAAGAGTGATACAACCCCAAGGGCGCAAATGTTGCTAACAATCCAGTCAATATTAAAAACATCACACAAAAAGTCTCTGGATGTTTCTAAGGAGTGGGGTATCTATCACAACCCTGTAGAATACGGTGGCAATGGTCTGTGTTTTGTTATTCGCAATACCGGGAACATTCAAGAAAAAGTGAAATCATATACAGAAGTATGGCGCCGTGGTAGTATTCTGAATTCGAATATTGCTGGAATTAGTCTCAAGCAAAAGGCAAATATAAATTATTACTTTTCGATACCTTATCGCTATGGTGGTATTTGCCCTCTAGTTGAAACCGCCCTAGACCTGGAACCAGGGGGAGGGGCATTTACCGCATATAGAAAAATAAGAGGATGTTTGACAACGATTGTGTTTTCAATGTATCCAATATTACAGTGGCAAATTACACCCGGTCAAACAATTATGGACAAAAGATTTGGCGTATTTCTGCACGAAATCTCACACGTAGGGTGTAATGTCAATTCATGTTCCGGCCTGGTAAAGGGTCACGGTGGAGAACAACTTACCATTGATAATTCTATAAGGGATCTAAGTGCCAAACTCGGTCTAAAACCACGCCCTATACAATGAACAACATAAATTACTCCCAGAAAACTGTGATGATGTTGTTGTTGGTAGCCCGATCCCAACTATGCTTGACGTAAAAGGGAGCAAGAGCCTGTACGAGGTCATTAAAACAACCATGGAAACCATACTGTTCCAGCTGGTCGCGACGCTCCTGCTCAACGCCACCAAAAAGTTGGAAGAGAATGTTGTATCCTTCATGCAGGTCGCCGCCTTTGAAGGTAAACACGTCGGCAAACTTGGCACCGGATGCAGCTGCAGAAATCACAGCAGGCTCCATTAGAGAAGAAATTTTGACAATGAGATCACGTTGAGCTTTTTGAATGTTCTCAACAAATTCGACTGTGGTATCAAACTCTACTAGATGATCGAACACCTCTGCGGCATTAGAAACATCAACTGCTTCAGAGTAAAGAGCAGTGAGTGCGGGATGAGGATCCATTTGGATACAGACTCATTTTTATTTAGGTTATTTTACGCGCGTATATCGACACTCCGAGCTTTTAAGTATTCTGTTATCATATAATTCAAAATGGATACCAGCATTCGCCGTGCAGTCATCATTGATGGGGCAATCAAGGAGAAGAAGTTCCATCCAGATACTGCCGAGGTGTTGGCAGTTTCTGCTTTCATCGAACTAGAACGAGTGCGCCGTGGAGAAAAGAACATCCCACGCTTCACGGCACAGCTCATCGAACAGTGCATCCGAACCAATGACCCGGAGCTCTGGAAGGCTGCAAATGATGACGTAGACACAAAGGACTTTGATGCATCCGCTGCAAACTCGGTGTTTGTCCAGCAGGACATACTACCTGCAATGTTCATTGGGTGCATCACAAGCGCAAAAAACACAGAGCATCTAGTTGATATGCTCAATGTCCTGTTTGAGCTTGCACCATCTCTGACAGAGATAACATCACTTGCTCTCTCAAATGCTATTTCTTCTCAGTGGAAGGCGCTTACAAATGTTCTCATCGGGTTGGTAGAGCCAACAACTCGGCAACTGAAGGATGGAGTTTTCATCGTCATGGCACGATTTGTGGATGCAGTGAACATCCACGAGGATGCGATTGTCTCGGTCATCAAGGAAATCATCAAGAACAGAAAATACGAGCTTCTGAGTATCTTTGCTCGGGTAAAGTCCAAGATTTATGCAGGACTTCTCCCGGACCTTCTTGCAGTAGCAAAAAATGCATCTGCAACCAACAGGTATGCCTTGGTATCTTTGATTGCCAAGATAGCAGCGGAAAATGAAGACATTGAGGAAGACATCATGCCAACGGTGAACATCATCCTCGAAAAGTCTATTCAGGATAAATATGCCGATGTTCGCCTCTTGAAAGCACTGGCATTTCTCATAAACAAGTTTTCGCCAGATCCAATAATGAAAAAATTTGCAACTGTTATGCTCTGGCAAATAGCTTCTTGATAGAATTAAAATCCAAGTTGTCGTTCATTGTGTAATATCAGTATTTTTTTTAGTTTGAAAAAGCTTCACCGAAATCTTCTTTGGTGACCTGTGAAATTGCGTATAGCCAAGTTGTAATTGCATAGACCCACATGAGAGAGCCGATAAGACCGTCTGGCACGTTATATATTTTAGATACGAATTGATGCACGAACGATTCTTTCGTGTTACAACCACGAAGGTGATTTTCAAGAAGCGTTAAAGCACAACTATCATCAAGCAATATCCAGTGAATCATTATGACTGGCATCAGGAGGATGTAGCTCACCCGCAAGACCTTTGTGAATGGGGCCAAAAGTGCCCACGCGAGGACCAATAAATGTAGAAGCGTGATGATGAACATTTTAATATGTGTATATTTAAATGCTCGTATTTCAGAAGCGCGGTTGTCCACATTGCACCAGGGCCCGCAAGTGTCTTCGCAAGAACAAGATTTCTTTTACCACGGTGACTTGCAAGGACGTGGACGATCTGAAGGCGAAGATTAAGGAGCATAAATTGCGTATGCCACGAGTACTCACATTTCCGCGCGTATTTGATGGCAATAAGCTTGTGGGTGGTGCAGATGATCTGGAGAAAAGATACATATTGACCGACCGAAGAATGTCCATGAAAAAAGTATAAATATTTGTAAATGACTGTCATTGCTATCGAGGGGCTCATGGGTTCTGGAAAGTCATCTGTTTTGCGCGAGCTTCAGAAGCGGGGCATCAGGGTCATTGCGGAACCCACACAGGACTGGAAATACCTTGATAAATTTTATGGAAACCGTAAGAAGTATGCCCTTACTCTTCAGATCGAGATTCTATTGTCCTTCCTAAAGTACAAGTTTTCCGATGAGCTTGTGGTTGTGGAGAGATCGCCACAGGTGTCTAGATCTGTTTTTGCTAAGATGCTTTCTTCGGAGGGGATTTTATCTGACGAAGACATGGCTACATATGTGGATATATATGACTTGGCAAAACCGTGGAAGGTAGATATGTACATTGTGCTAGATTGTCCCACAGAAATATGCATAGAGAGAGCAGGCAGCCGCGGAGATTCTTACAAAATAACACCGGAGTATATGAAGGACCTCAAGAAATATTATGAAATTTTTTTCAAGTACACCGATTGCAAGCGCGTGAACTCTGACCGCCCTCTCAATGATGTCGTAGACAATGTTATGGAGATTGTCAGCCAAGCTTCTTTATCTTAGGCCCGAACTCAGGGCCGAAACCAAAATCTACAGGAGACATTGCTTGCAGTTTCTGTTCCATGCGTTTCAAGTTGTATGCAAGGATTTTTTTACGCGTTGTAAGTCTTTGGCTATTCTTGGAAAGCACAGTTCCGTACTTCTCAACCTTAATACTCTTCTTATTAGGACACAAATTGACGAACCCCGTGGAGCTTGCACAGAATGGCATGAGATTTGCAAAATCCAGATCGAGCAAAACATCACTCTCCGACATAGAATTTGAAATCCTGACCACGTCTTCTATGTCGCGGATGCTCTTCAAGTAGTTTTCATGTACACCTCCTGCAATCACGATTGACTCGTGTTCGAACATCCTGTACATTTCATCAAAGGATAACTTGGTGTGGAACACCTTTTCAATGGCATCTATAACATCTGTGAAAGTATCTCGTGTAGACACCTCGTTTGATGTTTTCACCAGGTGCATCTCTAGTGCATTTATGCAATACCTGGTGTCCGTTGGGGCTCCCCTGATTATCCTCTTGATAACATCATCCTTTACTCGACCATTTGAAATCTTGGTGAGTATCGAAAACAGGTCTTTCGGAGGTCCAAAGTGAAACTTTTTCCACTTTGCCGCAAAGGAATTGCTCGTGGTCTTTCTGTCATGGTGCCCAATGCATATAAGTTTGTGCGCGCACGACTTTACGTGGTCCGTCACTATGGTTACCGCGCGTTTGCCAATGGAGTAGTCAAACCCATCTATGACAACGAGCCCGCAGTGCATTGTATTTGTATCCAGGAGAGTACTCTGGAAGTCCTTTGAGGTGTCGTGAATCTGATATGGGATAATGCCAAGTTCTTTTATCAACAGGTCAATCAGGGTCGACGCGCCCGAGCCACAGGGGGCAGATACAAAACCAGCGTCCGTTTTTCCATCTAGGAGCCATTCCTTCAGGTTTGCAACAATGGTTTCGTCATAAATGGCGACGTCGGTTGATTTGTTGGGAACAGAAGCGATCGCCAAAGATACGGGGGTTTCCTTTGGCGGACGTGGCGTGAAGATGAGGAGCTTGTCCATTTCTTTACATCAGTTATTTTTAGTTAAGTTGTTACACGTTTCTGCGTATCTCCTGGACGATGAGAAACAGAGTCGCCATGACCTGGATAAGAATGAGAATTGCTATGAGTTGGAAGAAGAAAGTTACAGAGTGAACTTTTGCATCAACAAACGCCATGCATGGGTCGATGATATCTTTCATTGCATCCTTGACTTCCGGCTGGGAGATAGTGTCCTTTATTGAGCGTATTATATCCACGAGCATATTATTAATATATTTACATAATAAAATGGGGAAAACACCGGTTATGTTACTTATTTTTGGAGTGATCTTGGTTATGCTCCTTGCATTTTTTATGATGCGTCGTAGAAAAGAAAAATGGTTCAGCCGTGACATAACATACGGCAAGGCAAACGAAATACTGTGGGATAGATACTTCGCCAAGGGCGCCGCAGGTGTTGCCGAAGAAGATGCAGTGATACAGAAAACGTACAAGTACCCTGGTTATGGCGATTTCACCGGGATGATGTGCCGCGGACCCAACAACTTCCGTTGCACAACTTTAAACACTATAAAGTGATTCGTTGTCGAAAATCAGTTTTGTCGATATTATTTTATATCGACAAAATTAAAAAGATGTGTTTTAGTAAATGCTCGTGTGGTGCATTGTCGCGATGTTCCTATTGGCTGCAGCCATAATGTTGGCGCCCAGAAAGGGTCCATATGTTCCAACACCAGAGGAGAAAATAGAGATGAAGAAGAAGGAATACAAGTTATATTTAAAGGGAGAGAAAGATACCAAGAGATTTTACGAAGATATCCGCGGTCTGTATCCACTGTAATATCGACAAAACAGGTCATAAATTATATTTACTGCATTTATTCTTATGGATTCTCTTCTGTTATCCGGCTGTGCTATCATTGGTGCTGCAATGGCGCTTTGGCTGGGTAACAAAGATGCAGAAAGAGAAATCAAGGCAATTGGAAAAAATGATGCCGAGGACAATAATTTGTACATCCAAAACGAAGCGATTGACAGAGTATCTTCCCTGCTGAAAAGACATGGGGTGTATGAGAAACACGAATCTCTAATAAATTCAATGTCTCTCCTGGTGTACTCTCGAGTGCACGACCAAGAGACGCTCGCCGGCTTGGTATTGCCAGAAGATGAAAACACCATGAGGATAGGCAAGATGTATATAGACAGATTTGTAAGTTCCCCCTCCGTTCTTGACTACTTTCTCGCAGGAGTGATGGAGATAGAACTTAACAACTTGCGCTTGGGTAATACGGTTTCAGTTCAGGATGTCTATGAACTACGTAAAATTGTTGATGTGTTCTACTATCGCCTGCAAAACTGAGTGTGAAGAAATGTAATTTACATTGGTTTTGAATAAAATATCTCCATAAGATATAAAATGGGTCTGTCTGGTTCAAAACAAGTAAACACTCGCAAATTCAATAACAACAATAATTTCAACAATAACAATAACAATGGTGATTGGGACTGGAACAACTGGGAGAACGGAAACTGGGGCAACAACTCAAACTGGGGGGAAACCAACAACAACTGGTGGAATAACGGGAACAACAACAATGGAAACAACAACAATGGAAACAACAATAATAACGGTCGTCTGAATGTTGTAAAAAAGAACAATATAGTCAAGAAAAATAACACTGTGAAAAAGAACAACACGACAAAGAAGAACACAACAAAGAAGAACAACAAGAAGTAAATCGTAAAAAGAGTGTAAATAAAAGGTTCTGTAGGCATAATGGATACTATCGAGGAGCTTGAGACTCTAAAAGGCGTATGTCGTATGCTCATTCTGCGTATCCTGGAAGCAAACTCTGTCCGTGAACTCCTGAATGATTCGAAGCTTAAAGAAACCAAGATGGTTATGCCAAATATAGTGGATAATCTGCTGATGTCTTACAATCAGAACAAGATGCGGTTTCAAACTCAGAGTGTCGCCCCTGTAAAGGTCGCTGATATCCAGCAAGTGCAGGAGGTGCTGTCCAACTGTGACACTGTAGAGCTCGTGAGGCTTGCAGAGGTTACACGGTTCATAATGGAAAACGAGGTTCACAATATAATTGGCGCTGTAATTGATAGGCAAAGTTAATTATTCATCCCAGTTGATGACCTGGCATCCATCTACCACCACATCATTGACCAGATCAATGAAGTCATCTACCTCTTTTAGCCCCACCATCCGCTGCATCGGAAGTCCATCCTCGAAGAAGACGCTCGTGGGCAGAGCGTGCACATTAAACATCCTGGCAATTGCCTTGTTCTCAAGGAACTCAACTTCGTACACATCGATGTCGAGATTCTTCATGGTCTCAAATTTCTCAGAAACCTTCTTGCATGGCGCACAACCCTTCTTTGAAAACTTGATGATAGCATGGCGGCGACCAGAATAGATGCCGCTCAGCATCTGCTGGTAGGTGTTCACCTTTGTGATGGTCATCATTTTACCTTACAAACAACAACTGGACTTATATATCATTTTTGTCGATATAAGCACATATCGACAAATTACACAAGCGGATCTTTTCCAAGCGATACCACATCAAATAAGAAATCAACAAATTCGTGGGACTTGCAACTTCCATCCATCCTCGAAACTGGAAATCCATTGTCAAGGAGAATTGCAGTTGGAATATACTTCACGCCAAACAGATCAGAAATCTCAGGGTTTTCATCACAGTCAATTTCCAAAACATCCATATTGATCTCCTGATGCTTTTTCAAGTTTTCGCGAAAAGTGGCACTCCGGAAAGAAGTTTTGTTGCCGAAAAATAGCAAGGACTTCTTGGTGCCAAACCTCACACTCAGAACCATTGAAGGGTAATTTGGAACACTCAAAATACGCATATTGCTTTACAGAGTTTGTTTTTCTTAAATTATTTACATGGGCGGTATACCTCTCAGCGCATCTTCCACAACGTCCAAGAATGGTTCTAGTTCCGTTACTCCTGTTGCCCTTGCCACTGGCAGGCCATGCTCCAGTAAGATAGCGCACGGGAGTTGTTTTACCTCAAAAAGAGCGCCGATGGGTCTATTTCTCTCGTACGTAATATCATACGCATTGATGTGCATACCATCCAATCGTGCGCGCAAATTGTTACTTGCTTGGCAGTTTGATGTAAACTGTATTACATTGTATTTCTCCTTCTGAACGCTTGTTATGAGTTGCCTGTAATTAAGCACTTTGATTATCATGTTGTTTACAATTTATTTATTTCACAGAAATGTTGATACGATGATTTGTTTTTTGATATCAGCAGGTATGTTGGCAAGAATAATTGTATGAACAAGCGTCCGGTCTTTTTCTGGGAGGAACTCCAGTGCCCAGCTTGCTTCCTTTTCAGAACGATCGAGAATGTGGCCAAAGGACTTTGAGAGATACGAGCATGGTATATCAAAACACCAATACTTTTCCGGGATGGATGTATACTTCAAACACGTGGCGATAAAAATTTCCCGCGCTAGTTTGAAAGACCCGTATCCCCCGATGTCTTCGTTGGCATAATCCAAAGGGGTCTTGCCAATAGAATCTTTCCAAAAAAGAATGTGCGGGTAAACTGCCAGGATGTCAGTGCAAGCCGAATGCCACTTGGCATTTTTGTACATCGTGATATGGTGAACAAAGGTCCGTTTCGTATTGTCCAACAGCAAAAAGCTTTCAGGACACAATTTGAAGAGTTCAGACACAAGGGCAGTATTCAGGTATGGTTGGAGTCTTGATATCATATGCATCACGACGGTGAGGCCATTGTTGTCCTGTATCTTGAGGACTTCTGGCATATCGCGTATTAAGTCAATGCATATTGTATTGCTAGAATAAATGTGGTGCGAAGAATGCAGAGGTATCTTGCCATTGACATCGCGTACAAGTATTGATTCTGGGCACAACTTGTAGATAAGATTGAGCATATCAAAGTCGCGTGCCATGTGAGCGGGTGTCTGCCCCTTCATGTTCAGACCAGTAAACAATTCTGGGTGTGTCTTGTGCACTTGTTTCACAATAGTGCGAGCTCTCTCTTGGTTTCCCTGAGAGACAATCAAATGTAGAACATTTTCCATCGTTTCCGACCGATAGTCATAGATCCAAGGCAATGCCTCTAACATATATATAACCTTGTCAATGGACCCAAAACAACAGCCAAACATATCGAAAATGTCTTCTGCGTCATAGAATTCCACTGCATGTGGCAACAAGATTTTCATGATGTCTGTATTGCCAAATGTTGTAAACTCATAATAAAATGGAGAAATCCCATCTTCGTCGGTGTGCAAAAGAACCGACCAATCCAAAACAACAATCTTTGCAACCAGGTCTTCATTCCTTGCGTCAATTGCATTGAATATTGCAGTTCTTCCCTGCATATTTTGGTCATGTATTATGTCAGGACGCAACTCTAAAATCAAATCCTGCACCTTGTCATACTTCTTTGCCGTGTACATATGGAGGAGCGTGTCCTCATTTATGTTTACACAGCTAACGGAATCTTCATTATTGGATAGGTACTCAAGGATGTAATCCTCTTCGTATAGTCTATTCATCTGCATTTTTTTTGTTTTGGTCCAACAAGCTCCTCAAGTAGCCAATGTGTCAATATATCAGGCTCCTAGTTGCCCTTTGTACTTTTCAAGAAGGATATGTACTGCTTTTCTCGCATCTTCTATCGAATAATGAAAGCTGGTATGCCACAAACCAGCGGCGTACAGAGACACTTTCCATTCTGACGATCCGTGTTTTTGGATTGCAGTGTCGATGGAGTACATACCAATACATGACGATTTATTTATCATTTTTTAACATCTGTTGGAGCAATTTATACTCAATAAGAACTTGCTTCATCTTCCTATCGAGAATTTCAAAGTTGTCAAACATCTTGGTAAGAAACCAACCGGAAAATCTTAAGTTATTTTTAATATCGACATCATCATTATTTATATGTGTTCTGTATATTGTAAATAAATGCTGACCAAGATGTTCATCATGCCTCGTTTCACTCGCCCCAGCGTTGAGATAAAGAAAAGCACTCCTCCACGGCGACTTGTTGCTCATCAGCCTCTCGAACAGAAGGTTAAATTTGATCTTGAAGTGACAGAATTTGAGGTGCGTGTTATCATCTCGGCAAGTGTCCTGCTGTTCTCCATGGGGATGCTTGCCACACATCGCGGGGAGCCAGGAGTTTATATGCCCTTGATCACCTCGATCATTGGATACTGGACTCCATCGCCAAGCAAAAAAGAATAATAATGTCATTAAGTATGGATATACAGTACACTGCCAAGAAGTGCTCTATGGTCTATACGCCAGTTCAGAGGGGCGAGGTATGCTGGTTTGCGGCTCTGATGATGACAATTTTTTTCAGCCAGAGCATGCGCGCGGTGTCTTTCCAGCATGCCAAGAAAGTAGCATCTCAAGGCAGTTGGAGGGCCCCGATAGCAGAAGCGATGATGCTCATAATGAAAAACTACGAGCTCAATTCCCTTGACAAAAGCATGGTGGGGAAACTGGAACCAAGGGCGTTTCTGAAGGCGCTTCGTAGATACGACCCTGTGTATTTTGATTCTGCTACCAATGAGCACATAGAAAGCGATGGAGCAAGCTACGGTCCCTATCAGCATAAACTCCTTGCGTTTCTTGACATTCCCCATTTATCCGTGACCGTCCCACGTGGAAAGACAGAGGCAATATACTCTGCGTATAACTTTGACCTCCCATTAGATGAGAGAAAGTGGGAAAAGGCGGTAGAGACCCTTGATCCCAAGGGAGCCTTCGTGGACACCGACAATCCCGAAGTGATAATAATCCACAGGGAGGCGGGGGAATCCTACTTGCAAAAGGCTTGGAAGACGTACAGACCGAAGATGGGCACCATAAGGGGTCTGAATCTTACCAGGCACCCAAACAGTATCACATACAACTCTAAGAAGTACGTTCTGGATTCGTGTATCCTGCCATCGCACATCGCTGGGTGCTCTATGGGCCATGTGCTGGCAGGTGTCACTTGCAACTCGGGGCGGTATGTATACAACGGCTGGGCGGCAAGGTCTGGGGACAAGGCCATGCAGACCCCCGTCACGAGGGAGATGCCGTGTGCTCTCATGCCCTCAGACTGGGCCAAGGACAAGGCTCTGTGCGTGAACTCCAAGAGTTGCACGATGAACGAGGTGAGCAACAAAGACAAGGGCAAGGATTTCTGTTTTGAGGCGTTCAAACGGAGCTCCGTGGTGTATGTGAGAGAAGATATGGCTAGCAGAGCAGGCTACAGGAATGAAAATGTACTTAAAAAGGCAACGCCGGTGATTATCAAGAATACAAAAAAGGCAATGCCAGTGGATAACAAGAGCGCCAAGCTAGAGCTTCTCAAACAGCGCATCAAAGGGATGAAATAAGTGTCATTTGACATCATTTGATCCAGGAACTAGAAATTTTATATATTTCTTCACCAATAAAAAACAAGTATAATCCAACAAAATGAACATCAACAAATATATCAAGCGCTCTGAGGATGAAGCACAGCTGACCATCCCAGTGAACAAAAAATTTCACACCGATGGCAATGGCCGCTGGTCAAAAGTTGCAAAACCCGTTCATGTGCGACGCATCGAGATGACAATTGGCCTCGTGAAGGATGAAGACGGATATTACAACGGTAGTGACATGCGAGTATTCTTCACCAAGAATGCTTGGGACATTAACAAGTATGGTCTCATCTACACAGACGTCACGTTCATCGAACACTTGCGAGCATTCCTCATGGGGTTCGGTTTTGATCGCGTCGCGGTAGAAAAAATCCGCTATTCGGAGCAAGGCATGCAGGGCGAACTTTCGGTGAGTTGCGACGCATACGAGTTCGAAGATTACGTGCGCGCGCTCCTCTAATGACCTTATATCTTCTTCCAGAATTCAAAAAACTTGATAAAGTGTTTTGAAATATTGTAATTACATCATATCAGATCATATCAGAAAGCGAGCAAAGGAAAATAAGAAAGAAGTAAAGCATTTAGTTGGCGTATGCGAGACCACCCATGCCGGACATAATGCGTAAAACGTTGTAATTTTTTGCGTAGATGTTGAGGGCAGTGAGGGAAGTGGCGGTGTTGGCGGTAACGGTCTCGCTGGCGTACAGAGCGGCGGCGGTGGTGGCGGTGGCGGCGTAGGCGTTGACGCTTGCGGTCTTGTAGGTGAGGGACAGAGTGGCGTTATCAATGCGAGAGAAGTTGCATGTGCCGGAGGGCTGGCGACCGGCGGGCTTGAGTGCGAAGGAGTACAGATACACACCGGAGGGAGCCAGGGAGCCGATGGTCTGGAAAGGCTGGACCTGGTTGAAGTAAGAGCCCTTGCGAGCGGCGAAACGGTCCTGGCCGTTCAGCTGCAGCTTGGAGGAGTCCAGGATGGCCAGGGCCTCGTTGAACACGGCGGTGTTGGGCACATCGCCATACAGCACGTTGGAGCTGGCGGTCAGGTTGGCGGTGGCGGTGTACTGGCCGTATGCCATGGGGCTGGGGTTGTTGAAGTTCCAGGCCAGGTACTTGGTGGGGTGGTTGAAGTTCAGGCGGATGTTCTGGGTGGACTGAGAGGTGGCGGAGGGGGTGGCGGTCTCGGAGCCGGTGAACTGCAGCTGCTCGATCAGGTACTCGTGGGGCAGCTGGGCGAAGCGGGTGCGCTCCTGGGTGTCCAGGAAGATGTAGTCGACCCACACGCTCATCTGGGGAGCGACAGCGGTCACGGCGGCGCCGCCCTCAACAGCGGTGATACCGTTGACAGTGGATGCCAGTGTGAAGTAAAGCTTCACCTCGTGGTACTGGAGGGCAATCAGGGGGAGGGCCAGGCCGGGGGTCTGGTTGAAGAAGAAGATCAGGGGCACGTAGAAACGCTTGACGGCGGTGGCGGGCTCGTCGTTCACGAAGTCAGTCATGCGGCGGTAGTTCTGACGGTCGTTGTCCATGCGGAACAGGGAGTCGTACATGCGGAACCAGTCGGCGTAGTGCTTGTCGATGCGCTGGCCACCAATCTCCAGCTCAACATCCTGTAGCAGCTGCTCGGCGCAGTAGAAGGTGGGGCCCTGCTTGGTCAGCACAAACTCCACCACGATGTCGGTTATCAGGTCACCATTTCTGGAGATCTGTGTAGACACCTTGTTGCCGAAGCCCACAGATCCATTAATAGTTTGCTGGATGGACTCAACGGCGAAGTTGGTATACCGGCGGTACACCGTCTTGAAGAATGTGATTTGGGGATTTCCAGTGAGGTAAACGTCCTGGGCACCATATGCAACTAATTGTGAAAGTCCTCCCGCCATACTTGTTTATATCTTTAGTAAATATTTTTTTTTTGATTTTTAACGCATTTTTACACACACGTCGAGTTTTTTCTATGGTTTTTAGTGATTTTCTGCGACTTTATTTACGATTTTACAGAAGTTTCTGGAATTTTCCTAGGTCTACAGAGACCTAATCTTTTCCTATGTTCTTTTATAGTAGTTATAGAAACATCAAATTCTGCTGCCAACAGAGGAATTTTACCATTGAGACGTGTATTTGCCTCTAGGAACTTCTCGTCCGTAAACTTTCTCAGTTTTAACATAGCTTTTGCTTGTTTTTCCTTTACCTTTTCTACATATTTCTCATCTTGCCATAGTGTTTTTGTGATGTCTGATTTTTTCTGTTTAACATCATCTGTGTTCATTGCCTCTATCATTTTTTTGCGATAGTCTTCATCTTGCCATTGTTGTTTTCGTCTATCACTTTCCTTATTTCTATTTTCTTCATCTTCCCAATATTTTGTTGTCCCATCCTTACGTTTCTCAACAAACTCAGGGTCTTCATTGACCTTGCGTATCCCTTCTAAGTGTTTCTCTCTGTATTCTGGATCATTTCTCAATTGTTCCATCGCTTCTTCCCAGCATTTTCTTGTTTCCTCACTCATAAACGTGGAACTACCACCAGTTGTCAGATTGTATCCATTTGGGGCCAACGTATCAAATGTATATATGTAATACTCTTCGGCATCATCTGCCTCTTTCTTGGTTAATTCGGTTTCTATAATAGAAACAGTAACAGATGACCATCCGTATTTCTCGATTATATTGTGAATAAATCTACACTCTGTAGAACTTTTTGACCTATGTTTCTTGAACCTGTTCTTAGTACAACACGTCTGTCCTACGTATGTTTTTTCCCGGCACGTCAGGGTATATATGCTATACAAATGTCTGTGTTCCTCATCAAATAGATTTGGACCCTGCCATCTCCCGTCATAGTGAACAAAACACATCCTAGTGTACATAGTTCTCTCTACGGTATACTCACAGTTTCGTCGATATAAATATATATCGACAAAAGTTGATACATACTGTTTGTTAAATTCTTTGTATTTTAGTCTTTGCTATACACAATGCGGGTCATCGGTTTCACATTCGCCACCGACTCTTTCGCAGGATCCGCTGCAGCCCTAAAGCACTCTGCGCTTACCACCGGCGAGTTCTCTGAGTTCCACGTCTATGGCCCTAAAGATATCGAATGGCTGATGGATACCTTCCCTGGGCATTTCGCGGATGGAAATCGTGGTTTTGGGTGGTGGGCCTGGAAGAGTTTCCTCATAAGGAACGTGATGGCCAAGACAGAGGACGGAGCGGTCCTTGTTTACATTGACAGCGCAACGGTCTTCGAGCGTTCTATCAGGCCGTATGTAGACTTTGTCACCGACGACAAGCCTATCCTGCTACAGCGTCTGGGAAACTGGAGCGCCAAGGAAAATGATTACCGCGTAAAGAAGTGGACCAAGAAGTCCATTCTCAACTCCCTTGGTGGTCCCAAGGCAGGTGATAGCATCATGCTAGAGGCGTCTTTCCAGGTGTACAGGAACTGTCCGGAGTCTAGGGCTTTTGTCCAGCAATACATGAACTGTTGCCTAGACCTTGACATGGTTAACGACTCCGGGAAGGACTCTGATGTTATCGACTGTCGCCATGACCAGAGCATTCTGAGCGTCCTTGCTTTTGATCACCCTAAGATTGCAATTTGCCGTAATGCTTCCCAGTGGGGTAAACTGGACCCCTCGGTAGAGGATGTTATCGAGATTGACTCTAAGGGTCCTGATGGTGTCATGTATAACTTGTTCGAGCATCACAGGCGCCAGTTGCGTCTTCCTAAGCTCGCAGTTATCACCCCGACGACTGGTGGTAAGTTCCTTGAGGCTTGCATTGAGTCCGTCCAGAAGTCTACCCTCCCCAACATCGAGCACTGGGTTGTCGTAGACGGTAAGGAACATGAGGCAAAGGTTGATCTAGTGCTTTCTAAGTTCGAAGGCAAACACACCGTGGTGAAGTTTGTCCTCCCTAAGAATGTGGGCGCTGGTGGGTGGAACGGACACCGTGTGTACGGTTCTCTGCCTTTCCTTGTGACATCTGATTATGTCGCATATCTTGACGATGACAATATAGTGGCCCCTACCCAGTATGCGGATCTGCTCCGCGGGCTCATCTCCAACAAATCCAAGTGGAGTTATTGCCTGCGGTATCTGATGGACGCAGATGGAAACCGTGTGGGGGAGGACAACTGCGAGTCACTAGGAGGAATTTCCCACGCGGTGTACGGTCCAGGGAATTACCTCATCGACACCTCTTGCTATATGTTGGATAGGGATCTTGCCATCATGGCGGGTCCAATCTGGAATGCGCGGTTCCGCGACCCTACGGGAAAGCCCGAACCAGACCGCGAGCTCTGCAAGGTGCTGCTTCAGAGTGCTCCCCATACTGTTATTCGGAAGCATCACCTCGGGTATCGTCTTGGGTCCACGGGATTGTCTGTGAAGCCAGAGTTTTTCACACAGGGCAACCAGAACTTTGGCTATGACTTTGAGAAGTTCCAAGATATCTACATCTTCCACTTCAACCAGAAAGCGACCGAGGACTTCCTCTTGGCTCGGAAGATGTACTCTCACCAGTCCTTTGCTCTGCACGAGTGGCAGATGACTCTTCTTCGCGGTCTCGACGGTCTCAACGGTGGCAAGTATAACCTGCTCAACGGGTTCACCAATGCCCCCAATATTCCAGAGGGGTCTACTGTTCTCGTGAGCCTGTGCAACCCCGATGAGCTTCCTCTGGAGTTCCTAAAGGAGCGCAAGGACCTCAACAGGATTGTATATACCCTGGAGAGTCCTAATATCCGCCACGCAGGTCAGTGGAACATTCCCAAGTTCCTCCAGGAGCACTTTGATGTCGCCCTGACATACTTTACCCCCCTGTTGACTTCTGACTTTCCCACCGTGTACGCGTCGCACAACTGTCACCATGGAACTCTGGACGATCCTCTCGACAGGGCTGTCCTGCTCCGCGACAACAAAGGCTCCGGACGGTCGGTGGGTCTTGTGCTAGAGCGCCGTCCCGAGTTGTTCAACCACAAGGAATACAGTGTACTTGGGTGCCAGTTACAATGTCTGGACTACCTGCGAGAGGACCTCGTCAAGGGTCAAAAGGATGTTACCGTGTTTGGAATGAACTGGTCCGAAGTAGCAGATGGTGTGAACATCAAGCTCGGTCACGGAAACCACCGGTCACGCGACGACAAGTCTTCTGTCGACCACAAACAGAACTTTGTCTTTGATCTTGTCATCGAGAACTGTGACGCACCCGGGTATGTGTCCGAGAAGTTCTATGATGCTCTGAGTGCGGGTTGCATTCCTCTTTATTATGGTAATGTTTTTGACAAACTCTCTGACCTCATCCCAGAGGGGCCTGATGGTGCTTTCTTTGACTTGAAGAAACGTGGTATTGACACTGGTGCCAAGCTCCAGGAACTGATTGACTCGCTAAGCGACGAACAACTCACAGGTATGCGCCAGAACGTGGCCAAGTATCGCGAGGCAGTTCTTGAGTTTGTTGGTACCAAGGCATTTGCCAAGGCTGTGGAAGATGCCATTGCACTTTCTACGACTCTTTGATATATCGACACGCTGGTGTATAGATACTGAGTTTTCTTGATGTATCATAAATGGATTCTAGGTTCGTTACTGCTTTGACCGAGGCGGTCAATGGTGTTAAGAAACTTGAGGAATGCGCGGGCATCATAGTGTCGGCAGCAGTAGATGATTTGTTGCTCAGGGTCGCGCAGGACTATAACTTAGACTTTTCTAAACTTGTATCAGAGTACAAGGACGACATTGTGGAGGCACATACGATTCTTGCAACTGGGAAGCAGGTGTGCAAGGGTCACACGATAAAGAACAAACCTTGTTCGCGGCAAGCTGTTTCTGGCGGGTATTGCAGAGGGCATATGGAGCAAGGTATTGCAAAGGCGGAACTTGACAAGCGGGGGGTAAGTTATGCCACAAGCTTGGCGGCAAAGAAAGAGCAGCAACCATTGGCAGTTTCTCTGAAACGGCTGGACATTTCTACGCCAGACCCCAAGGTTTTCAAGGTGTCAAAGACTGAAGTGTCTGAGTTCTTTTAATTATGTAAAAAAATCTATTACAACTATAATGGCAAAGGCAGAGAACACAGGACGCAAGGACGCAAAGGGTCGATCAATATTCAAGGGACCTCGTGGGGGAGAATTTGTAATGACTTCTTCCGGCAAGAAGAGCAAACCCTCGGTTGGAAGACTCACGAAGAAGCAGCTCGAGGCAAAGGCAAAAAATCTGTCTGCAAAACGCCAGACTCTCGAAGCAAAGGCAAAGAATCTGTCTGCAAAACGCCAGATACTTGAGCAGGGGGCGGAGATGCTAAACAGAGAGGCAGCCAGGATGCGCGCAGAAAATACTATGCGGAGACTCAACTCCATCGCGGCCAAAAAGTCTGCAAATGTAAAGAAAGCAGTAAAGAATATGTAATGCAAAAGGTTTTGTGTTTGAAATATGATATCAATCATTTTCAAAACAGACTAAAATTACAGCTTAACGACGACGCATAGGGCTCATGGCACGACGCATAGGAGACCGAGCACGAGTAGGTCCTGTTGCAGGAGCAATCTTCTTTCCCGAAGGTCCGCGGACAATCAGACCGCCCTTAGGGCCACGGAAAATCATGCATATCGACATATTGTCATATAATATGATAGTATGTATATCTTTATATACAAATGAGTGATGACATTGTTTCAAAATGCATTAAATGTGGTAAGATGCATACAGAAATTACTAAGAAGTGTGATAAATGCAAAGAAAAAGCTCGTTTGTATAGAGAAAATAATAAAGAAAAGATAAGCAAAAAAGAAAAAGAAGCATATGCTGCAAATCCTGAAAAGAAAAAAGCAAATGCAAATGCAAGATATGCTGAAAAAAAGGAAGATATAAGAGCAAAGGTAAAAGCAGAACGTGCTGAAAATCCTGAAAAAATTAGAGCACAGAATAGATCATATGCAAATAGTCGCAAAGGGAAAAAGAAAAAAATATTAATTGGTGCAAAAAGTCGTGGAATGTCTGTGACAATGACTGATGAGGAAATTATGAGTATGACCGACTTGCCTTGTGTATATTGTGGTAAGGAAACGGAAGATGCAATCAGACGCAATGGCATCGATCGTATTGACAGTTCAATTGGTTATGATCTGTCAAATTGTGTTCCTTGCTGTAGTATTTGCAACAAGAGCAAAGGACAAGTAGACCCACTTACATTTATAGAGCGTGCTAAACAGATATCTTTATGTCAAGGTGATTATGGTGAGATCACTGATAAATGGTCTCAAATTTGCAAACAGAAATTTTGCGACTACAAACATATTATACTAAAAAATAATAAGATTTTTGATCTTACAAAGGAAGAATTTGAGGAACTTAGATCTAAAGATTGTGAATATTGTGGAAGATCAACAACACTAAAACATCAAAATGGCATTGATTGTGTCAACTATGACCCTGCTATAGGATATATTATATCAAACTGTGTGCCTGCTTGTCGTGACTGCAACTTTATGAAACAAACAATGACATATGAGGAATTTATTGCTTTAATGAAGAAAGTTGCAATGTGTGATTATGATTTTGGAGATGTTTCTCGTGTATTGACTACATTTACGCCAAAGAAAAAAGATGTGTAAATTTGAAAATGTAATAAACACATTCAAAAGGGTTATATAGACTAAAATTTCAGCTTAGCGACGGCGCATGGGACTGCGAGCACGGCGCATTGGACTCTTGGCACGAGCAGGTCCTGTTGCAGGAGGAATCTTCTTGCCTGAAGGTCCACGTACGAACAAGCCACCCTTAGGACCTCTGAAGATCATCCTAGACTTAGCATCTTTCTTTCCAGTGTAAACATACTTTGATGGAGCCATTGTGTATATATGAAGTCAATATATTATTCAGAACTGGCAGGCTTCTTGCCCTCCTTCATTTCTACGCGAATAAACTTGGCCTTGGACTCCTTGGCAATGATGACGGGTTTGCCACCGATCATGACTTCCTTGGGAGGGTCAATCTTCTCCACAACGCCCTTGTAGAGGCGCACACGATCGTGGACACCGGTTTCGCGGAGGATGATGTCCTTGTGGCCCTTGGTGGCGGCCTTGCGTGCGGCAATGCCAGGAGAGCCACCGGTGAAAGTGCCAATTGCCTTGCCGGAGGCGTCCTCTAGGATGAAAGTCTTCTTGTTGTTGGCGACCATGGTGTATACTCTAAGTATATAATTTTTTTTAGAAATTAACGTAATAAAAAATATTGTGATAACATATACACAAAATGCTGCCCGTAAAGATTCAGCTCGTGCTTTTCGTCATGGTTGTTTTCCTAATTGTAGGCTCTCCCATGACATACAAGGTGACTGATAGTTTCATTGGCAAGATGGCGGGCGTGCCCTTTGTGGTGATGGGTGCCCCTACAGCGACTGGTCTGCTTGTTCACGCCCTGGTGGCAGGTCTCCTGACTTTCGCATATTTGCAGACATTCCGGATTTAATTTGATTTTACATATATGGTTTGCCAATCTTTTTTGGCATTCACTTTTGGGCAGAGAGAATAAGTAGTTGCTTGAGGTAGCAAAAAATTGCATTCTTTGTATTGTCTGAAATATCAGATTTCCATAGCTTATTGAAATCAACTCCTGGCATGTTGAGTTCACTAAACACAGACTCGTCGTGGTGCATGATCTTCACCAGATGGGGGCCAATTGTCTCTGCAAACATCTGGGCAGGCTTCTTGAAGTTGATGCGCACAATGTCTTCGAAGGACTCTAGGGATGACTGAATTGCGATGTCCTCGGGGAACACATCGGCAAGGTCGGTCAGGAACTGACGCATGATATCATTGAAAGATGCCATAACTTTCTATGATGTCATAAAAAAATTGTCTCTTTTTAACACACGGTGCGTCGATATCCCAGAAATAACTTAACACAATAAGTATATATATATCTTAATGACTATTCTCACGATCGAGTGCCTGTGCAAGGAGCATGACATTGAGCTCCGCAAACTATTGGCCACAAAGCGCGGGTTTGTTCCCTGCGATGTAGCGGTGAATTACAACAACCCTTCTACTATATTTTCAGCAGTGTCTACGTTTGCGTCTCTCATGAGGACAAGACATGGAATTTTCCTGTTCCCCTTGTCCATGGTGCGGCTTGTAGAGAGCGAATACTACGATGTCACTATGAATCTCATTCAAAAACTTGGGATATGCGAACACGATCAGCTCATTGTCTGCATAGACAGCAACCCAAATAACGTGCTAATGGAAAACTTTGAGCATGGCGACGTGCTAAAAACTCTTGATGAGATCAAAGAACTCCGCGCACTTGTCAACACGGAAGCCAAGGATTTCAGGGTATTTGGTAATACGTATAGTTTCTTCCATACAGTGCCAGAAACACTGATATCCGTGTCAAACCTTGTGCATATCGACACCATGTGATTTAAGAGCATTTTTTTTTGTAGTAATCTTAATGGATTTCCGTGATATTAGCCCCCGCTCTCTGACCTGGACCCGTGGTGGTCGCAATGGCAACATCGTGGCATCCCGTTCTTCTAGCACCAGGCCCATTGTGTTCCAGATTCCTCGAATGAATGCTACAATCAGCACGCATTCTCCTGGGATGTATCGGATGGATGTGAAACTAAACATGGCAGACAACACGCACAGGCAGTTTGCCGACTGGATAGCAGATCTGGAACAGTCGGCAGTTGGCACCTGGTCTTCAACACTGAAGAAGAGCAAACTTTTGTACAATGATGGGTTTAGGGTGATGTTCTTCGCAGATACAAATGTTTTTGATTCGACGGGTGCTCTTTCTGTAGACTTCTTCAAGGCAAAGAGTGTGTCTTCTTTGTGTATTCTTCAGGGTCTCTGGACAACGCCCGATAAGTACGGTATCCGCTTCAACGTAAAACAGCTAAAGTTCTTTGAGGATGCCCTGGAGTATCCCAAGGAGGAGGAAGAGCCAGCAGTTAAGGGGGTGCCAATGTTTATTGATGACGATGAGTGATCACAGCACCCCATTACCAAAACGTTCGATTATGCTTGTAATACCAAGATACAAACCTCCTGTTAGAATACTTATTGCCACAAGACCATACGATGTAAATTTTCCGGTGTCAACATTCACAGTCCATTGGAGATTTCTAGCCATCATAGGCGCAACATACCAAATGAGAAGAAATACAATAGAGGAGACAAGAATAGCGTGTTTTATCTTCTTGGCGTTGAAACCAAGAATAGTCTGCTCCTGGTCAGCAGGTGTCTTGTCAATGTAGATCTTTTTGACTTTTTGCTTTGGAGGAGGGTTCTGAAAGAACATGGGGTCGGGCAACAGTTCTGATTTCAGAGGCCCCTGATGAACGGGAGTCCCCTCATGAGGGAGAAACTCTGAGATTGGAGAGCTCTGTGGCATGCCACCACTGTACATGGATGCCTGGTTCTGCATCTGTTGCATCACATTGTTCTGCGCACTTGGATTCACAGGAGTCTGCATCATCATCTGAGGAGTTGGAGGAAGCGCATTCTGCATTTGAGGGGGCTGTTGGGACAGTTGGGACAGCTGGGGCATTGGTGGCATCTGAGACATACTTGACGCCTGTGACATCTTGTTGATGTCCAGATTTTTTATGAGATCAGTATAAGAAGCAGTTTCTCCTGGCAACTTTTCTGACACGCTTGTGGATATTGGAGCAGGAGGGCTTGGAAGTTTATTGATAGGAGTGGCATTCATGAGAGCGTCTTCACTCATTATTATTTAATATCTATGTTTATTTTAAAAAAATTTTTGCGCACACACTTTTATGTAAAAAATGAGGAAAAAAAATGATGAAATAATATAAAATGGAAGATAACTTTGCATCTCTTGCTCTTGAGTTTGTCAAGGAGATTTCAGAGGTGTTTCCAGAGGAGGCTATTTTTTCCGAATGCATTAAGAACTTTTCTTCGTACAACCCCAAGAAATTCTTGATTGATACAATTGGCAACCATCAGGCCTTGGTCATTTCCAAGGACGATAAGCTGTTTGACTTGGTAAAGATCCCAGGGCTGAACATCAAGACCCTCTGGTCATCTGTTTCGGACACCACAAAGGAGTCCATCTGGGCCTATCTTTCCACTCTTGTCATGCTGGCAACTGCGCTCAACAACACCCCCAAGGAACTCATGTCCGGCATCGAAAGCCTGGCACAGGAATTTTCCGATAAAATGCAGCACGGAGAACTCAAAATGGAAACCCTGTTCACTGATGTAATGGAGCGCGTACAGCAAATGGACCTATCCAGTATGAAGGATGTTGATATTGGTTCACTAACCAAGTCCATGGGAATCGACCCTTCTATGATATCCAACATGATGGGAGGGGGCATCGATCCTTCCCTGATCCAGAACATGATGAACATGGTAGGTGGTGACGGTGATGAGGAAGACCTCCTGAAACTTCTAGAGACAGCAAAACCCCCACCCCGTCTGGAGGCACCAAAGAAGAAGAAGAAGTCTAAGGGTAAGGGATATGACCCTCTGAACAAGAAGAAGAAGTAAGTGCCAAATGTTTAAAATATTAACGCCTCCGCATTGGAGAACTGCTACGAGTTGGGCGCATACCCCCTGGGCGACCCATGGGTGATTTGGGACGCATACCCCCCGGGCGACCCATGGGTGATTTGGGGCGCATACCCCCTGGGCGACCCATGGGTGATTTGGGACGCATACCCCCTGGACGACCCATGGGCGATTTGGGACGCATACCTCCTGGACGACCCATGGGCGATTTGGAACCCATACCCCCTGGGCGACCCATGGGCGATTTGGGACGCATACCCCCTGGGCGACCCATGGGCGATTTGGGACGCATACCCCCTGGGCGACCCATGGGCGATTTGGAACCCATACCCCCTGGGCGACCCATGGGCGATTTGAGACGCATACCCCCTGGGCGACCCATGGGTGATTTGGAACCCATACCCCCTGGGCGACCCATGGGCGATTTGGAACCCATACTACCAGGACGCTTGGAAACCATACTTCTTTTGTTGCTCGTACCGCCCATGTTGCCACGCATACCGCCCATGTTGCCACGCATACCGCCCATATTACCACCCATGCCACCGCCCATGCCACCGCCTTGGGACATTATAATCATTGGTATTTGTTGCTGTTGCGCTTCTCTTCCTGCAAGACCATTAATAGCGGCAGAGCTTGGTACCTGTCCAGTCTTCTTGAAATGACGTGCAGCTTTCTTTGCGATCTTCTTCGCGGATTTAATAGCTTTGCGACCGGCAAAAGTTGTCGTGATTGGGGTATCATAACCATAATCTGATAAGACTTGACGGAATGTTGTACGATACACATCGGTTGGTGTCATTCTTTGTTCCATGCTTTAATAACATATTTATTTTTATTTGTGGTTTTGAATGACCTTCAAAGTTTTTTGTTTATTTTTTATCGACAAATATTTGTCGGCAAAATACGCGTAAAATATTATTACAGTAGTCAAAGTATGAACATTGCGCAAAGGTTCATTGATGGCCGTGCCACTGGTCACCCAGAGTTCCACGAGCCACATCCCGTGTCCACACACACACACCCCCGTCACGTAGACCCAGAATACGACGGGTGCATGCAGAAGAATGCTCATGACAACCTATGGGTCATCACTGCCATTTCAAACCCCGTGCGCTTCAAGACACGGTATGCCCTGTATAGGAAATTCAAACACCATATCACAAACGAGCTGAAACTGAACCTGATAACTGTGGAATGTGCCATTGGCCGGCGCGACTTCCAACTCACTAAGGATTGTGCCAATGAAACTGTGATCACCAACACTCTGGAGACTGGCGTGAAGACCATTGATGTCCGCGTCCGCAACAACAGCCAGATCTGGCTCAAGGAGAACCTCTGGAACATCGGCGCCAGGTTCATCCCCCACGACTGTGAGTATGTTCTATTTGCTGACGCAGATATTCAGTTCACAAACCCCCACTTTGCCACCGAACTTGTGAACAGTCTGCAGGAATACCGCGTTGTCCAGCCTTTTGAGACTGCTTGCGATATGGGCCCCGATGGCCAAGTGATGAATGTTCACAGGTCATTCGGTTACTGCCATGCGCAGGGGTGGGAGTGGAGGCCAAAGCCAAACGGTAATGGGGCATATTATGCCGAAAAGCCAGCTAACAAGAAGGGCCCCACTGGATATGGCGTTCCCTTCCACCCAGGGTTTGCCTTTGGGTTCCGCCGTTCTGTGCTCGAAAAGCTTCCTCTCATGGAAACTGGTGTTCTTGGTGCCGGGGACCATCACATGTGCGGAGCTTTAATTGGCAAGGCAAAACTGACACTCCCCTCCAAGATTCACCCAGCATACAAGAAGGATGTTCTGAGGTGGCAGGACCGTGCCGATGAGGTTGTACGTGGCTCCTTTGGGTACGTGAATGGGACCATTCTACACGACTTCCATGGCGCTAAGAAGAACCGGAAGTATGTATCTAGGTGGGACATTCTCACCGAGCACACATACAACCCCGAGACTGATATTTACCGGAATGTCTACGGTGTTCTGGAACTAGAGAAGGACAAGAAGCCAGGGCTTCGCGATGCCATCATGGAATATTTCAGGACAAGAAACGAAGACAGTCCGGAGATGGACTGATTTTTTTTTTAAAAATATATAGTTTTACTATAAATGATTGCAGAAACGCTTCAACAGGATCCTATATGGTTCAAAAACTTGAGAGTGCTGTTCCTACGCCCGTCAGAAATTATCCCAAGCAGGGACCAATCTGACGCCGAAAGAGTTAACGCAATCGTCAGATTAGTTTTTTACTGCTCTCTTGCCGTCGCCCTCATCAGGTCCAACCCTATGTACCTCGTCCTTGGCCTTGCAATCGTAGTCATCATCACCCTTGCCTTTGCCCTCGGAAACAAAAAGAAAACGAAGAACGAATCGTACTCTAATCTAAGACCAACCACGGTCAAAAGAGAAAGAAAAGCGTGCAGCCCATCAACGCCCAACAACCCCTTTTCCAATGCAACTGTAGGAGCTCTTCTTGGTGATGAAGGCAGGGCCCCTGCTTGCAGCTATGACGACCCGGGCGTGGCAGATGAGATGAGAAAGAACTTCAACAAAGGACTCTTCCGCAACCTTGACGATGTATACGAAGTCGAAAACAGTCAGCGTCAGTTCACAACTATGCCTTCCACAACCAGTGCTCCAGATACCATAGCATTTGCTGAATTTTTGTATGGTTCACGTGGAAAAACTTGCAAAGAGGACCCCTCAAAATGTATGCCATACTTTTCTGCTCGTGATTAGTTTTTACAAAATAATCATTCTTCATATTGTTCTCGAGTCAAGTTCTCGAGTTCATTGTCCAGGCCGAATAGGGACCAGCTCAGATTTGCATTTACCTCTCTTCACGCATGTCATGGGGTTTGATGTGATTGTCTTGCCACATACAGACACCGAATACGTATCATAGTCCTTGAAAGGAAGATACCCCAGCTTGTTGGCAATTTCTAGCGTCCTCTTGAACTGTGACCAAAAGGAATCGTCATGACCGTATGACGGGTTCATTATGTGTGACAGTTCGTGGAGCAAGACAAACAGAAGATCGTCTTCTTGTTGAACAGCTCCCGTGCTATCCCTGACGCACATATACAGTTCCTTCTTTTCTATGGCATATGCTATGGTCTCGGTTTGAGGTATCTCTGTGATTGTTCCGGTCCAGTACTTTTTTATGCGCTTAAGGTTTGTATCATTGGGGTAAGCAATGGCGGCAGCGTTTATGAACTTCCGCGCCCTGTTCTCAAGAGTTGCCAGCATATCTGCTGCCGCTTGATCATTCTCCAAATTCTCTGTATTTCTCACTCTATAGGTCTTACCGTTTACCAAGGATACAATGTCTGATGTTTGCGGTTCGGCATTCTTGTAAACGAGCGCACCCAATGTGGCAAGTGATATGGCAGCAAATGTAATACTCATAAATAACGCTCATATTAAATTTCGCAACAAATGATTAAAAATAAAATATACTTAGAATATAAATGGCAAGAGTTCAAGCACCCAAGAGAACAGATAATACGACGTCTTGCAAAGTATGCAAGAATACCAAGGGGATTGGACAGGCATGCAAGAAATGCCGTGTGTTGTTTAACCAGATTCCTCTCGTAGACAACCCATTCAGCACCTACAATTACAAATACACCGCCACCGAGACCCAGGCCACGAATGCCAAGAACCAGGCAATCTGGGGTCTGGTAAACATAGGTCTCTCCACCGAAGCAGCCCGTCTGTACGGCGATGTTGTGGTGCAGAAGACAACTCGTGCTTGCAGACGGTCTGAAGGCGGATTCGCAGACGTTCAAACGGAACTGTGGGGCACCTCTCCTTATCTCGGAAGAGGTGATGGTGAGTTCTACAACATCGACAAGTCAAATGACCTCGTGCGCGGGTTCGATTCTTCTCTTCGTGGAACCAAGTCTCGTACATTCCTCACCGACGTGAGCACCATTCCCTACACTTGGCAGCAAATTGACGTTCCTCTGGCGGCTGCCACCAACAGCTTCATTGCTGGAATTAACACTCGTGAGACACCCGCTTATTCCGAATCGTAAATTAAATATTGTCATAGATAAATATGGATTCTAGATTGTCCGAGCCGTACAACATTCGTGCTGCTCAGATCAGAATGATTCCGGGAGGCGCGGGAGGCATCCCCATGAACGCCTTTGAAGGCGGAGAACCCGCCTGGACAACTCTGCCCATGAAGCGCATTGTCCCAGATGCAGATACCTCTTTCTGCGGCGTCCCAACTCTTGAGGAGATAGGCAGACTGAGGACACATTATGTCTCCAAGTACGAGACGACTCCTTATGCCATGGACCAGACTTACGCAAATACTCTTGGCGCAAGCAAACTAAATCAGCAGTTTACACGCGTGCCAGGAAGTTATTACGATGATAAGAATTTTGATATCATCGGGTCCGAGAAATACCCCGACCCACCAATTCTATGGCTGACCTCGATTGGTGTAAATAGCCGCCAGGCGGGTCGCAGTGATGGTGTGAAGTACAAACGGTAAAATGTTTGATATATGTATGGCGCCCAAGGTAGTTATAAAGTTAAAACACGAGGGCTCTCTTGAAAAGTATGGCTACCACATATCGGATACTAGGGATTCCAGACGGAAAGCACTGAAGAAAGTATTTGCGGACAGAAAAACCAGAGATGGCATCAATAAACTCATCGCGAGGATAAATGTCTTAAGCATTTACTTTAAAAGATCCAACCCATTGTATGCTGCGCGTGCTAACGAGGATGAAGCCTTTATAAGAAAGTATCGTGACCAAACGTACCCATTGTGATTTGAAAGATGTATGTACACTTTTCAAAATAACCACCGTTTTTCTTTAACATTTCTTGGTCTTGGGTACGTCTAAACCGCCGAGAGAATACGCAAGGACATCCATGGTTTCGTCATTTCTGCTGCGCAGCACCGGGCGGAGTCTGGGGGTGTCCAGGAACATTGTCTGACCAGTGAAGCGCTCTTTCTTGCCCTTCATCAGAAAGTATGCGAGGGCAAGACACAGTGCTACAATTACGAGTATTTGCCAGATTTGCATTTTAGTAATCAAATATTTTTTTGATTAACAGTTAGTTGCTTTACACCAATCATCGTGTGTGGTGACTCCCTTGTTCGTGGGAACGGGGGGGAGGACCTTGGGGCTGGCGGCAAACTCCTGCACGGTACTGGGAATGCCGTGGATGACAGAGTCGAATTTCTCGGTCTTCTTGTTGAACATCTTGCCAAAGAGCAGACCTACTGCGAAAATCACGACAATCACCACGAGGAACATCAGGGGGCTGGATGGCACTAGCTTCATACTGTATAGTAACAACAAATATTATTTTTTTAAAACTTAAGGTTTTGTCACGGCTTTGACATCATTTGCCTTCTTAGCTTCCATAATAGAATTAACCATAGTTCCGATTACAAATGCTATAAGCATCAGGGTGAACAGTAAACCAGGGGTCCGGTTCAATATGTCAAGCAACATCGTGTATATACTATTAAACACATTTTTTATGGTGTGTCTAATTTTTGTAATAAATAACTGTATATATAAACAGATATGGACGACGTAGAAACAATCTTGAGCAAAGGTGTCGACGAAACGTATATCTTCCTTGTAGACTCGTCCAAGCGCGACAAGGCTGCCTACCCAACTCCCTCAGAATTTGAGGTGACATTCAACTCACAATTCCGCAACGTGACAAAGTTTGAAATCCTAAACGTTTCAATCCCACGTACAGACTACTTGGTAGATGAGACAGAACGCTCGCTCGTATATGCCATAGGACAACCCACAAACATTGCCACCTGGGAGAGCGATCTCACGCAAATACGCACCGCAAACATAACTCCCGGTGACTACAACTTTAGCCAGCTGATAGATGAAATAAATAATCAGCTCACTGCGGTTGCCAATGCTTTCAACGACACCACCGTGCTCCAAGTAAGTCCCACGACAAACCCTAATGAAATCTCCAACAAAATAAACCTGACCTCATCAGGACCCTTTACTCTTCTGAGCGGGTCTATAAACTCTACAATAGGGTTTGGAGACCCCGTAAATGTTGCCCAATCCGTGGCAACAAGATACTACAATGTAGTCCCAGGTTACACAGTGAACTATCCAAATGGGGCAGATAATACGTTCTTGTCAATCCCTGGCACCATCCCAGGTTCTACAAGCATTAATGAGTTTGTTGGTGTGTTCCCCCCAGGAGACAAGAATAGTTTTGTAAAGATAACATCATCCGATGTCCTGCGGCAATATTTCACCTCAACGTCAGCAGGAGCTCCGACAGTGGTCACGGGGTATTTTAACGACATCGGGACCGCGCCGTCAGGAGGATTCGTGTCCAATGTCGCCATAAAATACGCAGGGAATGGAACTACCATAGCATCTGGAAATATCGTGAGCATAAACGACGAACTGACACCCAGTATCTCAAATCCGCTAACGGTAATCAGCAACTTTGTCCAGGGGCAGGATTATTTCGTAGAGTTCACGGCAGCAACGCCTGCCACTGCCATAAATTGTACATCTCTATGGTATCACAGCCCAAATCTCCCACCCGTCCCAGGGGCGTACATGCAAGTAAATGGGGCTAATGTGTTCCCTGGTCAGTACTTTGCGACGACGGTCGTAGCTGGTGCCGTCGGAAATAATCTGACGTCTCCTGGCATCGTGAATATACGAGGCGCGCGTTACATAAAAATACGGTGCAAAGAACTAGAGCAAATGATATATAAAGACCGGACGGGAGAACCCACCACGGCCGGTGTTGGAATTGTGAATCTCATAGGGTACGGGTACTCTCAGGAAAAGTATGATTTCAAATCAATTCCTGCAAAGAGTTTTTTTCCAATAGGGAAACTTCAGAAGTTAACTTTCCGTCTTGAGAGACCAGACGGGTCTCTGTATAACACTCAGGGAGTCGACAACAGTTTTCTATGCGCTCTCACCTATCGCGTGGTTCCCAATTCGTGCGCCGATAAAGGTTTCGACGGCCCGGGTAAGTATCCTGCTGCGCCAGGATATAGCGGTGATTATATACAATTGCAACAGCACAGATGGGCTCAAGAAGCTCGTGCGACGTATCCTCTACAGAAAGCGACGTACGATCGTTGCAGAACAAGAACTGGCTAATATTTAGCAGTCCGCGACCAACCACTTCCACAACCGCAATCTTTCTTCTGATTTACAAACATTAAGTTTATGAACTCTACGAACACAAACTTTGTAGGTTTGTTTTCCTCTAGTTCCTCTACATTTATGTTCTGTGGAATGATATCATCATCATCATCATCAGACATCGCCATTCTGGGATCGAAGAACCCGGGACTGAGCTCAAGCGACATATTTATTATCACAAATATTTTAAATACGATTGGAGCGGCGAAGCATTATTTTAGATCCGGTTAAACCTTCTATAATTTCCAAGCTCCACGGCAAGCGCTGGAGTTTTCCCCTTCCCCTGGGGCATTACCTCGGTCAGCATAGATGCCGGGTCCCAAGTTGTAGCAGGAATCTTGGTCTCGTAGGTAGGTCTATAAAGCTTCATTGTGAATTTTTCCTTGCGCACTTTGATCCACCAGAATGATGCAGCTACTATCGCAACAACAATAAGGGCGACTAGGAGGTAATGCATGTTTTATATTACATAATATATTATTTACCATCTGGCAAAAAGTTCATCATGTTCATCGATACAGTTCTTCATCAAGTCAGGCTGCCATGCTACCACAAGAAGTTCTTCGTGAAAAGGTCGGGGTATGTAAGCAGGCCCGGGGCATAGATATTCAAAGATCGTAGACTTTTCTTTTCTTTCTATTGTCAGAAAAGAATCTTCAAAGGGAAGAGTTATCCTGAAAATGTCATTAATGTGTTTGATGGCACACTTGTGATTTTTCACGCTCTTGTACGTTTCAACAATTGCGGGAGCGTCAGCATCAAGACCCATAGAAAATGTTGAAAAACTGAAACTATACTTATTGTCCTCTGGGACAACAATCACTTTTGAAATAGCATCATCATATGTTGCAGCGATATGCAGTTCGGTATACCCATCTGTTTCTTTATTCAAAGTACGAATGATGTCTCTGGATGTCATTGGTGTTGAAACATCTACTCTTGTTCGCGTGGCAGTAATGATAAAAGCAGTACACTCTGACAACATCTCCAACATATGCTCTCGCACTTCCTCATTTGAATTCATGACCAAGAAGGATGCTTTATCATGTATTGTTACCGCGGCCATCATAGTCCTTGGTTTTCCTCTCAGCGTGTACACTATTTTATCTCCAAAGCAACTCCGGAACTTGATCACCAACTTTTCCGATGGCTCGAGTTCTGGAAACTCGAAATTGTCTATAACATGTCTTGCCCTGTCATATGCGATAACTTCATTTATCTCTTTCATTTTGTGTGAGCTTATCACAACATTCTGTATTTATGTTATTTTTACTTCCTGGGTCAAATGACATCAATCCCAAGAGCATAAAAGCACATTGTTCTCGAATTATATATTATAGTCAGAATGACTACAGTTCGTCACTTGGCCCAGCTCACCATGAACCGCATTATTGCGACCAGCGGAGAAAGTTGCAAGCTCCATCGGCTTTACAAGATTTCCTTCAACACGGGTCAGAAATACATCGGGCAGACCAAGAAGATGCCAGAGGAACGGTTCAAGGAACATATGCGCGCGTCGTCAAAGTGCACTCTTCTCAAGAATGCTCTGGAGATAAACAAAACACCTCTGCTGTCTACTCTTGCGGTTACAGGGGCTCATCAGATTGACACCTTGGAACGCGTGGCAATTGCTATCGAAGACAGTGTCTCAAGGCCAAGTGGTCTGAACATCTGCGTTGGGGGTCCGGGAGTAAAGCGCCCAGACTCCAAGTACTACAAATTTCGTGATGATGTCGCGCTCGTGAAAACACTCTTGAATAAGAAGCACTTTGTGTCATATGATATCTTGTTCATGCGCGGTGACATTTCACTCACGGAAGACGAATTCAAGGCTGTGAAGCGCCTTGTGTAAGTGCCTCGAGTTCATCTATACGACGTATGCATTTCTGAAGAGCGCCATACATTGCCATCAACAACTGACTGCCATCAACCATTTTGCAATTTTCCAACCCAAACATTTCCTTTTCGACAACAGCCTTGGGGAACACTTCTTCCACTTCTTGAGCAATCCAGCCAAGCTGGTTCCTGTCATTCTCACGGACTTGGTCTGCCCATGTAAACTTCTTGAGATCCAAAGAGCGCACAATCTCCTCGCAGCGGTCAATGTTTGCAGTGGTAATATCATTCTTCAGCCTGCGGTCGGAAGTTGCCGTCCAGAGACCCCCGCCTGGTTTGAAAGCTGCGCCAGGCACTGTGAAATCCCCGTTGGTTGCGAGCGTCACAAAGTTATCGTTATTGCACAGGGAAACCAGATTGTTTTGATTGATTGCTGTCGAATTTTGTCCAATTATCACAGCATCGTTATTTCTGTTGACGCTAATGCCATAACCAAATACGTGAACTCTCGAAATACCGGTCGAAGGGTTGGTTCCCGAACCGGTTGGGTCTAAATAGTGTTGCTGACCAACCGCGGTTATTTCTTGCAGAGTAGACGACCCCCCTATACCAACAGTATTGGTATCGCCAAAGGAGTATACTGATTGCGCAGACGTGTTCGTGGTGCTAACAGAACATTCAACGCCAATCAAAACAGACCGATTCACTCTTGTAAAATCCAAAGATTGACCAAGTCCGGTGTTCAATTCTCCCACCGTGTTTTCTCCCACTCCGCCTCCGCCATAAGTAGACCCGCCATCGCTACCGCCGATGAATGTATTATACTGACCGGTGGTTCCTCTGCCAACTATACCAATTGCAAGTGTATTATTTGCCTTTGTACCTGCCTGTTGACCTATGCATATATTATTGTTGGTTCCTGCTATACCTTCGCCAGAAAGATAACCAATTGCAATGTTAAACTGCCCCGTGGTAATTGCATTGCCTGCCTGAGGACCCAAGCAAGTATTGAATTGAGCTCCTGCAGAAAGACTATTCCCAGCGGAAGAACCAATAACGGTATTGAAACTACCCTGACCACCAGACTCGCTGCCAATATATGTATTGTTTCTACCGCTGGTGAGATTTTTTCCACTGTCAAACCCGATGATGGTGTTGTAATCTCCAGCAGTAATAGTATTACCAGCGGAAAACCCAATCACGGTGTTATTAGAACTTCCTGATGTAGTAGTGCTGCCCGCAAAACCTCCGATGACAGTGTTCCGCGTTCCTCCTCTGCCGGCACTGAACCCAACCATTGTATTCAAGTTTCCCGCTGTAACGACATTACCTGCAAAAGCTCCCAGAAGTGTATTATTAGTTCCTATAGTAAGAATGCTTCCAGATTGAAATCCAACTAAAGTATTGTTAACAGCAGCGGAATTTAGAATATTACCGGATTGACTCCCGATGACCGTGTTGTTGTCGCCAGCTCGTCCTGCCTGATATCCTATGAATGTGTTTTGGACACCACTTCGTATGTTTCCCCCGGATTCCGCTCCTATCACCGTGTTCCTATCTCCATTTGTTATGAGATTTCCGGCTGCATATCCAATTATGGTATTTTGAGATGCTCCTCCAAGCATGGAATTGGCCGCATATGCCCCAATAGCTGTGTTTTGAGACCCGCCATTTCCTGCCTCATACCCTATGTAGGTATTCAAACTCCCAGTTGTCAGACCCGTCCCTGATTGCGTTCCAATGAGTGTGTTTCTTGCCCCAGCAGTCAAACTATTCCCAGCATGATATCCCATGATGGTATTTTCAATCGATGTAGTTGTCAGTATCCAACCAGCATTGGCACCGACCGCTGTGTTTCTGTCACCGCTTCTTCCCGTTTGGCTGCCCACAAATGTGTTGTCATCTCCATTTCCCAATTCTCCTCCTGCTTCCGCACCCATTAGTGTGTTTCTGTCACCTCCTGTCAAACTAATTCCGGCAAGATAACCAACGATGGTGTTTTGGTTACCCGTTGTCAAAGTATTGCCCGAAAAACTGCCCATGAGCGTGTTGTCTTTCCCGTTGCCCAATTTTAAACCCGAGGAATATCCCACCAAAACATTGTTGCTAGACAATTTTCCAGATATGTTTCCCGCGAATGAACCCACAAACGTATTATTGTATCCATCGTTTCCAGCGTTGTACCCAATAAAAACATTCAGATTTCCAGACACATTTGGCGCTGTGTTGAAACCCATCATTGTATTGAGATTTCCTCTTGCACTTCTGCCCGAAAGTGCTCCCACGTACGTGTTTTCTCGTCCAAAATTTCCCGCGTTGATACCAATATAACAATTACGGTCATTGAACAATCCAGGGGGTGTCGTAGTTGTCGGTCCCGTGAAGGCGCCTAAAAACACATTGTTTGCTGCTATCTCCATTCTGTTTCCAGATCGAGACCCTATCAACACATTGAAAGACCCATCCACATTTGCCCCCGCCCCTACCCCCATGAGCACGTTTTCTGTTCCATCTGCGCCAAAACCTGCACCTGCACCAAATATACAATTGTTGGGTCCAACGCGTACACCCGCCCCTGCCCCAAATATGGAATTCAAACCTCCCGTTACTCTTGAACCCGAAATGGCACCGAATATGGAGTTGCTGTTACCGGTAATTGTAGCACCTGCCAATGCCCCGAATATAGAATTTTGATTCCCGTTCATGGCGATTCCTGCAGCCGCTCCAAAAATACTATTGTAGTTACCGGTGGCAATGAGACCTGAACCAGCGCCAACTACCGTGCCATAATCGCCCATAGTAAATCCCGCAAACGCGCCTACGATCGTGGTGTAATTTCCCACCTCTGCGGTACCCGCCTCATATCCAATACACGTTGTATTAATTGTTTCATTTCCCGCGAATTTACCAGCCCGAGCTCCTACAAAAGTGCTTCCTTGTGCACCTGACAAACCCGCTTCATATCCTATGAATGTAGAAAACACAGAGTTTCCGGCATACGCACCAGCATTTGCACCGACAACAGTGGTCTCGGACCCAGTGGTCAAGAATTGCGCCGCCTGATACCCAATTGCCACGTTCCTGCAGTTGGCCATATATTGCCCAGCATTCTTACCAATTATCACGAGTTGGCATCCGGTGGCATACTGACCCGCACCAGGACCTATGATCACGCTATCCGTGACATTTGATGAGTTACCTCCGTTGCCACTAGCATACGAACCAATAATGATGGTGTCATACACATTGACAGTGTTAGCACCCGCATTCACACCGATGAAGATGTTGTTGCCACCGTTGGTGTTGTTCAAACCAGCATTCACGCCTATGTACACGTTGTTGGACCCGTTCGTGGCATACTTCCCAGTGTCAACGCCAATGTATGTGTTATTCTGAGAGTTGCCAGTAGACTCGCCAGACCCGGCGCCCACAAATGTATCGTTTACAGACAAGCTGGCATTCTTTCCACTGGACTCCCCCACGAATGTAGACCCAGTTACGTCAAACCCATAATACGCGGCTGCTGCACCTATGGCCACATTTCTTTGCCCGCTCCGGAAGCGTCCCATCGTCTTCCAACCAACCGCTGTGTTGTAACTGCTATTGGTTTGATACATACTTGACTCAAAACCAACCGATGTGAGCCCGACAATATTTGCACCATACTGAATACTTCCAGTTCCCACGCTAGTGGATGATTCAGCATTTTGTAATTCCGCACCAGCATATGCACCAACAACAGTCGTGTTGCTCACGGTTTGCGATGACACCATGGCATTTGCTCCCACACCGGTGTTTCTCTGGCAAGATTCCTCGCTCGCGGGAATCCGCGTGCCGGCATTCAGACCAACAAACGTAGAATCGTATCCGCCAACAAGATCAATTTGATCTAATTGAAGTGAATATGCGCCCTTCCCGGCAAGTGTATAATTTTGAAAATTTTTTGCAGGTTGCATCTATGTTAAGTTAAAACATTTTAATGAGTTCAACTTAACATATATCAACAAAAATTGAAACGCTCAATCACACCACAGACGTAATCTTCCCATTCAACAGAGTCACCTTCACGACCTGACCCACTTTCATTCTATGATTCGTCTTTGCCACTGTGGCATTCACGGCAGCATTCTTGGTGTCCGTGTACCTAACTAGAATAGAGTTCACATTGACCACTCTTATAACCTTTCCGGACACGATAACCGGCTTGGGAACAGCCGCCACGACATTGGTTACCTTGCCGTTCAACAGGGTTATGGTCACGGGCTGACTAACCTTGAACTTTACTGCGACAGTTGTAAATACAGACCTTGTTACCTTTCTAGCAAGTGTGTACTGAACGGTGATAGTCTTGGGAAGCACGCGTGATATCACAACACCAGACACCACCACGGGTTTAGGAACGAGAACAACATTTACAACCTTGTCACCCACAAGTGTTATGATAACTGGTTGTCTTAACATACTTGGAGTTCCTGGTCCTGTCGTTGTCACCGCCTTGCCGTTCAGAGTATACTTGACAATAACGGTTGTCGCAGACGTGTGACCAGTTACAACTCCCTGAACTGTCACTGGCTTGGGCACGGGTCCGCTTGCTACAATAGACACAATCTTTCCGTTCAGCACGCTCACGTTCAGAGGTTGCAGTGCTTTCAACCCGTGAGCTTTCTTGTTGAATGTCACCACCTTTACAGGACCGGTAGATTCCTTGTATTCCACCTTCACGCTATCGGCATTTATGACTCTGAACACGATTCCCTTGAACACAACTGGAGGTGGCACGCCCCCTGGGATATACACTCCGGCCACAGTTGTGCCCTTGCCATAGGTCTTCACCTTGTCACCAACCTTGAACACTCTATCAGGGTTTTGGATTACAATTTTCTTGACACTGTTCAAAGTTGGCACATTGACAGTCAGCGTTATAGCTGAAGGAGCGGCACTTGTAGAAGTTGTGAAAGTCTCTACTGTGTTTTGTTGAACTGCAGTGACAGTGGCATCAAACCTGTCAGTGTAAATATTACGTAGGGGGTCATTGGCTCTGCAATCCTCATATTGAACACCAGGTATATAACTTGTATAAAATGGCATTGGAACACCAATGGGGTTCAAACACACATACGGAGGAGGTGAAATACTATCAAGATATGCCTTACAAACGGGTTGAGTTTTCCGTGATTTACACGCCTGGGTGCACTCGGGATCAGTGGGATCAAAGGTGCCATCGGCCTTGAAACAATTCTTATACTCGGGAAGTAACTCACCACTGTCCTTGAAATCCTTGTACATGCTGCACCATGTCTTGGTGTCTGCTATTTCTGGTTTCCGCTGTGTCCACACGGGTGGTTGCATATTTTGACGAGTACACATCTCCTTTCTGACGGGCAATTCGGGATTTTCTTTAACAAGCTTCTCGCACCACTTCCTATTGATGTTGAACATCTCATTTGTTCCACACAACCCCTGATACTGATCCATGGGAGTCATATCAGGTTCGGGTGTAAACCCCTTTTGACACGCTGGCTGAGCAGGAAACAAAAAACAAGACTCTGCACAATCTCTGTCCATCAAGTTTACGGATCCATCTGACTTGAAACACTTTTCATATTCTGGAAAAGGAGTTCCCTCAGTTGTTTTAATCCCATCATAAAAACCACATACATCTCCTTCAATTGTCATCTGAAGATCATCAATTGCACCACGGCATGTTCTAGCATGAAATTGTGTTTCTGGATATTTCCATGGATATTCCAGCAGACATTTCTCCATATTCTGAACAGCTAAAGTCTGTGTGCTACATTTCTCCTGAAATAACTTTTCAGGGTCCTCAACAAGAGTTGAAGGATCGACAGGTTCAGGATCAACAGGCGCATCTTCCATATCCATGTGATATGATGGAACAGGATCCATCATATTCTCAGGGCTGGTGGTAATCTCATCAAAGGTATACTCATAATCTTTATACTTGTTGCCCCAACTCGGGACCTGAAACTCTGCCGCGCTAAATGTTAAAGACCTCATATCGTAATTGTATCTTTTATACACAATTTTCTGACGAGCTTTTCATTGCTCGTCGTGTTTTGGAGTCAAATAGCGCGACAGTGTGCGACTTCATAACTCATCTTTTCCCGTGGACTTTATCTCGTTGTCTACGTTCTCGGCAACGTCCGTGTAAAACTTCTTGGTTTCTACGGGAAATTTGTACATTCTGTGGTCTCCTGATGCGCACATCTTTATGACGTCTGCCGCGGGGATTTGTTTCTCTTTCTTCTTGCCGGAGTCGAACGATGGCGTGGACATTTCCTTCATGCTCCGTTGAACTCTCGGTGGCATGTATGGTATATAATAGTCATCATCATACACATCAGCATTCTTGACCAAGTATTCATTTCTGTATCTCTTGAGGTCCTTTGCAACTTCCTTGCCGGTGACGGGGTCAACGTGTCGTACCACATTCTTATCGGCATCGTACTTGATTACCTTTTGTTCTGCTTTCGTGCCCCGCGTATACTTGAACAATATCGCGGGTATCTGTTGGGGGTCGGCGCATCGCAGCTCCTCTATACAATCTTGGTTCTTCACAGCTTCTTGAATTGAAGCAATGACTGTTTTATCTGGAACTTGTAATGTGATGTTGATGTTGTTAATTTGCGTACCAATGTTGTTCATGATTTCAACATCTCTTGTTGTTATAGATGATACATTTCCAGATGTGTTAATTTTCTTGATATCTTCTTCCCATACAAAGTTTCTTGATTCAGATTTCATTGTATGGCCACAAGAAGTCTTCTTATGCCGAGAAGCATTTCCTGGATGTATTGTTTCAAAACCACAACCACATAAATAGAAAGAAGTCCTGTGTGTCTTATATATAGACATCTTGATATAAAAATAACATAAATTATTAAGTTATTTTACATTGTTGTGAGTATCTCTGAGTATCATAATCTCACACGGCAGTGTAGTTTATAGTTGTGAGTATCGTTAGTATCCTTTTATTTTTTTTTTTTTTTTTGAAATTAGTTTTCAACTGAAATGTTCACATGAATTTGTATTTCGATGTGAATCATACACGGCGAGAGAACTCCAAGAATATACTGGCCGCCATATCACAATTAGATATCTTCTCATTGTTGGATGCCATACAACCAGCATCGCGAAGAAGTTTTTTCAAATCATTTTCGTCCTTATTGATGTTATTGGAATAGAAGCAAGTATAAATTGTCGATATAAATCAAATGACAAGGAGTTGTAGGAGTTGTAGTTCCTTTACTTCTTTTTTTTTCTTATTTTTCCAAAGATGCCACTTTGGCTTCTAGTTCGTCTATGCGTTGTATACACTTCTTGAGCGCTCCATACATTGCCATGTTCATCTGCGTGACATCGATCCACTTACAGTCCTCGATGCCATACATCTCCTTCGTCTTAACGGACTTTGGAAACACCTCTTCGAGTTCCTGAGCAATCCACCCGAGTTGACTTCTGTCTTCACCTGGCACGACATCGGTCCAAGCATAGTGTTTGAGGTCCAGATTGCGCACAATTTCCTCGCATCTGCTTATATTTGCCACTTGGATGTCTGTTTTTAGTCGTCTATCTGACGTGGCCAACCAAGAGCCAGCCACAGGTTTGTATGCGGCACCTGGAACCACAAAGTCTCCATTTGTGGCAAGTGTCACCCAATTGTTACCATTACACAGGGCAACCGTGTTTTGTCTGCCGGCCGCTACAGAGTTCTGACCTATGAACACAGAGTTGATATTGCGACCCACCGTTATATTTTCTCCAAACACATGGGTTTTTTGTATTTCCAGAGTTGCATAACTACCACTTCTATTGGGATCCAGTGTATTTCTTTGACCAACCACTGTGACCGTGTCAAAAGTCTTACTATCACCTACACCAATTGTATTTCTGGAACCGAAAGAGTAAATTTGTTGCGATGCGGCATTGGTATTTGTATCTATAACAATGTCTCTACCTATCAAAGATGAACGGTTTGTGTTTGTAAAATCCAAATTCCGACCAAAACCATTATTATCAGATCCAGAAGTAGCAATGTTTGCACCCACCAAAGCCGATCTATTGCTCGAATTTGTAAATGACAAAGTTTGTCCCAATCCTGTATTATCAGACCCACTGGTGTTCTCGCCAACAGGAGCCCGTGTGCCACCTATGAAAGTGTTGTATAGACCAGTTGTTCCTGTCCCGGCAACCCCGATGGCGATTGTTTTGTCTGCTTGTGTCCCAGAGCCCTGACCAATACAAATGGTATCCACGGCTGTTGCTATACCAGCACCTGCCATGTTTCCAATAGCGATATTGTTTCGCCCTATTGTGATGTCAATGCCCGCAGATGCTCCCAAGCATGTGTTATATAACCCTTGTTTAATACTTCCACCTGCATTGAACCCAACGAGAGCATTGTATTGGGCTCCTCCAATCATTGTATTACCTGCGGTCATTCCTATGGCTGTATTGTAAGAGCCTTCGCCACCTGCGTCCACACCAACAAATGTATTATGTTTTCCTGATTTCAAACCATCGGCAGCAGCCGTTCCTACTATCGTGTTAAAGTCACCTCCTTCAAGTGTGTTACCCGCAGCATAACCCAAAATTGTATTGTTATTACCATTTGATGTCGTAGCCATTCCTGCTTTGCAACCGATGACTGTGTTTTGTATTCCTTGACGCCCCGCTTTAAAACCAACATATGTGTTCTCTGTGCCTGTTGTCATATCATTTCCTGCATCTGTTCCAAGTACTGTGTTGGAGGTTCCATTTGTCAAAGAGAAACCAGATCTACGACCAACCAATGTATTATTCATAGAAGTTTCGGTCAAAGAACTCCCGGCTAAACTCCCAATCACTGTGTTGAAGGTTCCACATCCTCCAGAACCAGAACCAATGGCGGTTGTATCTGATGCAGTTGTTGCCGTAGATCCGCTAAAAGACCCAATGAATGTATTGTTTATGCCTGTTGTAACGCTTGTTCCTGAATTATACCCCATAAAAGTGTTGTTTGTGGCAGCACTAAACATAGCATTTCCAGCATATGCTCCTGTGACTGTGTTTTGAAAACCAGACTTTCCCGAGTTGTAGCCCACAAATGTATTCAAATTACCAGAGTACATTAAGTCTCCTGCGTATGATCCGAGAACTGTGTTAAAAGCTCCATTGGTAGTGTTTCCTGCTGCGAAACCTACTATGGTATTATCTCGCGAATTTGTGCCAACAGAAATTCCTGCAGCACTTCCAACAATCGTGTTTCTTGCCCCCTGACCTCCGACGCCAAAACCAATGGCTGTAACTGAGGTTCCAGATGATGCTGTATTACCAGCATATGCCCCGACATATGTGTTTTGAGAACCACTACCAAGTCTCACACCTGCTTGTGCTCCAATGAAAGTATTATTAGTTGTGAATGTTGTTGTAGCATTTCCTGCAAAGCTTCCCACAGCAGTATTTTGAAAACCATCTCTTCCAGAGTAAAAACCAACGGCGGTGTTTAGACTGCCTGTCAACAGACCATCTCCTGCAAGCATCCCGATGAGAGTATTGTTGACACCAGATGTCAGGGTGTCGCCAGCGCTGACGCCTATCAACGTATTGTTGGCAGATGTTGATGTCATGGTATTACCTGCAAGACTTCCCACCACGGTGTTTCTGCTTCCTGCATTTCCACAGTCATAACCAACATAGGTGTTTAGGTTTCCCGTGTTCAGACCTGTGCCCGTGTATGTTCCAATGAGAGTGTTTTGCGAACCTGAAGTAATACTTGTTCCCGTCTGATGTCCCACTATAGTATTGTTTGATCCAGTGTTAGATCTTACACCTGCCAAACTGCCCACCACTGTGTTTCGCGAACCATTGTTTCCGGAGTTGAAACCTACTATGGTGTTGAGAGTTCCTGTGATACTCGTTCCTGCATTGGCTCCCAAGATGCTATTCATCGTGCCAGTCACATTAGTTCCCGTGGCATATCCAGCAACAGTATTGAAATCTCCGAGAGTGTTTCCCGCGCATGCTCCTACTACAGTGTTGTAATTTCCAAGTTGCTTGGCACCCGATGTGAATCCCACGACTGTGTTTAGCAGAGTGTTATTGCCTGCCTGTCTTCCCGCGCCAGACCCCACGAATGTGGACTGCCGGGCGCCTGACAAACCTGCCTCATATCCTATGAATGTGGAATGGACAGAATTGCCACCGTATGCGCCGGCATTTGCTCCGACCACTGTTGTCTCGGATGCTGTTGTCATGAACTGCGCTGCCTGATACCCTAAAGCCACGTTCCTACAGTTGGCAAGGTTCTGTCCCGCATTCTTACCGATCACTACGAGTTGGCATCCTGTGGCATTCTGACCCGCTCCCGGTCCTATGATGACGCTGTCGGACACATTAGACGAGTTTCCTCCGTTTCCACCAGAGTACGTTCCGATGATGATGGTATCGTTTACATTCACTGTGTTGGAACCAGCGTTCACGCCGATGAAGATGTTGTTTCCACCGTTTGTGTTGTTCAGTCCAGCATTGACCCCAAGATATACATTGTTCTTTCCGTTCGTGGCAAACTTTCCTGTGTCGACGCCGATATACGTGTTGTTTTGCGTGTTGCCCGCGCCTTGACCAGAGCCAGAACCCACAAAAGTGTCATCCTTTGACACGGTTGCGTTTCTTCCGCTGGACTCGCCCACGAATGTTGACCCGGAAACGTCTTGTCCGTAATATGCGGCCGCTGCACCTATGGCAACATTGCGCTGCCCCGAGCGGAACATCCCCATTGTCTTCCAGCCCAACGCTGTGTTGTAGCTGCTGTTCGTTTGATTTTTTGCCGCCTCGAACCCGACTGCTGTGATGCCCAGAACATTTGCGCCATACTGAATGCTTCCCGTTCCTATAGCCGTTGACGCCTCGGCGTTTTGTAGTTCGGCACCTGCGTATGCGCCTATGACTGTGGTGTTGCTTACTGTTTGCGAGCTTGTCAGCACGTTTGCGCCCACACCCGTGTTTCTCTGGCAAGATTCGTTGCTGGATGGGATGCGCGTGCCTGAATTAAGACCGATGTAAGAGGAGTCTGCGCCTCCTACGAGTGAGATTTGGTCTAGCTGGATGCTATATGCCCCCTTTCCCCCCAAGTTCAAACTTTGAAAGTTTTGAGAAGGTAACATATAATTACAATAAAGCTCGAATATATCTGCGTTTGTTTGACGAAATTAAACTTAAACGCGTATTATGTATTTTACAGCAGTTCAAGGAGTTTATTTGTTTCATTTATTTGTGATAGATATGATGCTCTTGTTTCTGGTAGTCTAGTCCTTGATTTCAATAGACATAGTATCACTTTATTGAAGTCTCCTGTTCTCATCCTATCAAGCGTGGTGCATATGTGCAGTTCTTTTCTTGTGTTTATGTGTTTTATATTTTGTTTCTTTTTAGGGCATTGTTCAATTATATGGCTACAATTATCTTTAAAATATCTGACTACGTTCTGTATAAATATTATGTCATTTATTTTTCCCCCAAATCTTCTCCAATACATAATTCCACGCTCACATGCTTCGAGAGAGTATAACACTTCATACATATGAGTGCACAAAATAGTAAGTTGTTTGTGGCTTTCTGTCCAAAGTTTGCGCTTCCTCTCCAAGTCTTTGATTTGACCTTCTGTAGGTTTCTGACCACGAAGATTTGCAGGTCTATCTGATACAGGGTTTTTAACAAAGCACATTGGGTATTGTATACCTGCTCCTACCCCAATAGTTTCTCTTGAATCAAATAGTCTAGCAAGTCTGTCTAGAGCTCCTCTGATTGTATATAATACAAAAGCCCAGGAAATCTCCTTATGAGATTCTGTCCATGCTTCATCGAGGGATTTTCTGAATATGAAACTTGCCTTATTCTTTACCATAAGTTCATACTTTCTTCTATTTTTGGGACTGTTCAACACTAGTAGCTTTGTTGCCAGCTTTTTATCAAGCTCTTCAATAGAAGGAGACCCATGGTTTGCACGTTTTGAAGTCACGGTCGCAACTCCTTTATATATATTATTTACATGTCTTCCATGTAAATCTGGTTGATATCTGTATCCAACCAATCTAATTGTTTTTTCCAAGTCTTCTAAAATCATACTCTTTTTTATTATACATAAAATCATTAAGTTATATTTTCTTGATAAACATGTTGGCATATACAATCAGGGTGTCACGTTTTCCTCCTGCTGGAAAATAGGACCCGAATGTCCCCCCATGACGATCTACCTTTCCAATATTGCCCTTACTTATGTGGCCTATCGTCAAGTCTACGTCTGTCCCTTGGAATGCATCGCCGTTGACACTTATTTCAAGATGCCCTTTCTGTGCTACCACTGCTCTGAGCACCCACGTCGTCCACCCTCCTCTTTTCAAAGGGAATTTGCGGACTAGTTTGGAATCGCTGCCAAGTCCTCGGGTGAACGTCATCATACTCGCGGTCAAATCTCCGCTGTTGCCCTTGGGTTTATCTATGAGCAAATAGTTTGAGTGAAGCATTGGCTGTGCAATGTCATGATATCCATCTGGATGAACGTAATCATTGGGGATAAAAACAGTGCCTCCTATCAACCATGTCTCACCAACTTTATATGGTTTGTTCAACCCCCCAATGTCATAAATTTCGGCGCGAGACTTATGAGACTGCTTACCAGTTGTCTCACTTCGGTCACCATCCCACCACGCACCTCTGTCACGTAGATAAAATGCAATTATCCCGGGAGCCACTTGCTGGATGTTTTGTATCTCCGGACCCGCCTTGGGGGGGAATACCATTGATTCTGTGAACCCAAAATCACGCATAGTCTTGACAACTATTGCTCCAGCAGGCGGGGTTGCAGTGCTCGGAAGGGGTGGGAGATCTGCTGCATTTGGGAAACCATTAGATGTCACTCCCTTTCCTGAGGGACCTGGGGCGGGTTCAGGTTTAGGCTTTGGTTCGGGTTTAGGCTTTGGTTCGGGTTTAGGCTTTGGTTCAGGTTTGGGCTTTGGTTCAGGTATTGGTCTTGGAAGTACTTCCAACATCCTTAAGAAATTGTATGGTTCATATGATTGTATGGCCATGGTGACCAAGTCATGTTTCTTCAAACCGGTGGTGTTTCTTGTGACCACAGGGCGTCGTGTTTTTCCACTTTGATCAATGTACATCAATCTCATTTGCGTTGGCGACATTATTTCCGTTATAAATCCAGAAATAACAATCTCTTTTATCGGGGTTTCCATAATATGTATTTGATATTTTAAATATACACAATTTTTACCGAGCATTCATCGAACATTTCCCTGCTTTTCTCAAAACTTGAAAGCCAGGAAGAGTTTTCTTCTGGCTTTCTTGTGACTATCTTGGCAATACCCGCTTGGATGATTAGTTTTGCACACTCATTGCATGGGAAGAGTGTGGAGAACAATGTGCATCCCGCGAGCGTCGCTCCATTCCTTGCGGCGGAGCAAATTGCGTTTGCTTCCGCGTGCACTACATAGTCATACTTGGTTGGTTTTGACCAACGTTCGGTTGTTTCTTCAAACCCACGCGGCAGACCATTGAATCCTGTACTGCGTATGTTTTGGTTGTTGTCGAGGACAAGCGCGGCCACCTTGGTGCTTTCATCTTTGGAAAACAACTGTGCCTGAAATTCCGCGAGTTGCAGGTACTTAATCGCTTTTGATGTATCCATGAGATACACACAGTGATGTGATGTAAATCTGCATTTGTCGATATATATATGTCATTTGACCCTGGTGTCAATCTGTATACATATTTGGACCTGAAGTAAAACTAAGCAAAAGCAACATGAACTTCCTGGCATGCTTTGGCATACGGTGCGCTCCCAAGCGTTTCACCAATATACGCAAACTTAACAGTGGCAGTTTCAGCAAGATTTCCATTGTTCGAGATAACACCACCGGAGACAAAGTAATCATGAAGAGTGCGATTGAGAATAACATTGAGAACGAGAAGAATTTCAAGTGCGAGTATTCCATCATGCAGTCATTGTCTCACAAAAATATCATTGCTCCTCTGGAGTTTGGGTTCCACAATGACACGCCTTACATCAACTTACCAGTGTTCAAGCAGGACATGCTTGCCAGATTGCTTGGAAAGCCGCTAACTCAGATCCAACAGAAAACATTTACGCGTGCGATGATTGGCGCTCTGAGTCATGCACATGCCCGCAATGTTGTTCATCGCGATATCAAGCCTGACAACATTTTCATTGATGACTCGCTTGCGGATGCTGTGCTGGCTGATTGGGGGTTTGCAGTGGACTTGAACACTCACATTCCTACTGGTTCTACGGGGACTCTTTCATATGCGGCTCCCGAAATCTGTCTTGATTTTTCTTCTATTGATTGGAAGAAAGCGGATGTGTTTTCCCTCGGTGTGACGCTGTACACAATTTATGAAGTGGATGATCTACTTGGACGCATTGATAGCTTAGCATATACACCATCGCAGGAGTCCATTGACAGGAAGATAAACAAAATGAGCTGCGGTCCCCAGCTGAAGAACTTGCTCAAAAAGATGGTTCGAGTCATCCCTGAAGAGCGTATCACAATGGCAGAAGCAATGAATCATCCATACGTTAACATTTCTTCTGTTTTCTAAAAATTTGTAATTTTTTAAAAATGCCCGAAAAAAAGTGTCATTTGACCCAGGAGACTTCTGAGGTGTATTTATATCGACAAAATGCTCACTTAGTATTACTTTGTTTCTAAGACAATAGACATGGCAAGCAAGTACATCAAGCTCTCCCAGCGCGAACACGTGCTCGCCAGGCCCGATACCTATGTGGGGGCTGTCGAAAAAGAACTCAGGAATGACTTTGTCTATGATGGCGCAAAAATTACCAAAAAAGATGTTCTGTATTCTCCAGCGTTCCTAAAGATCTTTGATGAGATCCTGGTCAACTCTGCTGATTGTTTCAATCGCGGTGGGGCAATGACCACGCTGAAGGTCGCTATCTCAAAGGACTGTATTTCTGTTTACAACGACGGGTGTTCCATTCCTCTCGAGAAGAATGATGAGGGTGTATATATTCCCGAGATGATCTTTGGGCATCTTTTGTCTGGCGAGAACTTTGATGATACAGAGGAGCGCACCGGAGCTGGTCGCAATGGCTATGGTTCCAAGCTCACCAACATCTTCAGCAAGATCTTTAGCGTTGAGATCTACGACGGTTCGCATAAGTATGTCCAAAGCTGGTCTGACAACATGATCTCCGTGTCAAAGGCGAAGATCACAAAGTCCAGTAAGGCTCCTTCTATTACAACATCCTTTGTCCCCGACCTTGCGCGTTTTGGAATGACCGACATTGACGATGACACTCGGTCAATTCTTGTTCGCCGAGTCTATGATATGGCCGCTGTCCTTGGCAGTGTTCGTGTGTTCTTGGATGGCAAGCGTCTTGAAGTTAAGACTCCGTTGGATTACTTCAAGCTTTATACCGATGAAAAAGTGGTGTTTGAATCCGCTGATGGCTGGAGCATCGGTGTGGCACCTGCCAATGAGTTTGCATGTGTGTCTTTTGTGAATGCGTCTGCTGCCCGCGGAGGAACTCATGTGGATGCTGTCGTCAACTCTATCGCCAAGGCTGTTGTGGAGGCTGCTTCTAAGAAGAAGACCATCGTGAAGCCAGCGATGGTGAAGAACAAGCTGTTCGTGTTTGTTAATGCCAAGGTCGTGAACCCGACTTTTTCTAGTCAAACCAAGGACATTCTCACGTCGCGAAACATCAAGTTCTCACCTTCTGCTGCTTTCCTGAAGAAGGCAACCGGCCTTGTGCTCGACGCTGTCATTGCCGAGACAAATGTTCGCGAGAGCCTTGTCGACGCACGGCTTCTCAAGAAGACCGATGGCGTCAAGAAGACTCGTCTCACGGGCATCAAGAAGCTCACGGACGCTGCATGGGCTGGCACCAAAAACTCTGGTCTCTGCACTCTCATCCTGACAGAGGGAGACTCAGCTGCCACGCTGGCAACCGCTGGTCTTGCCGTGGTGGGTCGTGAAAGGTATGGTATCTTCCCCCTCCGTGGTAAGCTGCTCAACGTGCGCGATGCCTCGGTTTCAAGCATTGCTGCAAATGCAGAGATTGCCGCCATCAAGCAAATCCTGGGTCTTCAGGTTGGAAAGACTTACAAGGATGCGTCATCTCTGCGTTATGGCTCTGTCATGCTTATGACTGATGCTGATGTTGACGGGTCCCACATTTCCGCCCTCGTTATGAACTTCTTCCACGCCCAGTTCCCCAGCCTCCTCGCCGTCCCAGGGTTCCTGAAGAAGTTTTCCACTCCCATCGTGGTGGCAAGTCGTGGTAAGGATATCAATGAGTTTTACAGTCTTCCTGACTATGAGAGTTGGAAGCAGAACACTGCCGACTGTGCCAAATGGTCTATCAAGTATTTCAAGGGTCTCGGAACAAGCACATCCGAAGATGCCAAGAAGTACTTCAAGAACCTCAAGTCGCTCGTGAAGATCTTTGGGTGGACCGAAGACTCTGGCGAGCTCATCGACCGATCTTTCAACAAGTCTCGTCCTGATGAGCGCAAGACCTGGCTGCTCGACTTCCAGCCCGGAAACCAGTTGGACCAGTCGAAGACCAACATCCCCGTCCCTGACTTCATCGACAAGGAGCTCATTCTTTTCTCGCGGTATGATGTGGAGCGTTCTATTCCCAGCGTGGTGGATGGCCTCAAGCCATCGCAGCGTAAGATCCTCTTTGCCGCATTCAAGCGGAACCTGGTTCAAGAAATTAAGGTCGCTCAGTTTTCTGGTTATGTATCCGAAATTTCTGGCTACCATCACGGTGAGCAGAGTCTGCAGGGTGCCATTGTAGGCATGGCACAGGACTATGTGGGCAGTAACAACATGAACTTGCTGCTCCCCAACGGTCAGTTTGGTTCTCGTCTATTGGGTGGAAAGGATAGTGCTTCTGCCAGGTATATCTTTACAAAGTTGTCGCCCGTGACGCGCCAGGTGTTCAATCAGGCCGATGATGTGCTCCTTAAGTATCTTGAGGACGATGGTTCTTCGATTGAGCCCGAGTGGTATGTGCCTGCTATTCCGTTTTTGCTCGTAAATGGTGCCAATGGTATCGGGACAGGGTTCAGTACTGACATTCCTTCTTACAATCCCAAGGACATCATTGACAACGTCAAGCGTCTCATATCTGGCAAGGAGATGGTACCGATGTCTCCGTGGTACAAGGAGTTTACTGGGTCTATTGTCCAGAACGATAATGGGACTTTTACATGCAAGGGTGTTGCCAAGGTGAGTGGGAAAAATGTTGTGGTGTCTGAGCTGCCCATTGGCACGTGGACTTCTGATTACAAGGATTTCCTGGAGGGACTTGTCGAGAAGAAGGTCATCGTGGACTTCCGTGAGAAGCACACAGAAAAGAATGTCCTATTTGAGATTGACTATTCTGGCGAGCCCGATATCAGCATTCTGAAACTTGAGAAGGTCATTCGCACAACTAACATGCATGCCTTTGACCCTCAAGGCAAGATTAAGAAGTATGCTTGTTCTCTGGACATCATCCGCGATTGGTTCGAGGTCCGGAAAACTTTCTACACCAAGCGGAAGGCATACCTGATTAAGGATCTCTCTCACAAGGCCGCCATTGCCGAGAACAAGCATCGTTTCATCACTCTCATCGTGAATGATGAGCTTGTACTTTCCAAGAAGACCGAGAGCGTTATTTTGTCCGAGCTCCGTACTCTCAAGTTTTATAAGTCAGATGGATCTTACAAATACTTGCTTGATATGTCCATCTCAAGTTTGACCCTGGAACGTGCCGAGAAACTTCGCCTTGAAGCTGAGAAGCTGAAGAAGGAGTTGACAATCTTGGAAAATACCTCCCTGGTCCAGATGTGGAATACCGATCTAAACAACATTGTCATCTGATTGTCATTTATTGTATATCGACAAACTATATGTAAATAATACTTCTTCATAAAAATATAGAAAATGGGTTTCATTTACAAACTCACATACAAGAAGTCCGGCAAGGCGTACATTGGGCAAACTATCCGCCCCATACATAAACGTTTGGAAGAACACCAACTACCAAACAGCGAGTGCGTGGCAATATCAAGAGCAATCCAGAAGTATGGATGGGAGAACTTTGACAAGGAGTGGTATGAGGTTCCCAATGAGGACCTTAATTTCTACGAGGAGATGCTGGTGGCATTGCTAGGAACTCTGTCCCCTGACGGGTACAATCTCAAGGAAGGCGGTGGTTCCAGTGGCAAACTAAGCGAGGAAAGTAAGCAAAAAATGAGCAAAGCACGTATAGGGAAGACTCATACCGATGAAACAAAGCAAAAAATGAGTGAAGCACAACTTGGTGAAAAACATTACAATTATGGAAAGACTCTGAGTGAAGATCACAAGAAAAAAATAAGTGAAGCACAACTTGGCGAAAAACATTACAATTATGGAAGGACTTTGAGTGAAAAAACAAGACAAAAAATCAGCAAAGCACATGATGGAAAAACTCTGAGTGGAGAAATCAAACAAAAAATCAGCAAAGCGCTAACTGGAAAAAAGAATCACTTTTATGGAAAGACTCACGACAAAAAAACAAGACAAAAAATAAGTAAAGTACATTCTGGGAAAACTCTAACTGAAGACCACAAGAAGAAACTCAGTGAAACACACATTGGTCAAAAAAATCACATGTCTAAGAAAGTGTATCAGTACACAACTGATGGCACATATATTGGTTGGTTTGCTTCTGTAGGAGAAGCAGCACGGTATATTAATAAATCTTCATCCTCGATAAGAAGATGTGCCCGTGATGCACAAAAAACTGCACACGGTTTCAAGTGGTCATACATAGAGTTGTAAAATTTCGTAAACATATGTAAATAAATGGCCACTCCTACAGACCAAAAGTTATATGATAGGATCAAAGCACAGGTGAAGAGAGATGCAAAGAGTAGATGGCCTTCTGCATATCTTTCAGGTCAAGTTGTACAGAAGTATAAAGCAGCAATGGAAAAGAAGGGAATAAAACCATATAAATCAAGCACGGGAACAAAGAAAGGGTCTTCTCTTGGCCGTTGGTTTAGGGAAGAGTGGGTGAATATACATTCTGGCAAACCATGTGGCGAGGTGCGAACAAAAACATATTACCCGACTTGTCGGCCAAAGAAGCGTATAACCACAGACACTCCCCGAACTGTGAAGGAGTTGACTGCAAAACAAAAAGACGCTATGATAAAACTGAAGCAGAAGGCAAAGAAGAAGACCGTTGACTATACCAAAATATACAAGAAGTGATATATCTACATGTAAACGATAAAAGTTTTTTATGTCATGCTATATAAATGAATTCTGAAATATTAAGGCAGTTATCTTCTTTGCGTGCAGATATTACAAACCAGGGGAAGGAGATTACCATCCTTAAAGAACAAAAGAAGGATTCTGATAGACGTTCTGCACAACAAGAGAAGGAGATTACCATCCTTAAAGAACGTATGAATAGAATGTATGATGGCCAGAAGAAGACAAAATCATATCTTGCAATGTTGACCTGTTTATAAAAACACACAGCAACTGTTTTTGTCGATATATATTTATATCGACGAAAAATGAAATGTGCGCATAGTGTACAATGGACAACATATCAAGATATTGCAACATCCGTATGATAACAGGAAGCGTGATCTCTGGCATTTTTGGTCTGGTGCTGTTCTTCATCGGTGTGTTTGCGAGTAAGATAACCGGCGACACCTCTTCGTATGTCCTCACTGATGCAATCGTGGAGAGCGGAGACATAAAGGCGGTAACTGTAAAGTCTGGCAAGTATTCGACCAGGACATACTTTGATGTGATATACAACGTGGAATACACCGTCGGTGGCAAACCATACACTGGCAAGGTTTCTGACAGGTTCAGCTCATTCGAGCAGGCAAAGAGGACATTGGATGCCGCAAAGGGCGCTGTGAAACGTATATACTACAATCCCCTGGACCCAACGATAAATTCGGAATCTAAGAACACAGAGGGAATTCTTAGATGGGCATCCTTTGGCGCGTCAACTCTACTTCTTGGATATGCGGCGCTGGCATGGTTCCTGAGGAACAACATGGCGATGTGCGCGGTGCAGACAATGTCGAACATTTCCAACATTTATTAAAAGACTTGTGAGACATTCTTCATTGCCAACAGCAAAATAATTCCCACGACAATCGCGGATACACCAGCGTTCATAATGAATGACCCCACTGCAACTGCTATTAGTATTGAGATCATCTTTGCATTGTCCTTGAACACAGTGCTAATTGCATCGTTTTTGGCCATCCCAGAATAATACTGAGACAACCAAGACCCCGCTACCTTTGCATAGTTCACAACTGAAGCTCCAACATTCATAGAACTTTTGGCAATGATGTCCACTATAGGAGTGTCCGCCCTTGATTTTATGACATTAGGATAATCATCTGGAACTATTTGCTCTGTCTCGGCAGCTATTGGATTCAGCGGTACCTTGAAATCAGGAGTCCTGGGTATTGCGTTTCCCAGCTGATTCTCTGGAACCATTCGTGCTTGCTCAAATGGCGTTGTGCTTACTTCAAAATCTACGGTGTAATCCATACCTGTATCATAGTTTACATTTTTATCATCTATTTTATTCAGATAGTTCTGATTCAGAAACAAGTCGGTAAATGTTTCTCTAGGCGCCATTGGCAGAGGAAGAGGCATCTTTGTGCCAGAACTCAAACTAAAGTTGCTCTGAGTATTATCATCATCTTGTTTACTACACTTTTGAATGGCCTCCATTATACACGAAGTCTTAACATAGCCAGGGGTAACCATAGGACCGTTGTCTATGCTTGGTGATATTGGATATGTAAGCTTGGACTGTTGTTCAAATTGATTTGGAATGTCTGCTATTGGCAACATCGGAGCCTGGCCTTTAATCTCAATACTGGGAAGCAATTGAGGACCTACAGGGCTGGGTTCATTCTTGGCATTTTCCTGATACAGGGAGACAAACGTGTATGGTGGGGTAGATTTCAATAAGACAACAACGTCGGACCCATTTACAAGACCATGGTTGGTTTTTGTTATGACAGGGGTCCTTAATACTCCATCTGGGTCAGTGAACTTTATACGAACCTGAGTGGGACTTACGATTTTCATCACAGTCCCCTGAACAGCAATGTCGTCTTGTGAAGGAGTGGCAGGTTTCTTAGGGGCTGGAGCAGGGGCAGGTGCTGGTTTAGGAGCGGGTTTTGGTACCGGGGCAGGTGCTGGCTTAGGAGCGGGTTTTGGTACCGGGGCAGGTGCTGGCTTAGGAGCGGGTTTTGGTACCGGGGCAGGTGCTGGTTTAGGGACTGGAGCAGGTGCAGGTTTAGGGACTGGGGCAGGCGCGGGTTTAGGAGCGGGTTTAGGGACTGGGGCAGGCGCGGGTTTAGGAGCGGGTTTGGGTACCGGAGCAGGTGCAGGTTTGGGTACCGGAGCAGGTGCAGGTTTAGGGACTGGAGCAGGTGCAGGTTTAGGAGCGGGTTTTGGTACCGGAGCAGGTGCGGGTTTTGGTACTGGGGCAGGTGTAGGTTTAGGAGCGGGTTTTGGTACCGGAGCAGGTGCTGGCTTTGGAGCGGGTTTTGGTACCGGAGCAGGTGTAGGTTTTGGTACCGGAGCAGGTTCTGGCTTTGGAGCGGGTTTTGGTACAGGAGCAGGTGTAGGTTTTGGTACCGGAGAAGGTGCTGGCTTTGGAGCGGATTTTGGTACTGGGGCAGGTGCTGGCTTTGGTACTGGGGCAGGTGCTGGCTTTGGTACTGGGGCAGGTGCAGGCTTACTCTGTGAAATGGGTAGCGGTCGTATTGGTGCCATAGATTTCACAGTCTTGGATGTTGACATTTTATATTTATTATATATATAAATATGACAGAAGAATTTAGAAGAATAATTAGTATAATTCTAAACCCATCAACGGTGTTTGTCAAGAAGGGGCCTAAGATTGTTGTCGTAAAAGAACCACTTTAACTGTAGTTTACATCCTCGCCTACGGTATTTTCATACAGCATGAAGTTTTCCTGGAGACCATCTTCCACATCGCTTGCGTACAGGAAATCATATGCATTATAAGCATCAACACCCTCATCTTCTACTTCCTCGCTGTCTGCCTCCTCATAAATCTCATCGGGAATTTCACCAACACCATCTTCTTCCGCATCTGCAGAGTCGTCATATGGCTCATCAGACTCCTCATACTCGTACATCTCCTCATCTACCGAGTCATCCAGGACAACCTCGTCGACAATGTCCTCGCTCTCCTCAGAGTCGTCAAATACCTCTTCTACGTCATCAACCACCTCATCCACCTCATCCTCAGGGTCCACAATGACATCATCGTCTTCTTGTGCAAACTCATCGTCCTCATAGTCCATTGGGTAAGCATGATTGCTTACCTTGTCGATACTCTGGTAGTTGTAATACCCCTCTGTCTTCTTGAAGAAGATGTTATACAGGAGGATGCCAACTGCAATTGCAAGACATGTTTTAAGGACATTGTCAAGAGTCAAGTACTTACTCAGTGTCATTATTATGATATGTATATATTTTATATTTTAATTTTAATTTTACATTGATATAAGTCAAGTGACACTTATATCGATGCATCAAGCATGTCGCAATAATGTGGGGGAGTTGTTGAAGAGTTTTTAGAACAATATGTATCACTAGAATCATGATGTGATCTTAGATTCTGTCGAATTTACTTCTTACCAAACATCTTTTGAAGGTCCTCTGCCTTCATCACGGTCATGCGAGTGTTCTTGCGCTTCTGGTATTCCTTGAACTGTGCTTCTGTCATGACAGGGCCGAAAGACACGGACACATCAGAAGGCTTCACGGAGCCGGGAGCAATGTTGGCAGCCTCGCTCTTCTTCTTCATGTCCTGAGTCTTGGAATCCCACTCCTCAAAAAGTGCGTTGTTAAGCATGTTGATCTGCTGAGGGGTAAGATTGCTGGTATCACGCATTTACAATAGAGTATAAAATAAAACAGTCATTTTTACGCATTCACCGCAGTTCTGATCTGTTGCCAACCACGCCTGTGAAATCCTGAGGAGCGAGCTTGTTAATACCGTTCGCAGTATCGGCATACATATGCTTGGAAAACAGACTCCTAAAGCGTTCAGGACCCGACTTGAACTCGCCGTTGAAAATGCCCTCGATACAGAAGGCGGCGTGCTCACCGTCCTTGGAAACAACTTCAGGGTGTTGTGCGGCGATTGAATCGACCACCGTCCGCTTCACGAACATCACATTGAGCATGCGGATGTGCTTTATCTTGGCATACCCATCGGCACCTGGGGCGCTTGCAAGGTCTACGTTATAATTCATACCAGTGTTTTCCAGAGATTCGGTGGTAGAAGTGATGTTGGCGCGGACACGATCCCAATCAATGACACCATCGGGATGAACACCTATAACAACCTCCTTGTTGGACTTGAACGCTTTCATTGCAAACCCACCTGGGATGCCACTGGACCAGTGGACCACAAAGAGACCAACGGCGTCCTTGGTATTGTAGAGATCTGTCAGAGCATCGTTGTTGGTGTTATAAAAGCGCAGGTCGGCACAGAAAGACTGATCTGCGGGAGTAGTCATCAGTTGCATCTGGAGGTGCAGAATGCTGACTGCAGCCTGGAGAGCACTATCAGGACGACCCTCAGTTACAACGCCAATGATAACCTTAGAGGAGGTCATTTTATTAAGTGTTATACATTTTTTAGAAGGATTTTACGCAATACTGAACTGCAGTGTTGCGTAATGTACAAAAAATATTCTAGTATTCAAGCAAATCAAAACTTGGCGCGCTCTAGGATGTTTCCTGAGAACACATTGCTGCCCACGTGCGCCAGTGGTTCCGCAAGCGAAGCCCAAATGCCATCCTCGGGGTCGCAGCCAGACCTAGGGTCTGCGATCATTTGCTGATACCGGCGACAGAACGCATAGTCCTCAGACAAGTAACGATGAGGAGGGGTGGGGTCGATGAGGCAGTCAAACAGCGCCACATAGGTATCTACATTCTGCCCTTGTATATCGTTCTTGCAAGTGAGGTCCTTCACGCCCTCGGGGCCGAGGGGGCCAAAATACCAAGCCATTTTTTCCAGAACCTCGCGGGACATCATCAGGAACCCAGTTGCGACATCCAGCACCTTGACGAACCCGTCCACGGGGGCCTGGGGGGCGCTGATGTTCAGGTTGAAGTCGATGCCCATCTGGCGGATGTCCTCCTGGGCTCCTGCGGCAATTTTCCGCTTGACCAGCGCCCAGTCGATGCTCTTCTTGGCATACACGGCGCTGGTAATGTTTTTGTTGAACTTTAGCAGACGAAGCACGCTCTCGGGGTTGAAACCAATGTCCGAATCAATGAACAGGAAGTGAGTGAAACCCTTGGTCTGCAGGAAACGCTGTATAAGGATATTGCGGGCACGAGGAATGAGAGACTCATTACCTACAAAATCCATGTAAATCTGAATATTGTTCTGCGCACACAGGGCCTGGAGAGCAATGAGAGATGCCATGAAGGTGTTGTTCAGCATGCACGCATAGCAGGGCAGACCGAGGTAGAGGCTCTTAGGAGTGTTTGGTTCCTGGACAGTTAGAGGCTTAGTGATAGCGATAGGGCGGCGAGGTTCCTCTGGCATCTCGATGATATCTGAATAGCCCATTATTCATTTTACATTATAATTTTTTATAAGTTATTTTACGCGCGATTACTTTGACTTCTTCATTCCAATTTTTTCCGTCGTCACAACTTCGCGAGACGAGTCAAGCTTCTGCATGAACTTTGTGGCTTCTGACTCGCCCATGAAGTCCTTGGCTGCCTGTAGAATGAGGTCCTCTTTGAACCCGGTCTTCCTGCTACTCGCTTTCTTTAGGATGGTCGTGTTGCCAGCTGACACGGCATCATAGTTGTTTTGCTGCATAAACGCCAGGATGAGCTCTCCCAGCTCGTTCTTCTTCTTCTTCACAACCAATAGATCTTTGGACGCCTTGGCAATCTGGTCGGAGATGTCCACATACTCCTTCACACTCTCCTTGAAAATGTTAATAGACTCGGAAGACATTGTATACTCAACTTAACAATTTTTCTGCTTATGTTTTGCGAATGTCGATATACTTCCTCCACTCTTCCAGAGAGGAAAACTCGTCTGGCAGGACAAACTCCTCCGGGTTGCTCCTTCCCGCTGCTGCCAGGCGGTCCGCTGCCTCGTTCCCAGGGACGCCAGAGTGAGCTTTTACCTTGGCAACGAATACATTGCCAGACCTCTCGGCTGCGAGCTCAAACACAAACTTGGCAAGCTTATCATACTTGGTGCGTTTGTAGGCCGTGATGCTGTTCAGAGCATTCTGCGAATCCGAAAAGATGAGGATATCCAGATCCTGTTCCGTCAAGTATATGCCTGCAAAGATTGCCCCGAGCTCGGCGCGATTGATGTCCCGGGGTTCGTTAACGCGCGCTGCATACTTTTTGGCAGGGCTGTAGAACCCAATTCCAGCTTTCCCCTGTCGGATAGATGCATCGGTGTATGCGTGAATGGCGTTGGAGTGCTTGTGCACTGGCACAACAAAACCACGTAGAGCAGACATTCTACTCTATATAAAACACAAAACTGTAGAACTCTTGTTTTGTCGATATAGTTCTATATCGACAAAAACGGATAATCAAAAATATATATCATTAAGATATATATCATGCAGAAACTTGAAGACATTGAGAAGAAGTACTCGCAGGAACTGCTGCCCAACCAAGTGAGCAATGTTTTAAACAACACCCAGGCATGGGCGCGTAGAGCACCTATCACGGCAGCAAAACAAGCTGTGATAGAGACATTATTCCTAATTATGGCCTATTCGGCAATCATTTTCCTGGTAGGCGGCGATGTCCCCAAAGTGGTAAACTTGTTCAAGTTTGGCTTTGTGTTCCTACTTATCAACTTGGCGGCGCGTATGGTATCGGACTCCTTTTCCGATAAGATTGCGATTGCCGCCTTGTCTGGCCTTGCTTTGAAGGCAGTCTCTACCATTGCACCACGCGTGGTCTCTTGGTAGTGGCAGGTAATTAAGTGCGTTTTCCCTTGGCAGCTCTGGTTGCAATCTTCTGGTTTAGCTTCTGAGAGTTCTTGCGCATATGGTTCTGTAGCTTTACAGATTCCTTGTATGCTTTCTCGGCGCGCTTGGAGTGAATTTTCTTCTCTTTCTGAAGACTTGCTACATTGGCTTGATGCTTCTCAACAGTTTTCTGGAGCGCTGCAATGTTTTTTTGGATTTTCTTCACCATTCTTGCATCGGACATCTGGCGCGCTATTGCCATCTTGGCCATGAGAGTGTCCATCTTGGCCCGTGCTTCCTTTACAGCAGCCTCGTGTTTCTTCTGCTCCATAACTCTGCGGTCCACTGCCTTCAGCGCCATCGCAGCTTGTAGCTTGGCTTGTTCCAGATGCTTCTTCTGCATCCTCAGTCTCTCCCGCGTCCTCATGATACCGGTCTGGCCAGTGGTCTTTGCTTTCATTTGAGGCGCCATTTGTGTATATTGTATAGTTATATTTATATTTTTATTTACTGGCACGCAAAATAATCGTACTCACAGAATGGGGTTGCAGTGTAAATTTGCAAATAGCCGTGCGACCAATGTCGCTCAGGTCCACTTTGCCGCTGAAACCAAAACCACGGACAAAGTCATTCATCTTGGCAATGAGGACCTGCATTTGCTCATTTTCGAGGTCGAGACCCAGCTCGTCGAACTTCTTGCGGATTTCAACCATCTCCTTAACACGAGCTTCCAGGGATTTCTTGACCTTCATTATAAGATGAGTGATATTAAAATTCCTCATATTTAGCGAAACAACATTTTGTCGATATTATTTTATATCGACAAAATACATATTTAGACTGGTCTGGTTTTGTAAAAACAAATGAACAAGTTCCATTCTGCCAATGTTTGGATTTTCAACCAGAGTGTGAAATGTGCTCAGAAAAACGACATTCCCTTTGATTTGGCCAAGGAAGAACTCATGTCGATCACCGACAGGGCATGTTCGTATTGTGGCGAAGAACCAAAGAATTTCAAGAGGTCGCTTGTCGACAGAGCAATTCCGATGAATGGTTATACCAAGAGTAATGCGGTTCCTGCTTGTTCAGATTGCGTTCGCGCCAAGGGGTCGTGTTCTGCAAATACATTTATCGCCCGAGCTTGTCACGTTTCCTATGTGAATGGAGGCATGGGAAGAGTCACGGATGATTGGAACAATGTAAAGTTCAAGCCATTTGAACAATACAAAGCAGAGAACATTCACAAGAATTTCAAGCTAACGCCAGACGAATACTATGAGCTCAGGAACGGAAACTGCTCGTATTGCTTCAGGAAGACAACGGAAACGCATACCAATGGCATAGATCGTCTGAACAACAATGTTGGCTACGTAAAGGACAATTGCGTGTCCTGTTGCCACGATTGCAACATCCTCAAACTGGTGTCCACTCCGGATGAATTCTTAAACCATATGAGGAAAGTCGCTCGATACACCGAGAGCATCAAATGAAATCACGAGCGGCGTACTCATTAGAAAATGCACTTCTATCAACAATGGATACATTGGTATCCTCAGGATACTGATCGGTATCATTGTTTGGTTTGTGCTCGTCAAACAGAGAAATCTCTTCCATCTCATCAGACAGCAATCCGACAATATCGTCTCCCTGGAAAAATTCCGGAGACGTGTCGACATGGTAGTCACGTTCTGGCAACACGCATGGTATCGCCGGTGTTACAGCACGCTCGACGCATTCATCATCTGGATACTGCTGCGTGTCATCCACTGGAACAATAGGGTCCCATACAGTATATTCCATAGTGGTATCTGTATATCCCTCGATGTCTCCAAGCAATGCCGTGACATTTCCACTGTAAGTATCTTTCTCAACCAACAGAAAGGCCTCATACGCGGTAAGGGATGTTCCAAGATGAGGTACAAAATCGGGGTCTATTGCCTGTACCGATTCTACCAGCTTTTTGAACAGGTGTTCTGTTTCTTCTGCTGAAGTATTTGTCCCCACAAGCGTAGAATACAGTATAAGCATATCTTTGACGGAATCGCCTTCGAAGACCATGGTTGTTATAACATAAACATAAACTTTATTTTGGATTTTTACATGGTCATTTGTGTCCCTTGATAAGTTTCACACCATTATTGTCATCATCATCACTATCATCTGTACGCGACTTGTCCTTGGAGAATTTCCAGAATATCCGCGAGCCCATCTTGAAATCATCACGCATCTTTGCTTTCCAGTGAAATACGCAATCCGCCGGGTTGTTCGAAAGTTTTGTATTATCTAACACCATCACTCCATAGTTTTCCGTGCACGCATTCAACACCTTGTTAAAATCTTCGAATGACTCGAAGCACCCAAAGAACATATTATACAGTCGCCATCTGTTTGCCTGGATAGCTTCTCGACAAACCAACAACACATCTATGTTTGCACGGATAGCAGGGGGTCCTAGATCCGCCACATACTGGGAACTGAAAATGAGAAAGATGTTTAGATGACGCCCGTTCATGAAAATATACCGCATCACTGGTTTCTTCATGATCGACGAATCGAATGCCAAGTCATCCAGCACCACAAATACCCTGCCCATGTTTCCTTTCTTTGCGGCCTTTTTCTGTCTCTCCAACAACTTGTCCAGCGCAGGGCCGTTGAAATCGTCAAAGACAAAGATATCTGGGATAAATTGCGAGAAGTACCCGTTTCCCGCTTCTGTACCAGACATAACAAGGCCACAGGGTAGGACATGCCGCTTGTAGTACAGAAGATCCTTAATGATGACTGACTTACCAGAGCCTCGGCGACCAACAACTCCTACAATTGCTCCATTTGATATTGTGTTAGGGTCGAACTCGCGAATAGATATAGACATTTAATAAACAAATCAAAATAAAAACCGTAATTTAACATTAATTAATTTTAAATGTTTTTTAAAATATACAGTATTTATATATATGGCGTCAGCTCAGAAAGTAATGAACAATCTCGGCGAAAACTTCGGAAACAACTTTGGCGCTGATAACTTTGGCGCTGATAACTTTGGCGCTGATAACTTTGGCGCTGATAACTTTGGCGCTGATAACTTTGGCGCTGATAACTTTGGCGCTGATAACTTTGGCGCTGATAACTTTGGCGCTGATAACTTTGGCGCTGATAATGCAGTAGGCGCAGCAGTCGGAGGAGCTTCTATATTTTCGTCGATATCCGGTTTGTTTGAAAAGGCCAAAACACAAGCCAGCAGTGGTATCACACCCAAGAAGATACTTATAATAATTCTCGTTGTCGTAGTAATACTGGCACTGCTGTACGCAATCTATTATTTCTTTTTTAGAGGAAACGCGTGTGAGTATTCTACAAGAGTCTCAGTTGACAATACATGGAAGTGTCCTCCGGGATCCATAGACACTGGTCGCGACTGGGGAGATGAATACGGCGAATCTCAATGTGCATCGTCCAAAGAGTGTGTAGACTATCTTGGTCCTAAGCCAGAGAGATGTATGTATACCACGCGCATACCCATAGGAGATTCTTGGGGTTGTCCGGATGGAATGACTGACACGGGTCGCGGTTGGGAACATGTGGATGGAGAAAAGCAGTGCCAAACCAAGGCATGTCCTCCTCCTGGAAGTCCTGTGTTAAAACCAGGGGAGACATCTTGTACATACAGCCTGAGAGAGAGCACGAACGAGGGGTGGAAATGCCCTGCAAATACAGTGGACACTGGTCGGGGATGGGAGCACATTGATGGAGACAAACAATGTGCTTCTGATAAGAAATGCGCAGATGCGTTAGGGTCTGTGAAACTTGCTCCGACTCCTGTGGTGTGCACTTCGCTACAAAAGGTTGTAGATGGTAAGTGTGTATGCGACGAAAGCAAGGGAGCTGTATCCAATAATGGTATGTGCGTCTGTGGTGAAGGATTTGTATGGGACGGTTCCAAGTGCGTAAAATCGCAGATGTGTCCTCCCAATCAAACCAATGTGAATGGAAAGTGCGAGTGTGCCCCAGGGTATGAGCGTAACTCCAAGGGGGTTTGTGTGTGTAAAGTGGGGTATCGCTTTGATGGTTTCACCTGCTCTCCAATTCCTGTGGTACCTACTCCCAAACCACCCGCCCCCAAACCCGCCCCAAAACCTTCTCCGGGTCCCGGTGCGGGTCTCTTGAACGTACCAGGAAGGGTTACAAAGGTTGAAGGCAACAAGACAACTTTTCTATTTACAGACCCGTCAGGCAAACCTCGTAGACCAACGTTGACTAGAAATAACGCAGGCTTTGCAAAGGGAGACATGGTTACAATAACGATCAAGAACCTGCCTCCTTTCAACTTTGTAAATGCAACAAAAAGTGGAAACCCCGCGCCTAAGCCCGCGCCTAAGCCCGCGCCTATGCCAGGACCAAAGCCCGCGCCTACGCCAGGACCAAAGCCCGCGCCTACGCCAGGACCAAAGCCCGCGCCTACACCAGGACCAAAGCCCGCGCCAGCACCAGGTGGTCAGTGTTCTGGTGTAGAAGGAGGAGAGCCATTCGGTACCGATGGTGATGCCTTTTTCTCTATATGCGAACCTGGGCGGACTCAACCCACACAGATGCCATGCGCAAATGGTACAGTTTGGGATTCTAGTGTGAGCGTCTGCAATTGGCCCAAGAACTAACTTTGGTCAATTGGATCGCTCAAGAAACCGCTTCCCCCCATTGCCTTATCCACGGCATAGAAACCAGAGTCGATGGAAAAGTCTCCCACGAAAGTATCTTTACGCTTTTTTGTTAGCAGCATATATGACCCCAATGCCAAGATTATGGCGATGACAAGTATCAGGATGTACTTGGTATGCATGTTAGTTTAAGTTAATATTATAATTTTGATGATACGGATTAGAAGATAACGCTATCATGTCTGTGGTCAAACAACAAGTTTCTCACTGGGTCAAATGACATATCGACAAAAAGACTATAAAAAAAGTTTTTTTTGTTGCATACCATACCAAACAAACTAAAGAACAATGGCTTTCCGCGGAGAAATCATCAAGATGATTGAGAACATGGTGTCCTCTATCGAGGCACACAACTTCAAGATAACCGATACTATGAAGACTCACTTTGTGTCCTTCATAAACGAGTTCTTCAAGCACCATGTCGGCACCACCGACATTGACTTCAAGCTCACTCCCAACTTCCTGTATGCCGAGGCAGAAAACATTCGTGTTATGATCGCCTCGGACAAGAACAAGAAGTTTGAAATCCCAGGGTATAACATCCCTATGCGCAGTTCCATCGAGGGCTTCATCCTTGTAGATGAGATGGTGTGCTATGACTCAGTTCTTATGAGGTGTTTTGCACCCCCAATTCCGAGCTCCACAGCAGTAAACCTTCCTCAGTATGTAGACACCCCTGGGATTCAGGCAACACCCCCTGTTTCTGTTCCCACCCCTGCTGCTCCTTCCACCTCCTTTGTGTTTAATAGTACTCCTGCCTCCACTCCATCAACTACCCCTGCCCCCGCTCCATCAACCACCCCTGCTTCCATGCCGTCTTTCACCTCTACTCCCACGCCGTCTTTCACCTCTACTCCCACGCCGTCTTTCGCCCCTACCCCCACACCGTCTTTCACCTCTACTCCCACGCCGTCTTTCACCTCTACTCCCACACTGTCTTTCGCCCCTACCCCCACCCCCGCTTCCACCAACATCTTTGCAGCAAAGCTGACAACTCCTCCTCCTCCCACCAACATTTTTAACCAAACCCCGGCGACAACAAGCGTGGCAACCTCGCCATTTGCAGCATTTGCTTCTCCCATCTCAAGCTTCTCTCCCAAACCCATGAATACCTTTAGTTCCTTTGGCAAGGGAACCAACATCTTCGCACGGTCGGATTCCACTACCTCATCAAGTTAGAATGTCTAGAAAAATACATGGACATGTCCTTTATAAAAGCGTCGGCAACTTCTTTTGTAATATGATTTAAAACACACACGTGAGAACGAGAACCAACAGTGGCAAGAGACCATTTTTTTATGATACTCTTAGAGGGAGAATTGAAGACAATGATGGGAGAACGGGTGTTCTTCCAAGGGTTGCTACCGGGGGCGCATTCCAACAACCGATTGTAAATATACTCGGTCATTTCAAGAGAGTTTTCAACATCTTCTTTGAGATCAACAGTATCAAAAAACTCATTCAGGAAGAGAGCAGTATGGCCATTACGACTCCCGCTGATAGTAACATCTCTCTGAGAAATAACTTCCTCAAAGTTTTCAATGTGAGAAACATGACCTTTAACAGATATGAAAACTCCCCCCGGAAAGGGAACTCCAGGCCACTTGTGAGAACTAATGCTGATTGAGTCCATGAACTTGTATGAGTCATACCCAGGCTGAAGAAAGGGCATCACAAAACCAAAGAAAGCAGCATCTGCGTGTATGTACACTTCGTTTCCAGAGAGACTCTGGCTTATTTTTTCAACATTGTCGATGCCGCCTAGAAATGTAGATCCCACACTTGCCAGGACAATTGCGGGTCTTTTGTTGTCTACGCGTTTAATAAGCTCTGTAATATCCATTGCACCTGTTTCATCACTGAGAATCACGACTGATTCCAGCTTGAGAATGTTTGCCATCTTCTTGATGGAGTAATGAGACTGATCGCTATAGTACAAAACTCCATTAGGATATTTCTCACGCGCCATCCAGAGACCCTGCAAATTTCCCTCACTTCCTCCCCCGGTGGTATACCCCCAACAGTTCTCAATGTCCACGTTCCACATCTCTGCAACTCTTGTTATCAATTTTCTCTCATCTTCATGTTTATGTCTGTCAAATGTCCCTTCTTCTGCAAATGCATCTCCGGCAGAATTGTATGACATGTGAAAACTTGGAATAACTTTAGTAAAATTTCTTTTTAAAGTGCACGGATATCCAATTGCTATTTTTACACTTGCTTTGTGAACGTATGGTCGCATGTTAATTTTACATATTTTTTATTAGGTAATTTTAAGCACGCTCCCAAGGGCAAAAATGCAGAGAAACAACACTCGTTAGGTGTGTGAAGGGGGTTTGGCATAGTCATGCATACGAGTCAAGCTATTCATTATACATGCGTAAATACTATCAGCACCATCATCAGTGATCAATCTCGTGGTTCACCACGAGAGACAGTGGCACGTATCCGTCATCAGTCAATTGAAATACAGTTGAGACAGTGGGCGTTGACTTTACAACATCCGCAGCAGCATAATTAACGGCATCCAATAGTTCCTCAAGAAGTTCCTTCCTGAAATTCATGGAATCATTATCAGGGTGCAGCAACCCATGAGAGTAACGCTCGCGGCCTAGTTTGAAACGTTCCAGGACAAGATTACTCACGTGAGAATTCATAACTGACATACAGTTTGTCGTGTAATTAAATATCACTATTGTCGATATATATCTATATCGACACATCTTATAATATAAACAATCTGATGTATAGTCATCAAAATGACTTCCCACGACTGGTCTTGGGTATCAGAGGAGCCTCTGTCCGAGCACAAGCTTGTCCTGAAAAAAACCGAGGAACTTGCTGTGCGGAAGTATATTTACGATTCCATTGGCAAGAGGGGGGAATTTGTGGTATACTTTGAGGACCTAAAGTTCTCGAGCCCCATGTGCCTTGTCCACGGCAATGGACACATTGTATTCAAAGGCACAGTCATCACCTTTGAAGTTAAGAAGGAACATACTGTTCTTTACTCTAGCGACCAGAAATCTCTTGTCAACATTGTGGTGGCAGCAGTTGATGCTCTTCTCGAGAGTTGATATGTTAAATTTACACCAAAAATATATGTGGATATTGCAGAAATGAAGACTGGCGAAATCATCTTGTTTTCTACAGTTGCTGCACTTGCTGCGGCCCTTGTTCTGACAGCCAAGGTAGTTGATGATGATACCCCTCCTTCTCCACGCCCTCCTATCATAATCGAAGAAGTTGACTGATTACAACAGCGTCATAGAAATTTGTAGAGTTTTAAGAACAACATGTGCCGCTAGATGCATAATAGTACCATCTTCAATACTGTCAACTCCATTTGTAAAAACCGTATCAAGCAGAAGTCCAGAGACAGACAAAGGCATAGCACGCAGTATCTTCTTGGGGTGAAACAAAATGTGAGGCTTTCTCTTTACAATCTTATAATTCTGAGACACATAGCACAGCACCATGGAGACAAGCGTTCCGTAAATGTCGGGAACTATAGTAGTAGTCAACGAGGACACAGTGTTATTTGTCACAAACTTAACAGCCATTTTAGTCATTTTCTCAGAAGCATCAAAACTGATATCCAGACTTGTCTTCCTCGTCATGGTGTTGTTGAGAGATTCTGCACTACCATTCCTGCTGCCCAAACTGGTCTTCCTTGTCATAGTGTTGTTTAGAGATTCCGCACTATCATTCCTGCCGATGGGGCGCCGGGGTCTTTGCGTCTGAAAGTTCATTTTTGTGAGTTTTCAGAAACTAATAGATTTTTCCACTATATACATATTGTTCTCCTGGGTCAAATGACACATCACTCGATCTTCTCCCACGTGCGTCCATATGCTGTGTTCCTTTTGTATTTGTCGGAGAGTGCCATACTTATATTCTTATTAGATGCTTTAGGATATCCTTTGGTTTTAAGATACTCAGCGGCATCTGCAAGGCTGATATAATCATCTTTTTCGAGCACGCCGTCGATGTATGACGCACACTTCTTCCGCACGGTCTTCGTGCCATCGCGCTTGCCGTTATCGTGTGAGTCTTTGCCATTGTCAGAAGCGGTGCCGAGTCTGAGTTTATGAGGCCGGAAGTCCTCCTTGTCATCATTCTCATGGCAAACAATCTCTTCCGGCTTCTTTGCGGCCCACAACTCAGGGTGAAATGTCTGGAACGCCAGGATGTGACACAGCAATGTCTTTCCATTGATGCCAACGATAGGATACTCCCCGCGCCACCCCAAGCGATCACCTGACAGAACATTTTCTGCATGATTCGTGATGTACTTCACGCGATTCATGTTCGAGATCTCCCAACGACCCTTTTTGGTTTTGGAACCCCCAATCTCCTCCCACTTCTCGCCCTCAAGATTGGGGTATTCCTTGTATGCGAATCCGCGAGTCTTCCTTTGAGCGTATCCCTCAATCATGCCCTTGGTAAACTCGCGTTCTTCTAGAGTCTTCGTGGCGTTCATAATCTCGACCCACTCTTTCACGGTCTTCTCGATGCCATCCTTGACGATGATGAACGCTGATTTGAGAGTCTCTGGCATTATACGATTATTGCTCTGTCCCGGTTTGCACAGCCACCGGATGTTCATCAGTGCATCATTCTTCTTTTGCTTGCTCTCAATATGGTCGGCGGTATGCTCGGGTGTCAATGGCTTTCCAAGGAAGGTCGATGCGACTGCACGACCTACAAATATCACACGTCGTTTTCCTTTGTCGTCGTAAACACCACATCTGTTGTATGTTCCTTTTCCGTAACTTGGCGTCTTTCCTGATATTTTGTTCTTGATGATACCGAGTGTGTCTATTGTGTATTTGCTGAAGACAACATGCGACTCATCTTCAAAATAGTATCCGAGCGTCTCTTCCATATATCCTTTATTACAATGTACGAGTTCTTTATAATCACATTTTGTCGATATATATGTATATCGACAAAAATGAATTCTCAACGAATGCCTAAATTAGCCCACAAGATTGAATTTTCTTGGTTGACGCTTTATAAGAGGGGGAAATGAAGTTTGAATTTTATAGAAAGCTGGGACGTACATATCATCTGCATCTTTGCCTATGATATCATCGAACTTTGCTTTGGGAGACATGGGTTTTGGGAGCCTTTTTGCAGCATTGTAAATGGCCGCGGTGAGACCAGAAGTAGTCAGTTCGGGAGTTGATCCAGACAGTTTATTGATTGCATCTGCCAATCCCTGTTTCATCCAATTCACAGAGAATTTTTCCTTTCTGGTAGTAATTACATAAAATGCGATTATCAATGCCAGAACAATAACATACACCCACATCTTTCTGTTTATATATACCATTATTTTATTAAAGTTTCGTAGTTTATCGAGTGTATACTCTGGTATTGTAAAGTATGAGCAAGTCGTGCATGGTGTATTCATAGTCACCGTTGCTTGTTTCAATGATAAGAGATTTGTACTCATCAGTGTCATGGAAAGGGAACATGTCGGCTGTAAATATCAGCGCGCCAGCATGTTGGTTGAAATCCATGTTTTGACCTGCGTACTTTAGAACACGCTTTGTGACATCAATCTTGATACCGTCCACGGTAAGAACATATGCTTTGTTGATCCTGACTCTTGGAAACATGCCCAACTCCTTGCGGATAGGGAAGTTAACATTGTCACCGTTTCGAATGACTGCGCGAAATTTCTTTCCGTGGATAGAATAGCGAATTTCAATTCTGTATTCGGGAATTCTAAGCTTCTCCCGTAGTTGGTCAATCGTGAGAAATTTTGGAGCGTTCTCACAATAGGAAATGGGAGTCAAGCTTTCGTCAAAAACAAGTATTTGGTCGACCTTGATGCCAGAAGAATGAGTGATCTTCTTGAACAGAAATCTGCTATAGAATTTGATGGCATCCATTGATGTAAGTAAGGAAAACTTTTTGTTAAACTCTTTTTTACGAAATAGTTTAAACAAATATATCAGTTGTAAATTAATGTATAACAATACACCTCTTCCACGGTACCCAGATAAGGCTGACAAGGAGCTCATTCGTCTCAAATATGAGACCAAGAAATACAAAACAAAGAAAGAAAAAAGGGTCGAACAAGTGTCCGAGTTCTCGACGTTCAATGAGGCAGTAGAAAAAAACATAGAACTGTTCGAGAAAAGAAAGCAAAAAAACCCTAAGAAATCCGAGGAAATTGAACAGGAGAAAATTGATTATCTCCTCAATTCTATACCATACATAAAGGAGATGATGTATGACACAAAAAAAGAAATCCAAGAAGAGACAAAGGTAGCTGAAAATAAGATGTTCCAGGTAACATCCGTGAAGGAGAATAATACAATCTTCAAGAAATACCTATACAATGTGGAGAAAGTGAAGAACCAGGAAACCTTAGATGCCATGACTGAAAGAGAAACCATGGATGAAATATATAGATGTTCCTGTGGAGGCGACCTTCATGAGATAGTAAACTCTACACAAAGCGATATGGTGTGCTCAAAGTGTGGAAAGACTTCAAAGTATATCGAGTCGTATACGTTTTCCGAACAAAACAACTCCATGGCTTATAAGAGATCTAACCACCTCATAGAGTGCCTCAATGCACTTCAAGCCAAGGAAGGGACGCACGTTCCCGATGAAGTTATCGAGGCGGTGCGTTCCGAATTCAAGAAGCATCGGATCTCTTGTACGAGCGACATCAAACCAACCAAGGTAAAACAGTTTTTGAAGAAACTTGGGTATTCAAACTATTATGACAACATTTATTCCATCACGCATGCCATCACCGGGATGCCTACGCTCAAACTGAGCCAATCTCTTGAGAAGAAGTTCAGGGACATGTTCACAGAAATACAGGCACCGTTCGAGAAGCACAAACCTCCTCACAGGAAGAACTTCCTGTCCTACAACTATGTGCTATACAAGTTCTCAGAACTCCTCGGAGAGGATTCTTTGCTCCCATACTTTCCGCTCCTGAAATGTAGGCAAAACCTGCACGCTCAGGATCAGATTTGGAAGGCTATTTGCGGGGAACTAAGATGGGAGTACATAAAGACCGTTTAGGCAGCTTCTTGGAGGTCCTATATCAATGTCAGAGGGCGGGTCATAACTCCATCTGTATCCATAGGCTGATGATCTCTTCAGTTTAGGATTTGCACACGATCTTATATTCATATCTGCAGTATCATAGAGTTCAAGAACTTCTTTTGCACTTTTAGCAGACAAGAACCAATCTATGAATACATTATCATTTTTTGTAAACCGATACACAGCCTTCCCATATATTTCCCATAACTTCTTAGAGATAAGCATATGAATTTCACCCCCGGCAAGACAATGATCAGACCAATAAAAATTACCAGCAGTCTGACGATTGCCTTTAACACATTCACAAATATGAGCAGCATTTACTCCAGTCTTTTCATTTGCCTCTATTTGAGATGTATACTCACCAATGAGAACACCAGTTTTTATGTCATACTGATAGACAGATTTATTGCACCAATGATAACCGAGCTTCTTAGATATCAAATCTTGCACTTCAACATTATCAAGCTCGTGATCAGACCAAAAGAACCCGCCAGCAGATCTATAGTTTCCATTAATACACTCTGTTATATTTGTTCTGTCAATACCAGTGCACAAAGCAGCCTCTGATATAGCTGCAAACTCATCCATCTTAGTGCCACAAAACACATTGTATTGATATGCAGGTCTTGAGACCCAGTGATTTGCACCAGATCTTGCTGCTTTTTGTTCCGGAGATAATTTAGTGCCTTCGCCTCCCATAGTCAAATTATAGCCTCCTGGATACATATCTGCATGTGTTCCAAGCACTGTAATCCAAAACGTTTCGTGGTCATTTAGTCGTTCTTCAGGACACTCATAAAACATTTTCTCAAAATTATCCCATCCGTGCTTTGTAAGCGCACGTGATATATACATAGTAGATGTAGGATATCTATGACCTTTAAATCGTTCATAAAGCATCTGTGTTGTCTGGCCAATATATTCTGTTGGCTTGTTGATTAGACAACGAAACTTGTAAATAGCATTTGAAATATTGTTGTGAAGTTTCTCGTCAAATGGCTTAAAAATCATCTCAGCAATTTTTCTTGGGTTATCAACATTGGCATTACTCCTGAGAAGAGCATCTAATGCAAATATTTTGAGAGACATTAAACATATAGAGATATGAGTTATTTTAATAATCACATTTGTCGATATAGCTTCTTGGAAGTCCTATATCAATTTCTTTGGCGCATGAATAAAAATATTTTGTAATGTTAAATGATTCTGGAACCCGTTAGAATGTCTACGTACGAACCATTCAGCATCAAGAAACCATTTGACAAGATAAAGGACATTGGAGGCGGCATTGTTGACAAGGGCAAGGACGTTGGAGGTGGCATTGTTGACAAGGGCAAGGACATTGGAGGCGGCATTGTTGACAAGGGCAAGGACATTGGTAAGGACATTGGCAACGTTGGCAAGGATATTGGTGGCAAGGTGGCCAACGTTGGTAAGAAAATTGGCGGGGCGGTTGTTGACTTCGGCAAAGGCGTTGGCAAGGTGCTGGGGCCTATATTTAAGGGCGTATTCTCCTTCCTGATGTCAATCTTAAAGAACTGGAAACTTGCCCTGTGTCTCGCAGTTACTTGCTGTCTGTGCTACCTAACTGCACCTTTCTTGATGTCCGTCTCTAGAATTTTTGGTTAATTATTTATGGGGAAGCAGATGCAACCACTGGGGAAGCAGATGCAACCACAGGGGAAGCAGATGCCGGTGAAAGTGGCATGTTCAGAATTTCCAAGTCTTCCACATCAAAACCTTCATTTCCATAATTATCGAATTCTCCGGAGTTATTGAAATTCATATTGTCGTCAAAAACCGTTTCCACTTGAGGAGCAAAGAACTTCTTGTAAACAAAGAACCCTATAATCGCTAGAATTATGATGATCAAAAGCACAATACCCCAGAATTTCCAGTCGAATGGTTTCTTCACCGCGGGATTACATTCAGGATCTGAAAAATCCCCCAGGAGAGCCTTTTTTGTGCAACACACTTCCTTGGTGTTGACGGGGTCCTTGGCACACGATGTTGCAGGTGGTATCGGTACTGGGGCAGGCTTAGGGACAGGGGCGGGTTCAGGGGCGGGTTCGGGAGCAGGCTTAGGCGCAGGTTTTGGAGCAGGCTTAGGCGCGGGTTCGGGAGCAGGCTTAGGCGCAGGTTTGGGAGCAGGCTTAGGCGCGGGTTCGGGAGCAGGTTTGGGAGCAGGCTTAGGCGCAGGTTTGGGGGCAGGCTTTGGGGCAGGCTTTGGGGCAGGCTTTGGGGCAGGCTTTGGTTTTGGAGCGGGTTTGGGCTTTGTGGCAGACTCTAAGTTTTCATCTGAGATGTAGACATCATCTTCTTTATCGGCAAACTGACTGCACTCTTCTTCAATGTACAACTCTAGTTTATGGAGAAGGTCGTCGACATCTGCTGATACCGAGTTAGAATAGTCGACCGCAATATATTTTGAAACATTCAACAGATAGTCCTGAAGAGCCTCCATTGTGAGCTGGTCAAAATGCGCTCCAAGCTTGGAACTTGTGACAACAGACCAAGCCGTGTCGCGGGCAATGTTGAAAAATCTACTGGTCGCTATGACTTCGTTATCTCCTACAGCACTGGTGATTTCTCTCTTGAACGCGTTCAGTAGATTGCACTTTATAATAGAACTAGCCATATTTAGTTTAATCATTTATTTTTTTTATAGATAAACATTTTGTCTATACTGTAAAGTATGGGCAAAAAGTAAATAAATTAAATCACTCAGAAGTCAGCAAGGCCACCCTGCTCAAATGGCAGGTTTAGCGTCTCGTCGGGAGAACTTGTCACAAATGTGAATGCAATACCTGCCACAAGAGCGGAAACAAACACCTGGGCAAATTTGCCATACAGATTCTTTTCCTCCTTGTTGGAGAACTTGGTGTACAGAGTGAACAGAGTTGCTGCCAGCAGGGCAATGATGGTAGACGCGGCATATGGATTGTCCAGCATGTTTTAACTTACTCATATTTTTTTATTTACAAAAAAACTACGGTTACTTAGCTAAAGAAGCTATCACCTGTTGCATCTCCGTGGAGTTTAGGCGGCATGGGGGAAATGAAAGCACCGTTAGGATATGGGGCAGACTTTGGCACTGTTATCACCGTTGGCTGGGCCATTGGGCTAGGACTGGGCTGGAGGTACTGGGGCTGGCTCACTGGGACGGGAGAGGGGGCAGTCTGCTGCAGGATGTGCTGGAGCTGAGCCACAGCGACGGCAGTGTCTTGCGTTTCAGGGATGGTGGAAGCTGGGCCGGGGGCAGGGCTCGGGGAAATGTCGGGACTTCCAAGGGCCTGGACGGGGCTCAAGGAACCAGGGACAACGTATTGTGGCTGTTGCTGAGGCATGGCTTCCTCGGGACTTGTCTCATCAGGACTTGGAGAAAGGTCAATTTCTTCCTCGTCTATTTCCTCGGTCTGGATCCCATCTGCATCTACAGAGCCGCCCAGATATGCACGCAGGATGTCCTCGGTGGGCAGCAGCTCGCGCACGGCGGTCTCCACTGCATTCCTGACTAGAGCAAGGCGGACTTCGCGAGGAGATTTTACAAGCGCGGGGTCGAGATAGAAACTCTTTGCCGCGTTGACAAAGATCTTGTGGACAAAGACATCGTCGGCAGGCAGCTTCAGCTGGATGTGTGGCTTCTTAGAGTGGATCTTCACGGAACTGAGAATCTTTACATAGGACACAAAAGCAGCTGCCACGAGCTCTGGGAAATACTTGTACTTGTTGGTGATAGCGGTGACCTGGGCATCGATGAAGCTCTGGTTCCACAGAGGGATCTCGCGGAGCTTGGTCTGGAAAAGCTTGGTGGGCTTGGAAAACCCAGCCTCCTTCTTGGCCGCCATATACAGAGTGTTAATAGTGTTGATGATGAAGGGGGCCGCCACATCAGCCAGCTGGGAAATATACGAATTCTTTGCTTCTACCAAAAGTGGCGAGAGCTTCTGGTTTGCACTCATTGTTTAAATAATCTATATATTAAATTTTCAAAAATAAAACACGTTACTTCTTCTTGAGAGTATTTTGAAGTTGCAGTTTTATTTTTTCCATGCGTCTCACAGCCTCTTGGGGGTTGGATTTTACACTGGCATCGATAACCTTGGGCCGCCGAACGTCCCTTGGCTTCTTTTGAACCTTCACGGGCTCTCTGGACCAGTCAATGTCTACATAAAATGACCCATCGGCCTCGCGGAAAGAAGCCTTGTAACCATAGAACCGGAGTTTCTCTGATATATAGCGCGCTGCATGGTGAACATTTATCGCTGGTCTGCCCATCATGTAATGCGGAACCCTGTAGCTGAGTGACGTGTGATCCATTTCTGCCTTTAGTTTTACACGTTGTATAGCAATTTCAAAGAGCATCTTATAGGTTTCATGGCTAACGCTTCTTTTTGCCAAGCGAATTTGTTGTGCATCCGCAGCAGTCAAAACAACCATTTAATTTAATTTATTCAGTTATTTTTTTGATGATGCTTTTACCACTTGGCCAAAGTGATAAAAGTCAGGCTTCATTGCAATCTTCTCGGCAATGCGTGCACGAATGATTGCATACGCTTCTTCTGTGGGGATGTAGTCTCCATTCCATTGTTCTGCAATCATCACGCCGTCCGGGTCAAACTCAGCATCGCGGTTGAAATTGTAGCCGCGCTTCTCGAGTTCCTCTGTAAGCTCCTGGTATCTCTTGCGTAGATATGCGCCCTTGTCATAAAAGAACAAGACATGGCCGGTGTTAAGAGTAAACTTATTGGGAATTTTTTTTGCCACCTTATCGGAAGATTGAGTGCGAAGACTACGAGCAAGGGCCTTGGGAACCATCTTTATCTCGCGCCACTCGGCAAAAACGTGTTCGTTTGCCAGCTCGCTGGGGGACACAAGATTGATGCGCGTCATCGGCGGGTTTGAGACAAACGATACTCTACGGAAATCCGAATATGCTCTGCTTGCTTGCGGAGATCCTCAGCAATGTGCTCAGATTCCAACTCGGTATTGATAATGTCGTTGCTTATAAAGTCAGAGAAGTCGAATATCTTAAAGATAGACTTCTTTCGGACGGCAAATTGCTTTCGGACGCGGACGAGAAGCGGTAGCCAGGGATTTCAGAGGGGCAATGGCCACTGAGCGATCAATCTTGGTTTGCATATAATTGGTATGGGTATATATTTTTCCTCCATTATATCTCCTTGGCATATCCTGGGTCAAATGACATTTGTAAATGGTATTTTACAAAAGTATTATGTAAAGCGTCTAGTAATACCCCCCGCCGCCCCGACCTCCGCCAAAGCCGCCCATGCCCATGCCAAAGCCACCGGGGCCCATGATGGTCAGTAGCACGGCAACGGCTACAACTCCCATGTACACCTTCTGCCACTCTGCCCACGCGCCGGCAACCCATGGGTTCTGACCGGCCTTTGCCTTTGGCCAAAGGTTCTTGGGGCGCTCAGCCATCTTTCCGAGCTGGAAGGCGGCAAAGTAAGCACCAACTAGGATGAAAATCTTAAGCGTGTCAAACATGCCAGCCATTTGTTTTTATATTAAGTATAAATATTTTTATTCAACTTCCTCCTCGCTAACTTCCCCATTCAGTCTCCTTTCAACTTCTCCGGCAATGCTGGATACTAAACGATCCAAAAAACCACCGGTGGTGTTGTGTTCGCGTTTTGGGAGTTCTGCGCGACAAAAAGCGCATGTCTTGTTGCCCTTTCTGAACCATTGGTCATCGCAAAGCACATGAAGCTTGTTCCCACAGCACTTCATCTTGATAGAGTGAAAGTCATGTCCCGTTTCCATGCACACTGCGCAATCAAATGGCGCAAGCTTTTCTGGCGTCGCCGTCATATCACAGAACACACACATGTCTTGGCCATCGTGGATGAATCTTTGTCCACATTGGCAATATGAAGTTTCATACAGGTTGTTCAACATTTCCTTAAGATCTTCAACGTCATCTTCGCCGCTACCGACGCGTTTGTCAACCTCAAAACTGCCAACGATAAATTCTTGCTCCCCGTCGTCTTCAAATCCAACCGTGTCAACGAAATGGTCCAGACATTTCCTCAGAATTGCGTTATTGTCTTCTGCGATAATAACAACTTCAAACGTCATGAAGTGTCCTACGCCACCATCGGGATCATTGCGAACCATGACTTTGAAATCATTGTTCTTGTTTGAGAAGGTAACACCAGTGTTGGCATCATGAATGCGGCGAAGGGCAGACACCAAACGTTCGTTGGACTCTATCAGAGACATTATTGTAATATAAATATGATAGAATAATATTCAACTTTTGTCGATATACAAATATATCGACATTTTACCTGATCATTGTCAGATCAGTAACTGTATAGAATTCCTTCCCAAGCTTCATCTTCCTGTTTCTACCGGTTACCTTGAAGTTGCACGGAGGCAACACGATCTCATACTCTCCCGCTTTACCAAACTGATTAAGCGGCGCGACGAACAGAGCATGTTTTCCACTAGGAACCTTTATGCGGTGTAAATATTTGGTCTTACCAGAGGCATATAGCGCGGAATGAGAAGGATTGAAAGCAGCAGACGAAAAAAATGGCGACTTTACAACATCACTCTTCTGAGACTCATATACATCTTTAGATACACCACGGTACAAGACAAGGTCTTTCTCCACTGGTGGAGAGGCATCTATGATTCTCTGAAAATCATTTATATACATCTGAACCATGAGTTCCAACGCCTGCTTGCTCAACACACGGGCCTCTACAAGCGCCACGTAAATAGCATACCTGGTTCGTATGTCTTGCGATTGTTTGAAAGAACTCATGAATAGAGTGTAGTCCATACCAGGTTTTATAGGGTCGAACCCATAGTCGACTGCCACCGAAAATTGGGAGAACAAAGGGTATATCATATCTCTTCTGAACTCTGGCAGCTCGTTAATGGTGCCTGTCCTCTGGTATTTTCCAATCCACAAATGACTGAAGTGTGTATATGCCGCGACTGTCATGATGTCGTAATCATTAAGAGACCTAAGATATTTCACCTGGGCAAAGAACCAAGTAGGGTCTACATTGTTCTTCTTCATCGCGACAATGTCACGGGAATTCACAGCACCGCCCTTTTTGAAGTCCAGAGGAATGCGTATTGCGTTGTTCACCCTCTTCAAGGACCCGTTTAGTGTATTCAGAGAGAATCTCACGGTAGGCATCACGAAACTCACATCATTCTTGCGAATGCCCTTCCTGCTTGGTTTCAGTCGCGCGTCAACCTTTGATTTCCATATCTTTGCGTACTTGGTGGGGGCATTCTTTGGAACCTCCTTGGGAGAAAACAGTTTCTTTACATACACCTTCTTGCCATCTTGCATAACAAAAGTCTTTCCCTTGTCGGAGAAAACTACTCGATTCTTTGCATCAACCTTCCCAGTATCCTGCATTTAATTAATCACACATTATTTATGTCATTTGACCCAGGAAATCTGTTATTTTACCACGGTGATTGAAACTCTACTAAAGAACTCTTCGAGATAGAAATGTCACCAAACAAAACATCATGAACATCCCCAGCAACCAGGATATCATGGCAACAAACTTCTACAAGTCCCTCATCGAGGGCGAGAAGTGCAGGATCGTCAACAACGAATATGCCATCTGGTATCTGGAGAGTCTGAAATATCGGTTGGCGGAGACAGAAACAGTAAACATTGATTTCGAAATTGATGAGTACAAGAATGATATCTCGATGGCAATTGACACCATCAGGAAGGCGCAGGAGTCTATCGTGTATATTAAGCAGCGGGTCGAAGATGGCTGGTATGACGATCTCTAATGAAATAACTTAACATTTTGTAATCAAGCACAAATCAGTCATGGCCCTCGACGATCTCATTACATCCTGGAACAGGATCCTCACCATCAGCAACATTCAGAAAGACACTGTCAAAGTCACTGAGAAAGTTGTAGCAACATCAACGCTATGCTGGCATTGCTGCCACTCTTGGGAGGGAGAAACTCTAGAATACCCCTTCTCATATGATAATAGGTCAGGACACTTCAAGACAGGAGGACAGTTCTGTTCCTGGGAATGCGTCAAGGGATACGGGCGGGACACCATGAGCAGGGTGCTTTCCGGGGTTCACCAGGTTAACATCCGCCACTACCGCAAGATGCTCACCGGGAAGTCAGACATGGTAACCCCTGCCCCCAGCCGGCTGGTGCTAAAGGCATTTGGAGGTCATATGACAATAGAAGAATACAGGGCACATACGCGAAGCGAGGACTATGTTATTAATTATGGTCTGAAGACTAAAATCGTGCCATACGATACACACGAGTACAAGACTGCCGAATCCAATGTGTCGTCCGCAGTCGCAGAAAAACCTCTTGTCATCAACACAACAGGGGTTCAGAATGAGAACATGCGCCTCAAGAGATCCAAGCCGCTTGCACCAGGTCATGCAAACATTGAGAGGACGCTGGGTCTCAATACATTCGCCAACTTCATTAAAAGTTCATAATACCACATCGTTTGCCGCCCGGTAATGCCTTGCATCAAAAGCAGAACTTGTCTGACCAGGGAAAATCGCATAATTAAATCTCGACTTCACATCGGTAATATATTCGAGCATCCTCCTGTCTGCCTGCTCGTGAACCCGTGTTATCGCCTTTTCCATCATCAGATCATTCGGAAGTCTTAGTTTTATCTCGGTCAGTGGATACAACACGTCGTCTCGAATTGAGAAAAGATCATTGATAATGTCAACATCTACATTATCAAAATCAAATGTCTTCTGATACAACTTATTGAACCTGACCAGGTTGGTCTTTACATCTGCGCAAATATGAGGATACTGTTTCTCAAAATCTTCGAGACCTTCAATTTCAACTCCGTTAACTTTCATGTTCTTTGCTATCACCCTCAACGATGACCTGTAATAATACATGATAAGAAGAGCAATCGTCAAGAAGAAAAGCCACATATTACTTATGGTTATCTTTTTAAAATAAAATAAAACCATATATAAATGTTCGATATCAGATCGAATTCTTGGGGCCAATTTTTGCTTTTTGAAAAAAGTGAGGAACCCAAAGAGACCTTTCAGAACTCCTCAACATTTATCAAGCGCCTGGCTCCCACGGAAACTTTTCTGAACCCTGATTATCAACCCACTAAGCCTGCGTTCATACCTGGTGTTGAAATTTTCACTCCTAAGTCCATACTTTTGTTTGGCGGTTCCATTGTTAAAACTCTTGATGATTACATGAAAAAATACCCCCAGCTTGGCGAAGGATGGAAAGCCTTTTACCCCATGGGAGTTCCAGGAGAGTCGATTGCTGCCCTCACAAACCGGATCGCATCGATAGATGTGAAAACCCTACCAACGGCACCATATGCTACCATGATATGGATGAATGGGACCGCCGCGGCAGCAGCCTCTTCCCAGGAGATCACCACTCTCATAGACACAACAAAGAAGAAATTTTCTAATATACCACTTATCGTGACAAGTGTTCTTTCCGAAACAAATGTAGACAACAAAAAGGTGAATACTCTGCTGAAGTCACTCATGACTTCCAAGCCATTCAGGTACACGTATTGCAATGAGACAATCTCGCCATCGTTATTCCCAGACGGAGTCCACCCAGAAGTAGATATGTACGAAAAATTAATACCCTGTATGTTGCCACTGCTCATTTCAAATGTGACTCCCCCAGTACCTCCTGGGTACAAACCAGCAACTCCCAAAACAATCCCGGGTATCGAACAATTCCCACCTGGTTCCATTCTTATTTATGGCGACTCAATTACAAAGATCATGGGTGGGTACCTGACAGACAGACTTAACTTCCCACAATGGAAAGCAATTGAAACATCTGGAGTGGGTGGCAACAGATTCAAAGATGTTATCAGGCGCATGCAGGAAGCACCTCCCAAGTCGCCAAAAGCTCTTGTACTGTGGATAGGAACTAACAACACTGATTTGCCTCCTCCAGAAGATGAAATTGCAACCATGTTTGACACGGCCAAGAAGATTTATCCCAATGCCAAAATATTCTCTTGGAACATCCTGCCACGCGTAGGTCGCGATGTAGGCCCCATGAATGCAGCAATTAAGAAGGCCGCAGACGCGCGTGGAATTCAGTTCATCACCTGTGGTAATGATGCAGACCTCACAAAAATGTCCGACGGGCTCCATCCTTCTCTGCCAATATATGAAAAGGTCATCCCATGCATGCTGCAAACAGTTGTGTCTAGTATGGTGACGACTGTGAATATACATGGCAAAGTAAGCGAGGTGCTACCCGGTGGCAAGGCAAGAGTAAACTATACGGATCCGTCCGGAAAGCGCAGATTGCCAGTTGTTTCTCTGAATGCGAGGAAAGGAGAAACTGTTGCCGTCACCATACAAAACAAGGCCCCGTATGGACTTATATCAATTGCAAAGGTAGGTGGAGGTTCCAACACACCACCCCCAGCACCAACCCCCAAACCTGCACCAACACCATCGCCTTCTACCATGAAAGTCAATGGCAGAGTAAGCGAGGTGATGGGTGCTGACATGCTAAGATTAAGGTACACCGATCCATCCGCAAAGATCAGGATGCCAACTATAAAGAAGACAAAGCACGGTATGAAGAAGGGAGATATGGTTGCTATTACAGTTCAAAACAAGGCTCCATATGGCATCCTTTCCGTTGTCAAATCCAAGTGATCTCTTTCTTAACTTTCATTCACATTTTTACATTTGGCAAAGAAAAATACATTGGTATATTTCTTTATTCTTCTTCCCATTGGTCCTCAATGTCCAGCTCATTACTATTGCCACCTTGTCAGTTCAAGGTAACCGGTATAAGTAATTTCAAAAAAAAAAAAAAAAAAATAAGGGAACTATTATACCTCAAAAACTACTGTACCGCATCAGAAGTATTATACATAAGTATTATACCTCTGTAAATAACTTAAATATTTATCATTATATAGTTGTAATGGCTAAGATATATGAGTTGCCAGTGTTTGAATGTCAGTGTGGCTATTATACCACTGTAAAAACCAACGCAATGAAACATTCAAAGACATTGGCATGCAAAGATAAGATAATGTCAACACATTCTAAGGAGTTTGTTTTGAGGGAAGAATATGACAAATTAGCAGCTGTGTCTATTGTTCAGACTGGTCAAGGAACTGCTCTCCATACCAACAATGGTAATCTCACCGTTCAGAACATCCAGATACACCTTCATGTTCCCGACAAGTCTGTTGTATCATCGGTATATGATGCGGTGAAGAACACTGATTGTGTGAATGAGCTGCGCGGCGCCGACCCCAGTGAGATACCCGCAATTTTGTTCAAGTATACGCGGGGCAAGATGGCAGAGCGCCAATACATAACATACGATCCTGACAAAAACGTGGTGAAGCATATAGACCCCGTGACCAAGCGAGAGGTTGCTCAGGACCTCAAGAAATACAGGAACGAGTATCTCGTAGATAGTTCGGAGGTTTTTGACGACACTTATCACCTTCCCTACTTGCCCCCCAGAGCCCAGGTCCCTTTGAAGGATCTCACAAAGCCTGCTTTTGAAACTGGTAAAAAGAAAGATGAACCTATCTCTGGCGCTGAAGTTGTCAAGATGTGTGCTGCCGGCGATCACCGGATGTATAAGTTGCCTCATGGTAGTAAGAAGTTTTACACAGATGTTGCCAAGAATGTAGATATAGAGATAAAGTCTACTGTTTAAAAGTCACCGTCCATGTCAAACACATTATCCTCAGCATTCATCACACCTGGACGTTGATATTCAGATACACGGCGTTCGAAGAAATTAGACTTGCCCTCCAGAGAGATTAGCTCCATGAAGTCGAAGGGGTTTGTGGCATTGTACTGCTTGGGATGGCCAAGTGCTACGAAGATGCGGTCTGCCACAAACTCCAGATACTGTCCCATCAGTTCAGAGTTCATGCCAATCATACGACAAGGAATTGCCTCACAGATGAATTCCTTTTCGTTGGCAACTGCCTCCTCCACAATTGCCTTCACCTGTGCCAGAGACAGCTTGTTCTCCAGCTTTGAGTACAGGAGCTCGCCAAACTGTTGGTGCAGACCCTCGTCGCGACTGATGAACTCGTTGGACAGACCCAGGCCAGGCATCACCCCACGGTTCCTGAGCCAGAAGATTGCGCAAAAGGATCCAGAGAACAGCAGACCCTCGACACACACCCATGCAACAAGGCGCTCAGCAAACGACTTGTCCTGCGACAAGAACTTCTGTGCCCATGCTGCCTTCTTTCCAACCGCGGGGATTGTTTCGATTGCATCAAAGAGAGAGTTCCGCTCGGCATCGTCCTCGATGAGCGCATCAAGCAGGAGAGAGTACATCTCCGAATGGATGGATTCGTTGAACATCTGGTAAGCATAGAATAGACGCGCGGAAGGGTCGGTGACTTCCGTGGAAAAGTTGTTTGCAATGTTCTCCATCACCATGCCATCGCTGCCTGCAAAGAAGCCAAGAATGGTCTTGATGAAGTGACGCTCATCGTCGTTGAGCTTGTCACGCCAGTCGGCAATGTCCTGATTCAGAGGAACTTCTTCCACCGTCCAGAATGTGGACACCGCCTTCTTGTACATTGCGAACACATCAGGGTACTTGATTGGGAAAGCAGAGTACTTGCGGTTGCCGATGTCAGCGAGTAGGGGCTCCTGGTTGATGATTGCCATTGTGTCGGTTCTGATGTATCTTACACGAAGAGAAAAATATATACAAGAGAGTGTCGATATAACCATTCCAGTTGCAAGAAAGATGCTTCTGGGATGTCATTCTTTTTATTTGATTTTTGATTAGTCAAAAGAGATTGTCACAGCAACGTTTGTAGTTAAGCATTGCTTAATCTTGGCCTTGTTGAGCTCCCGCCTTGATTCTCCTTTGTCGATGCTCTTCCGCTGCTTGACTGCAGAAATCATATCATCTTCCACGTCATCCACGATGTTCTTGCACTTTTCGACAAGGTCGTTCTTGATTGCCCAGCGGAAGAAGTTTAGCTGCCCCACCGTTGTGGAGAACTCCTTGCCTTTGTCATCTGTAAACATGACACGGGCCCCGCGGCAGAATGGGTCGAAATACCGTTTGGAGTAGCTCTTGAGTGACGCTTTGTATTCCAGGTATATGTTGAAATGCTTGCCTTCTTTTGTAAGGAGGAACATGTTCTTTTTCTTTGAATAATTAGATACAAACCAGTCGAGCACTCTCATTGAGAGAGTCTGGTTCTTAACGACTTCCATCATCGTTGCTAGGTTCTGCTTGTCCTCAAAGAAAGTGTGTAGTGATGCCAGTAGAAAGTGGTCGGCGTTTGAAACCATGATGTCTCCTATATTAATATAATTTTTTTTTAAGTTATTTACGAGTGGCGTGCGCTCCAGACATCGTCAGAGTTGAAAACCCGGTCCACTGTCTCAGACATCTTGGAGTCCAAAGGCTCTGCAGTTTCAGCGGGGACCTCCTCGACGACCTTCTCGAGGGCGGGCAGAGGCTCGGGGGCAGGGAGAGGTGCCTTGGGGACGGGCAGACGCTCCTCGGGAAGGAGATGGGCATCCAGACCATCCTTCATCACCTTTTCCTTGCGGTCGGCAAACACCTCCTTGGCAGAGCGCTGAGACTCTGCGTAGCCCTGCATCAGATCGTTCAGGAAGGTCTCCTGGTACTCCTGGGTCTCAACGCCCATGGGGTCGGGAGGGCAGGGGGCCCAGTTGTACATGGCCATCAGGAAAATGTCCACAATGTTGTCACCGGCCCGCTGGAGACGCTTGACATATGCCTTGGCCTCCTCCTCGGTGGCAAACACACCACGGATCTTCATTGCGAACTTGGTGCTCTTCTGGCGACAGTGCTCTGGGCCCACGAAACTGACTAGGGCAAAGTTCTGACCTGGGACTGTGATGTAATCTGGCTCAAGAGTGAGACCCATAGGCAGCTCGGGAACGTTGGGAGTGCTCATTTACATATGGCGAGATTTTATTGATTATATTTTTACGCATTCATGGCATAAACATGGCATATACAGAACTTTTCTTTGTTGTCTTTGTTTTTGGTTTTGACTTCTTTGCCGCGGGTTTTAGAACCTTTGTCACATAGTCCTCCATTTTGTTGAGAGAGAATCCTGCTTGATCCGCTGGCATTGGTTTGGCTACAATTCTTGGTGTTTGCGGCGGAGTTTCTGGGAACAGTTCTGTCATAACTTTCCTTGGAAGTTCTATGAGTTCCCCCCTGAACTTGGCACATGGGCAGCTCTTTTCCTCAAAGTCCACTTTCCTAGAGTAGCAACACTGCCTCAGTCCAGACCTCGAGACCAAGAAATATGTGTTTGATGAATGGTGCTGTCTTTCGACATTAGCACAATACTTTGAGGAATGGCGAAACATGTACACGAACTCTGTTTTCAACACCCCTGTGACACGGCCATCGTATTCCTTCGGAATCGCCTTCTCCACTTCCTTGATAATTTCCGAATATTCTGCGAGGGAAGAGTGTTGGATAGACCCTGCCATCGACGGGGACTCAAAACTATCGTCTGCTATGCTATCCACAAGTTTTGTAAGAGCCCCCCTTGTCCTCAAGGACACGTTCAGTAACAACGACCGTGTTGCTGCAAAGGAATGATGAATTTCTGCGAGCTGCTCTTCCCTCACATCTGCCCCACGCTCCAAGGTATAAGAAAGTTTTGGTACATATACCCTGTTTGGTTCTGTTGGTTTTGATGCCCAAGGAAGACGCATGCCACTTCCCTTGTGAACCGCGGCGTCGACAATGTCCTCCCACTTGTTCACAAATGGGTTGTTTCTTTCTTCGAGCTTCTCGAGGACCTTGCCTCGTACGTGCAATGCAACTGTTGAGGTGACAAAGATGTTGCTGAATGTTAGGTGAATTCCTACCTTTACTCCATCTGCGACCTTCTTGCTGGCATTTGAAACACACAGTGTCACTTCTGTTTTTCCTATGTCAAACAAGTCTGCGGTGGTGCCGCATATCTCCTTGAGGATCTCATCAATTTCCTCCGAGAAGGTGCCAGATGTCATTGTCTCGGCAAGTGTCTTTGTCGCAACTATGTCCAGATCATAAAACATCCTGAATACCTTGGGCTTGTATTCCACTACGCATGAGAACTTTCCACCCTTTACAACTCCGCGAGCATACTCTGATAGGAATTCTTCATGAGAACTGTCTGGCACGCATAGGACTCCTTTGTCTAGGAGAACGTGCGAGAGGTCCCCCGTGCGCCCATAATAGCCTCTCTTTTTGCACCATGATATGATATAAGCTTCCGACATTTACAACTAATACCTAGATAGATAATAAGTATGACAATTTGTCGATATATCATCGCGGTAAATTAACTTAAAAAATTTATCTCAATACTGTAAGAATGATTACCCCGTACCTATGTATATATGCCAGTCAGGCAGCAGCCTGTATAAACGAGAACAAGTACAAGAAGATAGCGGATGCCGTTGAGACCTTTTGGCATAGGGCAGATGCGGAGAGTTACAACAATGCGATGGCGAGGAACAACATCCTCACTGACGATGAGATTGTAGAGAAGGTAGGGAAAACCCACCCCAAGATTGCCAAGTTGTTGCAAGTTGCTTCCAAGGAAGAAGAGAGTTCCACCGACGTTGCCGAGAAATACTCTAAGCTCTCCAAAGAGTTTGAGAAGTATGCTGGGGATAATTACATTTCCAATGATATTGCGTCGGTGGTCGACGATGCAATCCGCAAGACTGCGTACACCACATACGGAAATGTTGCCGAGCATAGCGTGTTCAACTATATCCGCGACGTGCTCAAGATTGACATTGTGGAGGACCCTTCGTTTTACAAGGATGTGATTGGGACTGTCGAGACCAAGTACGGTTCCTTTGAGTATTCCATCGGGGGTAAGATAGATGGCATTACGCGCGACAGGAAGATTCTTGTTGAGATTAAGAACCGCGTAAACCGGTTGTTTGGAAAGTTGCCGAGTTATGAGATGATTCAGGTCCAGACATATCTTCACCTCCTGAACCTGGACAAGGCTTTCCTCGTCGAGTGTCTGCGGTCTAAGGAAGGAAATGTTGTGGAAGACGATGTGAACTGTATCACGGTCAACAGAGACAGGGCATACTTCGAGGTAGAAATTCTTCCAAGGCTCGAAGGTTTTGTCAATTTTGTTGTAAATCTCATTCACGATGAGAAACTCCAGGATAAGTTTTTGATGTCCAAGCGCAGGAATGCAATGGCATCTCTTGCCATCACCAAGTTTGTTAAGGACAAACATGAGAGCAAGGGGAAACTGCGCGGAAATGTATAATAAAATGTCAGCGTTATGTATATATATAAATGACTACGAATGCGCCAAACTTTGACCCGTCGCTCTGGGGCCCTGGATTCTGGTTTTCGCTCCATCTCGCTGCACTGCGCTTCCCAGTAAACCCAACTGCCGAGGACAAGAAGCACTTTGGTGACTTCATCAGGACCATTCAGTACATCCTTCCCTGCGCTGGGTGCTGCAAGGGGTTCAAGGCTATTCTCGAGATGACCAAGTTTGGAGCCAAGGACCTGAAGACCCGGGATACTCTTTTTGCTTGGACGGTCCTCGCGCATAGTCTAGTAAACCGCAAGACAGGTAAGCCAGAGAAAAACGATCCCGCGATGTGGAAGAAGAAATACATGGCTCTTGCGCTAAAATAATTAACTGATGTACTCATTCCCAATTCCCATGTGCAAGAGTGCCTTATTGCAAGCATCCTGCTCTGCATCTTTGCGAGTGGTTCCCGAACCCTCCGCAAACTTGTTTCCGTCCACGTGGACCCCCACGATGAACAAAGAATTGGCCCCTCCCCTTTCGAATTGTATCACAAACTCTGGCCTCCCCAATGAGAGGCGCCTACAGTGCTTTGCGAGCCGGTCTTTGTGGTTAGAGTCAATGAGGAGCTCCTGGATGTTGGCGTGCCGGGCGAGCGTGGTCATAAAAAATTGCTTTGCTGCATTGATACCACCATCGAGGTAAATTGCCCCAATGAGTGCTTCGAAGGCGTCTTCAAGAATCTTCGGGTTTGTGTTCCACCCCCTGTAGAGACCCTTCTGAGACATTATGATGTAGTTGTGGAGGCCCAGGTTCAATGCAAGCTTACTGAGAAATTTCCCGGAAACAAATTTCACTCGGATCCTCGTGAGGATGCCTTCGTTCTTTCCGGGAAAGGTGTCATACAGATACTTGGCAATGAGGAAGCCCAAAACGCTATCTCCCAAAAACTCTAAACGCTCAAAAGTCTCACCGCCCTCAAGAATGGGATTATAAGAAAAGGCGGTAACATATAGTCCAAAGTCTCCCACTGGCATGCCTACCAGATGCGCGATATCTTCGCTTGTGAACATCGCCCCTGACTTGGTGCTAGGAGGACCCTCTGGCCAGTTGTCATCGTATTTGGGTTCGTCTACACTCTCCATAGTGTATTGCTGACATTTTTTTATTAAGTTTATTACACACATACAATCGACGATATCACTTCATATCGACATCATAGCCAGAAGCTGGGGGTTTCTTCTTATACGATTCGAGTTCATTTTTGAGATTCCTATTCTCATCGGCAAGTGCAATAACCTTGTCCTCGAGCTTCTGTATGTATGGTATGTATGCCTGGAGCTTCACCTGGATCTTATCTAGAGAAGTATCCATACCAGATGATAGAACTTTTTTGGAAAAATTTACCGTCATTTGACCCTGGGTGCGTTATAGTATTAAAGAGAAGGAAGCCGCAAGAAATTGTAACAAACTCTCTCGGTATATTGTTATCTGAACAATCACCTTTGAGGCAACAGTATATCGACAACATACTGTATAAGGTGTGTCAAAGACGCCAAGAAATTATATCCTTGATTTCTAATGGTTCAGCCTTCTAAGGCCTCCAAGAAAACAACTGTCAAGGAAGAGGAAGAGTCTCGGGCTCTTGCAATCTCAAGTGCGATCAAGAAATATGATGTCAATCAGAGTTTGAAGAAGCTCGAGGAGTTGTGCGACAAGTGGCGTCTCTACGATACCACCGCAACCTTTGAGAGCCAGCTCATTGGTATGTTCAGCGCTCTTGATGTGAACTTTGACGAGGATTTGGTCAAGGCAATTGAGACAGACCGGGGGTCATTTGGCCTTAAGATGGTAAATGATAACATCATTACAGCCGAGTTTGAGGCGATGGCCATATATCACCGTCTGCGGGAACTCAATCTATTTCCCTCTGGAAAGGACGAGAATGAGCAAAAGAAAAAGAACTTTCAAAAAATGATCAAAGTCCTGGAGATGATTTTTTATGCCAAGAAAATCATCCTGAGCACATACCAGGCAAAGCTTTCAGTTCATCAACTGGAGGCAGAGGATGGTTTGGTAGAACTCGATCATGACCTAGATGCGGTCATTGGCTCCTGGTCTCTGCGCTTCCGCTTCATTGACGATGGCATTTCTTCCTTTCAGGAACTTCTGTTGTATTTGCTTGATTCTGCGATGGAGAAGGGATACCGCAAGCAAGATGGCTTCCTCTACGAGCCCATCATCATCGATGGTCGGAACATGCACAGTTATCGCCAAGTGTACGAGATAAAGGACTTTGTGTATTCTCGCCTGCGAAAGGAGGTATCGTGGGCTCACTGGGTGAATGCCACTCAAAACATGAAGAATGTCTCTTCGGCTGTAGAGTATCTGACCAACTGCCATGACTCGCAGCTCCCCAATCTGCACAAGCAGCGTGGAACATATGCTTTCATGAATGGTGTGTATATTGCCTCTGAGGACCGTTTCCACTGCTTCGACACTGAAACTCAACCCCTGTCTGACAACATCGTTGCATGCAAGTTCTTCGAGCAGAACTTTGACAACACGGAATATGATGACTGGTTTGATATCCCAACTCCTCATCTGGACTCGGTTATGAACCATCAACAGTGGGATGCTGATGTCCAACGGTGGTTGCTGTGTCTGATTGGCCGTGTTCTTTACAAGACCAACGAGATTGACTCCTGGCAGGTGTGTCCCTTCTTCGTTGGTCTCGCAGGAACAGGTAAGTCCCTGCTCGTCCTGAAAGTCATTAAGCAGTTCTTCGAGACAGTCGACGTTGGTATCCTGTCTAACAACATTGAACGGAAGTTCGGTATCTCTGCCTTCTTTGACAAGATGTTGGTGTGCGCCCCAGAGATCCGGAATGACCTTGCCATTGAGCAAGCAGAGTTCCAGTCTATTGTGTCAGGTGAGGAAATCTCGGTTGCCATCAAGCACCAGAAGGCATTCATGCAGGAGTGGGACGTGCCAATCGTGCTTGCCGGTAATGAGGTGCCTGGGTGGGCAGACTCTGGCGGTTCTATCCAGCGTCGTCTGATTGTGTTCGAGTTCAAGCAGGCAGTTAAGTCTGGTGATATGAAGCTCTCGGAGAAGCTGTATACCGAAATGCCCAACATCATTCGGAAGGCAAACAAGGCATACAGGTACTTTGCAGACAAGTATGCCGAGGACAACATCTGGACTGTCCTTCCCGAATACTTCATCAGCACCCGCGAGACCATTGCCAGGTCTACCAACTTCATCGAGAGTTTCCTCGCTTCGGAGTTCCTCGTGCTTGGTGGTGACAACATCGTTCCCTTCAGCGACTTCAAGAGTGCTCTCAAGGACTATGCCGCTACTAACTCTCTGCACATGAAGCAGTTGACCAATGAGGCATTCGGCGGACCATTCTCAAAGTACAAGGTCACCATTCTACCTCAGCAGACTCTGACATACAACGGTCGCGAGATGAACACCATATTCCTCCGCGGTGTCACTCTGAAATCTACCACAGCAGAAGACCCTGCCTGCATGTTGTGATTAAATTAAAAATATATATGTTTAAATATAAGAATGCTAGACACACTCATCGTAATACTTATTATATTGATGGTGGGACTGATGATTCACTCGGAGGCAAAATATTTGTTTGCAAAACCCACTTGTTCGTCATGCAATACAAAGGATGTAAAAATTCCCACTCTATCACGCGCAAAGGCACAGATGGAAAAGGCAATCTCATCAGTCAAAAAGGAGACCGCAAAGATACAAGAACTTCTAAGAACAAAAAACAGCGCACCAGACCCGGTGCAGTTTGTGGACCCCATAGAGCACATTGCAGGAAGTACGAATGTTGTGGTAGGTGCCAATGTGATGGAAAACAAAATCGATGAAGACTTGCCATTCACCAACTTTGACACCAACGTGCCTGTGGAGACAAAGGCAGTTGATGGTACTATCAAGGGAATAAGACCTCCCACGTACGCAGATCCCCGCGTGATGAACCCAACCCTCGCGGCGGCCCCCGTGCAATTCTCAGACCCTGCTGTGTTCGGAACTTTTGGCGTGACTGACAGCATATCTCCTGCATTCTCTACCCCATCCGAAATCCCAAAAACAAATGCCAGAATAGCAGGAAATGCTCAGTTCGAAGGTTTCGAAAACGCCCTTGATGCTAATGGCGCCCGACTGGTGATGAATGGCAAAGTTGTCCAGAGCGCTTGCCAGCTCCCTAGCTACCAACTGAAAGGTAGCGCCCCCCATACAACTCTTCCCCAAAGAAGTCTGTCTGAGCCCCCCGCAACCGTGGAGGACCTTGTAGATGGTGCGATGTTCAAGGGTCTGCAGGGGTATCCCGTCAATGAGAAACTTGATTTGCTCACACCCCCTGGCACTGCCATTCCCGGTAGCGAGTGGGCAGCCATAAATTACGGTGTTCGTAATGGTTAATTTTTACGTGTATCTTTTCTTTGCAATGTATCCTTTCTTTGCAATGTATCCTTTCTTTGCAATTGTGTTTTTACAAAAAAATAATGATTAAAAAGCCACAACATCCATAGACATATGCTGAGTAATATTTCTGGATAGAACACGTCTATCAATATTAAGTTTGTCAATGTCTTTCTGGAAATCATTTAAGATTGAAACAAAATTATCACGTATGACATCTTTTTCCAGAAATGGTGTATATTCAGGAGATTTCCAAAAGAAGCTATTGACAAACAGTGTAAACATGTGCATATTCCTTTCATATGCTTCCAGGTTTTCTATAACACGGTCATTCAGTTTCTTCAACCGCTCCTTGGCACGCTCGTTGGTATCAATGCCTCTATCCAACAACTCGTGATAGTCTCTGATCAGCCCAAGGATAGTAAAGTTGATGTCTGCCACATTGGACTGAATACGCATGCAATTGTCATATAGCTTGTTTGAAGATTCAAATATCTTGGTTATCATCAGCTGTAAAATAACCATCAATGTCCCTAACAGTGTACCATCATTGTCATCCTTTTTTCTTAAGACAATGATGGCCAACACGACAGTGGAAACAAAGTGCACGACCCAGAAGAAAATCATCAAGTGAGATATTTTTTTGTGGCCACCGGGTCGTATTATACCCGGTATCGAATCAATTGTAGTCTTTATATTTTGTATGACGTCTATTGACACATCATCCATACAAAATATATATTGAAAATTCTTAAGTTGTTTCATCCTCTGGCGAGTGGTCGCCTTCCTGTTCCTGTACTGGAGATGTTGCAATGTCAGAATCACGACACTTTTTGCATGGACGTTTGCTGCCAACGAACAGGGCCACGGTCTCCGTCTTCGAAATGTTGCGGCAAAAGGAGCAAATGAAAATCACATTTTTGCATCCATCCTCACACCGACAGCGTTGAGATATCTTGGTAACACAACTTGCGCACAAAAACTGATAACAGCAGTTTGTCTGGATGCACGTTCTGTTGCATGCATCTTCCGAACACCAGTTCCGCATGCAAATGGGGCATTCGGCCCCATAGTCATCCATCGTACGAACACGCACATTCACAAATGCAGAAGAATACCGGTGGTTTCTAGAAACATTTGGCATACTTTATTTATTATACCATTTTTAATTCGCTATTTTTACACGAAAAATATAAGAGATTATACAAATGAATTACTTGTCTTTTGGCGACTCGCATAGCGATGAACAAACACTGCGGTTCCTGGAAAAACAGGTGCGTATGTTCATCAAGCACCTGAAGGAAAACTATCCAGATAGCGACCTCACGAGAAACCTCCTAGCAAAGTTTAGCGGAGTTCAGTTGCTTCCCTTCAGAAAGGGTTCCACTGCAAACTCATACACAAGCGGAATGTTTGATCATTCCACTGGCACTCTTAAAGTTGCTGCAAGGGACGGTGGGGGTTCTCTTCGCGACGAAACATCCCTTAACAGGTCGGTGGTCCATGAACTTGCACATGGCACGCGGTTCAAATATCCTGGGGAAACTTCTCACTCTGGGGATTGGAAATCTGCCTGGAAGACCTTTCTCAAGATTGCTACAGAGGAATTACATTGGAAAGTAGAGGTGCCTTGTTCCAGCGTTAAATTCTATGGTTTACGGAAAGAAGACTGCCCATCATGTGTCTGGGATGAGGAACAATGTATTGCCTCAGAGACCGATATGTTGCGTTAATATTCTTCTTCATCATCATCCAAGATCTTGGGGGCGAGAAAGAACGAGATGAAACTGTCGGGACCAAACTCGTACCTAACAAGAACAGGTTGGTCATTGGCAAAACGGAGCTGACTTGTCTTTGACAAACTCGCTGCCTTGGCAAATGTGACAAGATACCTAGAAGAAAACTTGGCATTCAGTGTGCCGTTTATCTTTACTCGCTGACCCGCCACCTTGAAACTGACCTTTCCAAGGTCGCCAGAAGTTCCCAAAAACACATCATTGCCCTCGGAGGTGACACTCACAGAGTCTCCAAACAGAGCAAGGTTCTTGAAATACTTTTGGATGACAGAGGAATCGGCATCAATCTCTACATCATATTCAGCATCGGGGGCCTCCATTTCCTCGCTATCCAGGTCTATGGTGTTCAGCATGAAGTTCTGGGTATCAGAACGCACAATGAGATTGTCAGGGGTGTCTTCGGAATACTCAAAAGAAAACCCACCGTCAATACACCCCAGAACCCGGATCATAGTAGAAATCTTGATTCCAATTGTGGTGAATTGAGGAACTACATACTCTGTGAAGAAACCCTTTGATATTTTCACAGTGGAAAGAGCCACGTGAGAGGTGTCCATAGTTTGGATCTTCAGCCCGTGCTCGGTGAACATCAAGTTCACATCATCATTTAGCTCATCAAGAAGGGCAAAAATTTTCTTGACCGCATCTGTGTCCTGGCATGACACCTTGAAGCCGAGATTCATGTTGCTAAACTGTGTGGTTAGACTATCCATTTGTGATACTGTTTTTACATCTGTATTTAATCAGAAAACGTCGATATAATTAGTCTTTCTTCACAATATCATAAATTATCACTCCGTCCTTCCACCCTTTGGAGTTGTCCTTGTCATAGATCTCTAGACGCGAAGAAATGCTAATGTTATCAGCTCTGGAAAATGCTCGCTCAATGACCCGCTGATTGTCATAATGCCTCGTCTTGAGGACACACATAATCGTGTGCTTGGCAATTTTTTCAGTCAGAATCTTCACGGTGTTTGCAGAAAATAGGTGCTGGTTGTTGATTATCAGGTTGTACTCTGGTTTCAGGAGCATGCTATCCATGTGGCTTCTGCTAGTTTCCTGATCGATCCAGGTGACCTCCTTGATATGGGGGTTTTCAAATAGCACATAACTGATGTCTGTTCCAAAGTGCAACAATTTGGTATGCGGACGGTTGCCCAAGTTGTTGACTAGATGCTCATAATGCCTGCTCTGGGAAGGCAGTCTCGACCGTTGGAGAGAGGACCTAGAAATGCTTGTGTTGATGAAGTTCAGATTGAAGCTCATTTTCTGACATAAACATAAAAATACATGTATAAATGTTTTAGGTTGACAATATACAAACGTCGTCAAATCTCAGTTTTTATAAAATGGTCTGTATATATAGAATGGGGTTGTCAGGCTTTTTATGGAAAGCGTGTACAGTCGTACTGGCATTTGTTGCCCCGCTTCCCATTGTTAAAGCACACGGTTATCTAGCGGAACCCGCTTCAAGAAATTTACTAGCACACCGCGCAGGCCAAGAATGGGACCCCCAGTCTCTTGCTGGTGGTGGTCCCGCCTCTGTATGGCCCAATGGGTATTGGGTTTTTGGAGGGGGTGGCAATCATCCCATATGCGGCAGAGATCAATACGAAAAACCAGGGCCCATTCAAGCTACGTGGAGGACTGGTCAAATCGTAAAGTTAAAGGTCACTTTCACAGCTGTTCACAGAGGTCACATTTACTTTGGTCTGTGCCCTGCAAACACCAAACCAACTCCCGAATGCTTTGCTAAACACTGGCTCACAAGCGTTGACACTGTTAAAAGATATTGGGATCTTGAGGACCGCCCCATTGGTACCTATGAGATGCAATTCCAGCTCCCCCAAAACTACGAATGCCCCGAATGCGTACTGTGGTGGTGGTGGGTAACGGGTAACTCTTGTCTCCCCCCAGGTGACAAAGGAAATCTACGTGCATGCGGAGATGCAGGCGCAGTCCCAGAGGAGTTTTGGAACTGCGCTGATGTGAGCATAATAAACAAAAACATGCCAACTCCCTCACCATCTCCAAAGCCGTCTCCCAAGCCATCCCCTTCACCATCTCCAAAGCCGTCTCCCAAGCCATCCCCTTCACCATCTCCAAAGCCGTCTCCCAAGCCGTCTCCCAAGCCGTCTCCCAAGCCGTCTCCCAAGCCATCTCCCAAAGAATGTTATTCCGGCAGGCTTCCATTTGGAAATGATCAGGAACCCTTTTATTACATTTGCGAAGAAGGGAGGACGCAGCCAACAAAGATGCCGTGCCCAGGGGGGACCCTGTGGAACACAGACATTTCTGGATGCGATTGGCCCAAGAGAGTGGTAACACTGCGCCGTAGCACCGACGTGGTTCTCAATGCCAACTACATGTAAATAATTCTTAGATTTCAGTTTCTCATTTTTGTCGATATATTTTCATATCGACAAAGTCTATGTACTTTAATTATGTTTGCTATTCATAAATGTTAGCTATTACAAAGAATAGGTCAAAGCAGAGCACTGCTTCTGTAAAATTTACATCAAAACCCAAACAAACTAAGAAGACAGTCCAAGTGATTCAGAGACCAGTGTATTTTCCAGTTGCACAACAAATACAACAAACTCCCCAGGTATCCCCTGGTGTCCAGAATCAGCTCACAGAAACAACTTTTCGCCAGTATCTCAGTGGTTTTGTAAGCATACTTCCCAAAGATCTCCCTGGCACAACTGGTAAACGTTTGAGGTACGCAATCGATACTGTGGACGCCAACGGAAGGATACTTTCCACCCAGTACCGTCTTGGTGGGTGGGTGAAATCAGTATCACCAGATTTATCGTCAGTCATTCTGTTCAACCCCTATGCCAAAAAGTCGTGGACACTGCGTATTCCCCAACCTGCCAACAAACGTCTGCGTTTATACTTTGCGGGAAAGGGGGCAGACGGTAATTCTGCCGTCATACGTTCCCTCATCAACAAGTTACAAAATGGGCAACTTCACATATCGCGCCGATGATTATTACAGAGGATAAGATTCTACCATTTGTCATTTGACCCCGGAGAGAGATACGAGCATAAAAGAAGACATTTGTGTCATTTCCATTACCTCCTCTCATATTGACAACTATGGATTTCTCCACCCTCGACCTTGGCCTCGACATGGCTACCGATCTCCTGTCTCTCGAAAATGAGCTCAACCTGTCCTTTGGAGATGATCTTGACTTGGTCACTGATTTTCCAGGACAGCTTCCTATCACACGCATCCACGACCCTTCTGACCCCATGAAGTTCCTCTTTGAGAAGAAGTTCGAGGCCATGGTCGACGGTGAAGTTGTCAAGACCGATCGGCGGAATGTCAACCAAAAGGCTCCTACAAGGAGCTGTCTCTCTCAGAGCGACCGCAAGCGGTTTTCTGCGGACATGTTTGTGGACAAGATGACTCTTCCCACTATTATCTCCATCGAGGGAAATGAGGTGCTCAACATGAGCATGATTTCGCGCGAGCTGATGCAGGACTTCAGGGGCCTCAGCACCATTGTGGTATCCAGGGCAACCCTTGCGGCATCTGTTTCTTTTGGATACTTTGAAGCTTTTGGCACCAAGATTGATGACAGCGCCGACATCTTCCTGCGCAACTCTATGATCACACAATTGGTGGGCCACGTCATTCCTATTTTTGGCCAGACAAGGGCGGCACCTACTACAGGGTTTGGTCCCAAGTCTCAGATGCTGGCAAATCATTCCAAGCTGGAGGAGGGCCACAAGTTTGGATTTGAGCCCGTGGTCATTGCTACAAGCGGCGACGGCCCAGGTGATTCCGGAGAGATTGTCTGCCAAGGTGTGATTGTTTCTAACAAGGGGCTTAACTTTCCCGTTGATGATGCCAGGCGTGTGTCTCTGGGGCGTAGGATTGAGTTTGAGGAGACAATGTGCTGGGTTTTGATCACGCATGTGTACATGCCGATTTCATATGCATCCCTGGGACCCTATCCCACGACCAAGAGTGGCGACAAGTATAGGTATGTGGAGACCGATGGCAAGAACCTTTTTAACGATACGTTCAAGTGGAATGAGTTCATGGATGAGCACAAGGATCTCCTTGGGTGTGGCGTGTCTCGGTTTGGATTTACAGATACCAAGCAGACAGGCAAGGACATGAGCAGGCGCTTGTTCCCCTGGAGCATCAAGTATGCGATGGACACTCTGGAGTGGTTCAGGTCTCGTGGAAAGTTGGAGGATTTCCTCATCAACACCCCCATGTCCACGGGCAGGCGGTCCAAGGACCGTGATGACAACCCGTCTGGTATGGATATGCGGCGTTTTCTCCTGGCAGAACTCCTCTTGGTGGGGACTCCCATGGAGAACATCATCCATGGCAAGTCGGTGGAGTTTGATTTTGCTGGCTGCAAAGTTACCGGCGGCGGTGAGGGTCTCTACAAGCGTCTCCAGGCATATATGCAAATATAACTCATTTGCCAAAACGTCGATATATATGTATATCGACATTTCTGTAATACAAACAACATGTCAAAAGAAACCCACAGGACACAATGCTACTGCCATCTGCAAATTTGTATGCTTACCGGCTTGATGCAGATACATTTGACAAGGTAGCTCTAGCATGGTACATGGCATCTGGAAAGTTTGATAGGAACTCGATGAGCCGATGGACTCTGGCAATGACCAAGCTGAAAGCACAGATACTTCGTTCATCTATTGACAATTCTATGATATTCCTTCCCGTGGACCAACCAAGCGAGGTTGCAGATGACCTCACGGGAAATCTTATTCTACTATGTTGCCAAAATCAAGTTTTTGGAGTTGGCATCATAGTCAAAGGGGTGTGCAAGTGCCCTGCTGAATATAGGACAACTGACATGACAAGCTTGCTTGCAGTGCATGTTTTGGCAACGTCTTTCACCAAGGAGATAAAACTAGATCAGATTTCTCTAGTAGAGCAGGATGACGCTTTGCCCAGCAATGTTTACAAGCTCGTTGAAGACATTGGAGATGCAGTCGACATTGACGAACCCGATGGTTGGGAATACACATACGAACAAAATGTGAAGTTTGCGCACTGGTTCCGCAAATATGTTGAGGAACTTGAGGGCATAGAGACCCCCGTCAAACTCTTGGAGGAAGAGCGGAGAAAGCGAGTATCCGCACTTCAAATGCTTGTGAGCAAACAGCAGGGAGTTATTTTTCCACCTCCCAGACCATTTGTCATATCTAAAATGATGAAATCGCATGCCAAATATGCTTCACTATTTGGACGTCTTAAATAAAATATTTCGATACTTTAAAATGAAACCCCTCTATGTAACATTTGTGGCAGTTCTTGCCGTGTTCATGACTTGGTTCTTTATGAAGCACAAAGAGACATTTACTACCAATTTCCAGCCAGATGATCAGGGGATGGAACAATCCATTCACGGGTATGGTTACTATTTTGGAGACAAGAGATCGGATCTGGATACCTACTTTGGTTTCCGCGATGACCTTGCTGCAGGCTTTTCAAAGAGATTGCTGCCAGATGTCATCCCATATGACAACCCTGTGAACAAATCATGATATGATTAAACGTTATTTGACTTATATCGACATATCAAGCTTTTAATAACTTGTGATATGTAAAATTCTTAATGTCTGAGTACATTAAGACTCTAGAATACTACTTCAAAGACGGATCGCACGTTGTCTTCGAAAAGTACACGATAAATGCACTTGATGCTATCATCCAATGCAAAAAGTTAGGGAAGTCGCCGAGTATCCACATCAATGCAGGCGGGTACAATGTGTGTTCTGTGACCAACAATGACAGGAAACGGTATGGTATACTAGTAGCTCGCGCTGTTGCATCAACATTCCTGGGGAAGCCGCCGACACCCGAGTACACTGCCGACCACATCGAGAGCATACAAAAGAATAACGATGCATTGTCAAACATCCGGTGGAATAGCAAACTGGGACAACGTGATAACCAGATCCGCCCAGAGACGTCTAAAACCGCTTTTGTCATTGTCAACAATGGTGTTGAGAAGACCGTGAATGATTGGGTCAAACATATGAATGCCAATAAGACTCTAGAAGAACGCGAGTTTACCAAAAATATGATCAGCATGTATGCTATAAAGAAACAGCGCGGATTTGCATATAAGGAATATCCTGATCTAGAGGGTGAAGAGTGGAAGGAGATAAAGGATTCAAAAAACACTCAGGGTTGTTGGGAGATCTCAAACAAGAATCGTGTGAAGTATATTACAAAACACACGGAAAATGTCCTGTGGGGTGAACGATTGGGACGTCTCAATGGATATCCAATCGTCGGAATCAATGGGAAGAAGTGGTTGTGTCACATTCTTGCATTCAAGACATTTCATCCTGAGTTGTGGGCCGCAAAGAAACCGGATGAAATGGTCCTCCATGAAGATGACGACAAGGAGGACTTCCGGCCTCACAAGCTTTATCTCGGCACCGCTTCTGTCAATAGAAAGGATGCTCACGACAATGGCAAGTATGATGGCACAAAGACCGCACGGACAAAGTGTGCGTCATACATCAACGGCAAACATGAAGAAAATCATGATAGTCAAAAGGCCGCAGTTGAGTATCTTAAAACTAAAGGATATCCTAAAGCATCTAAAGGTAATATAAGTATGACACTCTCCGGAGATCTCAAGTCAGCATATGGTCGCACGTGGCAGAAGATTGAGTGATGATAACTTCGGTAAAAACACAGTTTTATTTTATTTGAAATATAGAGAATGAAATTGATTGTAGACACCATCAAAAGCAATGACATTGAATTGTTTACAAAGTTGGTTCGACAATACCCCCCGGAAACATATGGTTTTAACTTGCTACATGAGACGATCGCAAGGGGGCGGAAGGAAATGTCAGAGATTCTCCTCGAGTTATTTCCGGACCTTATTTATGGCTCAGATTTTCCATATGAAAACACACCATTAATGTATGCGATATCAAGTTCGAGCATTGACATGATACAACTTTTTGATAAATATGAAGCGTATTCCATTACAAATTCGTCCGGGAATTTGCCGCTACATTATGCAATTTCATGTACCAAGGACTACGATATAATCAGACACGTGTACAAGAAATTTCCAGAAGCACTGAATATTGCCAATAGCAGCGGGCAATATCCTCTCCATATTGCTTGTCAACATGGCTGCTCTTTGGAAATAGTTAAGATGTTGTACACCGGCGAACAAGATGTTCAGGATGTTTTTGGAAATTATCCCATGCATCTGTTTGGGGAATACACGAGCGATGACAAATATGCAAAGTATAATAAAGAAACTATACCTGAAAACAGCGGTGTTATATCATATATGAATAAGAAGAACCCTGGAGTTATTTTGAAGCAAAATTCATCTGGGAACACCCCCATTCATAATTTTGCAATGTTGTACGCCCCCAAAGCTTCTGTTTTATTTTCGGACATATGTTCGCTGCTTTGCCCAGAGTCGTTGCTCATCAAGAACCACCAGGGAATGCTTCCAGTTCACATTGCTTCGTTTTACCACGATGTAGATCTGACAATAGCAATGTTGGCAATATGCCCAGCTACAATGTATGAAAAATCCAAAGCATACGATAACATATTTGAAATGTGGGATCTGGCAGGCTCTCTCAATGTGTGCGTCTTGGTGTCCTTCATACTATCTCTTAAATTTACCCCTAGGGACAGCCTGTGGAAGTTCATTCCAAAGCCTCTTCCATTTTTTGAAAAGTATTTACACAAAGTCCTTCCAGAGCATAGGGAAAAATGTGTTGGGTATATGACTAAGAAAGCAAAGGCGCGTCTTCAAAACCAAATGAGTGCATTCCAAGCATACATTACAAGGAACAACATTGTCATCGAGAAGGATATTGTAGATGTCATTATACTACATAGTATCTAATCTGTGAAAAAGATATCGCGCGTGAACAGTTTAGAACCAAACAGTGCGCGGATTTCCTCTGGAGCGCGGTTTGCAACGATGATATCACACTCGTTGATAAACTTTTCCAGGTTGTTCTCGATGTCGTAATCTTGATACGATGAAAATGACTTGTCATGGATCTTGATCACAAAACCACGGGCGCGCAACTGGCTCATGATATCCAGGATGGCGGCGTCTCTGCAGTTGTCAGAACCAGCTTTCATTGCCAGACGATAAATGCCGATGATTTTAAGGTTCTTTGAAGCAATGTCGTCAATAATAGCCTGCTTGCGAACAATGTTGGACTCCACGATTGCCCCGATGAGAGACTGAGGGATGCCCGCAAAGTTTGCGTGCAGTTGCTTGGTATCCTTGGGGAAACAGTAACCACCATACCCAAAGCTTGGGTTACAGTACCCGCTGCCAATACGAGGTTCCAGCATAACCCCCTCCACAATCTTGGAGGCATCAAGGTTGTGTTTGAGAGCAAATGTGTCCAGTTCATTGAAATAACTAACGCGCATTGCCAGGTATGTGTTGGCAAATAGTTTTACGCTTTCGGCCTCCCGAGACCCCATGTAGATCTTGGGAACATCCGGGATGCGAGAAGCAGAAGCGAGCATTTCCGCAAACTCGATGGCTCGTGGGGCATTGTCGCCCACGATGATACGCGAAGGATATAGGTTGTCGTAGAGAGCACGGCCTTCGCGGAGAAACTCGGGGCTGAAAGCAATGTTTGAGATAGAATACTTGGTGCGAATACTGTCAACAAAACCAATCGGGATTGTTGACTTTATAATGATGTATGCGTTGGGACACATATTCTTGGCATCCAGGATGACACTGTCTACAGACCTTGTGTTGAAGTACCCTGAATTGGTATCGTAATCAGTCGGGGTGGCAATGATGACAAATTCAGGGGCAGCATAAGCAATGCTCTTTTGTGTCGTAGCTTTGATAGAGATGTTTGGGTCTGAAAGAAACTCATCGATATCCTTGTCTTCAATTGGGGACTTGCGGTTGTTAAGAGAGTCAACTCGTTCCTGAGAAATGTCAAGCACTGTCACATTATGTCCCCTGGATAGAAGCGCCGCCATCGCGCTGCCAACATAACCGGAGCCAACGACTGTGATGTTCTTTGCCATTTTTATGAATGGTTACAGGAATGGTTTTGTTTTATGTTTGTCGATATGCGCCGGATCACATAATAGCAACGATGATTCCCCATGCAAGCGCTGCACAATTAAGACCCACTATGACCCACATCTGATACATGTGTTCAAAATAAGGAACAAAAACTCGCGCATTTCCCTCTGTAAAGATGCGGTCGCTAAACAACACACAAAGTGCGACAAAGACGCCGATAAAGGAAGAGACAAGCACCGTGTGGGAAATAGGGTTCAGCCACGTGAGCGCTTTGAATTTCTGGTCGAGGAAATGCCTGAAGACGATGTAGGCGTACAGGAGCACTGCAGACAGATACATCACCAATAGCATCACAGGGATGTCATCAGTGTGCAAGAATGTTTTCAAGGAGATGAAGGCAGCATAATACACAGCAAATACCTGGAAATACCACAATTTGAATACACCAAGAGGTTCCGTGGAACTCTCTCCCTTCCGGGTAACGGAGAATGAAGGAACAACGTTGAATACCATTTCAAGAATGCCGGAAACAATGCCAATCCCATTCCATATGGGACGCAGCACGCGGTACACAAACAGATCGATGGAGACAAAGGGAGTGTCACGAGGACGAAGGAGATCATTTCTGCGCATAAAGATGTTGTATGCTATTTGAGATATCATGACAGGCGCAGAGTATACGATGAGACTACCGAAAGTCAGAATGCATGTCTCATTGCTGCACCACTTGTTGGTAAATACAGTGGGCCCGATGACAAACCACGCATACAAGGAGAAGAAGAGCTGAAAGAAATACCAGATCTGAATCATATAAAAACGAAACAGCTCAGAAGGGCGCATCTTGTTGTTCTTGGGGAATATGACACTCCTCCAGCGAAAGAAGCAAATTACTGCCGACTTTCCCCATTGGAACTCTTGTTTTGCGGCATCTTCCAGACTGAGGGGGCCTTCGCCAAAAGCAATTGCATTTCCCGCGTACACACCGCGTTTACCATTACTTACCATAATCATAGTTGTTGTCATATCTTCATCAAGCTCAGGGCCGATACCACCAACATCCTTCAATGCGGAAGTCCGGACCGCGTAATGACTTCCAGTGCACATTGGCATGCTATCGTAGGAATAACTCAGCTGAGAAGGTCCGTAGTACCAAGCTTCGTGAGTTTGACGGGCATTGCTAATCCAGCTTCCCTTCTTGTTTATGTTTGGCATAGCAATGTAACTTACCTCAGGGTCCATGAAGGCAGGCAGGGAGTTCTTCAAGTAATCGTTAGTGGGGGCGTGGTCGCTGTCAAATTGAAAAACAACATCATACTTGTCATATCCAACTTTGTCGTAAAAATACATCAGGTTGCCTTCCTTGCACTTTCTGCGAAGGGGCCAGTCAATATTATGGTAGCCATCAACACCTTCACGAGAACTGATGAACACTCCCTGCTCGGCGCACCACATCACAGTGTCTTCATGAGGCTTCTCATCTGCCAGCCACACGTCATAAGCACTGTCGGTGTTCTGGTTGAGCATTGCTTCAAGAGTTTTTTTCACAACAGACCAAGGCTCAGACGGAGCCTTGGTGACAATCATCGCTACACGTAGACCAGATACAGAGACAGACGTATCGACAACAGACATCTTGTGGTTTATGGTGATAGACCACAAGTGGAATACAATGTCAGAAAACAGAACAACAGAAAACAGAGACATCCACACCATCTGGGAGGCTTCTGCCTGCATGAAAGCATTGACAAAGAAATACACAAAATACCCATAGAATCCTAAGTTCATGACAAAGTGAAATCCCATCATCACTTTCTGACGAGGCGTTATAAGTGCTTTCATAACACGAGGGGTTTTGTCGGCGTCAGCCATTGCAAGAGTTTTAGAAAAAAATGAAGCCAGAGTGTTTAATATATCATTTTCATATCCAGGGTCAAATGACATCATTTCATCTTCAATCCTCTTGTTGGAAAGTATTCAGGGCCATAGGATATTGTTATCTCATCGCCCTTGTTGATAGGATTTGCAGCAATTATCCTGATCATCTTTAATCCACCAGTCAGTTCATGCCGTGCATTAGGAGTGCCCGAATGATTAAACAAAGCACCGCCTGCAAGGGGCAGGGCAGATAGTTTCCCTCTGCTAAAAAGGTAATCTTCTGTGGCTTTACCCCAGTCATCATTTGGTTTCACGAGGCATGGTGAGGCATCTATGAACTCTCCTGGCAAAAACTTTTTTCGAGCAAACATCCCAAAACCGCCAAGTTTTGACTTACCAATGGTAATTTTGTCATTATACATCATTGTGTATTTATTTTAAATATATCATTTTTTTCTCACAATTTCACGCATTTTCCTCTAGGCCCACAACGTTTTCCAATTGCCGCACAATCTATTCTGCATCGACCTTGCGCTGTTTTTTGTTGTTGCATTGTGCATTGTTTTGTTATAGGGTTGTATTCAAGACCTCTGCGTCTGCATTCCATTTTACGCTGCTGAATATTTGCGATAATCTTGTCTTGGCGAATTCCCCGGCCATATACAACCGCACGTTCTGCATTTGACAAAGATCGCATGGGCGTTGGTATGTATGGAGTCCTTGGCTTCTGCATCTGCTTGGAGGGACTTGATAACTTCTTGGACTTCTGGAATGATCTGTCAACCGGTGACTTGGACTTCTGGAATGGTCTGTCAACCGGTGACTTGGACTTCTGGAATGGTCTGACAACCAGTGACTTGGACTTCTGGAATGGTCTGTCAACCGGTGACTTGGACTTCTGGAATGGTCTGACAACCGGTGACTTGGACTTCTGGAATGGTCTGTCAACCGGTGACTTGGACTTCTGGAATGGCCTGTCAATCGGTGACTTGGACTTCTGGAATGGCCTGTCAACTGGAGATGCTGTTCGTGGTATAATTTGTGAAGACATGTATGTTTTTGCGGCACTTGCTCGCAATACTGGCGATGAGGATTTTTGCTTTCTTTGAGATGTTGCGGACCGTTGACGAATCGTTTTACTTGTTTTCTGTTTAACTGGTTCTTGAATTATAGGAATGCCCCATAGTGCCGAACGAGCAGCGGGAATTTGGGTTCTCTGGTTCCGTGGCACTTGGTTCCACAATGATCTCAGGATCTTGTAATCAGGATTGTACCATGGAAAACCACGACCTTTCATCACGCGATCAGAGTAATTTATGAGACGAAGTTTGCCATCCACTGGTTTTTCTGTCCATATGTCGCCAAGGGTTTGGAATTTCCCTCTGGATACCATATTAGATATCCGTCTGGCAAGTACATCAACAAATGCAGGAGGCATTTTGAGAGCAAACCCAAAATCTATTATATGTACTTTATTGTTTCTGGTATCTATCATTATGTTCTCGCGGTGTAGGTCCCCATGGAGATAACCATCGAGCCACATACTGCAGATTGCACGTTCAACATCTACATAAAAAGTTGCTGGGATAGACTTTCCCTTTACAAATTTATTCAGTGACATATCCCCGGCAAGACCCATCACAGTTACAGATTCGTGTCTCCCTGGGGCACCATCTATGAACGACAGTTTGAAAGGTGGCACGTATTTTGAAACGCAAATTGGTTTTGATGCTCTTGGGACGGGTCTGCATTGGGCCGTGGACATTCTCTTGTGAACTATGTTCTCTCGAATGTTCTCCTGGTAAAATTCAGCATCTCTGTTTTTACTCTGCCGGGCTATTTTTATGACAACTTGTTCTCCCACACGGGGCATTGTTGTAACAATTCTCCCGCCTCCGTATGCCAAACCTTCCTGTAAACCGTTAATAACACTTGGGGTGATTTTTATGAGATATGCGGTTCCGTATACACCGCCTCCTATTTTCTTGGCCCCCAGTTTCAGGGGGTCAAACAGGAATGTCTTCCGTGCTTTTTGTTTTGCAAGTTCCAAAGCCTCTCTGATGGGGACATTGGCAAGTGCCTCTGCAGTTCTTATTTGGTGCGATGTATTAGAACCTGGTTGAGGAGTCAACACATATGACATTTATTAAATCGATTATTTTATTTTAGTTGCCAAAGTCGTCAAAATATGATATAAATAAAATTGTAGTAAGATAAATATTTATGACGACATTATCTCTCAAGAAAATAGGTTCTGGAAAATACTCTGACATTTTTCTGATCAATAGTAAAACTGAAAATTTTGCTATGAAAGTAAGTTATTACCGCGATGAGACAGTCAGACGTTTTATACAGAAAATTGCAGATGGAGATGACGCCGGAGCAAAGAAAGAAAAGGACAGAGATGCCGTATCTATTTCCTCCAGATTCTCTAAGATTGCACGGCAGCTAAAGAATATGCACATAACGCCACATTTTATAGAGTTGTATGACTCACGGGATGTTAAAAATTTTGTAGAGAAGATTCCACTTCTTTCAGCAAGAATAACAGAGCTAACCCCCTTACAACGTAAATATAATCATGTTTCTTTCATGGAGATTTTTGACACGGATATGACTGCATTCCTGAGAAAGATGTCATATGATGATGACTTTCTCAGGATGCTTATTTTCCAAGTTCTATACTCCATTGCTTCGGTACAGAGAATGATACCAGGTTGGAGACACAACGATCTTTCGACGAATAACATTCTTACCAAGAAGAAGAGAACCTCTTCTAGGTACAGAGTTGATGGCAAGTATTATTACACGAGTATGGAATATGTTATTGCGATTATAGACTATGATTTCGTCAATGCTGATGTCGAAAAACTACATAACCATCGTGTGCACAGTGGTCATTTCAAAGTCTTTCCTGACAAGAATGTTTCTTATGATTCGCACTTTTTTTTGAAGAGTGTTTTTAAATGCATTACAAGGCCTGTTTCCTCAAAAAGTGTTGGTATAACAATAGATTTTTTGAAAAGTCTTCAACTCCGGGAGAATGACAGACACGATGCAGAACTCGTAGAACTTGATCCTTTAAAAATTATAAATCACTCGTATTTTGACAAACTGTTAACAGAAACCTCATTTGATACAAAATTTTCGCTTCCTACTAAAAAAGAAATTGCTTAATTCTTCTCAAGTGCCTTTGAGAGACGGAACAGGACCTTGGACTGCTTCTCCAGAATGACAGTCTGTGCTTCGATTGCAAGTACGTGGCGGTCCAGGGTTTCTGAGATCTTGGACAAAATATCAGCCATTGTAGATCCCTCAGAGGATACAAAGATACCACCAAGGACATCAACCACACGCTCCACAGAGTTGCCTATGTCATCAACACGGATGAAATCACCATCGTCCTCCTCGTTAAAGTCAAACTCCTCGTCATTGCTGTCATCGTCAAGGCTCTCTTCCTCAGATAGATATTCGTCAATCTCCTTGGCAGGAGTGATCTCCTCGATGAGGTCATCCACTTCAATGATGCTGTTTGCTTCAATGCTAGCCATAGTTGATATGAAAAAATATTTTATTTTATATTTTTTTACGTGATTCTATCAACTATTCTTTTTGCGGAAACTTTCCTATGGGAATTTTCCTATATGCCAGAGAATAGAAGCACTCGATGTCAAGAGACATTATGGGATATAGTCCATGTCCTTGAACAAAGAAGGTCCTTTGTAAACTTTTATCTTTGGTTCCGCCACTTGCCTTTCAAAGAATGTATCATCATCAACAACATCGGCGACATCATTGTCCATAGTATCTAATTCCGAAATGACGGAACCTTCAATGTCGTCATGCTCTGAAACTTGTGAACTTGACAATAGCGACCCATCCACATCTGCGTCAGAAATGCCTTCCGCGTCATCTAGCACAGCTGCCGCTTCCTCCATCATATTTGCCCATTCTATGTCTCTTTTTCTGTACAACTTATCGATATTCTCGTACTTATCATCATCATCATCATCATCCAGGCCAGTAATTGCCATGAAGTCACCATCATCATCTTCAACATCCTTATACGAAGCTGGGAGAGGGTTTTTATCCACCTCCATGGGAACAAACTCAGAATACTCAATGTCTTTTTCCTCTCCGGGTTGAACAGGCGCTTTCTTAGCCGCTCTTGGCTTCCTTGGCTTCTTTTCGAGGGATTTTGAAGCTGATTTCTTATCATTTTCTTTGGGAGGTTTTGTTTTTACACTCTTCTTCTGTACAACACAGGGGATAATCGAGGAAATGTCCTGATGTTCCTTCCCGTGGACGCGAATGAGTGCAGACAACATTAGACACCACAAAGAAAATAATTATACATAAAAAGTGGTTGGTCGATATAATCACATTGCGCAAGACTTGGACTTGAACATGATGTAGAACAGAATATACAACACGCCGAAGAACCACGCAAATAGTGCGGATAGAATGCGGATGAAACCGGGTTCGCCCACAGAGCAATTCCATGACAGATATGCGGCATATGCGCTGATGGCAAGGGACAGGATCAGCTGTAGCATCTTCATGAAGGAGAAACCCTTCTTCTCAACTATAACTATCTTATCACCTTTGTACATCTTGTCGGTGTAGGTCTCCATAGGCTGCTCCAGGGCCTGAGTTAACAAAAAGGCATCCATGGTAGGTGTATACACTATAAAAACATTTTTCCGCAGAATGTTTTTTGTCGATATACATTTATATCGATAAAAGTTAAAAACTTTCTACAACACAATGGCCGTGATAACCATAAACCACGCCCAACCACACATCACCTGCGCCGTCATCAACCACCTAGCGAGAGAATTCTTCGCCGTTACATCACCCATGGCATTTGATTGCAACATCACGCTGGCTACAACACTGTTCTCCCAGTTTTTGTCCTTGTTCTCCTCGGTGACTTCAAAAAGCTCCTTGTAACCAATGAGAGCATACACGACGGCAAAAGCAGCCATACACAAAAGAGCATATATAACTGGAGCAACGACGGCGCGACTTGTCACCTTCGAAGCAAATTTTTGCATTGCAGGACCCGTGAAGGCACCCATCAGCGACGATAGTAGTTTAGGAGTCATATACACATAACCAACATTTTATATCGACACACATCAGTATAAAATATTCATCTGGGATATACATGGTAGAATGACTACCATCGTCGCCAACATCCTGTCCTCGGCCAACAACATGTCTTCCGAGTCTGAGATTCCCACTCATTTTGTTCGCAACGTGATTGACAATCTACCGGTTGATAAGACCAATAAGTGGCAGGTGAAGGAGAATGCCCTGACTCTGCTCGCCAAGATTGCGGAGAACGTCCCGGAACAAGTTTCCCACTTCCTCCCCGAAATTGTTCCTATGTTGTCGGAGTGCATGGTAGATCTCCGCCCTTCGGTGAAGGTAGCTGCAAAGACTGCTCTCATCAAGTGTTGTGCGTCCATCGGCAACAAGGACATCGAACCATTCATTGCCCATCTGATCGCTGCAATCTCTGATAGCAGTCAGGTCCCGGAATGCGTCCATCAGCTATCTGCAACCACATTCGTCCAGACCGTTGATGCTCGCACTCTTGCTGTCCTGGTACCTCTGCTATGCCGTGGTATTGTGGACCGCACTACCGTGGTGCGCCGCAAGACCTGTGTCATCATCAACAACATGGCCAAGCTCGTGGAGGATCCTGTTGATGCTTACGACTTCTCAGATAAGCTCATCAATGACGTAAAGAATGCGATGGAGGGGATGTCCAACCCAGAGGCACGCGCGGTGGCAACCAAGTGCTATGACTATCTATACAACCTCCATCAGACTTTCTTTTCCAAGGTGAGTTTCGAGGACATCAAAGGTGCGGTTGCTAGTGTGTGTCCCAAAAATGCTGACATCATTTCTGGGGTCGTAGACAGTCTACTCCGCCACAAGGAAACTGATATGTCTGCGTGGTCAGAGGCACTTTCCAACTTTGCGGATAGCGACACAATTTGCCAACTGTTTGAGAAATTCAAGCCAGAGGCAAAGGACGAAGCAGAGAAGGAGACTGAGCCAGGTGAGGATCTGTGTGACTGTGATTTCTCGCTCGCATATGGTGGGAAGATTCTGCTAAACTCTACCCGCCTCAACATCAAGCGTGGCAACCGGTATGGTCTCATCGGTCCCAATGGAGCGGGTAAGAGCACTCTAATGCGCGCCATTGCAAACGGTCAGCTGGAAGGATTTCCTAACGCATCTGAGGTAAGGACAGTGTATGTAGAGCACGACATCGACTCCTCTCTCTCGGATAGCACTGTGTTCGACTTCCTAACGTCTGACAATCAGGTTATGGAAATCAGCTCTCCTGAGGAAATCATCCAGAAACTGGAGGCCAATGGTTTTGATGAAAGAATGCGTAATCTGCCAGTAGGTTCTCTGTCGGGTGGTTGGAAGATGAAGCTGGCCCTCACTCGCGCCATTCTACTGCGTGCCGATGTCCTACTGCTTGATGAGCCAACCAACCACATGGACACCACCAACGTAGCCTGGCTAGTGTCCTACCTAACCAGTCTGAAGAATGTTTCTTCCCTCATTGTCTCTCACGACTCTGGCTTCCTAGATGCCGTGTGCTCTGCCATCATTCACTATGAGCAAAATCTGAAGCTCTCCAAGCACATCGGCAACCTGTCTGCTTTCGTGGCAAAGCGCCCTGAGGCGGCCGCCTACTATGACCTGAAGGACGCCACCGCCAAGTGGGAATTCCCTGAGCCAGGGTTTCTGGAGGGCATCACATCAAAGGATCGCGCAATCATGAAGCTCCGTGGCGTCTCCTTTGCTTATCCCAATGGCCCCAACATCTTCAGCAGTGTCAACTCGCAGGTTTCTATGAACTCACGGATTGGTGTCATTGGACCCAATGGTGCGGGTAAGTCTACCCTAATCAAAGTCCTGACTGGCGAGACCCAGGCCACTGAGGGGTCCGTTTGGAAGCATCCCAACATGCGGATGGCTTACGTCGCTCAGCACGCTTTCCACCACATCGAGAACCACCTGGACATGACTCCTAACCAATACATTCAGTGGCGCTATGCAAGTGGGCAGGATCTGGAGTCGGTGGATCGCTCTGAACGCAATGCCGCCGATACCGCCAAGATGTATGAGGTCAAGGTCATCGATGGTGTCAAGAAGTCTCTCGACCGCATTGGAGGCCGCAGGAAGCTAAAGCGCTCCTATGAGTATGAGGTGTTCTGGAAGAATGACGAGACCTCAACTTGGATTGTCCGCGAGACCCTGGAGCAGCTTGGCTTCCAAAAGCTCCTCAATGACATCGACGCCAAGGATGCCGCTGCCAATGGTCTGCTAGGGAAACCTCTGACTGCCAAGAATGTTGAGGACCATATGACCAAGCTGGGTCTGGACCCCGAGTTTACAACTCACTCTCGCATTCGCGGTCTTTCTGGAGGCCAGAAGGTCAAACTTGTCATCGGAGCAGCTCTGTGGCAACACCCTCACGTGATCGTTCTCGACGAGCCTACCAACTATCTGGACCGCGAGAGCCTGGGCGCTCTGAGTGCTGCTCTGGACACATTTGGCGGCGGCGTCGTAGTCATTTCTCACAGCACAGAATTTGTCAAGTCTGTGTGCTCCGAGATGTGGACAGTGGGGGGAGGCAAGGTTGACATCACAGGTCAGTCTGCAGCCACCCTAGAGGCGGCCAAGATCGAGCTCAAGCGGGAGACCGAGTACACTGATGCTCTTGGTAACACCCACAAGGTAAAGGAAGAGAAGCGGGAGCTGACTCGTCAAGAAAAGAAGCAACGCGCTAAGTCACGGAAGATGCGGAAGGCGCGTGGCGAGGAGGTGTCTGACAGCGAGGATGAGTACTAAATTAGTTCGCAAATGCTAGACCGCCCATACCTGCTGCCACGCGTAGAATGTTGTAATTGGGCGCATAAATCTGGAAACGACCGGAGGGCAAGTTGGGGTTGAGAACCATCTGGAGCTGGGCAGAGTCGTAACGGGTAAAGTTGGCACTGCCATTGGGCTGCTTGGAGTCAATGTCCTCTAGGGCAAAGGAATACAGATAGATACTCTTGGAGGGGGTGCGCAGACTGTGCTGATAGGGCTGGACAAGACGGAAATAGGCACCGGGGCGCGCGGAGAAACGCTCGCTTCCGTTGATGAGCAGAGTCATGGACTCAATAATCTCAGCGCCATCATCCCCGGGTATTTGATAGTTGAAGATATCGTTGCCATTCACAGCATCACCTTGTTCGTATGAGCTGGCAGCCTGATATGCTATAATAAGACACTTGACGGGGTGATTGAAGTTCAGGGTGAATTTCCGGTTTGTCGTGCCATTAGGTGCGCTGGGGGCAGTCACCGGTTCAGAACCCTGCCACTGGAGCTGTGTCACCAGATATTCATGCTGAATCTCGGACATCCTAATGCGCTCAGGGGCGTCGAGGAAAATGTAATCGCAGTACAACTTGAAGTTAGAGATACTCAGAGGGTTGGAACCAACCATAGAAGTCAGACTCGTCACGGGATAATTGCACCGAACACAGTTGAGATAATTATTGATGTCAAAGTTGAGCTTGAGATCGTGATAACTCAGAGCCACAAGGGGCATATACTGACCGGGGTTCAGGTTGTAACAGAACTTCAGAGGAATGTAGTATGTCCCACCCCTTGCCTGAGTCACATCCCAATTGTTATTGTAGTACGCAGGATCGTACCGGCCAACCATCTGGTTATAGCCTTGCAGATGCTCAGAAGTCTCGGTGAGCTCCGACCAAATGTCCCACCACTCTGAGTAATGCTTATCGATGCGCTGACCACCAAGCTGCAGCTCAATAGAGTTGAAGAGCGCAAGACCAACGCCGTTCACATATCGGAGGTTTGAAGTGGGAATGCTCACGTTGGAGAGTGTCGAGGAGTTCGCCATTCCATTTCCGGTGAATGTCATGTAAGGCCATGTTATGATGTTGCCAGAATAAGCAGCAGTGTTTGCCATATTGGCAGTGTTTGCACTGGCGTAGTAAATACCATTCAGGTTGGCTGCAACAAGGTTAGAATATGCCGCGCCATTTCTGGTTTGCCAGTAGTTACCAGATGTATCTGTAAACAAACTTGTGTTTGCAATCACGTTTGAAGCGTTTTGGAGAGTAGACGAACCAGGAGATATGGGGGGAGTGGGGGTGATGTTATACCCAAGAAGGGATGGCAAAGTTACCTCGATCCAAATAGCGCCTGCAAGGTCTCCGTTCCTAGAAATTGTGCACGTAGGAAACTTTCCAAAATCTGTTGTACCATCCATGGACTGCTGGATGGATTCCATCGCAAAGTTGGTATACCGTCTGTAAATCGCCTTGAAGAATGTGATTTGGGGGTTTCCAGTGAGGTATACATCCTGGGCGCCATAAGACACAAGCTGAGAAATGGCACCTGGCATGATTGCTTTTATTACTATGACTTTTTTTATTTATGTGATTTTTAACGTCTATCGATATAGTCACAGTCTATTCTTAAGTTTATCGGCAACAATCTTCTCAAGACAAACAGGTTCTTTCACGGTAAGAGTGAGACATAAATGGCTTTCTCGGAGCCTGTGTTTTGCACAAAAGGTCTTCTTGTCATCACAGGGGCACGAGAATCCAAGAACGCCAACCCGTTTACCACATACCGAACAAAGCAATGTCATTTAATTATATTGCCATTAAAAAATGAACTCGTCAGTTCTGAAAAGCAGCGCAATTATGTTGGCATTGGATTTTTTCTGGATATGGTTGATCGCCGGGAAGATGTTTGCGCAAATGACAGAAAATATACAACAAACCAAGATGACCGTGAGACCGGTGGGAGCGCTGGTTGCATATGCGGCAATGATATTGCTATTTAACACATTTATACACCAAAATACCAAAGATATCGAAGCATTCTTGCTAGGCGCTCTTGTGTACGCAGTTTACGATGGGACAAATTATGCCCTCTTTGAAAAATGGGACGCCAAGACAGCCTTCATAGACATTATGTGGGGTGGAACTTTGTTCTATATCACTAAAAAACTAACATTTGATATCACACTTTCATCTTCATAGTGTTGGTAAGGACATTCACATTCTTACCCAGTTTGCGGCGTATGCCAGTGTTCTCTACAAAAAACTTACCTGCGGGCAGTAAAATTTCAAATTCTCCAGCCTCGGTAAAGGAGTTTACTATACACAATGCCAAACATTTTGTTCCCTTTGGAAGTTCAATCCTCATTATCCTTCCAGAACCCTTATTTGACTCAGAATACGCCCCCGCATACTCCATGCTGAAAGATGTGCTCGACGGTTCCTTTGTCTGGACAATCTTCTTTGAACCAATGAGATTTGTAAGAACTCCGCGAAACACAGTCATTTTCTTCGTAGTTGCGGGACTACCGGCAAACAACCTTTTCAAGTCACGGTTGTATGTGACAAGGGCCATCTTGAGGGCGCGGTCACTGAAGTCGTTTCCCCGGAGAAGCATCTGGAATGCTACGTATCTTGTCCCGAGAGGAGTCTTCTTATCAACAAACAAATTACGCACGTACTTCCTATGGTCAACATCGGTGAACATTTCCTTTGACATGCTCTTCTTACCAAACACAGTGGTTCCACGATCCACGAGCGTTCTCATCTGGGGAAATAGCGGGGCCAGCTGACTGTCTTGCACTATCATTTTCAGCTCCTTGGAGCCGGGAAGTTTGCCAGAACGTAGAAAGGGGGTGATCCACTGGTGACTCCGGACGGTGAATGATATGAGAGTATACAAATCATCATTATCAAGTTTCATAAAGTAAGCAGCCTGTGCCTGTAACCACGAATTGTCCATCGGTTGCGTTCCAAATTCCTCTGGAGAAACTGTGTTTATCTTAAATGTGATGTCACGCTGTCCCCGCATGAATCCAGTATCACTTGGCATCAGTCGGATTTGCGGAATTGTCACGGAAGTCAACATTTACTATACTATACTAAATAAAAAATGTTTACAATACATAAATGCTTAAGAAGATTGTTGCCATTGCCAAGGATAACTGGGTGTTCATCGCAATTGCCCTTCTGGTTGTTATCGTTGCTTCTTTTTTCTTCGGAGGAAGTGACAGCGAGATAACAGGGTGCTCTACTTGCTCTGCCGGTGACGCGGGCGTCCTCCTGGACACAGAACTTTCAGGATGTTCTACATGCTCGGAGGGAGATGCGGGCGTGCTCCTAGATACCGAAACATCTGACACGGAGATGTACAACATGCCAGATGATTACTATGATTCGCAGATGGAGATAGCGGACACAATCGCAGAAGTGAATCACAATCCAAGCGAAATTGATGCAGTCACAGAAGATCGCGAAGAAGAAAATGAAGTTGTCGTAGACCCCACCGACTATGCTGATCAATCAGATGACCAAATTGTCGCTGATTTCTTTGGCGATGAGGAGGATGACATAATTGAAGATGATGCCGAGTTAGACTACGCAGAGAGAGAACGCATCAGGAAGATCCGTTTCATGCCTTTGGACATGGATATGGCCGATGGCTCATTCACTCTTTTATAAATTTCCCGATTCCTTGGTTAGAACAACCCAAGACCCTCGTCTGCACACCACTTTGGTATCATTTTTCACAAGTTTCTTTATGAATGATATCACATCAAATGCGTAAAAAATCATTTAACAAAAACGTATATTATTATATCAAATGTTTTGCTGGCCTAAACCCACTCTCATAGAGGAAGGAAAGATGTATGGGAAAATATTCAATATGGTAGAGTCTGGAAAACTAGACTTCGACGAGTTTCAGGAACATGTGAGCAATCACCAGGAGTACAGCAACAAGAGGTACATGTTCTGGACACAGGCACTTCTTTCCGGAAGTCTTGTTGCGTTCAGCGGAACCATGCTTGCCATCCATGGTATAGATGCTGCATACATGTCTCTTATCTCTGGCATTCTGGGGTACTGGCTACCCACCCCCCTGAGCCAACCAGGAGGGTTTACAAAGCCAAAGGTTGTTTCAAAAGAAATTCAGGAACAAAGAAAGAAAGTCGCAAGTCTGATCAAAGAGAATGAAAAACTAAAATCCAAACTTCAGCCAGCAAACGACCTTGAACAAGGACTTCTAGAAGATGCCTGAGTATATCGTCAAAAAGTAAATAAAAGTAGTTCTAAGTGTGTATGATAAAAATGTTCAAACTAGCTCTCAAAGACGTGCCTCGTGCCATGGCATTCACTGCGCGCACTTTTGTTGCCCAGGAGCCTACTTCCGTGGCTCTTAAATTTACCACTTGCGATTTTGTCACCTCATTTGCAGATGTCATGACAAAGTCTATTGAAAGCGGTCTTTCCTTCGCGGTGGAAGATGATAATGGTGATATTGTAGCACAGTCTCTGAGTATTGATTATGACACCTTTGCGGTGGCAAATTATGGTCATACGCGGGAATCTGCCCCAATGTTTGACCTATTCTCCAAACTCGATGCTTATGTCCCAAACAAGGAGTGTGTTGTGGTGTTTGCTATTTCCTCTGAGGTTCAAGGAAAAGGTCTTGCATCTGCTCTCTTGTCTTCTACCATAGAAGAAGCAAAACGTGGCGGATACTCCATGGTATTGGCAGACTGCACTAACTTCAAAAGCCAGAACCTGTTTTCCAAGTTTGGCTTTTCTACAAAGGTAGAAATCAATTATAAGAACTACGAATACGGCGTCACCAAACCATATGCATGTATCAATGATACACGAGGTATTCAACGTATGGTGCTACACATTTAATCAATACTTCATAAGATGTTCAAGATATTCTGGCTCATATCCCATGAGCCAAGCGCAGAACTTTCCAGAGAGATAGGCATTCATTTCACCACCCTCGCAGAACTTAACCTGTGTGTGAAGATTGTTTTTCTGTCGTTTTGTAAGAACACGAGAACCCTTTGAAGACTTGTGATAACAGAAAGCAGGAGTGTTCCAGAATGGCAGATTGTAAGCCTCCCGAAGAATGTTATCATCATTTGGCACAGAATGAACCTCTGGAATTACTCCGGGTGTGAGTACGATGTTCAGTTTTGGAATTGTCTGTTGTGCAACTGCTTTCTTGAACATAACACCATCGGTGGCATATCCACACTTGACAATAACATCGCGATCTGTCACTGGTTCACCTTCAAGCGTCATGTCTAGCATGCTTTCAAAAGAGTGGCGAACCTGAGTAGGAACAACGCTGTTTCCCATGAATTTAATCAGACGCCTGTTTTCACGAGTATCTGTTTTTTCTTGCTTGCTGGGAGGCTGGCTAGTCCAGTCAAACTTGTCAGCATGAATCTTAGGTATGTCGACAGTAGTGCCCTTCTTATAGGCAAGACAGAACCACCGATATCTCTGATGATGCGCACCAATGAGACTATCGTTAGAACGACATGTGAACCACCGGCAATCATAACCAATGTGAGAGAGCTCCGAAATCACAACCTTCAAGTTTTTCAACTGAGCCAACACATGACTGTTTTCAAGGAATATGTAGGTAGGGTCGCACTCCCGAACAACACGAACAACCTCGGTGAACAGACCGGACGCCGCGTGTTCAAAACCTGTTCCCTTACCAGCAGTGCTGAAACCAGTGCAGGGCCAACCTGCGGTTACAATGTCGACAATGCCTTTGTATTCACTGGCATCAAATTTGGTGATGTCTCCATGAACAGGTTTGTTCTTATGTTTCAGAAACTCAGATGCTTCAGTTTCATATTCGACAAAGGCATGTGGTGTAACATAACCACGAAGACCGTGAGTAATACCTCCTACACCGGCGAATAGTTCAAGAGCATTCATTTAAGGTCCCCATTCTTTTTATTTTTTAGATTTTGACGCGGCACTTGGACAAGAACCAACAAGAGTGTCTTTATCCTGCAAAACAAGGTCTATGGGCTTATTTATATCTTTGGCATATTCTCTGCGAATTAACCATAGAGAAACACCGTGAATTGTTTTTTTGTCTATCTTGGTCTTTGCTGCTGCCGTTGGTTTGACAAAGAAAATTGGTTGATATTCTGCCGGTAGTTTGTCAAGATGACCATTCAGAAGAGACTTTTCCGATGATGACATTACAATTGTATTACCAGTCTGCTCTATGACCTTTGGATCACCTATAAAGATAATGTTAGCATTATTTCTTCCATAAGCCTTTCCATATTCAACACCAAAAATTGACATGTTTTTCAATATATCAGATTGTACTTTGCCCCACACACGCAAGCTTTTGCCATTCTTATACCTGGGCCAACACAATCCAGTTTCATTGGTCTTGACTAGTTCAAGCATCTTATTCTTGAATGATTTTATCTCTCTTTCAGCATTTTTTTGCGTGAAATAACTCACATCGGCGGATATGTCTGCGTATTGCATATAATCTGGTTGCTTATGAGATATCCATGCCAGATCAATCTTTTTTCCATCCACTCTTGTGAACAACGCAATGTCAGCCTTAGATGTGACAATTCTTCCAAGCTCTTCAGATTTTCTAATATGAGGAGACAATGCTCTACTATCAAATAAAACTCTTGCACCATACACATTTGGTATAATCTTGGATACATTTCCATACGTGTCTCTAAGGATAACATTCTTGGGAGTAGCAAAGTGTTTGTTAAATTTATTCACAAAACCAACCTCATGCTTCTTTGTCTTTGTTTCAATAGCCGGTGTCATTTTAGTCTTTCTGTAAATGTTAGTATTTACTGCGGGAGACCGGATATATTTTAATGTTGGTACAGGTGATAATGGTGTTCTTCTAACAAGTGGGGTGTATCTCACCGGAGATTTTACTTCTTTTTTCGGAAAATAAGAAGTAATTAGTTTTTTAGAAGAAGAACTCTTTGCAGGAGAACTCTTCACAGAAGAACTCTTCACAGGAGAACTCTTCACAGAAGAACTCTTCACAGGAGAACTCTTTGCAGGAGAACTCTTTGCAGGAGATTTCTTTGCAGGAGAACTCTTCTTGGGATAAGTTTTGAGTTTTACACCTAATATTTTTGCCATGTTTTCCACCTTTGTCTTCTTTTCAAACGTAATTCCACGCTCTCTGGCTTTTTTCAGAAGAAGCTGTTTTGTCATCAGGATCTCATTTTCCAAACTTGACTTCGAAGATACAGCAGGAATATCTATTGAATCTACAATTCTACGCATTCTGTTCATATTATTCTTAGTTGGAATCGGTGGATACTGCATATTTATATATGTATATATAAATTATGAGAGCTGCACATATGAGAATGGCAAAGGAGAGTGACATGTGTCGTAGGGAAAATGATAAGAATATTGCCGTTATCCGGAACTTTTTTTTGCGTATCTTCAATTGCCATTTGACCCAGAGAAACTGTAGTCTATAAATAATAAGTGTAATTTTCAAAGAGTATATATTTTTCTAAGAAATGGATGTGCTGTTGGAGAACATACCAACAATAATAAATATCCTGGATAAAACTTCAGATGAAACAAAACTGACAAGTGTGATGGATAGTTTTAAATCTCTTGACATACATGTTAAGATGGAGATTCGTACATCTCTAGAATTTTATGAGGATAATAATCTAGAAGTAGAAACTCTTATGATTGTCTTTGACAAAGATGTTTGTATGCATGTGAGTAAATATTTTATGGAATGGTATGATGTTCAAACATTGTATCCAAGATATGATGGTGGTTATACAATAAAACTCATAGAAAATGGTGATAGAAATATTTACAAAAAATTCTGTCAAGAAAAACAATGGGTTGGGAATGATTATTACAATAATACTCCACAAGAGTTTACAATGGAAGAACAGAGATTGATTGATATACTAAACTCAGAAATTCCAAAGAGATGGTATGAATGGATATACTGATTTTTTTTAGTGGTATATATCAATGGTATGCTCTGTAAAATTATTTGCGAACCAGTGGAACAAAACCAGGCAAAGTACGGCTTCCCTTGTCTGATGCGAGAACTGGACGGGCAAAAGCCGCCTCGCCTCCCCCAGAGTAAGGACGGCTGGCATCACGAACGTACAGGGCATACGCGCGAACACCTGGAAGTATCTGCTTGAGAGATTCGGTTATCACCAGTTTGTTCAGCTTGGCAAGAGACGCATTGAAATTGTTAGGATCATATGTACTGTCCTGGATGTAAATACCAGTCATCATCTCAACCAGAATACCCTCATCCTGGGGGCCAATCACAAAACCAGTGTACCGCTTTGTCTCAGTCACAAGCTTGTTCTGGATGAAATCAATGTTTTTCCTGGAGAAAAAGGTTGTGTTGAACTTACTAGGAGTCTCGTGGAGAACACGCAGAGCAGCAGTCACAGTGGGCTCGAGATTATACTGATCAGCAAAGTTCCCAGAAATTCTGTAGGGGTCGGAAGTAGGAAATGACATGTTCACTATGAAATCCTGAACGTTCTCCATTATATTTATCTAATCATATTATTTTATTTAACCAAAAGGACCAATTTGTCCGGGGGGTTTCATTTTCCTTACAGGTGAATACAAACCTCTATTTCCCCATGATTTTGATTTCTGCTTTGGGAGAGACTGGGGTCTTTGCTTTGGACCTATCGGCCTGGGATACATAGGTCTGGTGTTGTAAGGACCTATTGGTTTTGAATACGGGGTTTTGTAACCCTTTTTCCCAGACCTAAACCCTCCAGGTGGCATTGGGGGAGCCGTAGGAACTGGCGATGGCGACCGTGGTTTCATCACAGGTCCTATTGGCTTTGAATACGGGGTTTTGTAATCTTTTTTACCAGACCGCTGTTTTGCTTGTTGTTGCTGGGGGGTTGGTGTCTTGGGGCCAGACATCTTCTTTTGCTTTCTTGCAGCTCTCAGAGCAGCATTCTCCCGTGCCTTTCTCTCAGCAGCTGCGCGGCGCTCGGCCTCTATCTGTTTCTGCCTCATCTTTTCTTGTTGTTTCTGCTGTTGTTTCTGGCGCCCAAGTTCTGCGCGTTTCTTTTTCCATTCACTTGACCTTGAATTCTGAATTTTTATCCGGTTTGTCTGCTCCGCCTTTGCAGTATTCAAACGGAATTTAAGCTGCATGTTCTGACGCTGTTTCTGAAGACGCGCCTTCACTTCAGGAGGAGCGCTCGCAATTTTCCTGTTGAGAGCAGCAATCTTCTTAGAATGAGTAGTTTGCAGCATTTTCAGCTGCTGCTTGCGAGACTTTGCGTCCACCACGGCAGCACGCTTCAAAATATTCCCAACGTCTCTCGAAATAAAAGTGGTCTGGCCAGGGGTGCACTGAGAAGGGTCCACGCTGCAGGGAATCACACGGCCAACGCTTCCATCCTTCATTGACTGCAGAGGATACTTCTTGACATCATACTTTTTCTTCGCCTCAAATTTCCCCTTCTTGTCCATCTGCGCGCGATTATACTTGTAATCCAAACTTGTTCCCTTCTGACCCGGGACCCTGCTTATCTTTCCATTGCGAGAACGAACGGTAGACTGCAGTTTATCAACGATGAAATAAGGCATCCTGTACTTTTTGTAATACTGGACATCGCGAGCCGCATTTTGTTTTGAATATGGAAGCAGACTCAGCGTGCGGTCATCAATATCATACCCGTAACCGTGATACTTCCTGAGCGCATATCTGCGAAGATCGGAACCCTTTTCCTGTTCCAGTTTTGTCGTGGAAACAACCTTCCAAGAACCAGGAAGTCTAAACCCACCGATACAAGCTTTGATGTCTTCCTCTGCATCCTGAGCAGAGTATTTTTGAGGGGGAAACTCGTTGATATTCTTAACTTTGTAAAGCTCTTGGAGTACCCACACACGCCGATCCGCATACGGAGGAATGCGGCTGCACTTTGACTTTGATATGTCTGCGACTCTGACTGTTCTTCCTGTACCTCCTGTACTGCCAACGTTTCCCATTTGTATTTACATCATATTTTTTATAATGGCTCGTATAATAGCTTAAGAAATCTTGTATTGTAAAAGATAATATGGATGCTTCTCTACTGAAATCCAAGAAACGTGGCAAATACTTTCAGCTAATGTATGATGAGAAGCCAATAGAAATACCGTTCAAGAATTGCCTTGTGGTGCGACCAGTGTACGACAAATACATCCGTCTGGACATTTCTCTTGCCGATGGAAACAAGGGCAATCTGTTGCTTATTCATAATTACATCAAAAACAGTGGCAAATCGGATTTCTCTCCTCTAAAATATGCAGCCGAAAACAACTCGTGGTCCGACATTGTTTGCAAGATTTCAAATGCATCATGGGAGCCTTACGAACAGTATCTCAACTCCGGAGACCCAGTCGATGTTGTTTTCACTGTGTCTGCTTTTGGTAACTTCGGTTTCTTCCTTACAATTAAACACATCACCAAGAAAATCACTTGATGTGCTGGATGATGTACTCCCCATCATCATACATCTCTTCATACGTTCCATTGAACACACGGCCAAATTTTTCATGCTGCGTCTTTGGATATGCTATATAAGGTACTTTCTCGGCAAGAAGTCGGCCAAAATGATAGCAAAAATAATCGTCATGAGTTCCAATGATTGCGATATCAACCTTTGGAAATTTATACACATACGGGCTGGATACAAGTTCTCCTTGCAGCGTTTTGTTTGTTATCTCCCTGCCGCACAGAGCAGGTGAAATGTTTTTAAGGCTTGGGTAGTCGTTGAATACGATGTGGTGATTGACACCAACTCTGTAAACTGATGCGCCATTGGCAGCCTTTTTGTCTAGGTATATCTTTACAAACATATGGTTTATTACAATGTGTTTGACTACACTCGGAGATTGTCGATATAACTTAACAAATTTTCTCTATAGGTTAACAACACAGAATGGATATACAAGACATCCTTGAAGAAGCAGAGAAAGTTGCTGCATATATGAATGCAAATACACCTGTCACAGTAAGTGAAGATAATCTAAGGTCACTTCTTAATAACTATTTTGAAAAAAATAGGTCCATATTAGTTATAGATAGTGATAGTGTATACACACTTTGTGACTGTAAAAATCAAATTACATGTCAGTGTGACTGTAATGTATATTTAGATGTTTATGGAAAAGAATTAAGTGTAGCTATAAGCACAAGTGATATATTTGGTTATGGAGACGGACCAAATGGAGTCGGAGGATGTTATGTATCCAAGAAAGGTTCACGTTTTTTTGTAACATCCATTTTTGATGATAATTGTGATGATGTATGGCATCACCAACATAAATTTGAAGACTATTTGTATCAACAAATTTAGTCTATTATATACTATCACAGTTTTTCTTTGTATCTCTCAAGACCATCAAATCTCTCATCAACAAACTTGGTGATTTCTGCAACAAAGTGAACCTGGCTCGTGAAATAAAGGTTGCCAAAGGCGAAGCTTGCTACGCCACCGCCGAGGTCATCAGGTGAAATCCAGGGCATGTGGGTTGCCGCCAAGATAAGCACACCAATTATTACACAAAACTGTATGAGCAAAGATAGACCTGTGATGAGAGGACCGTCTCGAGGGAACTTTCTGTGAATGTAAAGATTGATTTGCTTGTTTACAATTCCTGTAATGATGCCAAGGAACAGACCAATCGCAGCAAAAGCAGCTATAGTCCAATGAGGTAACTTTCTCATATTTTATATAAGTACGCCATATTTTTATTATCATGCAGAGCAAGCAATACACTCGTCAACAGTCACCGCGATAGCATTTGCCGCGGGCTTAGATCTGACATAATACACAAGTGTTTTAAGACCCTTCTTCCATGCGTAGAACAGCATAGATGTCATAGACTTCAGTGTGGGAGTGGCCAGGAAAAGGTTCATGCTCTGCGTCTGATCGACAAAGGCACCACGATCAGCAGCGAGGTCAATCACTGTCTTCATAGAGATCTCCCACGATGTCTTGTACACTGCCTTGACATCAGGATGAATGCCAATAACCTTCTGGATAGACCCTCCGTTGGCAATAATCTGGTTCTTCATTGTCTCGGACCAAGTCCCACGAGCAATGAGCTCGCGGACAAGGTAAGAGTTGACAACGGGGAACTCACCAGCGAGAGTGCGACGGCTGTAAATGTTCGAAGTGATGGGTTCGGCTGCCTCAACAGACCCGCAAATCTGAGCAGTAGATGCGGTAGGCATAAGAGCAGTCGTCAGAGAGTTCCTCACACCCTTCTTGACACGCGATTCGAGACCCGCCCAGTCCAGAGCAGTCTGAGGTGTAACACCCCAGAGATGATACTGCATGATACCCTTGCTGGCAGGAGACCCCTCAAAGGTGGGATGGGGGCCATGCTCATCAGAGAGCTCGCAAGATGCCTCAACAGCAGCAAAGTAAATGTGCTCGAAGATCTCACGGTTGAGCTTGCGAGCCTGCTCAGAGTCAAACGGCATCTTCAGCTGGAAGAACACATCCTGCAGACCCTGTACACCTACACCAACGGGGCGACGACGCTTGTTGCTCGTCTCTGCCTCGGGAACCGCATATGCCATCACATCAATGCTCCTGTCCAGGTTCTTCGTGAGAACCTTGACATGCTTGCGGAGGTCCTCAAAGTCAAATGCATCATTCTTGACATAGTTCTTGAGCACGATGCTACCGATGACACACACTGCAGTCTCCTCCTTCGAGGTGTACTCGACAATCTCAGCACAGAGGTTACTGCCCTTGATGGTGCCCGCATTAGACTGCATGTTCTTGGCATTGACACTGTCTTTGTTGAGGACATATGGCATACCCGTTTCAATCTGAGTGGTGACCATGGTGTTCCAGACATCGCGAGCCTTCACCACGCGCTTTGCCTTCCCCTCAGACTCATACTTGGTGTAAAGCTCTTCGTATTCCTTGCCATATACATCAGACAGGCCAGGGCACTCGTGAGGGTCAAGTAGAGACCACTGGGCATCAGTCTCCACGCGCTTCATGAATAGATCATTGACCCACATTGCGTAAAACAAGTTGCGGGCGCGCAGGCTCTCCTCACCTTGATTACGACGGAGGAGCAGGAAGTCCATGATGTCGGGATGATGGGGTTCCAGATACACAGCAAAGGACCCCTTCCTGCGTCCCCCCTGGTTGGCGTAGGCAGATGTGGTGTCAAACACCTTCAGCATAGGCACGATGCCATCGGACTCACCATTGGTTCCGCGAATCTCAGCCCCGCGCCCGCGAATGTCGCTCATGTGGAGACCAATGCCACCGCCATACTTGGACAACTGGGCAACGTCTCCAAGGCACTTGAAGATGTCGGAAAGAGAGTCATTGCAGTGAACCAGGAAGCAGCTTGCCAGGTTTGCCTTCTTGAAGCCAGCATTGAAAAGAGTGGGACTCGCGTGGGTAAACTTGCGCCGGGAAAGAGCATCATATGTCTCCTTCACGCGTTCAATGTCAGAACCCCAGAGCGCAATGGCAACACGCAGATAGGTGTGCTGGGGGCGCTCGATGATTTTAGAGCCGACCTTGGTCAGATACAAACGCTGCATCGTGGAAAATCCAAAGTAGTCAAAGTCAAAGTCCCGATCATAGTCAATAAACCCCTGATATTGGTCACCATATGTACGGACAAGGTTCATGAACTCATCGCTCAGGAGGTGCTCCAGTTTGGTGTATGTATCAACAATGCTGTCAGAAGTCTGCTTCTGCAGGTTGGAAATAGCAATCCGAGCTGCCAGGATGCCGTAGTCGGGGTTCAGGGTGGTGAGCGAAGCAGCCTTGTCGGCAGTGAGGTCATCGAGCTGGACTGTGGTGATGTTGTCGACAATTGAAGCACAGATGCTGGCAACAATTCGGGAGATGTCAACAGCCAGACCATTTTGCGCACGAGATCCCTTGTGTGTTGGCTTCCCATTCTCGGGCCAACACAGACGAGAAATACGAGTCATGATCTTGTCGAAGCTGACAGCTTCCGTGGAACCATCACGCTTGATAACGTTCATCCGCATCTTGGTGCTTGAGAACATCAGAGAAAATTTTGGTTTCAATTCTTCGCGTTCCTTAAATTAACTTGGCGTCGATATGTATGTCATTTTACCCTGGTATGACGTTACATATAAATAAAAAATCTGTAGAGTTAAAAGGAATGTGGCACAAACTGAAGGAATTTTTCAAGGCGTTGGAAAACTACAAATGCAACATGGCATATGATCGCACGTGGCAGAAGATTGAGTGAACTGTCACCGCTTTACAAGCTTTGCTACTTTCCTGACTCCTCCTTTCTTTGCGATGTCAGCACGAATATAGGTCACGGACGACCTCGCAACTGCATTGAAACACAGTTCGCGCCCAATTTGATTTGGTCGGGAATTCTGAAAGCGACATGCACCGGTGTTGATACAAAAAGATTTATTCTGGTCCCATGGATATTTTCCAAGCGCGCATGGCATATCACGGATAACAGACGAGGACCCTGCCATTGCGGGGTCTGCAGACTTTGCCGTCCATCCATTGTAAACATATCGTTCGTCATTGCAAGTGACACCAGCAATCGCATGGGCAATGCTACATGCCTGCGTTCGCAACTCAGCTCCTATGATGCAAGAATCCAGGATATACATCATGCCATTGTATTTAATGACAGGCGCGTGAGCATTGGGATTGTAACCCGCAACAGTTCCAAGTGATGGAGTAGGAACTTTTATCAGAGTCTGCACATAATCTTCTCCAGAATCACGGTGGAACATCAATACTGCTGGTTTGTTGGTGTCTATAAACACACCTCGGATACCCATTGTCTGCATGGACCGCGCCCATAAATTAGAGTCAAGAGGAAGATCAACGTTGAAACCAGAATACAACAACTTGCCATTTACAACTCCAATAGACAGATGAGGCACTTTTAGGAATGCTAACATTGCGTGCTGATAGGGAGCGTAATGCGCTTCGTCCGTCCCGTTCTGCATAGCGGAGAAGTAATCAGGTCGCGCCTTCCGGAGGTCCATCAGAAATTGTCGCGGCTGCATATGGTTAACAACACGACTTGAAACTTTACCAGTCTCGTAACCTTTCAGTACCTCAAGCATCGCAAGCGAAATCTCACGAGAAGCGGGGTCCCTGACCAAGCGCTGAGCGTGTGCCTTGACAACTATGCGCATGTTTTGACTATAAAAAAGAGTAGTAAACACGGCTGCAAACCAGCAAATTGCACCTTCTTGTTTTGGAGTATACACTTTGGAACAAGAAGACGCCCTGGTCTGAATGGTGCTTTTCTTCGTTATGGCATACACACGCCCTTTGTCATTCTTTATGGTTTCGCGGACAACTTTCTTGATGCCAATGGGGCGGGCGGCGGGCTTCTGCAACCTTGTTTCCGGAACACGCCGTGGTACAGCAGTTCTTGCCCGTGCATCTAACATCATGGGCATTGGTCTGCTGTCTCTTCTTGCTTGGAAAGCACGGCCTCGAGAGGCAAGCTGTTGTTCCTGTAACTGACGCCTGCGCCTTTCCTTTATGAGTTCTCGAGATTTCAAATCCATTTACATAAACCAATATTTTAAATATCATTGCGAACAAGTATTCTTTCGAAGATTTCCACAACAACTTCCCCAGGTTTAGCACGCTTCCTTTTCTCCACATTCAAAACATTCGTGTAAATTACGCTGGAGTTCCCCACGGGGGCTTTTGACAACTTGGCTGCGAGTTTGGCTGCGTATCGTATGACGTCCTTGGTAACATTTTCTGAATTTCTAATCAACACATGACTTCCCGCAACACCCTCGGCGTGGAACCACATGTCGCTGCAAGACGCTGTCAGCGTGAGAATGTCATTTTCGCGCGCACTCTGTCCTGCATCTATGGTATACCCCTGGAAAGAAAATGACTTCATTTTTACAATAAGAAAACAGAACAACAGTTATATACTAATGCAGAAACCTGGGTCAAACAAGGTCACGTTAAAATATCCTAATTTGGATATTATAGTGAGTATTACAATATGGCAGTGGTTTCTAAGACAAATCTGGTGATGACAGTTTCAAAAACAGCATCATGGAATGGAGGGTACGATGGAGTGTTCACTCTGGAGAACAAGAATGACTATGATGTTCTGCAGTGGAGCGCCACATTCGTCTTTCCTGCAAATGAAGAGTTCACTTGGATGTCGGAGGGCGATGTGACTCGTAATGGAACAAAGTGCACCTTCCAGCCAAAGGACTGGAACCAAAAAATACCAGCAAAAACAACGAAGACAATGGGTTTCGGGGGGAAGGAAACACTCCCAGAAAAACTAACATACAAACAGATCCTTCCACTCGTGGGAAAGGACCCTAGTCTGGACAAACGTGGCTCTTGGGGGGCAAAGAACATTGCGCCATATGTGGATGTATGTGCTTTCCCCACGCCAAATTTGCCCACCGTGAGCAAGGCAAGCGGTCTCAAGTTTTTTACTCTTGCTTTCATCACCGCAGACAGTGATAATAAAGCAAGTTGGGCAGGAGTCATCCCCCTCAACACACAGCACATGTTGGACCAGGTCCGTCAGATCCGGACAGCGGGCGGTGATGTTTCTGTATCTTTTGGAGGGGCCAATGGAATTGAACTGGCAGATGCAATTGAAAATTTGGATACACTCGTTGCAGAATACAGTAGGGTAATTGACCTATACTCGCTCACTCGCATTGATTTTGATATTGAAGGAGGTGCAGTTGCCAATGCAGATGGAGTGGACAGGCGCAACAAGGCAATCGCAATACTGAACCAAAAGTATCCAAAACTTCAGATTACATACTGTCTACCAGTGTTGCCCACAGGACTTGCTCTCGCAGGAGAACAGCTGGTACAGAATGCACGAAAGAACAATGTGGTAATCGAGTCATTCAATGGCATGTCAATGGACTTTGGCGACTCTGCTGCTCCCGAACCAGAAGGCTGCATGGGGTCATATGTCATCATGTCATGCGAACACTTGCGCACACAAGTTCTTTCGGCAGGATTTGGTGCACCGAAAATAGGCACCATACCTATGATTGGTGTAAATGATGTCCAAACCGAGGTGTTCAGAATTACAGATGCCAAGAAAGTATACGACTTCTTCAAGAAAACGCCCTGGATGACATACATAGGATTTTGGTCAACAAACAGAGACCAACCCGGCCCAGGACAAGGCGCAAATCCATTTACATCTGGCATCAAACAGAATCCTTATGATTTCAGTAAAACTTTCCTGGGTGCTGATGTGAAGGATATGGACCCAAGTCCAAACAAAAACCCAACACCACCATCTGTTCCAGGCATCCCTGATGTCCCTGGTGTCCCTGATGTCCCTGATGTCCCTAACACAAAACCATCTAAACCAGTGGCAAGACCAAATGTTAATGCAGAATGGGCAAAGGTATCCGATGAATTTGTCAAGAGGGCCAAGGCTGGTGAGGACCAAGATGAGGTGATCAAGGACCTTGGTCGCAGATACATAGGCCTGGGCCCTATCAACAGAAAGGCTCTCAAGGACCTTTTCAAGACAAAGCCCCCTGTGGTAACACCCCCTGTGGTAACACCCCCTGTGGTAACACCCCAAAATAAGAAGTTTTTTGCTCCTTATGTAGAATCATGGAGCTTCTGGTCAGGATGGGTAGATGCCAAGAAAATCACAGACATTCCCACAAAGAATGTAACATTGGCTTTTGTCCTGTCTGCAGATGGAACTCCCAAGTTTGACGGAACCATGGATGTTAACACATATGTAGAACAGGCAAAGGAGGTTCAGAAGAAGGGGGGAATTGTTCGTATATCCTTTGGAGGCGCCACTGGTACAGAACTATCAATTGGTATTACAGACATTAAATCTCTTGTGGCGGCATACGAAAGTGTCATAACAATGTATAACACGCGTTACATTGATCTCGACATTGAAGGAGGACCCGCATCGGACAAGGTAAGCATTGCACGCAGGAACACGGCAATGGCACTCCTTCTAAAGAAATACCCAGACCTTAAGATTGATTACACCCTCGCTACAATGCAAAATGGTCTCTCTGAGGAAGGTCTTGCAATTCTGAAGGATGCAAAGGCTCATGGTGTCAAACTGCATGCCGTGAACCTGATGGCAATGGATTATGGAAATAATGAAACTCAGATGGGCAAAGCAGCTATCTCTGCAGCAAAGGCTGCAAAAAAGCAATGTGATGACATGGCCCTTTCATATGATGGTATTGGCATAACACCCATGATTGGGTTGAATGATACTGCTCCCGAAACTTTCACAATTGCCAATGCAAAGGAAGTTGTTGCCTTCGTAAAGGAGACCTCTTGGGTTGTGTTTACAGGACACTGGGCAGCTGGAAGAGATACCAAGGATGTTACAAAGGTACCACAGAAGCCTTGGGAATTTACACAATTATTTAACAACACAAATTGATTGTGGATGTCATTTGACCCAGGAGTGGAAAATGTCTATATATGTCATGTCAAGACAAATAACATACCAAACAATTAAAAATGAAGCCCACTGTCGAACTGTTCTCGGATTACCGCCTGGAAGACAAGGTTGGCAAGGGCACCTTTGGCGAGGTGTGGTCTGCCATCAATGTTGAAACAAGGGAAAAGGTGGCGATAAAGATGTCGACAACACCCAAGGGCCCGGCTATCATGTTGGCAGAGTACAATATGATGAATTCACTGGACCACCCTAATATCATGAAGGCCAGCGCTATCTATCACAGCGCAGTGTCGGCCCACATTGTCATGCCATTTTATGAGTTGGATTTGTTCAACTATACCATGAACAATGAAGGGCTGTTCAAGGAAAAGACGCTTAAGGTCATTCTGAATGACATCTGCGGGGCAATCAAGTACATGCATGACAAGGACATTGTTCATCGGGATATCAAGCCGGACAACATTATGATGGACGGTAATTGCAAGTTTGTGCTGTGTGATTTCGGGTTTGCTGAAAAAGAGGATTACATTACCACTTCTAAACTTCTGGGAACATTGGCTTTCCTCTCGCCCGAAGTCATCAAGGGTATGCATCGAGACAATGAGGCAAAGTTCACGGTGGGAAAGCCAGTGGACATCTATGCCCTTGGCATAACTCTTTTTTCCATCGCCACTAAGACAAATGCAGTCCCCGATATGCCGACAAAGAAGATGATGCGGTATCTGGAAGATCCCGATATGCTGGATGAAGTAGACAAGCTCAAGAATCGCTCGGAAAAGTTTAAGAGTCTCCTCCGGGGCATGCTTGACCCCAATCCTATTTCTCGAATCACCATTGATGAGATCATTTCTCATGAATTCTTTTGTGAGTAAAGTACCATTGCATCATATGCTTTGGATTTTTATATTTCCTATAGTATAAATGCGCATATTCTTGTTCATTGTAATAGCAGCTCTTCTGGCACTCACAATATACTTATGGAGGAACAAGAACACTCAGGAAACATGCAATTGCTCAGCGGCCATCGACGAGGCATATGACTTGGGGGTTGTAGATGGCTTGAACGCACTGGAGGATGAACCTGCAATCGAAACATATGGCAATATGGACGAAGAGACATCATATGATTGCTTGTACAGACCAAGAGAGACACCCGATGGCGGGGCAACATGGAAATGCAGGGATGGTTGGAAAGATACTGGACTAAACTGGGGGGACCCTGATGGCGGGGTTCGTCAGTGCATGCAATGCAAGGGAGCATATCCGAACTTGAAGGGGGGTAACTCTTCACCAGCAACATCTACAGCAGTATGCCCGGCAGGGTTCATTCATAATGGTCAGGAATGTGTCAAGACATCAAGTGCTGCTGGAAAATCTGCTCAGAAAAAGCTTCTGGAAAAACGCAAAGCAGAAGCCAAGGCAAAGGGCGTCGACTGGAAGACCGGACGCGCGTTTGACGATGGTGCAAAGAAGTACCAACAAAAGACAGGTTCCAAGTTCGTGAGACCATCTGGAGGCGTATGCCCCAATGAGACTACAATGGTCCCTTCTGGTAAGTGGGGAGGGTGGTGCCAACGGTCGATGAACTGGTATCAAAAGTATCGCGGCAAGGACACCAAAACCGGAAAGCTATTCACTTGCACCAGTGGCCGTGTAGCAGTTGGCAACACTTGCATCTGCGGAGATGGGAAGATCTGGAAAAACGGCAAGTGCATGTGCGACAGCTCTCGTGGGCTGAAGTGGAACAACTCCGAGAAAAGATGCACAACCGGCGGAGGGTCTTCCGGAGGTGGCAATTCAAGCTCTTCGGGCGGCGGTTCGTCATCCAGTGGGTGCAAGCCAGGGCAGGTTCGCCGCGCATCGGACAACAAGTGCGTCTGCGCTCCTGGAACCAGCTGGGACGGTTCCAAGTGCAGCGGTGGGTCTTCTGGAGGTAGCAAATCAAGCTCTTCGGGCAGTGGGTCTTCTGGGTGCAAGCCAGGACAGATTCGCCGCGCATCTGATGGTAAGTGCGTCTGCAACCCCCCAACCAAGTGGAACGGCTCTCGTTGTGCGTAATCATCTAGCAAATCACTTTCGTCGATATATTTTTATATCGACAAAAGTGTATTTCAATGCCAAAGCAAAGATCACAAAGCGCCCCTTGGTATACCAAGGCGCCAAGATATCTAACAAGAACCTGGCTACTTTTGTGAAACGTACACGTGCCATGTAAATCTCAAAACCATATGAACATTTCATTTATATCGACAAAAGTGTATACAAAACAAGTTTGTGTAATTTAATATCAATGGATATTCCAGCAGTTCACACAATTCCATATCACATTTGTGGTTGTGGTTATAAGACTAGTGTTCATGGTAATGCTTCTAAACACAAAAAAACCAAATGTGGACATGAAATCAGTGTAAGAAAGAATGATTTTGTTTTAAAGGAAGATTGTGAAAATTATCTTGTAGAGTTTATGAAATCTTTACAAGATAATAAAGATGTATACACATCTATTAAAGATGATGAGATTGAAAAACTAACCAAACTTATTGCTTCAAAAACTGATGAAAATGATAAACTTAATAAAATTATACAGCAACAGCGGAAAACATTACTGAAAATTTCCGAAACATACCAACCGGGTAGTGATGATGAATATGACGAGGATGGTATTGGTATAATTTATTACATCACTGATAAAGACTTGCCATCACGCGGCAAGATTGGACGCACAAAGAATACAGATTTGAAAAAGTTAAAAAGTCGTTATTCTACCTTTTCGAAACCTGGAATAATGTGCTTTTATTCTACAAACATCAAGAAGGACGAAAATGACCTAAAAACCATGCTGAGAGAAAATGGTTGTATGGATGCCAGTATTGAGAAAGAGACTGTGGTAAACTGTGCCGAGACTAGAGCATTGTTCCATGACTTTGCCAGTCGTTAATCAAGTGAACTTTGTCTATGAAAACTATTTTCAAAAAAAAAAAAAAAAATAAAACAACTACATCTTACCAAAAAACTATAGCACCGCATTAGTTTACTACACCTTACTACATCTTACTACTTGTAAAATAACTTAATAAATTGTATATTGATATGTCAGAATGAAAATATACAAAACAACTATTTATACTTGTGGTTGTGGTTATGACACTTTAAGTAATGGTAATGCAAGTAAGCATAAAAAAACAAAGTGTGGACAGGAGATGGTATCTGTAGTGAGAGAGTTTGTCCTCAAAGAAGATTATGACCGTGATGTCAAAGCCCCAATGAATGTGGTGAATGGCAACGTAGGGGTTATTGACCAGTCTGTTAACAGTATTGGACAAAATATCACCATTAATCTGGTGCTTCCGGAGAAGTCTGTGGTGTCGTCTATCTATGACGCGATCAAGAACCAGGAATGTCTTGATGAAATCCGACACGCAGATGCCCAAGACATACCGGCAATACTGTTCAAGTACACGAGAGGCACAAAGGCAGAGCAACAGATTATAAAGTACGACTCTGACAAGAATGTCGTGAGACACAAGGACCCAGTCACGGGAAAGGATGTGTCAAAGGAACTGAAAAAATACAGAAATGAATACCTGGCAGATAACGCAGATGTGTACGATGACGACTTCCACATCCCATACATGCCAGGGTACATACAGAAAGCCATGAAACAGCTCACGAAACCAGAGTTTGAGACCGGGAAGAAGAAGGACGAACCAATTCCCGCATCAGAAGTGATAAAGATTTGTGCAACAGGGGATCACAGGATGTACAAATTGCCACATGAAACCAAGAAATTTTACACACAAGTGGCAAATAATATCGACAAAGAGATAAAGTCTACTACTATTGGCTGCTGATAAATAACTGTAAAAATAATATGAAAATTAAGCAGATGACAGAATATAAAGAATTCAAGAGTGAAGTTGAAAAATTTATAGATTTCATGAACAATCAAATGAAGACATATGAATTTGATTCAGCGGAAGAATATGACAATGTTATAGATAAAACAATAATAGAATATTACAAAGAGGGCAATACATCTCTTGTATTTGATGACATGGAGTATTTTGAAGAAAACCTTGATGAATATGACGGAGTAAATCCATACAGTATAACTCATTGTTACACTGATGAGTGGGGAGGGTCGAGGGATGGAACTTGTCCAAGGGAACACACAGAATTTATTAAGAGCGCGTGTGGCGAATATGAAGCATGTATAACGACTATTACACTTATGCACAGACCATACTTATACAAAAAATTACTCACCAAAAACAATATATTTATACCTCAATTTTTCCTGGACACTATAGAGAAACGTGGCAATAGTGGGTATATATATGAAATTAAACATGAAGATAGATACAATTATGATCCATTAAAATAATTGTTTCAAATAATATATTAAGTTTTTGTGATCACAACGTTATGAAAGCTGGCTTTGTAGCAGCAAATTGCTTACCAAGATTATTGATGTCTGCTTTGAAACCAGATTCTGCCCACTTCAGGAATGCAGTCATGTACAATGAGCATGCATCATGTACTGCCCATGCCACTAGCATAGCTTGGACGATACCTGAGTTCCAGAACGAAAGCCGAGTCTCTGGAATTTTCACATCCTTCCCAAGAGCAGCATACCACTGCCTGTTTGCCTTTGGATCTTTCAGAACGTCTCCCGCAGCATTTATCATGCCACTCTTTCTGAGAGAGTCGGCTATTTTCTTTGAATTTTCAAGAGAAATAGAAGCCATCTGATTGTAGAAGAAGTCAGGGGTTATCTTCCGCTTTGGAGAAACAAGAACTGCTGCTGGCTTCCCAAACCTCCTTAGAGCCCCGGCTTTCTTTTCTGCATCTGCTTTTTCCTTTGGTGTTGAGAGAACTGTCCAAAGAGAAGCGGGTGTCTTGTTGGAAGGATCTCCTGTTGTTGCGCTCTCATTAAACATTCCATCGCACTGTATGAAGCCTTTGGCAACAAGACGCTGCGCCATCCCACCACCTGCAGAGCAACCACCAATGTAAAGAGCCTTGTTTTGAATGCGTAAGGTATTTCTAACTTGGTCAATGACGCTCTTTGTAGTGGCTGGGTCGGGACCATTCTGGGAAAAGCATCCTGTCTTCTGGTTCTCGGGAGACACATACAAAATTGCATACCCTGCTTTCAGACTCTGCTTTGTTCTTGACACATCCTCTGGCATGCCATAGAACTTGGGGTTTGCCGATGCTGGCCATCCTCCATAAATAGATCTGGCACAACCATGTAGGAAAACAACGAGACCCTTGGGGTCTTTAGGAGATTGATAGGCATGCTGTTTACCACCTACGTTTATGAGCACTGGTTTTAACCCTGCATCTGATCTATTTCCAGTTGGGACAGGTGCGGGCTCAGGGATGGGAGCGGGTTTAGGAACAGGGGCGGGTTTAGGAACAGGGGCGGGCTTAGGAACAGGGGCGGGCTTAGGGACAGGGGCGGGCTTAGGGACAGGGGCGGGCTTAGGGACAGGAGCGGGTTTAGGGACAGGGGCGGGCTTAGGGACAGGGGCGGGCTTAGGTTTTGGGATCTCAGCTGATTTGGGGGCTTTTACTATGCTCTTTAACAAATAGGGGGGTGTTCCATGGAGAGTAACTGTTACGAAATCTTCCGTCGAAAGACCATGATTTTGTTTAGTCACATCTGGTGTGACAACGAGACCACCTGGTTTTCTGTATGTTATTTTTACTACATTTGGATTAACAATTTTTAACACTTTTCCAATGATAGTGATGTCTGCAACGGGGCTCGGAGAAGGTGACAGCGACCCTCCTGGGCGAATGGGTGCTATGGTTCTAGATGGTAAATCCGGAAACAGCAGAGTCTGGTTCACAAGAGTTCCATTGGGAAACATATTATATAATAAAAGAACTCAATATTTTATTATCACCATATCGACAGAACTGATATCTTAATGAGACGTGTTACTTATAACCCAAATGTCTGTCCAGCTATTCACCGGCGATGGCTCTGTCTTCTTTGTCGATGAGGAGGTTGCCAAACAATCTGAGACCATTGCTCATATCATCGAGGATATGGGATCTGAAGATCCTATTCCCATCCCCAATGTGGATTCCGACACGTTGAAGTTGATCATCCAGTTCTGCGAGTTTTATTCAAATCACCATGTTGAAGAAGAAGATAAGGAATTTGATTCTGTGTTTTTTGACATGGACATTAACAAAATCATCCTTGTTTTGTCGGCTGCCAATTTCCTAAACATTCCACAGCTACTCAAGAAGGCGTCTATGGCAGTTGCCCAACTCATCCGCGGACGTTCGCCAGAGGAACTTCGTACACTTCTGGGAATCAAGCAGGAATATACAAAGGAAGAAATGGACAGTATCATGCACGAGAATCGGTGGGCATTTGGCCCCAAAGTGCAGGTCGCATATCGACAGAACTAGAGTATAACCACGGGTTGGAAGCGTATCAATATACTCTTACAAACATGCGTGTTACTACCATGCGCGTTTTTATTCCTACCTCTCGCCCCATCGTAATCACTCGCCCCACGCGGGTTGTTCGATCAAGGCTGTCTCCCACGAGCATTGATATGATTACAATCTGGTCCGAGCGCAGTTTTTCCACGAGTGTTCTCCTTGGTGTGTTCCTATTTGGAAAAATTGTCATAGAAGCAGCCGAGAAATCAATTACGCCCAAGGATCGTGAAATTAATTATGATTCCGATGATTCTGAATAATTACTTATGTAAACTCACGCCACGAAACTCGTCACGCAGCCTCAGGTTAACATCATCGTGAATCAGACCATCAATCCATTCAAAGTCAGCCATGTTGCCTGTCACAATTTCGAGGTTCAGGAACAGCGCAAACAGTCTCTCGAGAGTGCCAGCCATGTGACGAGTCCCTGTGCTGGTCAGGAAGGTGATGATGTTGGGGTGCACCTTTTTGGCAAAGTGCATCATACGGCAATAGTTTTTCTTGGGGATGACAAATGTGTGGTAAAGCGCTAGCTTCTTGCTCTCGAGAAGATCAGTGTCTACTGGAACCTGGAAGAAGTTGCTGTACTGTTGGATAATGAACTGCCAAGCACCTGGATTGACAATTTCAAAGAGCTGCTCAATGGGATATGGGTAAAATGCAATTGACGCATCCTTGTCTTCGGCGCAGCTGCGCTTGATATGGTCAAAAATCTCAGGAGACATCTTCATGTCATACTGGAAAAACCCAATCTGATCCAGACCAAGGGTCTCAATGACGTTCATGGTGTTGAAGAACACCGAGTTCTGATAGTAGTTGTTTTCCTGATAGAACTTTTCATACTCTGGAATCTCCCATTCATTTTGGATACATTCCTTGGGGAAGCTCTCGGGGATGAACTTGGGAAGCTTCTCATTTACGCACACGAAGCGGATGTGTTTCTTGACATCATCTTCCGGAATGCCTGCAATGGTTTCCTCGTAGAAGCGCTCGTGACCGATGAAAGCCAGCTGAAACATTGTATATCATACGGGAAATACAAATATTTAAGTTATTTTGCAAGAAAAAAGTATATTGTAATACCATCATGGCGATTGACAAAGCGAATGTCAAACTCTCGTCTGGAGAAAAAGCTGCCGCAAAGAAACTGAAAGCCAAGGAAAATAAGGCAAAAGCTAACCCAGAGCTCGCAGCCGAGAACAAGGCAAAGTCAGATGCTAAGCGCGAACGCCGTGCTGCTGCTGGAAGTTCAAAGACATTCAAGTGATATACTGCGCAAAATAACTTAAAAGAAATTGTTTTGAGTATAACAAATGGACGAACTCTTTCGCTATCCTGTCAGCAGTTTCCCTGAGGGCCAGCTTGGTGCTTCTACACCCGTTGGACAGTTCCTAGCCAAGATTGTTCAGATCCCGGAGTTCAAGAATTTCATCGAGGTTGGGACTTGGAACGGTCGCGGAAGCACCAAATGCATCATGAATGGCCTTGTTCAGCGCAGCGACAAGACATCGTTTTATTCTCTGGAGGCCGACAAGGGGCGTTGCCAGTCTGGACAAGACTTCTGGGCCACACAGGAAAAGGGAAATGTGGATCTCCACCTATTGTGGGGCAAACTATCTGATAAAATGGTAACGCGGGAGTATGTACAGACCCACCCAAAGTTCTCTTCACAGCTACAATACTTTGACATTGAGGCAAGCCAGACCCATGAGGCACCTCTGGTTGGCGATGATCTGCCCAATGATGTGGAGTTTGCCTTTCTGGATGGTGGCGAGTTCTGCTCTATCTTTGACTTCAATGTGCTGGTGAAGAAGTATGCTCACTCTCTCAAGGTCATTGGTCTTGATGACATTGACACAATCAAGAATGAGCGAATTTACGAAAATCTAATGCAGCCTGATTCTCCTTGGGTTCGTTTTGTCACCGGTCCTCACCCTGGTCGCGCTGGCAATGCTGAGGGAAACACCTGGGCTTTCTTTTGTCGCAAGGATGATGTTTAATTACATTGTGAATGTGTAAAAAGTCATCATAATAAAAACAAAGGCATAAAAAACATCATTAAGCCGTTGCATTTTGTAATTGATCTCTAAATTGTGTTTTTTAGGGTTTTTTGTTTTTTTATGGCTTTTTTTGTTTTTTTATGGCTTTTTTTGTTTTTTTAGGGCTTTATCCTAGATAAGCCACACGCTCTTTTTCACGTGTATTATCAATCAACCGGCGATGGCCTGCCGACAAGACCACCCGCAGCTTCTCGTAATTGCTCCCAAAAGCGGCAACTTGCTGTTCAAGAGATTTGACGTCGCCTGCTGCGTGCTTTGCGTCAATCCAACTTTCATTACGTAATATGATGCGGTATTCAGCGCGATCCTGGATTGCCAATTGATCTACTGATACCGGGGTCCATTTGCGCGGGCCAAGGCGATACAGCAGATCGTGTACGATGACGTAATGAATCGCCTTTCCCAGGGTCTTGCTCCCGTACCGCCTGCGGGACAGAACTATGGCGTTGCTGTTCCGTTCAAATTGCTGGTCTACTTTTTCTTTCAAAAACGCGTCCGCCTTATCAAGAACACTCGTCCCAAACATCTTTTTCAGGATAAGAATCCTGATCTCGCTGGGCAGATCGGAAATTCTATCCATTTTGATTGATAATGGCCATTTCATTGGCATTGGCTCTTTTATGCTCTTGGGTGCTGCACCGGGGTCAAATGACAATGCCGGGGTCAAATGACATTTTGGCATGTCTACATAAAGTGTACTTGCGGTACTTATAATTAAAATCAAACAAACTGGAAAAGCTCAGCTACCTCCCAACTACCATCCATGTCCTGCTACGAAGACTCGGAAGTCCTCATCACTCCGCGTGGCAAGACATATGTTCTGAGAAACGATAAGAAGGTGTATGTTTTCCAGGATCCGATAACTCTGTCATATTACAATGTCATTCAGGGGATCGAGCTTGACAAGCAGCGTTATCACAAGAAGACTCTGTGCGATTATTTTTGTACCAAGGATTTTGAAAATCTTCTTATTCCACATTCTCGCCGGCAACTTACCAAGAGTGAAGCTCGGATGATCTCTTCCAAGTTGTACAAGAAGTTTTCTCAGTATTTTGAGCCAGAGGAGACAAGCAATTTTGATCAGAGCCAAGTGGAAGAGAGGCCATACCGTGAGGCACGCAACCGGAGAATTGTGCCTCGGGAGTTTACAGTTGACATCCCCGAAAATGTGCTCGAGAGTATGAGGATAGTGTCAGAGTGGTATATGCAGATTGTTGAAGACATATCGTGATACATATTGACAAAAATATAACTTAGAAAATGTAATATATCTGAAAACAAAATGAAGTCTGCCATCGTAATCTCACTCATGCTTCTGCTGTCCAGTGCCTTTGCCAAAAAGTGTGATTGTCGTGATGATAGTAGTAAGAGTATTACCAAGGAATGTCAAATCACATTCTACACTGACGATCCTGCAGAGAATGATGGTTATACTACGACTGCAGACGGGTCCGAACTCGATGCATCACAAAACATCATTGCGGTGTCCCATGATATGTATGAAACTCTTGAACACAAGAAAATCCGCATTGATGGTGAAATCTACACAGTGCGGGACATATGTTCTTCGTGTACAGACGACCACCTGCACATAGACATGCTTGTTTCTTCCAAGAAAGAGGCATTTGAACGCGGTGTGTATTTCACAGAGTGTGAAATTATCGATGATTAAATGTTTCCTTTGACAAATGCGCATTGGTCTTCTATGGAAGAAGAACACTCTTCTTGTGAACGCCGAGGATGTTGTCAAACTTCCTCCTCAACTCATTGTAAATTCACATATATCGCCGAGACACGGAAAGATACTGGGCACAGAATATGCTCACTTTTACAAGCATGAGAACCACATTTCCTGTTCGTTTCACCAGAAGTTTGGCCCCCTGAAGTTCTTGCTCACCTTTGAAAAGATAATCGAACGTTTACCGGGGGAGACTATAATTCATTTTAGGACAATAAACAGCATGGTGAATATGGAGGGTAGTTGGTCAATAGTGCCAAGGGGTACGGGAACACACTTATCGCTGAAACAAGAATGTATCGTTCCATCGTGGGCACCTGGAAAGCTTGCCGAGAAAGTGATAAAGGGTCGCGTTGAAGACATATTCAAAAATTTCAAGGCTCATGAATAAGTTTAAATAAAGCGATGACACATCACATGATCTTCTGCCACGTGCGACCATATGCCATTGATTTCCCGGAGAGTGCTTGGCCAATATGTTGATAAGATGCTTTGGGATATTCTTTTTTAAGATACTCTACTGCAGCACTTTGACTATCGTGATTCTTTTCATGCTCACCATTGATATACGAAGCACACTTCATTCGTGCGGTCTTTGTGCCATCATATTTGCCATTGTCATGAGAGTCTTTCATGTTGTCTGGAACAGTGCCGAGCCTGAGCTTTTGAGGCCGGAAGTCCTCCTTGTCATCGTCTTCATGAAGGACCATCTCTCCCGGTTTCTTTGCTTTCCACAACTCTTCATGAAATGCCGCGAATGCCAGGGTGTGACACAGACACTTTTTCCCATTGATGCTGATGATAGGATACCCGTTCTGACGTCCCAAGCGAGGGCCCCATAGGACATTTTCTGCATATTTTGTAATATACTTCACGCGATTTGTGTTCGAGATCTTCCAACAGTCTCCTCGTTTGGTTTCTGAATACTTGATCTTCTCCCACTGCTCTCCCTCAAGATCAGGGTATTCCTTGTATGCAAATCCATGCTGCTTCTTTTGAGCATACCTTTTTATCATGGCATAGGTAAACTCACGTTCTTTCAGCGTCTTTGTGGCATTCATATGGTCGACCCACTCATTCATGGTTTTCTCATCACCATCCTTGACGATGATGAACGCTGCCTTATATGTTTCTGGGCGAATCTGATTAGCACGTTGACCCAGTTTACACAACCACCGAATGTTACTCAATGCATCATTCTTCTTTTGTTTGCTCTCTATGTGGTCGGCCGTGTGGTTGAGCGTTGGTGGTTTTCCAAGGAACGTTGATGCTACGGCTCGAGCTACATATATCCTGCGTCGTTTTCCTTTGTCGTCATACACACCACACACGTTGTATGTTCCTTTGCCATAGCTTAGTGTCTTTCCTGAAATATTGTGCTTGATGATGCCAAGATCATCGATTGTGTACTTACTGAATACGACTGGATTTTCATCATTGTCAAAATAGTATTTCAATGGCCTTGAAAGATAGTCTGACATCCTGATAGAACAATGTTTGAGTTTTTTATAATCACCGTTTTGTCGATATAAAAAGATTTACATATATAAATGGAGATATATGCGTATCATTATGTTCTATTGGCATTGATCGCTGCAATTATAATTTCTTTTATGACAGGACACGCCAAGCTTGGTGTTGGTATTGCTGTTTTCACAGTAGTTGCCGTTATTTTGTTCTATGCCACTGTTATTTACGCGCTAAAGCGGTGGAGTAGTGGAGGAAAATAAGATGTCATTTGACCCAGGTGCCTTCAAAGTGTATATAGATACCTTTGAAGCAAAATAATATACCAATTAAACAATGAGCTCTCGCATCCAGCTAGCCCTTGTCAAGCGCCTCGAGCGCCAAATTAAGCAACTCGAGAAGAAGGAGACAAAACAGTTTTATCGCAATCTCAACCGCAGAGTTCGACAGTTTGAAACGGTGAATGACCACTTTGATGATCAGAAGAAGAGGATTCTCGATAACTTTGATGCGTATTACAAGCAGATTGAGGATTCAATGCTGATAAACAAGTTGAGGTTCGAGCTGTGCCTGAATGACAAACTTGAAGATGTCATGAACGATTACACATACATTGCCAATCACGAAGAAGTTGTTGACATTGATGACATTTCAAAACAGATGATGCTGAATTCCAACTCGCACTTGTTTTTCCAAGGACTGTATCCCACAAACTCCGATGGAAAATCTGATAATAATGATGCTTTTTATGCTTTTGTTTTTATTATGATGGCTTTTTACACATTCACAATGTAATTAAACACCTTCCTTGTCATTTGACAAAATGCATCATGTGATCCTGGCATAGCACGCATAGCACGGTTATCAAATGATTGTATTAAAATATATGGTATCATAAAAAGATATCTATGGATCCGTTTCCTAAAGATACGCTGGTGAGTCAGCAACTCCTGTTTCCAAACCTACCTTCAACGCTTGTGGCACCAATAAGACCAGGTGATATTTTGCCAGCACCGAAACCAGCACCGAAACCAGCACCGAAACCAGCACCGAAACCAGCGCCGAAACCAGCGCCGAAACCAGCACCGAAACCAGCACCGAAACCAGCACCGAAACCAGCACCGAAACCAGCACCGAAACCAGCACCGAAACCTGCGCCTAAGCCAGCGCCTAAACCTGCGCCTAAGCCAGCACCGAAACCAGCACCGAAACCAGCACCGAAACCAGCACCGAAGCCTGCGCCGAAGCCTGCGCCAGGAGGAGCTGTGTTAATGTACGGAGACTCTATTACACATGGTATAGAAGTCATCAAGGGAATGCGCCCTGACATGAAAAAAGAATGGCAGTGGGTTGATGCACGCGGCGGCATTGCAGGTGACACCATCGAAGGTCTTACTGCTAGATTTAATAAAATGGCCCCAAATACATCTAGAAGAAATGTGGTGATATTGATTGGAACAAATAATACACAAGCTCCTCCTAATGTTGCTTCGATAGGGGCGATGCTGGATGCTGCTCGTAAATCTCACCCCGGGGCTCAAATATTCGTCAATAATGTACTTCCTCGTACTGACAGATCTGTCGTGGTTATGAACTCTGCTCTCCGGCAAGAGGCAAGCGCAAGAAAATTCCCTTTCTTGACTTGTGGTTCTAATCTCAACCCAAAAACGTTCCCAGACGGCTTGCATTTGACTCTTCCGGCATATCAACAGCTACTGAATTGTATAAAAACCATTGCATCATCAAATAATCCACCAGCTCCTCAACCAAAGCCAGCTCCCGGGCCAGTGCAGAGCAGACGTCCCAAGTACCCGCGTAACAAGTATGTCGGTCTCTTTGTATCTACGTGGCACGACAATCCATCTATTCGCGAAGGCAGGGTGATGGGCAAAGTAGCAAGATATGAGAAGAATCTGTTCCATTGGTGGGGCGAACCTGCTTTTGGTATCAAAGGATACACTTGGAATAATAATGCAATGATTGACTATCACATTGACAACTGGGTCAAGCTTGGTGTTGATTTTATCTTCTTGGATCTTACAAATGGTACTCAGCAGGAGATTGTGGCAGGAGCCGCAAAGCTTTGTGCCCGCATGGGACAACTCGGAAGAGGTCCCAGAGTCGTGTTGTGGATACGCGAAGCCAAGGATGCTCAGTTTATCTGGAACAACTTTTATAACAAGTATCCAAAGGATCTGTTCTTCAACTACCTTGGAAAGCCTCTGTTGTTAATTGCAGGAAATTCCGGAAACTCACGCATTCCATCTGGAGGGAATCTGGACAGATTCACTGTTAGATTGATGTGGGGTCTTGGAACTAACTCCAAAATGTGGTCTTTCAAGGAAACCAATACAAACCCAAAGCCATTCATGTTCAATGGAAAACCAGAACAGCTCGGTCTTGCATTTGCGACACAACAGACATACATGACAACTCCGGCTGGCAGACGCGGACGTGAAAATGGCAGGTTCTTCCAGGAACAAGTTGCCAATGCGCGGAAGTATAACCCCATCTTTGTAACTATAACCGGATACAACGAATGGACTGCACAGAATCAAGCGGACTCTGGAAAAGATCCCGTGTTTACTGATCTTTGGGGGCAAGAGTATTCACACGATATCGAACCAATGAAAGGTGGTCACGAAGATAAGTATTTCAAGATGACGCAAGATTTTGTTAGATCTTGGTCTCCTGGGGCATACTAAATTGTCATTTGACCCTGGAAATGTTGTTTGACCCAGGGGATCCAAAAGTCCATAAAAGAGAGCCTCATACCATATTGGTTCACCAACCAACAAAAAGCAACCAAAGCCCTCATCAAAGCAATCAACAAAAGCAACTATGGTGTCCTCTCGTGCTGCCGAGTACATTCAGCGGTTCTCCAAGGGCGTTGACAAGCAGTCCGCCCTTGAGAAGATTGTCGAGTACCGCAATGAGTGCAAGAAGATGTACCACGATCCCAAGAGCGCGGGGATGAAGTTCAACAACTACCCCGCACAGAAGCAGTGGCAGGAGGACATGATTGAGCGCATTCAGGCGCTTGGGGAGGCACGCGATAGCCTCCAAGCAAGCCTTTCTACCAATACCATGTACTCGGCGATGCCTGTGGAGAAGTATGTTGAAAAGCATGTGGACACTGTGGAGAAAAAGAAGGCCCCCAAGAAGAACAGTGCTGAGTTCTTCTTTGCACGCACCAAGCGCGGTCTCCAGATGCGCGGCATCAAGAACGAGCACGAGCTCAAGTACATCCTTCGCTTCCAGGCAAGTGGTATCACTGGCAATGGCAGGGGTATGGGAGAGTATGCTCAGATGGAGTCTGAAAACTACAAGACTGATCAGGAGACAATGATGGAAAACCTCTCTGAGTATGACTACGAGGGCCGGCAGTTCCATCAGGAGCGGATTGATGCTCTGGAGAATGTCATCAGTTACTTTCAGGACATTGCCTCCCAGATTTATAAACTGGACAACCCATACGATGTGATTGATCGCATGGAGTATGAGTAGTAGAATCTTATCCTTATCTTCTTAAATGAGATTCTTATCTCTTTTTTAAAAACGCAAAAAAAGAAGTGTCATTTGACCCAGGAAAGCATGTAAATACATGGTGAATCGTAAACATCAAGCTCACAGGAGACCTCATACATCGCACACAACACGTTGCAGAACGTCCGCAATGACGCGGTCGCTCAGCAACAAGATTGCTGCCCGAGCGCAACCCTTAAACTTGTCATCACACAAATCGAACAAGTAAACGAAATCGACAATGCTACGGTCGCGCACGAACCCCAGAAATTGGGATCGATGTGTTGGGTCCCAATGCTCAAAAGGCGTGCGACCGTCGTTATCCTTCGCACGAATGTCTGCACCATGTTCCAAAAGCACCCGCACGACATATGGACGCCCACGCCGCGATGCCACATGCAATGGTGTGCACCCATCATAGCCTCTCGCATTCACGTCAACTTCATGTTCAAGCAGCACACGGGCAATGTCACCAGTTCGCGCATGATGCAATGGGGTATAGCCGTGACGATCTTTTGCGCTTACGTCAGAACCGTGAGCAGTCAGCAAGCGAGCGATACATTTGTTACCCGCCCAATATAATGGCGTACAACCGTCACTGTCCTTTGCGCTTATGTCGGCTCCGTGTTCAATAAGCATACGAGCCACGTCTCCGTCTGATGCTATGTGTAATGGCGTCCAACCCCAGTTAGTTTTGGCATTGACATTGGCACCGTGATGCAAGAGCAAGCGCACGAGGTCGATATGCGTAATATGTAACTGCGGACAACTTGCCCTCACGACAAGATGCAAAGGCGTATAACCATGTATATTGGTTGCGTCAATATGAGCTCCGTGTTCGAGCAGCACGCGGATGATGTCTGCGTTTTTTGCAAAATGCAATGGTGTGTGAGCATAGGGATCTTCCGCGGTAACATCAGCTTCCTGTGCAATGAGCGCAAGCACGGCGACCACATCGTCATTCCGAACGGCCTCGTGAAGCCACATTACCATACCCCAGGAAAAAATTATTTAAGCTTACACAATCACACGCATAGCACCAGTATCGGACCAAGCAAGTCGCGCGGGAGTTTGCAGCCGAGAGACATTGCCACGGTCTCGAGGACCTTGCGATCCGCCGCGGGCAGAAGAGATACCAACTTCGCCGCCGCATCTCGCCCGTCGCGAGCCAACACGACGGGCAGCATGGATCCGAGGCCGGCGGTACCCAACGGGATGAGAGCCCACTCGTCGTCTCGAAGAGCCCGCCCGGACAGCATACGCACGGCCAGCGTCTCCACGCACTCGTGGTGATCATCGCGGGCTACACAGTGCAATGGCGTAAATCCCTTGTTGCAGACAACATATGGATCCGCGCCGGCTGCGACAAGCATTTGAACGCACTCGTGATGACCATCGCAGGCTGCCCAGTGCAACGGCACCATTCCGTTGGAGTCGGTGACATTTGGATCCGCGCCGGCTGCGGCGAGCATCTGGACGCACTCGTGGTGGCCTTTTATGGCTGCCCAATGCAACGGCGTCATTTCGCAGGTGTCGGTGACATTTGGACTTGTCCCGGCTGCGATGAGCATTTGGACGCACTCGTGGTGACCATTGCAGGCTGCCCAGTGCAATGGCACCATTCCGTGGGGGTCAGCGACATGTGGATCCGCGCCGGCTGCGGCGAGCATCTGGACGCACTTGTGGTGGCCTTTTATGGCTGCCCAGTGCAATGGCGTCATTTCGCTGGCGCCGACGACATTTAGATCCGCACCGGCTGCAACAAGCATCTGGACGCACTCGTGGTGGCCTTTTATGGCTGCCCAGTGCAAGGTTGGACACGAATGTATTTCCATCTGACATACGACATGTATTTCGTTGTTTAATAGTTTGGTTTGTTGATATGCGCGGGCTGCGTTTGTGTTTATTTAAACGTCATTGTCCCTGGTGTGTATATCGACGAATTGTGTATAAAAAGGAACTCTTTGGAGTATCAAGATCAAATGAAGCTGATCTCCTGGTTCTCTCGCCCTCACCGCAAAGCAACAGACATCGTCACGGAGTCCCACAAAGAGTTTGCCGAAAAACTTGACCTCATAGAAAAAAAGTATGCCGATAGACTCAGGAAGTTCCAAGACAAACTGAACACCTGCATGGAGTCCCACAAAGAGTTGCAGTCCGACAACGCTGTACTCCGGGCCACGATCAATGACCTCCAGAGCAAAGAAAAAAAACAGGAAGAAGAGTTTGCCGAAAAACTTGACATCATAGAAAAAAAGTATGCCAATAGACTCGACCGCAGGGAAAGAGAGATTCTCGAAAGACTAGACCACGTAGACAACGAGTTGGCCAAAAGACTTGGCTTTGTAGAAACAGAGTCTGCCGTGAGACTCGGGAAGTTCCAAGCCAAACTGAACGCCTGCAACACGCGACTCTCAATCGCGGAAAGTTGCATATCCACATTAAAAGAGCTTTAAATGTGAAAATTGAACCCCGCGTAATTTAAATTCACATTAAAAGGTCTTTTAATATTAAAAATTGACCCCGCGTATATTATCTGAAGTACATTATTTCTTATCCTTTTTTAAAAACTCGGAATTTAAGTGTCATTTGACCACGACAAGCCGTGGCGAGACACCCAGAAATCTGTCATTTGTCCCTGGTTCTCAAAGAACATTGTCGTTTGTCCCTGGAATGTGTATATCGACGCGCGGGTGCATAAAAGGGAGACCCGCGACACATCAAGTATCTTCTTACAAAACATTTACCCACCAATCACAATTAACAAACAAACACATACCCAAGCATTTACCATGGTTTCGATCAAGCAGTTCTTCTCCGAGCACGCGATGCTGTACAATGCCAAGGTCGAGAAGGCCGAGGTGCCTGAGAAGACCGAGGTGCCTGAGAAGACCGAGGTGCCTGAGAAGACCGAGGTGCCTGAGAAGACCGAGGTGCCTGAGAAGACCGAGGTGCCTGAGAAGACCGAGTCTAAGAAGCATTACCACGTTGACGTCGAGGTGCCGGAGAGCATTGAGGAGCCCGTGATTGCGCCCAAGCCCAAGGCTCTCAACCTGTGGAGCCCCTGGGCTGCCAAGATCAACGCTATAACCGCGCCCCCCGCCGGCGAGACCAAGTACACGCTCGACCACGAGATGGACGCTTTTAATTTGTGGAGCCCCTGGGCGGCCAAGACAAAGGCAGCAAAGGGGATGGCGCCCCTGACCGAACGCGAGCTGGAGAACATCAAGAACAAGTCATGGACAGTTGAACGCCGTGCTTAATTGTATCGACATGTAACAAACTTAAGAAATCTCGCGAGAAACAGAAAAATGTTCACAGAAAAGGATCTACTCACACTATGGCTATACTCAGGAAGGAAACTTGCAAGCATTCCTGAAGAATAAAAGAATTAAAATGACCCCGCGTAAATGTAAATAAAGGCCCCGCGTATATAAAATTCACATTAAAAGCTCTTTTAATATTAAAATTTGACCCCGCGTAATGTTTTAAAGGTGTAAATTACAATTAAAGGTCTTTTAATATTAAAAAATGAGCCCGCGTATTTTAAATTCACATTAAAAGCTCTTTTAGTGTGAAAAATTGACCCCGCGTATATTATCTGAAGTACATTATTATATTAGAAGGTCTTTTCTTTATAAGTATACGCCCCGCGTTTATTTTAAAGGGTAATTATTACTTATTATATGAAATTTGCAAGTATTATTTTTAGAGTTATAAATGTCATAAATTATAGGTGCCATCCTAAACACCCGTGTCTTGCTGGTAAGAGGGCGCCAATATGTATATAACACATAAACACCAAATCATTCGCTGGTCGAGCGCAGCGTCAATAACTGGGTGGAGCACGCCCATAGGACTTGTAGTAAGCGAAGCAACGGGCCACAACTGAGTGTATTTTCGGTTTTTACAAAACGTCGATATACATTTATATCGACAAAATCAATAACCAGAAAATTATAAAAAAATATTGAACGACAGTGTCGCACCCCCATGCGGTACACGACAGTGTCGTTGAAACTTTTTTTATATATATTTTTTGAAGTTATTGTTTAAGTGAAAAAGTCATATATACTTGTCATGACAGTGTAGTTGTGTATATCGACATTGTAAAATACAAAACTAAAAACTATACTTATACTTACAGAAATGGAGAAGTTTTCTGTTAGCCTTTATACATGCAGCTGCGGATACAAGACCACAGTTAGCGGAAATGCTAGCAGGCATAAGAAAGTAGGTTCTGACCACGAGATGAAGGTCTCTTCAGTGTCTATGATATTGGAATCAGATCACATAGAGGCTCTTGCCAAGGCTACTTCAAACCATAGCATATCTGTTCATGATAGCGAACACATCAACATTGACAAAAGCACTCACACCACCAACATTCAGCTTGTTCTCCCTCCAAAGACTACAAAAGAGGACTTTGTAGACTATCTATGTGCTTTGAATGGGGCGGGGTTTAGGTCTCCTCCTCAAATAATGAAGATGCCAGGCAATCTGCTCACTCTCACGCGAGACCCCAAGAAATATCCAGGGGCTCTCATAGAACGCAATAACAAGATTGTAGAGAAGCTGCCAGATGGAGGCGAACGGGTGATGGGAAAGAAAAAAGCAGTTCAGACGTATACAAGTGAAGCCATAGATGCTCTACAAAGCCATCCTTCTAGCAGTGTTCGAGAGTTTTTAGAGCAGGACATGGGTGTCAAAAGGACTAAGGTGTCATTACTTGATGCCTCTAAGATGAGAGTTGATGATCCATACGCATATCACACCAGTGTTCCAAACAATGTGAAGCATCTTCACCAGAAGATGGAAACAAATACTAAAGAGTGTCTCGATAAGATCACCACTGAGAACAAAGACATAGGTTTCCTATAATGTATGTGTAACTGACTTGATTTCTTTACAAGGAGACTAAAGTAATAGACACAATTCTTTAAAGGGCTCAGGGCACGTGCTAGGCGCACGCTTGCTACGCAAGCTTAGCTTAATTTGCCGCGTGCTGTGCGCGATATGCTTGGGTGCTAATTAGGCCACAGTCATCGCAGATATGCAGCCAACGAGCGCTATGACAATCGTAATCTCTCTCCTTGTGTGTATGCTCGTGCGGACACTCAGCGCGGATACTATCAATCTCGTCCTTGAGGTTGCGAACCAGCTCCTTTGCCAGTGAGAGTTCTTCCTCGAGCTTCTGTACCAGAGACATCTTTGCTAGTGTTTTGTCATTCTGAGTCTCTCTTCCTATGATACAAGAAAACGTCGATATAAATGTATATCGACGTTTTTGTGTTTGATACCAGAAACTTATTTCTCCTAGGATACTATGAACGTGGACTCATTCTGTGAGGAGATTGCCAAGATATATAATAGTACTGCGCTTAATTACAAGAAGAATGCTCATATGTTCTATGAGTCAAACAAACCAAAACTGTACATTAGGATACATAGACCCACTAAGAAATGGTACGTGGGGTTCACAACGCAGCGATATGCCATCTTTAGACACAATCAAGATTTAATGAGTGCTGTTCTGTTCAGGGAAAAGAGCAAAAAGAGCGACTTGTATCGCAAGACAATCACCACTGAGCAGGCACTTGATTTGTGGAACAGGACGCCAGACCCTTTCTATGAGGTAAACAAGGACTGGGTCGTGTGGACTATTGCCGAGTTTGACACCGAGAGCATTGCCAGAAGCACCGAGGCAGCAGTCATTCAGACACTCACAAAGCAGAATGTGATACCAGCAGATCTGTGTCTCAATACCACACACGTCTGTGTTCCTGTTAGCAACCAAGATGATAAACCAATCAATCCTTTCTTAGCGAAGATGATGAAGTCGTCCTAAGTATCTCTTCCCAAGATTGTAAGAAACGTCGATATAGTTTTATATCGACGTTTTTGAGAAACAAGAGACCAGTAAGTATTTACAATCAGACACTAAAATCTTCCTAGAGTTTTATTCAATTAATTTAATTCTTCCTAGGGTTTTATTTAATTAATTAAAATCCCTCTTGAGTTATTTTTATGATACTTCATTTACAACTCACACAAATTCGCATTTAATTAAACCAAAAAACATTTACGCCAATAAATATTTCCAATTAAATTAAAAAAAAATATTTGCGGTATATTGAGAAGAAACCTCTGGCAGTATTTTAGCATAAATTCACTTAACCACTACAAACCATTACAGTGTATTGTAATCTACTATACAGTGTTGCCTCGGGCGCAAGTACAAACCAATACAGTGTATTGTAATCTACTGTACAGTGTTGCCTCGGGCGCAAGTACAAACCAATACTTGGCGATACTTGCCAGAAACA